TGTAGTGAATGTGTAGTAAAAGAAATAAATTAGTATAAATAAAGTATATTAATTATATCAGTATAAGAAAAGTATAATAATTATTTATATAATAAATATAGATAATAAAATATATAAGTATAAATAAATTATATAAATAATAAATTAGTAATTATAAAGTAAGTAATGAAATATAATCTAATTATACTAATAAAACTGATAATAAATATATAAATACTAATATCTAAAGTATATAACTAAACATGATAAATGTGAGTAGACTAATAAAGCAGTACTGAATACGAACTCAAAAGAGAATTTAAATAGTATAGATGATTTTTTTATTATCATCTATACCAAATATTTTACTTTTATCAAATCCGTAAATCAATTATCTCTATTCATATATTATCTATTAGTAACAAATTGAGTTTATAGTTCTATATGAAAGGAGTAATAGTATGGGACTTTATCATTTTTGTGAATTGTGCGAGAAGATCATTCCGGTGGTCTATCGCACCATGATTCTGGGAGGGTTTCTCTTCGCTCTTCCAGATCTAATTGTCTGGAAACTTTCGGGTTCTCCGGACAAGGAGGACGAAGAGAAGAAAAAAGATGACGATTAGGAGGTCGCCATCTTTCTTTTTTTTATTTATATAATAATTCTCTCATCTTAGCTTCACTACCTTTTCCATAAATACCATCAGGACTTAATCCATATTTATTCTGGAATGTAATCAAAGCTCTCTGAGTACCACCACCAAATATTCCATCTACATCAAGATTTTCTCCTAATACAGAATTAAGATTTGATTGTAATTTTCTAACTTCATCGCCTAGTGAACCCCTCTTCAATAATGGAGTTCCACATGCAATTGCTGATGGAGATATAGAAGGAGTATTACCTGATTTATCATAATTAGGTCTTCCAAAACCAGCAATTCTAGGATGATTGAGTTCATAAGATTTTCTATATACTCCACCACCATTTCTAATTACGCCTGATGCTGGAGATGTATTTCCTTCTATAGTATCAATTCTATTAGATACTCCTATAACTAATCCAGTATGACATATTCTCTCAGAATTCTTAAAGAATATCTGATCTCCTACCTGAGGATTACTTGTGTACCAAGCTCCTTTTTTCTTATACATATCAGCTGATGCTACAGTATAATCATCAAAGTTTCCACCTATTAAAGATTTAGCAGTAGATACTCCATATGCCTGCATAAAACACCAATCTACGAATGCATCACAATATGATGCTGGAAAATCCATTACAGATGGATAAATACTATGCATGTCTCTTCCATACTTGGTATAGTTATCATACCCGGCTCCTTCATCTTTACTATCTAATACAGAAGGATTTGCAAGATATGCTGCTTTAGACTTCTCTTGATATCCTTCCTCTGCAAGTGCAACTCTTATAACTTTATCTACAGTATTAGCCATTTATAAATTCACCTTCTTTCATTATTTAGCATCATTCATTATTTCATTAGAATCATAGTCGTCATCAGATTCACTACTATCTCCACCAATAGGATTTTCAGTACCCATAGTACTATTATTATTAATTTTATTCGGATCCATACCTTTCAATAATTCTTTTGCTGCATCTAAATTAAATGATTTATTAAATGTATCGTTATCATCAGATTCCTTAGTATCATCACTATCACCATTTAAAGCTTTCTTTTTAGACATAGTTTTATTAGCCTTAGTAGCTGCTATTTCACCAATTATACTTTCTGATATTTTTCCATTTTCATTTGCATCTGTCTGATTATTAACTGTATGGAATAATATCTTAGGAACTTCTGCAATAAATTTGAATATATTGAATCTATAATGCTTTTCAATCTTTGTAGCAACTTCCGCAGCTTTAAGTTTTCCAATAGTAATCTCTGGATCTAATGCCATTGCAGTTTCATTGATTTCTGGAGCATCTGCATCAACCTCTTTATTCATTGCTCTAAAATCCATAAACTGCTTTAATAGTATCAATGCTGTTGTTACAGGTATTACTATTTTAGCAGTAGTTTTTAGTTTACCAACAAGAGCTTCTCTTCTCTCAATATCTTCTAATTCTTTTTTAATATCTTTAAAAGATTTTCCTGTTTTAAGTTTAATCTTAAAAAGCTTTATATCATTTTTAAGTTTCTCTATTAGCGGAGGTTTTGGATCAGGTACTTCTATTTTTTTCTTCTTTAAAAATGGATTTTTTGATATAATTTTCTCAACTAAAGATAATTTCTTCTCTACTTTATGCTTCATAAATACAGATTTTATCTTTTCAATCATTTTCTTAATCCATCTTATAAGATTCTGCCAAGCCTCTTGTATTACTCTCACCATCTTACCAACTATTCCTGGACTAGCTTTTGTATTCTTAAATAGATAATCCTCTTCATACTTAGTATGAACAAATCCCTCATAAGTGTAATCTGGATCATCATAATTATCATTCATGTAATCCATATAACTTTCTCTAGCTACTTCCATATCGTACAGATATGTATAATGATCAAATGCTTCATCACATTTCTCTAGTACCATATCAATAGCACGATTATATGTCTTACCACTATTAACTAATGTATCAAATAACATATTAGTTTTCCTTTCTTCTATTAATCATCTTATGATGTTGTTAAATTTCCCTATATTTAGGATCATAGATATATTAATATATCATTTATTTGTAACCAGTAATAATTATAATAAATTATCAGTAGTTAAACTCTACTGTAATCACGAAAGGTGGTGATTATGGATAAAAAATCCAAAAATACTTTTTGACATTAATTCTTTTAATCTCGATAATGTATTAAATGTGGTTAAGAAATACAAAAAGAAATCAAAAGAATTAGAAAAACTTAAGCCAAGAAAAAATAATGAAAAGGAGAAATAATCATGGCAAAGACAAATAGTGTTAAAGACGTATTGGCTACAATGGTAGCAAAGACAAATGCAAAGGGTAATAAGGTATTGAATAGATTCTCTAAGAAAAATTTCAATAACCTTATGACAGCAATTGCAAACGATACAGAGTTTGTAGCAAAAGTAGCAAAGAAGTCTGGAGATTCATTTGAAGTAGAAGATGTATTTGTATCAAAGGATTTCAGAAAGTGGTGTAAAAAGCTCGTTGAGAAGTTTGGCGTTGATTCTCACGATGCTGATGCTGTAATGTCATCAGATTTCCATTTTGATAATATGGATGGAATATATGAATTCTTCATGTCAGCTGTATCTCAGTATCTTAATGCAGGAAATAAGTTTGATTTCCTTACAGAAGAGGATTTCAAAGCAACAATTTCTCTTAAGGATGTAGAAGATAAAGAGTCTACATATGAAGCTAAGAATCCTTTAACAGGAGAAGCTCTTGGTACAGTTAAGTCTAAGACAAAGAAGCATAAGGAATTGAAAGTTAAGTCATCTGCACCAGAATGGCTTACAACAAAGAAGAGAATCTAAAAAATAATTATAATAGTGGAAGTAGATTTAAATCTACTTCCACTATCCTTTAATACTTGAAAGGATATTTTATTTTATGATAATTTTAGATTTTTTATTAAAAGTAGTATTATTAATATTAGGCATAGATAGTATAATATTAGTATTTTCTGCTATAGTACTACTATATGCAAAGATTCATGAAACTATGATAAGAACTAATAAGTTGAAAAAGGATAATGAGAATGATAAGTGATTTAATTTTTAACTTATTTGATTTATTATTATTAATTATATCAGTACTTACTGTAGGAATATTAGGATTTGCAAATCTTTTATTAAGCATAATATATAATATTACTATAGCAATATTGGATATAACAAGTACAATTTTAACAAGATTAAATAAAGTTTTAGAATAAGGGGTAAAAGAAATGAACGAAACAATGAATTTTGGAAGAGAATTATGGTTTGGATTTATTAAGTGTGAGGATAGAGATTCTCTATTAATTAATGATGGATGTACTTCTATCATGTTGGAATTAGGGAATAAGATTAATCCTGCATTATTTAAATCATATGAGTTCTTCAACACACTAAACAATGACACAATATCCTATATGATACTAAGTAGTATAGTTAGTAAGAGAACTCCATATGCAGTATTTATGGTAAACGAATTAGATAAGTACCTCAAGAAGATGAATATCACCAAATATAATAAATACAAATTCGTGTTTATTAGACATGGAAGATATATCGCTTGTTATAAACTTGAAAATGCAAAGACTATATATCAGTATATCAGTTCTGCTACATCAAATATAAATAAATATATAACAGTGATTGATCTACTATTATCTAATGTAAAAGAATCGTTTTTATTTAACGATAGTAGGTTAGAGATATTCTATAATAGTGAATTTAACTTAAAAGATTCCTTTATAGAGTTATTTATAAACGATAAATGTACTCTAAGAGATTCTGAATATAGCTTATTGGATGTATCAGATATATCATTTAATAAAGAAGATATAGATGAGTTCTACTACAGTATCTGCAATGACTACTTAGTCGCATAAAAAAAAATAATAAGGTGGAATTAATATATTCCGCCTTATTAATATTTTTTTATCTATGCAATTTTTGGAACATAGATAATTTTACCATCTATATCTTTAGTTGCATAAGTTTCTGGTTCATCATTAGCTGTTTCTCCTATAGTAGAGAAATAATTCAAATTTATTAACTGACTCTTTTCTATATTAAAATAATCATTTAACATACCCGTGTCTCTAGCAATTATCATTCTTTGAATGGGGTCAAACTTTCTGAACATGTATGCTATCTCTTGGTTGATCATTGCTATAATATTCAATATATCACCATCAAAATCTGCATTTAAGCCTCTTAGAATCCCTAGTGGTGTAGCCATATTATAATCCATATCGCTCTTGATTACATCTCTTATCGTCATTAATAACATTGAATAGAAATTTAAAGTAGGATTTCTATTTATTAATACCTTTACTTTATCTTTTTCTATCATATACTTCATTATCTCATATACCTTAGGATTGAAGACATTTGCTCTACTCCATATATTATATGCTTTTGATAATGTAATACCATCAACTTTCATTATATAATAAATTATCTTATACTTAAATATTTCTAAGAATGTATTATATGATAACGATAACTCATTATCTCTTAAAGTTGGATCTGGTACTATTACATTTCTTGCAGTAAAGTTTAATGAACCTCCGAGTATATCTCCTCTTATTAATCCATTCTTACCTGTAAATTCTTCAAAGTATATATCCCACATATTATTTACTTTATACTGAATTCTATTTATCATTAATGGTTTTTCAACTTCATTAGCAGTTAATAATTTTTCAGTAATACTATATATAGTATTAACCAGTTTATCAACCGAACTAAAATAGAATGTATCAGATGTTTTTGCTTGTGGTCTCAATTTTGTAGATACTACAGGAATATGTGAAGTAAATACACAATACTTCTGTTTTAGTATATTCTCAAATACTTCTTTCTTTTTCTTCTTTTTTGATATGAAATAATTTATAATTTCTTCAAACCTTTCATAGAATTCCATCGTACCAATTCCCATAAATGGAGAAGTTATTTTTATATCAGAATAATCTTCTTCATTTAACTTTTCTACCTCACCATCTAGTGATATTTTTCTTTTCATATTTATAATATCACTAAATACATTTTTTCCTATGTTATCTCTTAATAGATTGAAATAATATGGAGAGATAATTCTATTATTACCTAAACTAATCCATGCAGTCATTTTTATATTAGTATCTCTATACTCTACTTTAGTACCGCAAAATGGACAAGTCTCTCCTTCAAATAATCGAGATTTAAATGCTCCACATTCACATCTATACCTTTCAATGAAACTCTGTTCATCATCATAAGATGTACCAAATAATGGTGATTGAACTCCATATAATGATTTTGTTCGTTCATCGTCTAAGATAGTTTCTACTGGATCCGTAACAAGAAAACCAGTTCTTCGTATCATATCACAATAAAATTCACTATCCCAGTTGTACCTCTTACATATTACCTTTTGTTTACCCATAACCTAATCCTTTCTAAATAAAAAATATTAGTTACAATTCTTGTGATATTAAAAATACTTATCTAATATCACAAAAAAATAATATATAAGATGATATAGTAAATCTATATCATCTTATATTTGATTATGTTATAATGCTCTATATGGTTTTGTAGTAGGATGTATCTTAGGTAATCCTTTACCAAATAATTCTCTTCTTAATGCTCTTTCTGTAGTTTTCTTATATCTATCAGATAGTTCATAATTGGTATATATAAATGGGTTACCTTTTTCATCAAAATCCTTTTTAAATACTATATCTAGTATAGCATATAATTTAGCACCATTTAATACTGCGTATAAATCTGCATTTAATTCAGTGTACATAGTTCCACCATTTAATATATCAGCCATTCTTTGACCACCATAAATAGGATTACCAAATATATCACATGGGTAATTCTGAGGAGCAACATGCTCTAATCTTATATGACCTACTTCATGTAATAATGCAAATTGTTGGGCGTCTTTTGACAGTGTAAAGAATTCTGGTGTAACTACTACTAAATAAAATCCATCATCTGTAGCCATTGCATAAGCTGGTCCACTAGCCGTATCAGCAAATGAAATACAGAATTGAATATATTCTATAGAAAATTTAATATTCTCTTTATATTTAGGGGTCTTTAAAGACATAAAGCAATAGGCATTTTTATTTTGATATTTTTTATCTGATTTATGGCTCTTATAAGCTTTATTTAATACTAACAATATATTTTCTACTGCTTCCTTAGGGAAATCTGATCTTATTTCTTTAGACCATAACTTTAACTCATTAGAGAACCAGTTAAAGAAATAACTTTCTGTAGTATAATCTCCATCTATAATATCTTCGTTAGACTCATATGTGTCATAACCATATTTTTTATCAAATACCTGCTTTCTTTTAGTTGCAATATCATAACGTCTCGCGAGTTCTTGATTATTTATCGTGCTGAAATAATCATCAGACCTTTTTGTTAAATCTAGTATACGATTACGCTTGCCACCATTTATAACACTATATGTATCTGCATTTAATTCTGTGTATGATACTTTTCCTTTCTGAATATCTTCTATACGTTTTTGGTTATAAATATATTCTCCTCTTTTTTTAAGCATATTTTTTGGCATAACATGTCCTAGACGTATATGTCCAACTTCATGCATAAAGATATATAATTGAGATTCTCTATCAATATTTTCAAAAAAGTATGGAGATAATATAATATAATTTCTATGATTTTCGGGGGAATATGTTGTAAATGCAGGAGAATCCTCATCAAGTGCATAATACACTAGTATTTCTACATTTATATCAATATAATTATTTTTTACAGGTATCTTATATATTCCTAAACTAGATGAACCTGATGGATGATATCTACGTTTTTCTAAATCATATTTTAGTGATATTGTATCTAATAACTTATTTAATTTTAATATATCAATTTCTTTTATGCTTTTATCTTTTAATTGAAAATGATTTTTTAATCTATTGAATACATACCCTTCCATAGTATATTCATTCATCTTATCATTATCTGATACAATATTATTATTTTTAATATATTGAGATAATGCATCTTTATGATGCTTATTGAATATACCAAATGCTTCTTTGAATGTATACCATTTACCACTCCTTACATATGGATCTTCATCAACATCATCTATATGACCTGTATATTTACCATCATACCTTGCAGTAAATATTTGAGTATATGCACCAGTTAATTTAATACCATACTTATAATATGTATCCTTATTTCTATTATCATTAGGATAATTAATCATATATGTAATTCCAGTATTACTTATATTAGATACTTCAAAATGTGTTTCTTCATGGCATTCATTTATTGCCTGTTGCTCAAGTGTAGTATCTTTATCTAAAGACCCGCCTGGTAATTTATATTTACCTGGATCATTAGTAACTTTAATAAATGCAAATTTATTATCTTTGATTATTATAGTTTCTATTCTATTTCTATATAAGTTATTACCGATTACTTTAACAGCATTCCATCTATTATTTTCATCATAATAACCACCATTTAATATGGCATTTTGTCGCATAATTCGCTTTTCTTCATTAGTAAGCACATTTTCTATCTTCCTTTACTATTAATTCATATTAAAAAAATGTGGTCACGAATAGTAAGGATTAACAATACTATTCGTGACATTGATTACATAAGATTATTATACATATAATAATCATAATGGTCTTTCATTCTTTTTAATTCTTCCAATGATGGAACAAATGTCCTATCATTATTAATAATTTTTTCTAATACTGTTATTGCTTTCATTAGTTTTGTAGTATCTTTATTATTTAGGTTTTGTGTTTCGATTATCCTTAGCAGTATATCTTTTGCATATTCCTCATCATCTACTATATCTTGACTTGCTATTTTGATGTATATTAAATATCCAGACTGTACATATGTATTATGAAGTCTAACTAAGTGTAAGTCCTCATATTTCTCATAAATACTATCTCTATATTTTTTCTTAATATGCATTATTTTTAAATTATCTTTCTTATCATTATCAACAGACTCCATATATATTTCTATAGGTTCTTTTAATTCATGATAAGCTATTAGTTTATTATCTTCATTGATTATCCCATACATTATATCATATTACCTTCTATGCAAGAAATTTATAAACCTTTATAGATTTATCATAAATCTGTTCCATAGTACTTAAGGTTTTAGTATTCAATACCTCTTTAACACCATCTACACTAAATAATGCAGATATAATATAAATAACCATTTTAGCTAATGATTTGATTGCTTTAGATATATTAGATATTGTAGATAATATTTTCTGGAAGATATTAGTTTCTTCCATTTCTTTAATAACTTCTTTTCTTATCTCCTTTCTCATTGCTTTATATTTTTCTTTTTCTTCTTTTTTATTATCTTTAGTATTTCTGTATAAGCAATCTGTCTCACACATCTTTTCTTGATATTTAATTAATTCATTCATCACCTCTTGATATGAAGCATCTTTATTTGCATCAATAAACAAGTCCAAATTCAATGATTTTGTAGCCATTTTAACCTAAATCCTTTCATTTATAAATTTTACTACAAAAAAATAATATATAATAAAATATTAAAAATGTATAACCAGTAACATATTTGTAACCATAACCATTTTCTAAAGTTAGCCTTACTGAGTAATAAAAAAAAGAAGAGATATGAAGTTAATTCATATCTCTTCTAATATTTTTTACTCAGATACCATTTTAACCTGTTTCACCATTTTTCTATATAATATAGAATATGGATTATTACAAGTCTTATTTTTCTCCCTATAATAATCTGCAATAAGTTGACCAGTTTCTGTATTGGTTATAAATGCACGTTTTTCCGTCTTTCGCACACTCCATATAATATCATCATATAGAAAGAATGCATTGTCTGGTACATCTTTTATCTTAATATATCCAATAACTTTATATTTTACGGATGTATCATTTGATACTGGGGTATCTGATGGTTCATTTTCATTCTCGTCTTCTGACTTATCTCTCGGATCTCTTTCGACAATATACAGTTCTGAGTTTTCCAGATCAATTTCTTTTTGTAATGGGAATACTAAGTATTTTCCATTTACTATTTCTCCTATTAAAACATCTCTTTCATTAGGACCAAACCCAATCCTTCTATAAGATTTTATTTCTGGTCTTAATGATTTCGGTATTTTAATTTTCTTTTCTGTAACATCAAATGTTACTAATACCCTATTTTTATTTGTTACTTTTGACTTCTCCATTTTAAAAATCTCCTATTAAATAAATGCTATGGTTATTAAGTTACATAAAAATATTATATAGTTAAAATGTATACCTTAAATTTCACATTACCATAAAATCTTCATAGAAAGGAACATAGAAAAAATGTATTCAATAAATGATAATACTGAAGAAAATTTTGATATAGCTTTTTTAAGAAATACATGGAATTTTAATTGTAAAGTATGTGGATTTAATAATAAGCTTTTTAGAGTTATTATAAATAGAGATAGAAAAATAATAGGATACTCATTAACTTGTTGCCAGTGTGGTCATGTTCATGAATTTCATATAGATATAGAAGATAATGGAGTATATAATCTATTAACATCGATGCTTTATTATAATAAAGGGTTAGATGTATGTCTCCAACCCACTACATGTAATCATAAGAAGTGTCCTTTATGGGGTACTTGTAAAGAGCCTATATATGATAAAAAAATAAAATATATCCAACACGGAAGTAATATTGATAAAAATATAATAGAGATAGAAGTATTGAAAGAACCAAAATATTTATGAAAGAGTAGGTGAACGATGAATGAACTGGGACAAAGTGTTTGAATTAAATGAGAAAGATGAAGACGAAATCTTTCTGTCAGAAATACCAGTTGATCTATTAAAAGAATCTTTATCATCTCAATTCGATTATCCATTAGAATATAAAAAATATGATTATATTAAATCTTTTATAGATAAATATGATTATTGTAAGGATAACATGATTGATACAGATTTAGAGGATATGGAAAATACTAGAGATGAATTTGTTGGATTTGTTATGAAACTATTTGAAGATTATTTATCTATAGGATTTAATGATTTAGATAATTTCGACAACGATGAGCAACATGACATAATTCATCTCACATATTTATTCTTTATAAAAAATATAAAGAAAAATTTTGTTAATGTAATAAAGAACTTTATTGAAGATCACTCTAGTGATATAGATAATAAGTTTGAATTGAAAAAGGATGTTACTACTAATAATTTTAAATCAGAGATTGGAGATAATCATGATATTAAAATATTAGGTAATTTAAAAGAAATTATTGATTATGCTTTTATAGAATTGAGAGAATTAGATAATATAGAAGCATTCTTAGATATGTGTGAAACGGATGAACCTAGAGTAGAATTAGATGCAGTAAGAAAATATTATAATAAGCTCATTCTTACTGGTAATTTTATTGATAACTACTTAGATATGGTTGATGGTGATTTCATATCAGAGATACAAACAAAGATTAGGAATTATATACTTAAAAAGTATCCTAAGAGAAAAAATGATTTTAAGGTTAAAGAAATAATTGAAGAGATAGATGACGATGAATCTATATAATATTTCTATGTAACCAAATAACAAATATTATTTATTAAGGAAAGGAAAATAGTTATGTTTGGAAATCAAAATAATCAAAGTAGTAATGGGGGAAATAATTTTAATCAGGTTAATGTAACTACTAAGTTGTATAGTAGTTATTCAGATGATTCTGCTCTAATAGTATCTGCATGGAATGAACAGATATCTATTAGATTAAATCCTTTTAGAGGAAAATCTCCAGAAGGTGTTCGTTTATATGCTCAAGATAATAATGAGTGTATAATGACAGCATTGACAATGGATAATGTATCTGCATTGCTTGAAGGAATATATTCAGTTATATATCCTGCATTGGTAGATAAGAAAAGTGCTAATGTAGCTATTATAATAGGATCGACTGCTAATAAGAAGACTTTAGTAATTTCTACAGATGGCAATGATGTTTTTATGACAGTATATGTAGGAGTAGGTGATGATAATTCTGCTAAGGCTGAGAATTCTATCACTCATAAGTTTAATAAGAAAGAGTGGATTAAGGATTATAATCCTTCTAATGGTGAAGGAGAAATTCATGAAGCTAATGCTGATTTTATAGCATTTAAAGAAAAGCTTAATGAGGTATATAAGTTGTCATCTGCTATAGTTCATGCATTTAAGAAGAATGATGCTTATAAGAATTCTTATAGTGGAAGTAATCGTGCATATAATAATTCTAGTAATGCAGATTATCAAGCTTCAGTTGCAAATGCTGGTACTAGTAATATGAGTGATTTTATACCATTCAATTAAACCCATAAGTATAGAGTAATGATACTATATCATTACTCTATTTTTTTATTATAGGAGAAAAAAATATGTCAAATGATTTAACACAAAGCGGTACTAAAGTATTTACAACAATTAATTCCCCATTTACATGTAGTGATACTATAGTGATAGAATATAATGATATATTACGACCATTAGGATTTGATTTATTACGAGTTATGAGAACTTCAGATATATTAAATAAATTAATGGATGTGGGTAGTATACAGAATATTTCTAATATGGAATTATTTGAGTGGTACTTATATAGAGATGAAATTAATGTATTTAAAAATTTTGAATTAGATGAAAATGCTTTTAAAGATATAGAAGATGAATTTGATTGGTTAGATGATTTTTTTTATAAAGAAATTGATGTATTGAATATATTAGATATAGCAATTAAGTATAAAATTTATGAAACCTTGCCAAGTATATGTAATCAAGATTTGATAAAAAATGTATATGTATATACTGATAATTATTCATCAGCTATAGAAAATGATATTAAGGAGAATTTTGGTATTAAAGCTACTTACATATATGGTGATTTTGTAAAAGCTCTTAAGAGATATAATATTACAAATGATACCTCTTATATACTTAGTGATATATTAAAAATAAATGATTTAAAAGAGAATAATTTATTGGAATATTCTTCTATATTATTAGCTGAAGGATATGGATATAATTTTGTAGATGGAGAACCATTGGTAGATTTAGATGAATTGATGGATAATACATTATTTAAAATATTTTATTTTAACCCAATAGATATAACTGGTGAGTATGAACCTATATTTAGTTAATAATATTTTATACAACATCAAATTACTATCTATAATAATAAGAAAGGAAATTTATTTATTATGAGAGACGAGAATACAGGAGAATGGTTAGAGCCTGAAGAGGGAATTGATTTAAGTACAGCTGAAGGTAGACTATTTAAAAAAGAACCAGCAATAAATGTAATTTCAAAAGAAGAATTTGAAGTAAGAGTAGAAAAGGTATTTAATCTATTATGGAAGACTCTTGCTAAATCATTTGGTCCATATGGAGCACCTACATTGATTTGTAAATATCCATATAGACATATGACAAAAGATGGATTTACTATTATGAAGAATCTATCATTTGATGCAAGTGAAACACAAGTAGATCAAGCTATATCTGATATGGCTGAAGAAATATGTGGTAGATTGAATTATAGTGTCGGTGATGGTACTACTAGTGCTATTATTGCTACTAATAGTATTTACCAGAATTATAGAAGTAAGAAAGAAGAATTAAATGATATATTTATTCTTCCTAGAGATATTATCAAGAAATATGATGTTATTAAGAATGATATTATCGAGAAATTGAATAGTAAAGCTAAACCAATACAGACAAAAGATGTAGATGAGTTATATAATAATATAAGAAATGTAGTTTATATATCAAGTAATGGTAATGAACTAATTACTGATTATATCTCTGATCTATATAAAGAGTTGGGTGCACCTGCTATATCATGTGTTAAAGCTCCAGATGGAATAACAAAGAAGAGATTAATTAATGGATATAGATATGAATTATCACTAGCAGATAGATTGTATATTAATAGTGACGAGAAGACAATGGAATTATCTGAAGCAGATATAATTATATTTGCTCATAAAGTAAGTGAAAGTACATATAAGAAGATTCTTAAACCATTGAGTATTCAATCAAAGATGCGAGGTAGACATCTTATTGTATGTGCACCAATGTATGATGAAATTGCTCTTAATACAGTAATAGCACCAGAGTTAAATAATGAATATAGAAATAATCATGATGTTAATATGGTATTAACTAGATATAGAGCAATATCTTCTCATACCAGAAAACTGATCAATGATTTTTCTGTATTAGTAGATACAGATATTATTGATAGAAGTAAAGAGAAGTATATCATGGATAAATTAGATTCAGGAGTTGAAATTAATTCATTATTCCAATTAGATACAAGACATATTACAGGAACTAAATGTATTGCAATAAATAATTCAGATCCCGTTACATATATCTATGGAGAAGATAAATTGGGAGATAATTTTAAGACTCTTGATGATTTTTATATAGAAGATGAAAATGCTATTCGTGTAGGATATACTAAAACTTGTTCATTGGGATTAACTTATTCTCAATTTACTGATTTGGTATATGATAAGAATAGATATGAAACTATATTAGCAGAAGCTAAAGAACTTCTTGACGAAGCAGAAAAGAAATATCAGAAGTTAGGTACTTTTAATATAGAAGTAAATCAGTGCCAAGAAAGATTATATGCTCTTAATCTTAGAATGGGTATAATTGAAGTTGGTGCTGATAGTGAAGTATCACAAGGTATGCTAAAAGATGCTGTTGATGATGCTGTTAAAGCTGCTGAGAGTGCATATAAGTATGGAACTATTTTAGGCTGTAATATTAATCTACTCCAATCTATCAGTGAAGTATTAATTGATACAACCAATGGAACTGATAGATTATTATTGGAAATTCTATATGATGGATTTAAAGATGTATATAAGACAGTATTATCAAATGCATTTCCTGATATGGTATTTGATACTGATACTATTAATATCGAAAAAGATATAAAGAATTTTGTAGATGACCATATAGGAAACTTTGATGAAATATTTGAAGATATGGATAAAGCAAGAGAAGCGATTGAATATTGTGATTTTGATGATAGTTTATCTTTGCATAATTTTATTGTAGAATATTCTTTATTAGTATCTGAAGTATTTGATATATCTAAATTTAGATTTTCTAGTGATGTAATTAATTCATTACAGACTGATAGTGAAATTTTAACAGCTACCATAGATTTGATATCATTATTGATAGTAGGAAATCAAATGGTTGTTACACAGAAAGGGAATTTCTAATTTTAATATAAGGGGATAGATTATTATGCCATTATTCAGTAAATATCAAACAATAGCTGAATTCATGCAGAACCCCTTTAGAAGTAGAGATAATAGAATAAAAAATCTAGGTTATGAGGAGAGATATAAAAAATATATCTCTTCCCATAAAATAGTCTATAAAGCTACTACTAAAATGGGAGATGATTATTATATTCATTGTAAAGTTCCAAGTGAGTCAGCTGATAATATATCATATGATGTAGTATTAAGATTTTTTACAGATAATATTATTACAAAGACTAATAGAATGCTTACTGGTTATAATGTACAATTCTTTTCAAACTCTCCAGGATTTATGTATAAATACGCATATATTTATAATAAAGCTGGATATTTAATAGATACTCTATATGATAAAATAGATGCATCATATATTAATACACCACCTAAAGATAATCCTGAGATAAAGAGTTATGAAAGTACCATATATTATACATGTAGATTTTTATTAGATAATAGATATAGATTTTTAAGTAAGAACGATGAAGTTCAAAGTAAAGAAGTTAAGCTTGATAAATTCTTTAATTCTATTAATGATTTTAAAACAACTAAACTTCAAAGATATTTAATAGAGAATGAAGAGAAAACTGGTCAGTATATTACTAAGGATAAGATAGTAGAAAAAGATAAGGAAGATAGAAAAGAGAAACAAAAACCTCATAAGACTGGTACATATGTATCAAGAGTTCCTAAGAAGACTGCTGGTGGTAGAGTATCAAAGGTAACTAAGAAGACTGCCACTAAATCTACTGTTAAGAAGGATGACAATTAAGTCATATATTATCTTTTGGTAATAATATAATTTATTTAGAAAGGTTATGGTTTATGGAGGGTAACTTAAAAACATCAAAGTTTATAGAATGGAAACCTAATGAAGATGATCTGATATGTAAACAAGATGGGAAACTTATAGTTTGTTATTTTGAAAAAGTATTTGGTCACGATGAGAAATTATCTATATATGATAGATTTCTTATAGGAAGAGATAGCTATGTGAAACAGCTAGATCAGATTATCAGATATATAAATTTCTTTATGAATGTATATGATGATGATAATGAACTAGTGACATCATATCTAAAGATTAAATTTGCAGTAGATAAAGAGAATGCATTTGGTCCAGAAGACTTAATGAGTTATAAATCATTTATCTACAATATTCTATTTACAAATTCTGTAATAGAAAAAATTAATAGTATGGTAGAAGAAAATTATTTGGATGATATTGAAGCAACTGCTGACGATAAGAAATATTCAAAAGATAATAAGAAATATTTAGAGTCATTAGAGTTCACTAATAATCATATACAGATATTATTAAAGATATCTATAGCAATTAAATTAATGGTACCTGTATTATTTCATTTTATCCAAAAGAATAAATTAAAATCTAATGAAGAAGATTTCTTATATAACTTCTATGATGATTTATTTGATTTATTTGGATTTGCTACAAATTGGACATCATATGATTCTAGTAATAGAATTATTGATCCTAATGTGAGTAATGATACTGTTAAGAAATTTGCAGCAGTAAATAAACTACCAATAGTATTAATGGATAAAGGATATAAGTGTGAATATGTAAATGAAGATACTGGAGAGATTTGTTATTTCTTAAAGAAGAGAATTAATATGTATAATAAGTTATATGCATATGTAAAAACTAAAGTATCTGAGAATGAAGTTAATAATAGTAAGATGTATGATCAAAGAGCTATATTTGGAGATGATTTAGTTAATGTAATAAATTACTTTGTTAAGAAGATATTGATTGCAGATACTATGATGAAATACAGATTTAATGAAATCTGGGATAAACAAACTAAATCATATAAAGAGAATATAGTAGGATTTAATAAGACTGTAGTAAAATACCAATTAATGTATTATTTAAAAGCTCAGTATATAAAGAATCCATCCGAGATAACAAGTACAAAGAACTCAGAAGGGTTATCATCTGTTGATAAATTCTTAATGAATCAAAATAAGATAGATGAAGGTTCTGTTATACTCAGTGAAATAAATATTAAGTGTACTATAGATATGATTAAAGAACTGATTGATGTTCCTATTACTGAAGAAGAGATTCAGTATTATATGGATAATCATCATCCTGATTATATTCAAGTACAGTTAGTATATGCATATTATACTAAATTCTTTGGTAGTTATAGAGATTTAAACCTATTAAGATTTAGAGATTATATAGTATTACTATTATTACTTAAGAAGAAATTACTTATTGATTTAGGTTATGAAGAAGATATAGATGGGGAATTACATTATGCTGCATTGCCATATATAATAAGTGGTAATGTAATGGATAAGGTGAATACCAGAATAATAAGAAATAATACATTTATCAATGAATTATTTAATAATAGTGATTATAATGAGTTGATTAATAGTAAATATGACTTATTGACAACTATAAATAATGAGAGTATAATAAGTATATTATCAGGAATAATAAATACTAAATTTACATATGTAACTTATGAAGTTCAAGATTTAACTGGGAAAGAAATAAATTATAATGTAGATAAAGTATCATCAGAATTATTATTCTTATTGAATTCTATTTAAAACTATATATTAGGTAGTATAATATTATACTACCTAATTTTTTTGTAATAAGGGGTTTGTATATGAGGAGATATTGTCTTATGATTGCAATGCTGTATTATTTATATTATTTATTATGGTATAATATCCATATAACACATTATATATCTTGGTGAATAAGGGAACATATAAAATTCCCTTATTCACCAAATCCGTATTTCATATATATATAATGATATACTATTTTTGTGTAATGAATAAACTATATATAGTTTATCATTATAAGTTACTTTTATTTTGTTTAGGGGTTTGGAGATACCCTAGGAAGGAGTTACCATGAAGAAGGGTAATGAAGTATTAGATGTTGTTGTTTCTGTAGTTAAGGAATCTGCTAAAGACTTTTTAGTTTATGCAACCGTAGGTGCTGCGGTTGTAAAGGCTGCAAGAGAATTTAGTAAAGCAAAGGATTACTTCGATAAGAAGTAATCCGATTTTAAAAGATAGAAGTAAGGAGGTGATGAATACGCTTCTATCTTTTTTTATTTTTTTAATTACTAATCGTTAATATTTGAATTGTGAAAGGGAACTTAGAAAATGAATAACAATCTTTTTTTATTATCAGTATATGTAGCAGGTAATGTAGAAAGTTTCTTAGCTTGTGTAGATATTGATAAATCAAATTTAAATGATGTAATAAATAAAATAAAAGAAATATATGGTACTGAAGCAGTTCCTATTTATTTTTGTAATACAGATGTTAAACCAGGTGATACTATAGATACTTTATCATATACTTATGATTTCTTATCAAATGCTATGAAGAGATATATCTTTTTTGATTATATGATTAATGATTATAGAATAATAATATTTGAAGAAACTAATCATGACTTATTAAAATCTAATATAGAATTAAAATTAGTATTACTTGGAAATATAAAGGATATGAAAGAGAGAGTAATAGATAATTACATTAATATGTATTATCCATTAGCAAAGATAAATAAAATATATGCAAATAAGGATAATGTAAAAAGTATATTAGATCTTATTGATAACAGATTAAATACAATAATAATTACAGATGATTTAGACCTAAATACAATTATTATGTTAAGTAAATATATGATTAAGATACGAATGATTGATAATGAATATCATTTATACAGTGTTGATATGATATTTAATAAATTGACCATAGAACCAATTGTAATGTAAATTATAACTATATATCATTTATTTAGTAACAAAATAAATATTAGTTGACCTATCGGCTTAACGGGGAGAATGGAGTAACTATGTTAGAAGTTAGTAATAATGTTGTTGGTAGACTTGAGAACGTGTTTAGATTGGGTAAACTTAGTAAAGGTACTCATACATGTAAATACACATTCAACTATGTTGAAAATGGTAATAGTCATGCATGTTTCATGACAGATTCGGTTGATGAAACTAATATACATAACGGAGAAGTTTCTATGGGTGTTATTAAACTCAATTGGAATGATTGGTTATGGAGTATCAAGGATTACCATCCAGATAGGGAGTACCTTAAGGTATTTATAGATATGCTTAAATGCGTAGAAAAGGAGCTTGAAATAAAGCTACCTGAGACACTATTTAAGTAGTATTTTGTTGGAACCAAGATATAATCTTGGTTCTTTTTTTATTTATATCAAAGGATAATGAATATGACTAATAGAGAAATTAAATTAGCGTTTATAGATTCTTTATACGGAAGAGGAGAATATATAAGGCAGGTTAATGATATACAATATAGAACAAGATGTCCTTTTTGTGGCGATAGTAAAAGTAATTTAAATACAGGACATTTATATATCAAAATAAATCCTGATGATAATTACCCTATGGTGTATCATTGTTTTAAATGTGAAGAAAGTGGCGTTGTAGATGATAATCTTTTATTAGCTTTAAATATAGGAGATATAAATTTAAAGTCTAATATTACAACTTTAAATAAAACTAGTGATAGAATAAAAGGTCAAAAGTTTTTAACCGATGATGAAGTGATTAATTTTAATTATAAATTGCCAGAAGTCAAAGATTATAATAAGATTAAATATATAGAAGATAGATTAGGATGCAATTTATCTATAGAAGATATTGAAAAGTTTAAAATAATAACTTCATTAAGAGATTTCTTAATATGTAATAATATCAAAGAAATTACTATGGAAAATTATATATGTCATAATATAGAAAAGAATTATGTTGGTTTTTTATCATTTGGAGGAGCATACATATTATTCAGAGATATTACTAATACTCAGCAATATAGATGGATTAAATATCCAACTACTAATGATAGTAGAGGATGTAAATTATTTTATTCTATCAGTAATAGTATTGATGTATTTACTAGAGATAATATAAATATCAATTTATCTGAGGGAGTACTGGATATTCTATCCGCTTATAAGAATTTGAATTATAATAATAGTAATGACTTGGATATTGCTGTATGTGGTAAGCAATATTTGTATGTATTGAATGCATTGAATAGTATGGGGTTCGTTGGTAGTAATATAAATTTAAATATATTTAGTGATAATGACGAAATATTTAATAATAAGAATAATAATCCAACCAATATAGAATACTTTAAGAAATTACTGCATAAAAATAAGTATCTTTATAATAGCACTAATATTTATTATAATTTAATAGATAAAGATATTGGAGTCGCTAAGGATAAAATTAAATTAAAGAAATATAAAATATAAATAGAATACATAGATAAATTCTATGTATTCTATTTAATTTAGTCTAGCTGTTGAGTTGCTAGAGTAATGCAGAAAGGAACATAAGCTGAATCTGTATATTCAACCATATTATATCCTTTATGATATACTTCTGTTCCATCTCTATCTACAATAATAGGTTTTACTGTTTCTCTATATGTACTGTATGTAAGCCATGGTACTGCTATACCTTCTAACGTCTTCACTCTCTTATATGCACTATCTAATGTTTTATATTGTTGGAATGATGCTTCTACTTGAGGTACTATAGAATTATAAGTTTTTCCAAATACTTCTTTTTCAGTAGGTAACCATATAGGAGTAAGAGTATTCATTGGTCTATGGTCAATATTATCAACGCTATTCATATAGTAATCCATTTGCTCTAGTGACTCATAAGTACTATAATCACTTTTAAATATTGGGTGGCTTCTATCTATTCCCCAATAATTTCTTTTTTTAGGGACTCCTGTTTTAAAAAATTGAGGTATATTTAAATTATTTAAATACATATATATATTTTGTATGATTCCTTTATATAATGTATTTAAATTCATTTCGTACGCTGACGTATTTTTCATAGTAGATTCTCCCTCTGTTATATATGGATGCATTATAATAATATCAGGAATAACCTCATCGCTTATAGCATCAATAAATCCATATGTTTTACCATTAGATGGATCTCTCCATGTTTGACGATTTAATCTCATATGATATAATACCTTATAACTCTTTGCATCAGTTATTAAATAATAATCCCCATCATTGAAATATTTATAAAAATCTCTTACAATATTTGGAGATCTTAATAATGTAAGTAAACTACCATATTCTAGGTCTTCCAGGCTGTCCTGTGTATTACCATTTATTATACCAATGCATTTACCAACATTACTATTACTTAATGCTATCCAATCAGGAGAGTACATTCTAGGAGAACGGCTATCTGATACTAAATCACTACCTGGATCTTCTGGCAATGCCATAAAGAATTGACCTTCAAAAGTTCCAACAGTACCTCTTTTATATATTTCGTGAGTATGAAGTTCTATTTCATTATGTATTGCTAAAGTTCTATAATGATAATCAGCAGCCTCTACATTTCTATCTAAGTAAAAATCAACACTACTGAAATCTAAATCAAAGAATTCTGTTTTAAGTATATTATCTTTATCTATATGAAATGTAACATCATTGTTATTTTTATCTTTTAATACATATCTCTTCATAAATCACCTACACAAATCTTATTCCAAATATAGGATGCATCATATTTGGTTGAACCACTATACCATCTGTTGGTATAGTATTATTATGAGTATCTATACAAATAGGACTAAATGATTTATTTTGATATAGGGATGATGTTATTGTTGGTATTCTTTTACCACAATAATTAAATGATCTATTTTCAACCATTCTAAACATTGGATATTGTTCGCAAGACATTGTATCGCATTTAGATCCTGCATAATCATATCCATATATTTCACCTTCGTATAATAACCACGCTTTCCCTAAACTAACAAGAGATGTACTATTCGCATTATCATAATATATACCATAATCATATCCATGTATATCAGGTTGTTTAGTGTTTTTATTAATAGTTCTAAATGGGACTTTCTTATATTTATCTACTATATGATTAGTGAATGATGAACTAAATCCATTAACTGGGTCTTCTAATAATGACATTATATAATTATCCCATGTCTTTGATGCATACATACCAAGTATAATTGGCATATCTCCATTCTCTGGGATTTTATCATTACTATATAAATCTAAATTAAAGAAATCATTTATACTATTCCATGGGAGATTTATTGGGGTATCATTGGGATTCCTCAATTCTATTTTATTACATATTAAATCTATACACGGTATTTTATGAAATTTTTTTTTAGTTGCTATATCTGTAAATGTATGTATATATGTATTAAGATTTACTATAAATTTATATTTAAGAGTCTTAGTAAATACTTCTATCCAATCACCATTTTGAGCATAATTCTCAATAACACCTTGACCTAGATAGTTTGATAATTCATCAGGTTCATATCTGCTTTCTACATAATTATCATAATCTCCTTCTACATTAACTCTCATTATACACATATTAGGTCTTACCCTAGATATCATCATAAATCTTGATGGAAATTCAAAAGCATCTATGGTTTCATGCTCATATTTTTTCCCTTTAGATAAATAAGCTATACCATTCTTATCTCTAATTAATGTATGATTTCCATATTCTTTATTCTTATCATAACGATGGGAATTTATAACTTTTAATCCATTTTCTGGGTATTCTTCTTCTAATAAATATCTCACTTTGAGATAAATATCTTCTAAGTATTTCCCATAACTCAATCCATCTTTTTCATTATAAATAATATCTGTAGCATCAGTCTGAATAATCAGTCTATTACCATACTTATCAATAAGACATGGCTTCGGACCAGTTGCCATAATCAAATCCCTCCTTATATAATTCTAAAACATAATAAATGTGAAATTGGTTCTTTGGTTGACATAGTTTCAGTATTACGAGGAATACCATTTTCATCAATATATACAGATCCAGGTGAATGTTTGACGAACGACCATGTTATATATTTACCATAATCGGTTGGTTTTTGATGTATTAAATTTTCATTAAATCGGTTAGCATATTTTCTACGACTACCATTTATTCTAAAAGTAGAATATTGCATACACGATCCAGCATCTTTAGGTTTGTCAGATAATATAGGATATCCAAATATTTCAGCTTCTCTAGGTTGCCAATATTTTCCAATATTTATATTATTGAAATTATCTATAGTGTCTGAACTAAATATCTTTCTATCAGACATTCTACAATATTTATCTTTAAGAACTAATAACTTTAGTGGTATCGCACTATCAGTATTATTATTTAATTCAGCTTCCAATCTAATAGAAGCGTCCATATATATATTCATTGTTTGTAATGGATTAATTAATCCACATAATGTAGCTTCATCATTATCGTAACTAGGATCGCTAAAAAATACACTAATATTTAAAACTTGTGATACATTGTTTCCTCCAATACGAGATCCAAGGGGTATAATCTCATCACTAATTGCATCAATATGATACGGTATAAGACCAACGGGACCGGTTTCTCTCGAATTTCTATACTGGTCTTCCCCATAAGAATAATCATAATACATATTAAAGTTTAATCTCATAGTATATAAATATCCATCTATAACTAATTCAAAATAATCGTTATCTCTTATTATTTCATTTATTATTTGTCGTCTATACCAATTCGTATTATCGCGTAATTCATCCATCAATATAGTGGGATCTATGCCATATTCGCTGGTGACGGTTGATCCATGTATTCTAAATAAACACATTGGTCCGTTTGGGCGATCTAATCTAAAAAAGTGACTACTTGTTGGGATTACTGGTAATGATCCAATAACTTTATCAGTATTCATATATACTCCACCATTATATCTAAATACAATATTTTTTTCACGATATTTCGATGTACCACTATGAATTTCCCAATCATACTTACTGGTATCGTTTGAACCATCTCCATATATTTGGAATTGATGAACACCATCATTTTTAATAGTATCATAACCCTGTTTAATTTTTCGTATTAAGTCGAGTATCGATTCACCATTATGAATAATATATCTATCCCATGTACTAAATTCAACAGGTGTCCCGTCTTTTCTACGAGCTTTATATAATTTCATAATCTATCCTTCCTTAATTTGTCTCAAAGCGTCCTATTGAAAAACATAATGGCATATATATATCTTTATCATATGAATTACCATTACTATTAAGTAGATCCATAGGTAACATAGTACCATCTTCACTTACGACACATGGATATTTTGTATTTTTATACATAGTATAAGTTGCCCATGGTTTAGGAACACCATTAACAGTTTTTACTCTTTTATATGCAGTATTTAATGATTTTAATTGTTGAGAATCTGATTCTATATATCCATCAATTATACCATATGATATTCCAAATGCTTCTTTTTCAGTAGGAAGCCAAAAACGAAACGATGCATCATTAGAACCTACTATTTTTCTAGTATGTTCATAATCGACGTTATTTGATATATTATTAATATAACTACCACCTCTATCTAGTCGTTGAGATCTACTATATGCTCTCCAATATGCACCTTTTGGGTTAATAAGACCTAATAACATATTTGATACAAACGTATCATCATAGCGTTGCAGTAAAAATCCCATTTTACTTATTTCCCATATATATGCATTATCAATATTATCACTAAGCCCATATCCATCATTCTCTACACCGAAATCTGTATTTATCTTAAACGATATATATGGTATTAACTCATCACTAACGCAATCAATTCGTCTAATAGTAGAACCACGTTCGTTTACAATTTCTACATAATTCATACGCATTTTATAAAAATTATGCCTAGAATCTTCTACTAAAAAATAATCTCCATCATTAAAATATTGATAAAACTTACCAAATTGTAATGTCTCCATGACGATACTAGGTAATCCAAAAGAACCATATGTTTTGAATCTCGTTATATCTCCATTACTATTATCATTGAATGGATAATACGCAATACATTTACTACCCCAAGCATCGGTAATAGCAACCCATTCGGATGAGTACATATTAGGACTTTTATCAACAGGTCTATCATTCAGTATATAGTCCGAACGTACTGTATTCATGAATAGCTGATTGTTAAATTTAACAACATCTCCCATAAAATATTCTTTATTAGGATTATATTCTAATGGATCGTTATATTTTAAACAAAAATTTGATCTAAATCTTGTGTATGCATTTATATTATCTTCAAGAGATTCAAATGGATAATTTGTGTACAAGGAATCATTATCACTAAAGTTCGATATATCAGATGCATTAAGTTTAAATGAAATTTCTTCATTTTGACGATTTACTAATATATGACGTTTCATATTTCTCCTTTCTATACAAACCTAGTTCCAACCATAGGAAAAACAGAATCTCTGTACGCATTCGTATATATTTTAGATATATTATTTTTTATCATTATAGGATTTAAATCTAGTTGACTATATTCTGGATATCCTTTATTTTTAGCATGAGCTGATACTAATGATGAAGTCAATATTCCTAATCTTCTACCATTAACAATAACTTGTCTATTATCATATTTCTCAAATATTGGATATGTAGCACACATCATAGATTCCTCTAAACTACTAAGGGTTCCAAATGTTTTTATTTCTCCTTCGTATAAAATCCATGATCTACCAAGATTCACATTTGCAATACCATAATCTGTTTTATTAATGATATTATCATTTTTCTTATCAAAATTTCTTACTATTACATTTTTAAATTTCTCCACTATATGAGTAAGAAAATTATCACTGAATCCAAATGCTAATCTATTTCTATAGAATATAGATTTTAAAAGCCATGAGTTAGATGAAAAGAAATCACTCAATATGATATTATTTAATCCATCCTTAATATTAATATTACTAATTAAATTGGTATCTAAATTAAACCAACTTGATCCTACCAAAGCAGTTTCATTCGTTAATTTTAATTCAGTGCATATAAAATCTATACAATGTGTTTTATTTTCTGTACCAGGGTTATAACAAGCATCCACATTTGCAACGAATTTAAATCTTCCATATAGACACTCTACCCATATATAATCACCATTATTGATTAATCCTATATATTCTCCACTTTGTAATAATTTACTAAGAGAATCATATGTATATCCATAATCGGATATTATTGTGTATTCTTTTGTACCTGTATTAAATTTTTCTTCTAATAAACATATATTTTTTAGCCTAGGTGATAATGGTAGCCAAAACTGAGAATTATCTTTAGGCTCATTATATGTAGTATCTTTTATAGATATAAAAGTTTGACCATTATGAGTTAATATCGTATTTTTCTTATATGGTTTACTATGAATATAATCTTCTTTTTCTATATGTATTAATTCATTAGCCAATAAATTTTCATAATCTCTTAATTTGTTTAACACACCATCTATTTTTTGTGTCAATGAAATTTGTTCTGTACCATATCCTAGATTATATAGAATACAATCTGTATTTGTTCTTATTGGTATTTCGTGACCCGTATAGGTTTTTGGGAAATGTCTTTCCACCGACGTTGCCATATTTATTTCCTCCTTTATGCAAATCTAAAATTTAATGTAGCATATCTACTCTCATTATGATATAGTCTTGAACTAAATCCTGTTTTTGTTATAATTACACCATTAATACTTTGAGCTTGTGGTGACGATGTAATATAACTGTCATATGGCATATATATCGGGTTGTTGTTAGAAATTTTTATATTCTTTGGTAGTTTCTTTTTAGGTCCAAACACTTTACATGAGTTATATTGAATACATGTATCAGCATCATACGACCATTGCGAAGAGATTGGTTGTCCATATATTTCAGCTTCTCTTAACTGCCATATTAATCCTATATTGACCATATCACCTGAACCCTCAGGTAAATCATTTACATCTAATACATAATAATCAGGAGAATTTGGATTACGTATAATTTTTCTATTTGGGACATATGCCACTTTAGGAATTATCCATTGTTTAAGTTTATTAGATAACCTGTCCTTTATAATATTCCACATTATCGTATTATGGAAATTGTAGAAATTCATATCAATAGAATTAGGGTTTATAATTAATTTTGGATCGTAACCACGATATTTATTCATATACTCAGTTAATCTATTCGTATAGAAGAAATCATTGAGTACTGGTAGTTGCATACATACCTCATCTGATACTAAATCTATATGATTTGGTACTATTTTCATACCCATACTGCTAGTATTCCCATAATAATTTAATGGTATAAGGGTATATGCTTGATCACTATTGCTATAATCATGATATGTATTGATATTAAATCTCATCGTATATACATATCCGTCAATTATTAATTGAATATAATCATTATCTTTTATGTATTTATAGTAATCGTTATGGTTTAACATATTATGTAAGTCTTCATATGTATAACCATATGGACTTGATATATCATCATTACCATAATCTGTTATTATTAACTTACCATGCCTACTACTATCAATCGCTTTCCATATTGGTGAGTTAACATTAGGTGTGGGAATATTATTTAATGTATTAAAATGGGATCTTTTTATATACCAAATATTTTTATACTTGGCAAAACTATATGAAGCATCGTCCACATTTTCTATATCATATCTTTTATAATAACTACTATACTGATATGAAATGTTTATTGGAAATGGAGTAAATATAGTATTTAAATCTATATGCTCTGATGATGGATAAAAATATGCATGATATTTACTCTCCATTTCATGCATTACATCAGTAAATGATTTGTTTCCGGTAGTATACCATATATCTCTTTTTCTTATTCTAAATTTCAGTATTCTACCTTTTGAATTTCTTGCATCATATACTTTCATAAGGGTTTTCCTTTCTTTAGTATTAAAACTTATATTAATGTGAATTTATGTAATATTTTTATGTGTATACTAAATAATATAGTATATACAAATCAACTAAAAAATAATAAAAAAGAAAGAGGTGTAATTATGGCAAATTTTATGTCAGCACAAACAGAGATTGATGGAGTAGTAGAGAAGTTAGAGGCTTGTAATAGTAAAGCTGCTAATATTATTGCAGAACTATGTATTAGTAAAGCTAAAGATAATTCATTGAAAGATAATACTTATGTAGAGTTGATGAAACTGGTATCTAATTATCCAGTTGAATTGCAAGCAAAGATATTTGCTCAAGCAATAGTTGCTGTGAGCAGACAAGTTAATGGTAGTGCATCCATGCCTAAAGCAAAATCAGATTCAGTTAGATCTGACTTTTTTAAGCATAGATAATATTTGATTATTAGAATACTGGTATTTATTATCAGTATTCTTTTTTTTTAAGGTGTTTAGTTATGGATTATAATATTAATGTATATAGAACTCATATCGAAATATCTCCATATAAAAAAGGAGATAATATAGATTTTGAAAAGAATATGTCTACATATAATAAATCAACTCATAAGTGGAATCCATTATGTTATTATGTAGAAAATGATATTTTGTATGTTCCAAAAGGAACCAGTATGAAGACATTAGAAAAATATTTCTATTCATTACCTATTCCAAATAATAGTCCAGACGATTATGATAATATTGAAAAAGGTGATGGAATATATCCACCCAAGAATAAAATACAAGAAGACGCTATTAAATTTTTATTAGGACAGGATAATTACGGATATACTGGAAGATATTCTCAGTTAGGATTAAACTTAGTAACTGGTGATGGTAAAACCTACTGTAGTATATATTCAGTTCTTAAATATAAAATAAAGACTATAGTGATTACACATCAAGAAAAATTAAAACAGCAATGGTTTAAAACTATTAAAGAGATGACTTCATTCCCAGTAGATAAAATAGTAGATATATCAGGAAGTGATATAATAGATAAAATATTAAATGATAAAATAGTAGGAGAAATTTACTTAGTTAATCATCAAACTATATCTAGTTATGCTAGAAATCATTCATGGTCTGACATACGAACTTTATTTAAGAAAATTAAAGTAGGAATAAAAATAATAGATGAAAGTCATAAATTCTTTGAATCTTCATTAATGATAGATTATTTTAGTAACTGCTATAAGACTTTTTATTTAACTGCTACATTTGGAAGATCTGATCCACTTGAAATAAGATTATATAAACAAGCTTATTCATCATTAGTAAGGTTTGGAGAAGAAACTATTAATTCAGATATTAAAAGAAGGCATACCAAATTTATTATTTGCTATTTTAGGTCAAAGCCTAAAAATGGTATTATGCCTAAAGTAGATAATGCATTTGGATTTTCTGGTTATAGATATATTGATTATGAATTAAAAAATAGTAATAGTGTACTATTAGACTTACTTAATTACATATTAGAAAATACCTCTCACTTAGAAGGAAAAACTTTAATATTATCTTCTAAAGTGGAAAGTGTTGAATATATAGCAAACTATGTAAGAACTATCACAGATAAATCTGTAGGTACAGTACATGGAAATAATAGTAATGAAATAAATAAAGAAAATTTACAAAAAGATATTATTTCTTCTACTATTAAATCAGTAGGTGAAGGAACTGATATAAAAGGATTAAGAGTTTTAATAAACTTAGAACCGATTGGTAGTAAAATAGTAGCTAATCAAGTACAAGGAAGGTTGAGAGAATATTCTCCTACTGATGATACTCTTTTATTTTATCCTGTAGATACTACGTTGGAACAACCAATAAATTTATTAAAGAGAATTTTACCTACTATGAAAATTAAATGTAAAGAAATAATTAATATGACTTACTAAGGAAAGGAAATGAATTATGGCAGTAGAATATGTACCATCAAAATTAGTTGATAAAATGAATAAAGAAAAAAGAACTAAAGATAATATAATTCCATTATCAGTAGAAATAGATGAGAATGTAATTTATTTCATATCATCAGACCATCCTAATAAGAGATTTAGTTTAACTAAAGCCCAGATAAGAGATATATTTGCTTCGTTATAAAAACAGAATTGTAATACTATGAAAGGATAATGATGTTATTATGCTTAGTGGAATTTCAGATTCTATTAAACGAAAGAATGCTGAGTTTATTAGAGATGTAGAATATATCAAAGAGATGGCATATGAAGATGCATTAGATGATAGATTAAGTTGCTGTACTGATGATACTCCTAATCTTTCTATGAGTAGTATATCTGATGATGTGAGATTCATAGATAACTTAGAGGAGACTCCTGAAGAATCAGAGGCTGAAGTGCAGAGAATTATGAACAGTGATAGAAATCTAACATTTAATGATATGATAGGATTAACAAAGCCTACTGATGTAGAAGAAGATGGAATGGAAGGGGATATGTTTTTCTGATGGATATAACGACAAAGATGTATATTATTACAACAGCTAAAGAAATACCATGCTTAGGTGGTATTACTGGTCCTATTACAACACCAGTAAAACTTAACCAGAGTGATCTTATTTGGTTATTGAATAATGGATTTAAAGTATATCAATGTAATCCATTCGATAGTAATGAAAAAGTTCTAGTAGATAGAATGAATATGAATAGTATCACATTTACTAGAAATAGAGCTGTAGTTACTACAGAAAGAATTGAGAATTTAAAAGGTCAGGAAATGACTAAACCAATTGAACCTGTAAAAAAAGAAATAAAACCTCCTGTAGAAAATAAGCAGGACATAAAAGATGATAAAAAGAATACAGGTAATCGAGTAATAGAAGCTGATACTTTTCAAAAGAAATAATAGGTATATAAGTCATAGATATTTTTATCTATGACTTATATTTTTTTTTAAAATATGTTAATGAATAATATTATTTTAGTAAAGCAATTCTTAATAAATTGAGTAATTCCCATACTTATTCTTTTTATTATTCCAACTCTTTTTGTAAGAACATCGGGTCCTATTATATCTCTTCTAGTTTTAAGTTTCATGGTTTCTGATTCCATTAACTGGAGTTCTCTTTCACATAAGCTCAAACTTTTAAAGACATCCGAATTTCCACTTATTTCTCTTTCCAGAAAATGAATATAGTCAGTTATTTCAACTTTAATTTTGGTTTGTTGAAGCTCATCAATAATACTGTAAGTTTCATTAACTTTTCTTTCAAATTCTTCTATCTCATTATCCATATCATCTATAGTTTTATAAGTATTCTTAGAAATTCTTTTCATAATAGGAGTTAAATCTGCAATAGCTTTATTATAAGTATTAACCATTCTAGCACAGTTATATACTTCGACAAATTCTCTACCTTCGTCTCTAGCTTTTACTGCTTTTTTATAAGTAGATCTAGTTGAGAATTTAGTTATTATTCGTTTTACCCTATATTGAATTTCTATAACAACTTTTCTATTGAATTCCTGAAACCCAGCAATTAATTTAGCAAAGAATTTTTTTATAGATGTCCATAATCCATCTCTCTCATCCATCTGTCTTTTACCAAATACTAATGCTTCAGTATAATAATTTCCAATAGCAGTAGTTAAATCATATTCTATAGATAATAGGTCTTTATTGGAATTTTCAACCATAGTTAAAAATGAGTCGTTAGTCATTTTTTCTATTTATCCTTTCGTAAGCCTATTAATCCCATGTTTTTAGGTAGATATCGACACTCTTCTCAAATATATTATATGCATAATAATACATAGGTCTGCATATAATATCAATATCATTTGATTCAAGTTGGGTGTTAGGAATACAACTAAGAGTGTCAAATATTCTATATTCTGTAAATTTATATAGCTCTTTAATATTATTAATTATTTCATCAGGTATTTCTTTAACTACATCTGGTACAAACTTCTTAGCTAAATCGAGTATTCTATTAATAAACCACCTAATAAGGCTATTAATTATGTATATATTAAATTTATCATACTGAGGAAATTCATATGCAAAGAAATTATTTATTAAAGGAATAGAATTATGCTTCTTTGGATCGAATAAATCTAATCCTTTCTTCATAGTTAAAAATTCTTCATAATGGGGGAATTCTAATCCATGCTCTTCAAATATCTTAATTTCTTTTTCATCATCAATAAATTTGTAATAATACTTTTCGTATAATTCTTCTATTGTCATTTGTTTATTTTCCTTTCTTAAATTAAATTTATATACTAGTGAATGATATTATAAAATCATCCTGACAACAAAATAATCTTAGAATAATATCCAGAAAGGAATTTATATCTCGATATGGATAATGAAACAAAAAAGAAAATTAATGATATATCAAAAGTAAATCTTAATTTAATACCAGTAAAATTTGATTTAACTACATTGAATATGACAATGTATTTTATATATAAAGATAGTGTACTAAGGACAAGAAAAGTATTAAATAACATATATAAGTTATTTAATCATATAGATGATACTTATTATAAAGATAATCCATCATTAAGTGCAAGAATATGGATTATAAGAAAAATACTACAAGCAAGATTATTTGATGGGTATGATTCTCCGTTTGAATTTATTACTACATACTTAAAAGATGATGTTGATTGTACTCAAGATATAAGTGATATTATAGATACTATACCAAATGGTAAAATATCACATGAAGAAAGTAAATATATAATAAGAAAATTAAATGATGTATTAGAATTTGGATATGTAATGACATTAAAATCTATATATCAAGAGATATTAGATTCAATAGATGATAGTGATTTAAAGACATACAAATCAATACAGGATGATTTATATAACATATCTACATCTATTATTAATATAAAAAGAAATACTAATACTTCCAGTTCAACTAATATGTTCTCATTAGATACTGAATATTTTGATTCTGTGATAGAAGAATCTTTAGATAGGTTAAAAGATAGAAATAGAATATTGGTAACTGGAATTCAAAGATTAAATACATTATTATCTCCAGGTTATTTATCAAAAAGATTATATACATATTTAGCTTTACCCGGAAAAGGTAAATCTACTGTATTATTAAAATCGGCATTAGATATAAAGAAGTATAATCAAGGTATACAAACAAAGGACCCTGATAAAAGACCTGCTGTATTATTCTTAACATTAGAAAATGGAATAGAAGAAACTGTTGAGAGAATGTATAATATGGCAGTAGATAATGATGATATTAGAAATTATACTACTAAGCAAGTAATTAAGAAATTTAAAAAAGAGGGTCATTTAGAAATAACTGATAAAAATAATATAGATATAATTATTAAAGAATATAAAAATAGAGAAATAGATACTAATGACCTTTATAGTATAATTAATGATTTAGGTGATGAGGGAATAGAAGTAATTGCTTTAATCATTGATTATATGAAAAGAATAAGACCGTTTGAACCAGCAACAGAAGAGCGAATAGAATTAAAGAATATTACTAATGAATTAAAAGAAGTTGCTAAGTTTTATGACATACCAGTAATAACAGCACAGCAGTTAAATAGAGCTGGTGCTACTGTAATAGATGCTGCAATACAAGCAAGAAAAGAAGATGTAACAAGATTAGTTGGTAGAGATTCAATAGCAGGTGCATGGGAAATACAAGAGAATAGTGATTTTACTTGTATTATAAATCCAGAAACTAAAATGGATACAGGAGAATTATATTTAACCTTTAAGATGCTAAAGAGAAGATATAGAAGTAGTGAAACGAATATTAAATTAAGAAGATTAGAATATTTCTCACATCCGTTTGAAGAGGATAGTGAAATAAGATTAAAAGATGATTTTGGATTGAGCAGATCATTATCATTAGAGTCACTAGCTACTAAATTTAGTCCTACAGATACGAAAGGACCAACAACTGTAATAGAGAGACACCACTTAGGTGAAGAAAGTAGTAAGAATACTTTAAATAGTATAGCTCAAGAGATAGAAGATTTTGAACCATTTGATTTATCAAGAAATAGAAGTTATTAGAAGATTTAGAAATATAGTTAGATAATAGCTATATTTCTAAATTCATTTTATATTTATAATAATATAATATTTCTGTGTAACTAAATAATATTATATTTAAAAGGAGTAAACTATGGAAGTAAAAGTATTAAATGAAAGAAGAAATGAATTATCAGATGGACTATCTGTATGGTATGAGTTCGAGTATATGGGTAATATCGGTGAGTATTCAGTCAATGAATATAAATCAGAAAATAATGTCGTACATTGTATTACATTAGAAGATGATCTATATGTTGCTTGGGAAAGTAATAGAGATAATAATGCAGTAGTGTATCCAGAAGGGTTTGATGAGGTTGCCTTTAGAGAAGCGTTTAAAGAATGCTTCGATATAGATATACCAGAAGCTTAAGGAATTAAAAAAAATAGACTAGGGATTTTTCTCTAGTCTATTTTTTATAATATTTAATAATATATTTTTAGATTCGTATTTTGGATATATATATCATTTCTTTGTAATAATAAAAAAATATAGTTTGGTGACCACGACCTACGGTGGAGAGGAGCAATTATGTTAGAAAAATTTAAATTGGATTATTTAAAATTGTATGTAGATGATGAATATAAAAAATTCTCATTTACATTTGAAGCCAATAATTACAAATATCATTTAACAAAAGAGATATTTAGATATGATGGGAGCATTGCTTATACTATAAGCTGTGATGATGGTGTATTATTAGCATGGGATGATACTGGGTTTACTACGGTAGACCTGATGGGTGATGATTATATTATTTTGAAGGAGGTGATGTTAAAGGAATTTGGAATAACAATTCCAGATTTCTTTTGATTAATTGGGTTATAGTAAGAATTAAAACTTCTTACTATAACCTATTTTTTTATTTATAAAATTTTCTTCTAGCATTCAATAATAGTTCATCTCTTTCATCTTCAGAAATTTCCCTATTATTACATCTTTCGTATAATACTCTACGAACCTGTTTAAACTTATCTTCTGTAGATAAAAAATCATATCCATATGTAGTATTATTAGCAACTTCTATAAATGTATTAGTATTAGCTCTATCTATCAATTCTTCTCTTTCAGATAATGTAATAAGACCATTATTACATGCTTCATATAAAGCTTTTTTAAAATCATATGCTGCTGATTCTTTTTTTACTTCAGTAGCAGTAGCTTTAACTTTCTTACCTTTAGTATTAGCAAGTTTTTGAATATTTCTATCCAATCTCTTCAATGTTCCAATAAGGTAATTCATTCTTTCCAATGCAGTATTCTTATATGCATTTACATCATCACCACTCATAGGTTCGCCATTAGCAAATTTAGATGCTGGTCTTCCCCATGCTTCGATTATTGATCTTATTTCTTCTATACCTAATGATATGCCAAGAGTAGGAATTGCTAATAGAATCATTACTAATTTTCTTAACCAGTTTATTGTAAATGCTGTATATAATCCAAATACAATAGAACCAATTTCACTAGCATCTATTTTTTCAATATCTTCTCTCAAATCAGCTAAAGATCTACGCAAGGTTTCTATGTTCCTGCGAGCATTATTATATTCTCCAGCTTTTAAAGCTTTCTGAATATCTTTCATATTCTTATTATATAACTTAGTAGCTTCTTTAAGCTTTGCTCTTATATCAAGATTTGCTCCTTCTTGATAATAATCGTAATCATTATAATCATCATAAAAATTATACATAAGCTTTTCACCTTTAATTTCTTATAGTTTAACTTTGTGTTTTCTATGAGGATAAAAAAAAATAACTTAGTAGTGGGATTTACTAAGTTATTTTTATTGATTAGGAATAATATAGATATATTATTTCTATAGATAAAAAAAAATAAAATTTATATAAAGGAGTATAAAATGAAATTAAAGAAGAAAGTTGAAGAGATATCAAATAATGCATCTATGGGACTACTCAAACTTATATGTATTCTTAATGGTATAGAGTATAATGAATATATAAGTTCCGTAGGATTATTTTCAGATGGATTACTACTAAAAGATCCAAACTTTATAGAGATGAGTTCAGTAGATTGGCTAAGCCATAAATCTCTATCATATGATAATTTTGTATTTAAGATTAAATTTACTACTATACTATTCTCTAAGATAATGGGTAGAGATAGTAAGATATCTAAGAATGTAAATAAGTATTATGATTTGGATAGTAAGAAATCTAAGAATAGAATGAATATAGATATCAATATGGATTTATATATAACCTGTTATAATTTAACTACAGATGTTCTCAATAAAAATAGATGGACAAAATCTATATATGATATAAATGCATATGCAATGGCTATTCCAAAGAAATCAGATTATAAAGATATTCAATATCATATAGATTATATTTATAATGATTTGATACTTGGTACTAAGTATGAACCAATGACAGGAAGATTATTTGATAATGGTATAGTAACTTATGAGTTGTTGAGATTGGCTTATTTATTAATCACGTATGATACAGATTATGAGAATTTTATAGGTGGTAAGAAATTTACTGGATTGAGAATTGATGAAGATATTTCATGGTTCTTATATAAATATGGTAAAAGATTGAATAAATATATTTCTAAGAATAAAAAGAATATAAGTCCGTTATTTAAAGCATTCTTAGAAGCTAATCCATCATGTTATACTAATAGTAAATTTGCTGGTAATGAGAATATAGCATTAGCAATGCTTAGTTTAGAATTCATTAAATTTATATATGATGATAATAGGTTAAGTATCTTTATAGATAGAATTATGAATACTAAACTCAAATTTGCTAAACCATTACCAAAAGAGAATCCAATAGACTTAAAGCAGTTTATGGATTTACAGTTTAGCTAAAAAAAAATAACTAGGGAGATTAAATTTCTCCCTAGTTACCTATTTATTTTTTTATTTTGTTAGAATTTTTACGAGGAACATAGAAGCATCGTCTATAGTTGTCATATCACCATTGTCTATGATATAATCATAATCCCTATTTTGTCTAAATATTTTAAACATATTCTGCTCATCATTATATCTTTTAGCAAATTTACATGGTGAATCACCCCTTTTTGATACAGCTCTATTATATCTTTCTTTATATGGACAATCTATGTATATTGTTACTATATCATACTTATGACCATATTTAGCTTTGAATCCTTTAAGACCTTCTGGATCTATTAGATAAATATCGCTATCTTCTAAGTTATCTCGGGTTGCCATATATCTATAACCATCTTCACCTATCCTAGTATAAGCAACAACCTCATCATTATTCTTTATCTCAGTAAAGTCAGATGAACCAACAAACCAGTGTTCAACTCCATTTGTTTCATTAGGTCTTTTTGGTCTATCTGTATATGATACAAGTAATTTAAGCGGTAACTTATATTTTTCTAAAGTATACTTAATCAATGAGTCTTTACCAGAACCGGATTCTCCTACTATACAATAGATAGTTTTTCTTGAAAGAATATCTATTTTATTATTGATACTTGATGACTGATTTGACAATAATGATTCAATTAATCTTAAATAAACTATATTATCACTATTATCTCTCATATCACTTATTAATGACCTGAGTCTATTTAGTTTAACTATCGCATCATTATCTAATAAATCTTTTCTTAATTTATCGTCATCATCTTTAATAAGTTTATATATCGCCACTGATTGCATATCTGTAAGGATATCGTCATTATATAACTGAGATAATATATCTATGGTGCTAGGTTCTTTAAAATCTACCGATGCGTCATTATCTTTTTGGGTTGGATAATATTTAGATATATCTTCATCTGGTATATCTATATTTAATAAAAGTTTGCATGCCTCGTCAAATCGTTTGAAAAAATCTTCTGCAGATATATTATATTTAGTATCATCCATTGTATTATCTCCATTCTCTATTTTTTTTTTGTTAATATCTATCACTATACCTAGTCCCATTTCAGCTAAAATATTATTGATAGAATTGATATGAAATATATCGTCATTAACTTTTACAATAAAATCTTCATAGTCTTCATCATACTCTATGCTAAATGACTCGTTTGTGATAAAATCTATATCATAATTATCATTTTCCACCATATATAATACCTCTATGATTATCGTTATTAATTTAATATACATATCTTTTTTTACTTTATTTATCTTTTCTTCATCTCTACTTTCAGCACACATCATAGAATTATTTAAAACTGATTTAAATAATTTATGTATATTATACAATTCATCACCGTTTGTTTTATTCTTTGGTAATATCGTTTTAATAAATATACCTAATATATTATTAATAATAGTATTAATGAATAATGATAAACACTCACTAGTTACAGGCGTAATCACGATATCATTAGTTGAGCTGAGTATAAATGTAGTATGTATTAATTCTTCAATTATATCAGATTCTGGTATTGATGATAATACCGATGTATCACTAAATGCTTCGATTTTAGATTTATCTACTTTATATAAGGTATCCGATAATATATTTACCACATTGCTTTGCATTTTACGTAAATCTCTTGCTGCTTTTGTTTTCTTTGACATTTTCCTCATTTTAAATCTCCTTTGATAAAAATATTTTTTATATCTAATAAGGTATTATGATTTACCTTATAGATTTCAACTGGTTTCTATAAACTTTGTTGTTGTAAACAAGGTTCTTATTAAGCGATACTAACTTCTGGTATATGATATAATAATTGGTAATAAGAACTTCAATCTCAACTTTTGATAATTGGATTTTCGTATTATATAGATCTACAATATTACCATTTCCTAATATATCTAACATAGTTTTGAACTTACCATATATCTTTGATATATTCTCATATTCATCATCATGGTTAATATTATTCAATACTTTAGATATCATTATACATATCTTACTTGTGTTGATAACTAGATTAACTGTATCGTTTCTACATTCATGCGATAATGAAAATATCTTGTTAAGTTCATATACTTCAGTATATACCTCACTACTTTCATCTTTAGCTTCTTTTAATATAGAAATATCATTAGAAGTTCTATCAATAGCAGAAATTATATTAAAGAATCTATCAGATAAATTATTTAATAATCTTTCTACTCTAGTACATTCTTTAGTATTCAATAAAGAATCTAATTCTTTAGAATACCAGTTATTTTTAAAAGAAAATCTAATATCATCAAATTTTCTTTTAGGCGTCTTCTTTAAAAAGAAGATTGATAAAATCCCCATTTATTTTCCTTTCTATTTTTTATTTACATTATAGGAATATTGATATTAAAATACTTTGGTAGGACTTCTTTTAATATCTCATAATCATCACCATTTAAATCTACTACTATAAATTCGGCATTATCCCAACATAATATAGTATTACCACTAACTGAGATAATATATTCACGACTAGTAGTATCTTTATATAGTATTTTCGTAAACTCATATTCCTTATTATTTGCAATAAAGGAAAATATAAACTTTTTAGCTTTATTTTCATTATAAAGCTTTACATATTTGAATTTAAAATCTTGAATCATATAACTCCTTTCTATTTTATTATTAAAAAAATAATATGTAACTATAAGTGGTTAATAAAATAAATAAAAAAAAGAGATTAGGAATTAACTCCTAATCTCAAAAATGCATCATATAGTTGTTATTTTTATAACTGCGTCATCTTATACCTTTCTATAATATCTAAATATATCAAACAACACCATTGCACTTTTGTATACTGTAGAGATAGTACCATTATCAATCACATGGTCATATCCATGGGACTTACGGAACTCAGAAAATTGTTCTGATTCAGCCAAGGCTCTTTTCTCAAAGCTTGAATTAAAATCACTCCTATTTTCTGATCTATTTCTACGCTCAGTGTATGGACAATCTATATATATGGTAACAAAATTAAATCTATCACTATATTTATTTTTTAACTTAATTAAGTCATTCGGGTTTATGATGTAGATGTCAGACTCTTCTAAATCTGATAATAATGTACAGTATCTAACATCTCCAATTTTTGTATATACTGCAATTTCCCTATTCTCCAATAACTCTGTCATTGTATCTGGAGATACAAAATGATGTTCAATACCGTATGTTTCAGTTTCTTGTTTTTCTCTATCTGTATATGAAACAACAGTCTTAATCAGGATACCAAATTCTTTTAATGTGTAGTTGACAAGAGTATCCTTTCCAGAACCTGATTCTCCAACGATACAGAAAATAGTTTTCTTTGGTTTAAACTCATTTATATTTAAATCACATAATTTGTCTAAACGTGCATTATCATGAATAATAGAATAATGTATATCCATAAGATATTCATCAAGATTACCAATTATATTTTGTATATATACAATATTATCTATATCAATAACTTCAATAGTCAGTACATTAGCGTTATAATCTACAGCAAACCTTACTTCTCTTGATTCATTTGGATTATTTTTACTCAAGCAATATGCTGTGTATGTAATCCATAAAACATAATTCAATAATAGAGATACCCCACAATCTGTTTTTATTTTATCAATTATATCATATATTTCACATAATGTATTATATAAGCGTGATACTGTTTTTAAGTTCATCTTGCTTTTATAATGTTCCAATATTAGCAGTATTGTGTAGTATATCGTATCTATGACATATTCTCTTTTATCATCATTATATATACCACTATTTAAGCTACCAACTAATTTCATAACTGAATCAAATCTTGCTATTGACTCAGGTGTTGTATCTTTTGATATATCGGATGTGGTTGTAATATTATTTGGTAATGGTCTTCCTGTGATGTATTCAGTTTTTTCCTTTATTTTTCTTAATACATCATGTATTGTTATAATATTGCTCATATGTTTCTCTCTCCTTTTTAATAAATTAAATGCAACTTTAGTGCCCAAGTTAGATGATTTTATTGAATCTATACTATATATATAATCAGCAGCATTTATTAATTCAAATGATTGTGCTATTTTTGTCATTTTATACCTCTTCCATAAATTTATTTATGATTTATCTCCTTTCTTAAAATAAATCTATTATTACTTATATATAGATATTATGTAATTACTAGTCAAATAAAAAATATAAAAAAAAAATAAAAAGTCTGATAAAAATATCAGACTTTTTATTTAATTAATTACTGGTCGTGGAATTTCCATCCATTTCCAGTAATATATTCGTCTTCATTAAGTTTATAAATTCTATGACTAAAGAATCCGGTTGTTGATTCATCATAATACTCATCAGTATACCCGATGAGTACTGCTCCTTTATTTTTTAGTATTTCCTCATCTTGCTCCCAATTATATTTTGATGCAATGTCCTCAAATGTCACTTGATATGCATTTTTCATAAAAACTCCATTCTCCCCGTTAAGCCGATAGGACAACTAGACTTAGTTTATTATTACTAATAAATAATATATATATATATATATCAAAAGTGCGTATAGATAATATACTCTAAAAAAACAAACCCATAAACTATAGAAAGGTATAGAAAGGATTTTACCGATGTATCTTTATGAAAGAATAGCACAGGAGAAAGAAAGACAAAAAGAATTAGAGAAAATGTATTCTACTACAGAAATACATAAACCTGATAAAAGGTATGTTGCTCTAATGTCCTCTATGTCACATACATATGGTAATGCATTAGCATTTATCCAAAACTGGATTATGTCTATATTCCCAGAAAATATGTTTAAGACTATTCATGTAAATTCTAAAATTGCTCATAGACAACTACGAAGTACTCCTCATGAGTTTATTAAGAAAACTAAACCTATGATTATATTTAGACCCAGGATCCCAGGTATATCAGAAGATAGATTTCTTAAAGGAACTACTTTTATAGAAAGACAAACTGATTTATATTCTACATGGGGTGCTACTAATTTACAACCATTCTTTGAAGATCAACAAAATGATCTAATAATGAAATATCAATTAAATCGTACAGTAATGTATGTAGATGTAATAGTAGTATTATCTACATTAATGCAACAATTAGATTATTATCATTATTTAGAAAATGCTGTAAGAATAGAAAGACCTTTCTTTTTACAAACTTCATTAGAGAGTTATCTACCAGAAGATATGTTACAGATAATATCTGATTGTGTAAAAATACCAGTAGCTGATGATAAAGGAAATACAAAAGAATTTCTTGATTATATGAATGGAAAATCTATGTATCCTATTACATATAAACTACAAGGTTCTACACAGAGAAGAGAATTCTTTAGATATTATCCTGTTAATATAGATACTATGATATCTGATTTAGATAAAGATGATGGAGATAGAGTTGGTAGTGTAATGAATCAGTATACTATTAGTTTTACTGTAAGAATAGAATTTAACTCTACAGGATTTTATTATATCTTTAGTGATAATTTATATGATATCAAAATGCCTATTATACATCCTGAGGATTCTGATATTATTCCTATATATACAGATATAATATTGAAAGAAGATCTTAATTTAAAACAGGGATGGCAATTATATAATAGAGGAAGTTGTAGACTAGAAGATATTGATGATAGTATAGATTTTGACCAGATGTTAAATGAATCTATAAGAGAGACTATGAAATACCATGAAGAGAATGGATTACTGTATTCTGATTTTATAGATTTCAAAATACGAAAACAAGGTAAAATGATTAAAGAGGGAGTAGATTATACTATTGATTGGGAACATAGAAAAATTAACTTTATTAAGCAAAATACTTATAGTACTTATACTATAATGCTATGCTTAAATATTGAGTATATTAATAATCTTATTAAAACTCTTTATAAATTAAAATAATTAAGATAGATAGAGAATATTTACGATTATTCTCTATCTATCTTAGCTGACGATCTATGATAAACATAAGACTATTTAGTGGTTAATGATACTTTTGGGAAGTGAAATTGACTTATCTAAAAACAGGAAATATGAAGCACCACTAATAATCTTATGGGATTTTCAAGGTTTAAGATTACTAAACTGTTATACTTTTTTTAACTTAAATATTAACAAAATCAAGGAAATGGTGTATAAAATGAAAATTTTAAATATAACACTAGAGAATTTTACAGCAATTAAAAATGCTTTAGATACAAATAAAATATTTATAGATTTCTCTACAACAGAGAATAAAATATGTATATTAATAGGACCTAATGGTTCTGGTAAAACTTCTATTCTAAGTATGTTACATCCATTTGCAGATGTTGGTAATTTAGATGTTAGAAGTTCAACTAATTTAATATTAGCAGATAAAGATGGGTTTAAAGAAATAACCATTCAAAAAGATAATGATATTTATATTATTAATCATTTCTATACTCATCATAAAGATAAAAATCATTCTGTTAAAAGTTATATAAAGAAGAACGGAATAGAATTAAATGTAAACGGTAATGTAAGTTCTTTCAAAGAATATGTAAAAGAAGAGTTAAGTTTAGACTCAGATTATTTAAAATTAATTAGATTAGGAAGTAATGTAACTTCTTTAATTGATTTAACTCCTACTGAAAGAAAGAACTTTATGGGAAAGATAATGGATGATATAGGAATATTCTTAGAGTACTATAAATCAGTAAATAATAAACTAAGACAGTTAGAAGAGATGATTTCCCATTCTATTGATAAAGAAAAGAAATTAGGAATTTCTGATAAAGATGAATATAAGAAAGAGATTAAAGATTTAGAAAAAGAAATAGATAGCTTAAATATTAATTATATGGATTATAATAATAAATTAGCTATTTATAATAATAATATTAATAATATAGATGATTTAGACAATCTTAGAGATAATTTAAAAGATACTACTAAGATATATAATAAAATGATAAATATTATTAATAAAAAAGACTTAATAGAGAATAATGATGTTAATTATTATAAGGATAAAATTAATGAAGTAAATAATAAAATAAATTCTCTAAAGAATACTTATAATAGCAATATTGTATTAATACAGAATTCATTATCTCATTTAGATAATTTGAATAATCAATTAAATGAGTATAGAATTCAATTATCTAAAGAAGTTAATAGTGATAAAGAAATAGAGAATATTAAAATTAATTTAAATACTATGAGAAAACGATTACGAGAATATGAGGATATTCTTGGAGATTATAAACCTACTATATCTAAAGAGGATTTAGAGAGGTTTATAGTTTTTCTTAAAAATACACAACTAATTCTTAATAGAACATATGAGTTTGGCAAGCAACCAATATCTAAGGTATTATCGTTAATGAAAGATAATAAAAATGTAGTTAATTATATTAACTCACATATAATAGATATAGATGAGAAATCTAATAATGAAACTTCTCTATTCATAAATATGATATCTGAGAAGTTCAATATTGGTAAAGATGATATTAATCTTAATTGTGATGTTAGTGATTGTAAAGCAAAAAAACTACTATTAGAGATTCAAAATATAATCAAAAATCATAATATAGATGAAAAGAATAAAGATGAGTCTTTTTATCGAGATATGAGTTTTGTTTATAGTAATATTAATACCATAATACCTAATTTTTCTAATTATAAAGATATTATTGATTTATTACCTGAAGATATTAAAAAAGATTTTAAGACTATTAATATTTTTAGTAATATTGAAAAGCTTACTTATATCTATAATGAAAAAAAGATAAATGACCTATTATCATTAGTTACTGAATATGATAATTATATTACTTTATTATCAGATTATAGTAAAGAGGAATCTATACTGAAGAAATTTGGTAGTATTAGTAATTCATCATATTTAAGTAAATTGATAAATGATACAGAGGAATTTATTAATGAAGAAAATAAAAAAATCATTAATTGGAGAAATAATAATCTTACTATCAGTGAAGATTTAAAAACTCTAAATAATGATTTGGATGTTTACATAGATATCAAAGACACAATAGAACGATTCGATGAAATAAAGTCTCTATATAATAAGTATAATAACGATTATAATATCTATATAGAGAATAAAGAAAAAAGAGATGAAATATCTATTGAAATAAATAAATTGAAATATATTATAGATACTAAAAATAATCTATTACAAAATAAGATTATTAATTTAGAGCAATATAAAGTAATAAGAAAAGATATAAGTAATATGAATAAGATATATGATGATATGATATTTGTAAAGAATGCATTATCATCTAAACAGGGTATGCCATTATATTTCATTAGTAATTATCTAAAGAATACTGAAGAAATTACTAATGAATTATTGGATATAGCATATGATGGAAAGATATATATAGACTCATTCGATATAACACCAACTGAATTTTCTATTCCTTTTTTTAATAGAGGAAAGAGATTAAGTGATGTTAAATATGCGTCTCAAGGAGAGTTAAGTTTTCTATCTTTAGCAATAGCATTTGCATTATCACGACAAGTTCTAACTAATTATAACATAATGCTATTAGATGAGATAGATGGTCCTCTCGATATTTATAATAGAGAAAAATTTATTAAGGTATTAGAAAATCAGATAGATAGAATTGATGCAGAACAATCATTCTTAATTACGCACAACTCGATGTTCTCATCTTATAATGTAGATATTATTGATTTATCATTTAAAAATGATAAAGAACAGTATCCGTTAGCAAATTTCATTAAAATAATACGGGATTAGATATAACTCGGAAGGAAAATGATGGATAGTTTATTAGATACAAGTGTTTTATTATTGCTTTTTATTATTATATACTTTACCGTTATGTCAGTATATCGGTTTTATATATCTATGAGATACTATAATGAGTTAGATGAATATAGGAAACACAAACTAATGGACGGGGATACTACCATATTAGAGAACAACAAAATAAATCATAATTTAGACATGAAACATTAATAAGTTATGATAATCTCTATACTGAGAGGAAATGATATATGGAAGGTGAATTTCTACACTGGTTAGATAGTTTTCCTGGTCATATAGGAACATTGCTGGCGATAGTTATAGGTGGTATTGGATTATTGACAGCAATGGTTGGTGGTATAGCAAAACTTAAGAAAGAGTATGAATTAAAACTTACTGATATGGTATTAAAGGAGGAAACAGATAAAAAGTTCAAAGAAGATATAAAAGCTATGATAGAGCAAGTATCTCTATTAAAGCAGAATACTGAATTTTTATCTACTCAATATGCCAAAACTCAAGTTGAGCTAAATAATAAAATAGATCAAATATCTGATATTTTAAAAGAAACCCAAGATACCAGTAATAGAAGAGACGATGCGTTGGAAAAGCAAATTAAATTATATGATAATAATTTGGATGACTTTCGTAAGGAAATTACGGAACACACTGAACAATTAGCATTATTAATAGATTCTGATAGGGAATCTATTAAGTCTTTTATCGTTGACAAATATTATCAGGTTATCGAGGATGGGTATATAAACACACACCTTTTGCAAGTATTAGAGGAAAGATACGATAAGTATCTAAAGGAAAACGGAAATAGCTATGTTAAAAGCTTAATGGAAGAAATACGAGAATTACCTCATACACCACCTGCCAATAAATAAGTAAATAATATGCTAGTATATATTTTTCTATATACTAGCATATTATTTGATTTGCCCTCAAATCACAATAAAATAAAAATTCAGTCTGAAATGAGGTATAAATATGAATCAATTAATGCATGTTTTTGCTTTTGATACTTACAATGATATGATAAATAATACTGAATTACATACTAACTGTCTTGCTATTACTCTAGGTAAAGATGAGCCTGGTGATGGTGGTGGTGATATGTATTATTTATTAGAAAATCAAAAAATGAATAAATATACTAATGTTGGCGAACCGCTTAGAAATGATAATATGTTTAAAGCAGCTAAAATAAACCTAGGATTTGAATTAAGTTCAAAGACTGCTGCCGAAGATGCAAAGTATAGTGTAAGATCACTTATTAGCTCAAATATTACTACATATGAAAATAAGATATCTGAATTATCTCAAACTATTAAAGATTTAAATCAGTATCTTGTAGAAGCTAATATAAAATTAGAAGAAACTTACAGATCAGATATTAATTTATTGAATAATACTATTGATAGTTTATTGATTAGAATTAATACTCTCGAGAATAAAGTGAATAATACTTCTACAGAAAATACTACAGAGGGTACTACAGAAGATAATTCTTCTAATACTGTATCTGAAGAATCATCTACTAATAGTGATAGTAGTGAATCTACACCAGTAGAGAATGAAACTCATGAAGATAGTACAGAAACACCTTCTGAAGAATCTACAGATAAAAAGAAGAAAGGAAAAAACTAAATGTATCCATTGTTAGATGAATCTGTTGGTGAGATGATTCCTCAAGTAGGATTAAATGGTCAACCACTAACAAAAGAAGATTATGTTATAGAATGGGAAAATGCTACAGACATAGATGATGGTACTATAGATTTTATTAGTGATGATAATAAAATACTATTATCATCTATTGATGAAATGAAGTATAAGTTATATGCTGTAAGAATGCTTCCTTTTACAATAGATAATTATAGAAAAGAATTTGATATTACTAGAAACCTTATTAGTTTAGAATTAAAACTAAGAGATGTTTTAAGAAGATCTGATGAGAAAACTAAAGATGCAATAGAGTCATATAATAAGAGAAAATCTATTGAGAGATCAAAAGATATAGAAAGATTAAATAAAGCTATAGATATTCAGGATATTAAAGTACACGGAGTATCATCAAATACTTTGATAAAGGATGATTTATTGTATAATGGAGACCCTGCTTTTATTATATCAGATAGTAATAAAAATGTAGAGATTCCTAATTATGAATTATCAGAAACATCTACTGATGAAGTTATGGGTGAATATCCAGTTAATTATAAAACTATAATGAACTATATTGATGTATTTAATCATATTGGAAATTCAGTAAGTAATGTAAATAAACCTAATAGTACATATATATTCAATAGACCAGATGGTAGTTTATTATTGGTTGGATGTAAATTACTTGAAGAAATTCCAGTATCATTTAAAGATGCACTGAATAAATATAAATCTGTAGCTATTGGTAAATATGATAGAATATTATCTGAGGTATCTTCAAATAATCCATATAGAGAAGAAATAATTGTTGATTGCTGTAGATGTCCTAAAACAGGGTCATTTTATATTTATCTTATTATGAGGCATATCGAATATCCAGATGATCCATATGATGATGGTGATTATATAGAATCATATGATGTAACTAAAAATAATAAAATATCTAATAAGGTTGAACTTATTCAGGAAGAAGTAGATAATTTAAAGCATAAATTAGAATTATCCAAGAAGATGTATTATGAAACTGGTGATATCGGATATAATAATAGAATTATTGGTCTTACATATAAATTAGAGAAAAAAGAAGAAGAATTAGAAGATGCTAAAGATGAAGAGAAGAAATCGTCAGAAGACGGTGATGATAAAACTACTGATGACATCAAAGATACATCTAAGACAACTGATGATAATTCTTCAGAGTCTGATAATAATGATACCAGTAGTGATGAAGATAATAATACTGATGATACATCAGAAGATAAACCTAAAAAGAAAGAAAAGAAAAAAGACGATGATACTCATATAGATAAAGATATACAAGAGTATATTGATAAACTTACTGAAAAGGGATATAAGATTAGATATGCATATTCTGGTAAAGAGATAAAGAGTGATGATGCTAAATCATTAAATACCGATGCAAGAATTATGTTTGATAATAAATATCCATTTGAAGATGGTCCAGAGGGATGGGATTTAAGAGAAGTTGATAAATGCTCATATCTTGATATAAATAATCATGATGAGGAAGATTCATCTGAAGATGATGATAAGAAGTCAAAAGACGATAAAGATGATAAAAAAGAAGATAAGTCATTTGATGATTGGAAGAAAGAATATCTGGAGAACTTAAACACATGGATAGAAAATCTACCAGAGAGTTCTAAAGAAGGTTCTAAGAAAGAAGAAGATCCTGTTACAGAAGCTTTATTAGATAATATGGATTTGGATTATTGCTATAATTTGATGCTTGAATCTATTAAAGATTATTTATAATTATAAAAATATTAACTTAGATAAGATTTAAATTAAATCTTATCTAAGTTAATTATTTATAGTATGTAATAAATCTAATATGGAAATAGGTGAGTGCACGTCCCATTTCTATAATTACTATTATGTTATATTATTTATATTTTAAAATAACCCCTGGAAACACAAAGATAATACGATACAGAAAGGAATACCTTATATATGAGCGATTTATTTCGTACTATTATGGAAGGTCAGATAGAGGAAAATATATCTGAAGACTTAGATATCTATACTGAAGCTGTTAAAGCAGAAAAGATAGATTATCTCAAAACCTATCCAAAACAAATATTTTTACCTTTTGGTAGTATTAAACGAGGTAGAGGAAATGTAGCTATGTTATATACTCATTCTCTACAAGAGTCTATAGATATTATAAATAATAAAGATAATTGTATAGGTGGTATAAATTATCCTCTTTATTATTTTAATATGCTATATCAAGGAAAAATATATACTAAGAAATTTAGATATAGATTAAGTAAAGAAAGAAAAGAGTTATATGAAGAGATTAAGGATAAAACTAATTTAATTCCTAAGATTAAATTAAGTAATTCATTAGCAGATAACAAAAATCTTTATTATGATTTATATAAGTATATAGAAATATTTAGAAGCTTAGCTTTTAAAGTAATTCCTATGAAGTATATAGAGTTATATTGGGATTATATGAAGAAAATTTATAATATAGATTTTCCTAATAGAAAAACTAAGTTTGTAGTATGTAACTTGAATAATTATAAACTTAGTAAAAAACTAAAAGAGAATTTAGATAATCCTCTTTATATAATTTTTTTTACTCTATATAAGAAACCAGAATTATTAAAGGATATAGATATTGATTATTACTTCTATGTAAAAAATAGAGTATTAAAAGTTAATCCTTCTTTATTAGATGAAAAATCTTATTTAAAGCTTAAAATAGAGATGAATAAGATAATGAAAAATGTAGTACCTGATGAAACTATAACTATATCTACTGATGAGAAAGAAATAACTCAGAGTGAAATAGTTGCTAATGCGGTAGTAGCATTAAATACTGTTGTTAAAGTAGATAAAACACCAGATACTATTACTAATGATGAAGAATTAAAAGAATTAACTAAAGAAGATGAAGTAGATAAAGAATTAGAAGTAGTAGCAAAAAAGAGTGTAGAAGAAGTTACTAATAAGATTGATCCTACTGAAGTACCTGAAGATGATGTAAATGTACATGTAGCTAGTAATATCAAAAAAGAAGTAGAAGATAATCATGATCTTCTTAAGAAGATTTATTATCAGAATAAGAATGGAGATAAAGTAGAAAAATCTACAGCTTCTACTGCTAGAGATGAATTACTAAGAAAGAATCAAAAAAATCTTAAAGTAAAAAATATGACACTAGATAAAATTATCAGTGTTAAAACCAAAGATGTAAAAATTCCTATTACAGATGTATCAGATCAATTAACTACTACAAATAATCATATGGATAAAATCAGATACGATAATCTTGATACTACTTATATTAAGGAAGTAATGGAAAAAGATATAATGGATGCATTCTTAGCATTGAATGATAAATCTATTCCATTATTTATACGAGATATTAAAGTAGAAGATACATCTGATGAGTTAAACTATAAAGATACTTATACTATCTATATGGAAGATGGTAATAGAAATAGACACACTGTAAAAGTAGATATACCTAAATTTATAGATAATAGATTTTTGTATATAGGTGGAAATAAGAAAGTTATTAAACACCAATCTTTCTACTTACCAGTAGTTAAAATAGCTCCTAATAAAGTAGAGATAGTTACTAATTATTCTAAGATGACTATTGAAAGAGAAGATGGTGTAAATAGTTCTTCTGTAGATAGAATGAAGAAACTAGTAGTAGCCAATAAAGATAAATTAGGAGATGCATTTAAAGTTGGTTATGAGTTCCCTAATAATAAGAAATTTATTACTACTATAGAATATGACCAGTATAGTAAATTATATACTTCATTTAAATATAAAGGAAGTATGATATTCTTTAATCAAGCTACCGCTATTCAATATGCAGAAGATAATAAAATTACTATACCAGAAAATCATATATTTATAGGAGTAGTAAAAGGAACTCCAACTTTTATAGATATAGATAAACAAACTACAGATGATGAAAGAAATATAACTGATTTAATTGTATCTTGTTTACCTCAAGAATTAGAAACTGAATATCATAAAACTAAGTCTGCTAAGAGAATGATGTTTGCTAAAGTAAAGATAATGAGGCAGAATGTATATGTTGGAATGTTATTAGGTTTCTGGGCAGGATTAAGTAAATTATTACAGTTAATGAAAGTTAACTATCGAGTTGTAGATAAGATAGAAAAAGAATTAAAATCAAATGAAGAATATATTAAATTTAATGATTGTATTCTTATATATGAACAAAATATTCCTATATCATTAATTCTTAATGGATTTAGAATGTTTAAAACTGAGAAGTATTCTATGGCGTCATTTGATACTAAAGAACCATATAGTGATTATATTCTCAAAGTATATGGTAGTGCTATTACTGAGAATGCTTTGATGAACTTCTATGAATTCGTATTAGACCCAATTACAATAGATGTATTAGAGCAATTAGAATTACCTACTAATATAATTGATCTTTATATATACGCTATTAATCTATTAGCAGACTCTCAATATTCTGCTCAGATAGATCAGAGATTATCAAGAATAAGATGCGGAGAAATAATACCTGCTATTCTTTATGAAAGATTGGCTAAGAATTATGTAGAATATAGAAATAGTAATGGTGCTAAAAAATATACAGTACCACAAAATGCAGTAATACAAGAAATATTAGCACAAAAGACAGTAGAGGATTATTCTACTCTTAATCCTACATTGGAGATGGAGCAATTACACGCTGTATCTACTAAAGGATTTAGAGGAGTAAACTTGGATGATTCTTATACTATTGAAAGAAGATCTTATGATAAATCAATGACAGGAATAATAGCAGCAAATACTTCTCCTGACGGTGGAGTAGGTGTATCAAGAACTCTAACTATGGAACCTCAGATAACTAATATTAGAGGTATAGTAGAAGATACAACTAAGACATTTGAAAAACTAGATGATGTAAATTTATATTCAGCTGGTGAAATGACAATGCCATTATGTAATGCTATTGATGACCCTAACCGCCTGGGTTAAGCATGGCTCAGGCGTTAATAAACCTCTTTAATTGCTGGAACATCTTTAGAGCCTTAAGTACCAAAGTGTAATAATCTTAAGGATTAGACAATCAGCAGCCAAGACTCTATTTATAGAGTAAGGTTCAACGACTATCGAAAGCATAGTATAGAAGAAATATCTATATGAATAAGTGAGTAGAGTACACGAAAGTGGAAACGGGAGGTGTTATATATTTGGTAAAAGAATATATAATGAAGATATAGTCTACCAATATGGAGACATATTGATTTAAAAAAAATCTAACAATACATATGTTTAAACAAAATAAGCAGAGGTAATTTATATTATGATATTTATAGGATATTATTATAATGATGATAAGATAATTTGGAAAAAGATATATTGGTATGATAATAAAGTTACAAAATATTCAATATCGAACATAGGTCTTGTTAGAAATGATAAAACTGATAAAATATTAAAAACAAATTTTAGTAAAGGGTATGAACGAGTTAATTTAACTCACAACGGTATAAGCAAGCAGTATTTTATACATAGACTTGTTGCAAATGCATTTATAGAAAATCCAGATAATAAACCAGAAGTCAATCATAAAGATGGTATAAAACATCATAATTATGACAAAAACTTGGAATGGGTGACATCATCTGAAAATGTAAAACATGCATTTGATAACGGGTTGAATCACAGTAGTGGTTTAAAAAAATCTTTAGATAAACGAAGTATACACAATATCTGCAAGTTACTTGAAAATAATCAACATAATATTTCAGAAATTGCTCGTATTGTCGGTTGTAGTAGAACTACCGTTAGTGATATCTTATATAAGGGAAGATATAGAAAAATATCTAAAAAATACAAGTTATCGAATTATATCAAACGGACTAATTTTAGTAAATCTGGGGATTTGTCTGAAGTTACAAAGTATTCAGATATGGATATCCATAAAGTTTGTAAATTAATTGATAGTGGAAAATATAGTTTACCTGAGATATCAGTACAGACCAATGTACCTTACCAGACAATACGTAATGTATATTACGGTGTGTGTAGAAAATCTGTTTCATCTCAGTATAACTTTATGAAAACTACAAAAAATCCATTATATGAGATAAAACGAGAAAATGCAATAAATGCTTGTAAACTATTAGACAGTGGGTTGAATAGTCGAGAAGTTAGTGTATCATTAGGTATCAGTAGATCGTTTGTTAGAAATATTTTATCAGGAAATACATGGAAGGATGTATCAAAAGATTATTCTTTTATAAAAAACAAAAAGTGATTATGTGTTTTTGACGAAAAGCATGCGATAGAGTTTTGTCGCATTCAAACCTCTTTAATTGCTGGAAACTCTTTAGAGCTCTAAGTACCAAGTGTGACAATCTTAGAGATTAGACAATCAGCAGCCAAGACTCAAAAGAGTAAGGTTCAACGACTATCGAAAGTATAGTATAGAAGAAATATCTATATGAATAAATGAGTAGAGTACACGAAAGTGGAAACGGGAGGCTATTATTAATTGGTAATAGATTAATAGTAGAAGATATAGTCTGGCTACACAGAAATGTGATAGGTTATAAATAAACGAAAGCAGTCGAAACACGTTATTCCTGTTAAGAAATCTTCTCCAGTTCTTATTTCAAATGGAATGGAAGAATCTTGTAGATTCCATGTAACATCTAACTTTGCTATTAATGCAGAAGAAGATGGAACTATTATAGATTATGATGAGAAATCAGGAATGATGATAGCTAAATATAAATCAGGTAAATGTAGAGCTATTGATTTATCACCCAATATAGTAAAGAATGGTGGTGGTGGTTTCTTCTTATCTAATCAACTAGAAACTAAATTAAAAGTTGGTAGTAAGTTTAAACAAAATGATGTATTAGCTTATCATAAAGATTTCTTCACTAATGATGAATTCAATAACTGTAGAATGAATATGGGTACATTATGTAAAGTGGCTTTAATGTCATCATATAATACTCATGAAGATGCTACATTTATTACTGAGAAAATGTCACAAGATTGTGCTACAGAGATGTGTTTCTGTAAACCAGCTACTGTAGGAAAAAACTCTAATGTATTTTATATTGCTAAAAAGGGGCAGGAAATAAATATAGGTGATCCTTTAATACAGTTTGATACATCATATGAAGATGAATCAATAAATACATTACTGGCAAATCTTGGTGAGGAAGATAAAGAGAATATATTAGAGGGAGCTAGAAATGAAATTAAATCTAAGTATTCAGGTATAATAGAAGATATTAAAATATATTCTACTGTAGAATTAGATGAATTATCTCCTTCTTTAAAAACTATAGTAAGTAAATATTATAGTGAAATAAATAGAAAGAAGAATTTCTTAAATAAGTATGATCCAGAAGCAAAGGATAGTGTAGTTAAATGTGGTATTCTTTGTAATGAAACAAGTTCTAAAATAGACCCTAATATGTATGGAGTTATTAAAGGACAGAAAGTAGAAGATGGAGTTCTTATAGAGTTCTATATTAAACATACAGAACCATTGGAGGTAGGAAGTAAGATAGCTAACTACACAGCTCTAAAAAATACTGTATGTGAAATTATTCCAAAAGGTTATGAACCATATAGTGAATATAGACCTGATGAAGAGGTATCTACTTTTATTGCTACTAACTCTATACTTAACAGAATGGTTCCTGCTATTCTTTATGTCACATTAGGAAATAAATGTATTATAGAATTAAAAAGACATCTTGAAGAAATATATGATTCTAAGAATATTAGTAAGTGTAGACCTAAGATGGAAAAGATGATTTATTCATTCTTTGATGCATTTGATAAAACAGGAGCTAATACAAAAAAATATTCAAGTAGATTTAAACCAATGAGTGATCAGATGTTTAAGAGATACTTTGATGATTTCTTTAGTAATGAAAACGCTTATCTTATTTTAGACATAGTGGATTATGAAAGAAGAATTACTATGGATGATATAGAAGCTGCTGCTAAAGTGATAGATGTACCATTATACGAGAATGTAATAACTCCTTTTGCTACTATGGATAAAGAAAATGCTGTTGTTACTCAAACACCTGTACCAGTAGGATATCTTAATGAGAAGAGAACTCAACAGACAGTAATGAAGAAGAATGGTATTAGTACAGATATTAGTGAAAGATCAGCTATTACTAATCAGGTTACTGGTAAAGATAAGAATGGTAGAGAATCTGATTTGGAGAATATAATGCTTATTAACTGGGGATTACCTAATGTATTAAAAGAATTAAATTCTGCTAGATCTGATGACTCTGTTATGAAACAACAGATGTTAAGAGATATAGCATTGAACGGATATACTAAGCTGGAAGATATGGAAGATGATGTATTTAATAAGACAACTTTAAATGCTGTAGATACATATATGCTAGGAATGGGACTTAAGTCTGATTTAGTAACAAATGGATTAATGCTTCCAAAGACAATAAAAGAAGAATTATAAAAAAAAAGAAACTCACTAGAAATTAATCTGGTGAGTTTCTTAAAGTTATGGATATCAAGATTACTTTACAGTTGGAATCTCAATACCAAACTTATTTTTGAAAGCTTGGACAAATTCATCCTCTGGTTTGAAGGTGGTATCATTATTCCACCATTCTATTCCATCAGACCATGTTGCAAACCCATTCCAATATACGTGGTATATATGGAAATGTGACAATGTTGTAACTGCAAATCTACCTTCGATAATACCGAAATTAAATTTTACAACCTCTAATGCTGAATCCTTATTTACACTTTTCAATTATCTACTAACAACAACTAATTCTCTCATGATAATCTCCTTTCAAGATTAAAACTATTTTATTATTACACAAAAATGATATATATATATCAAAAATACGGATATAAGTAAATTATAAAAAAAGAAGCTTAGTAGAAATTAATCTAGTAAACTTCTTTAATACCGATATAGAGAATTCCTTACTTTAAAGGAATCTCTATACCAAACTTCTCTTTAAATGCTACCAGGAATTCTGAGTAGTGGAATATATCATCCACCTCACTCATAAATGTATTTTGAGATATATAACCTTGTCTATCCCAAGCAGCATATGCTAACCTGTAGATTACATCGTTTGATTGTAATCCACAAAGAGTCATTGTTGTAACTTTACCCTCAAATCCGTCGAATGTAAATTTAATTACTCTAAATGAACCAACTTCATTTTCTTCTTTAACAACGTCACTAAGTATAACTAATTCTTTCATTTTATTTCTCCTTTGAAAAAACTATTTTATTATTACACGAAAATGATATATATATATCAATAAAATACGTATATAGAAATAACCCCTTAAAAACATAGGCTTAATATACACTTTGAAAGAAAGGTGAAATAGATGGCAGTTAGAAGAAATCGTAAACTAGATGTAGAGAGTTTAACATCTTCAGTAGATTCCGATCGTTCCTTTAAAAAGCAACTAATTAATATTAATAATTTAATTGGTCAAGCTAACTTATCTCTTTATGGAACTGATAGAACTTCAGATGTTGATTCTCTTAACGATAAATTTAATGCAATATTATCTAATGAGCTAACTGGTATTACTGGAAAGGATGATAATGAAATTACATCTTTTCTTAACCAGATAGTATCTACAGATAATAAATATAAAGCTACTGAAGATATTCTAAATAATCAGTTTGGTGATTTAACAGGTAATGAATATTCTACTATGCAATCATTTATTTATGATGCATATAGAAATAGATTATTACAGCAATCTGACTTACATGAAGTATCTTCTCAGTTAATTGAATTATCAGAAGCTATAATGATTACTAGAGATGCTATTATTTCTGCTGATACTGTAGAAGGTAGATTAAATAGATCATTAAAGTTTGATAATATTGATGAAGATGAGATTGATAATTATACTTCTTTAGTAGAAAATATGGAATTGAAGTTTAAGTTATTAGAAAAAATAAAAAACTTCATTATTCCTAAAACTCTGGAATATGGAGAATACTATGTGTATGTGGTTCCATATTCTGTATTATTTAATAAATTTCATCAACAGAAAACAAGAAATCTTTCCAATAATGGAATTCTTAAAAGATATAATGAATCTACAGTATTGGAAGGATTTAGTAATGTAAGAAAAGATAATAAGCTTTCTGATTTAGATGTATTCTTAGAAGATTGCTATAAGAAATTTAATATACAAGAAGAAACTAAGACTAGTAATAGTTTAAATAAAGAAGTTAATAAAATAAATAAAGATGAATTTAAAAAAGACTTAAAGAATATAATGGAAAATATTATTATATCTACTGATGAAGTTCCTATTCCATTCTTAGAAGAAGGAATAGAATCAATAGAATATCTTAATAATCAAAATAATTCTGTAGTTACTGAAGATAATAACTTATTTAAAAAAGTAATTAAGAATAATAAATCTGATGGTGGTGTTAAGATTAATAAGAAAGGGGAATATGATGATATTGGTGATTGTTATTTAAAGATGATAGAACCAACTAGAATTATTCCTATTCAGATTATGAATACTACACTAGGATATTATTATGTACAAGATGAAGATATTACTCCATTATCAGGAGCTGTTTCATCATCTCTTTATTTTAGTAGGTTTAATGAGCATAGTAGACAACAAACTATTATTGATAGTCTAGCAGAAAGAGTTGTACAGCAATTCAATAAACCATTCTTAAAAAATAATCTGAAGTTTAAAGAAGCAATAGTAGATTGCTTTAATTATTATAATTTGAATGAGAATAGAATAAGAATGCAATTTATTCCTGCTGAATATATAATACAATTTAAAATAGATGAAGATATCAATGGTAATGGAACATCTATGATTAAGAAATCATTATTCTATGCTAAATTATACTTAATGATTTTATTATTTAAGATTATGAGTATTATTATGTATAGTAATGATCAAAAGATTAGCTATATAAAACAATCTGGATTAGATAAGAATTTAGCTAATAGAGTACAAGAGATAGCACGATTACAACAATCGAGACAAATCAATATTTCTGATTTATTTTCTTATACTACTCTTATTAATAAGGTAGGTAATGGTAATGCAGTTTATATGCCTACTGGTAGAAGTGGTGAAAGACCTATAGAAACAGAAATATTATCAGGTCAGGATGTTCAGTTAAATAATGATCTACTAGAGATGTTAAAAAATGCTTATATTACAGGTACTGGTGTTCCAGCTGCTATTCTGAATTATCTTAATGAAGCAGATTATGCTAAGACAGTAGAACAGAATCATTCTAAGTTTAATGCTAGAGTAATTAATTACCAATTAGATTTTAATCCTATTATTACTGAAATGTACCAGAAGATAATGAGATGGTCTACTAATATTGGTGAAGATAAAATATCTAATTTCACTTTTACTCTACAGCAACCAAGGTCAGTATTGATGAATGCTAAATCTGAGTTAATAGGACAATATAATTCATTAGCAGAATTCTTAGTAGGATTGTATTATGAAGATCCAGGTTCTGCTGGTGATCCAGAAAATCTTAATGCTCAAATAAGAGAGTTTAAGAAGTTATTAGCAAGAGATCAATTACCAATGATTCAATTTGATGATATTGAAGAATTGATTAATAAAGCAACTCTTCTTAATAAAGAAAGAAAACTTAAACCAGATCCGAAGAATGGTAATGATGGAGACGATGATGGTTTAGATGAAGTAGATGACGATTTGGATAATCTTCATATGTAAGAAATATTAAATACTAGAGGAATTTTGTATGTTCCTCTAGTATTTAACTTTTTTATTTATTTACTTTATCAGCAATCTTATTAAGAACTGGAGATTTAGACTTTCTAAGTCTATTAAAGTAAATCTTCATTCTCTTAACTGCCTGTGTATGATACTTCCTATCAAGCTTAGCTCTAAGAATCTTTCTGAACTTCATAAGCTTCTTAAGCTTTCTGTAATCAGCATCATTGTTAGCAGCAGCACATACATTTATTGCAAGTGCATAAAGCTGCTTCTTCTTTGACTCAGCATCCAATCTAATCATCATTGGCTTATTATACTTAGCTTCTGAGAAGTAACTATCATCGTCATCTTCAGAATATGACTCAATAATCATCTGTACATCACTATCTGTCATAAAGCCTTCTCTAATAGCTGTATCTGATTCATTCTCTACGAAATCTCTCTTCTCATCTGAGTTGAGCTCATCATTAACAAGAAGTGTAGTAGCAGCCATTGACATCATATCATCAGCTTCCATTTCTGCATCAGAATCTAATTCCTCTTCATCAGCATCTCCACCGATTTCATCATCGAGTTCACCACTAAGTTCTCTATCCAAATCTGCAAGATCTTCATCATCCAAATCATCAACATCATCTAGTGCTGAAAGGTCTGAAATATCATCAGTACCTACATCATCTGATGCACTATAATCATCATCGTCATCATCATCGCCGTAGCTAGAATATCTTCCACTGAAAGCATCCTCAGCATCGTCGTCATTATAACCATAATCGTCATCATCTTCCTGATACTGCTTATTTGGTTCAACACCATCAGCCTGTACAAACTGATCATCAATATCTGAATATTTATCTATATCGTCTGCTTCAAAGAAATAATTTGACTTAGATGGTAGTGGTCTTGAAAGTAACTCATCTATTCTACTCATTTTATAGTAGTCCACCTTTCTTAAAATAGTTCATAATTATTTATGTGTTTCAGGAACTAAAAAACTTCTACGACTAATTCGTTGGTATGTATCCAATTATCTCGTGTATAATCATACCCTGCCTTCCATTTAGTAACTATTGTTATTAGTCCAAGTTCAACATATCCATCAGAATGATATCGTTCTCCAGTAGTCTTATCCCATATAATACATCTAGCAAAGCCATCAGTATTTTGATAATCCTCTATAATGAATTGATATACATGACCTTGGAACTCTAATATTCTTTCATTACTCCTGAAAGCATCCATAAAAGATTTTATCATATCTATACCCTTTCATAAGTATAAATTTATGTAAATGTGCATATATTACTTGGTATAATCACTATTACAGGTAAATAAATTTAATAAAGTAAGGACTTAATTGATTATGGAAACAAATGCATTTATAGAGAAATATGTGGATTCAATGAAAGATGTAATGATAAGAATGAATCCAGATTTAGATGAGGATAAAATAGAAAAGGTTATAAGAGATACAATAGAAAAGAAGATACAAAATCCAATTGTTACATTGGATAATAATTATACAAGAGAAAGTAGAGATACAAATTTATTATCAGTATTAAATTGGGTAGAGAATAAAAATCCTATTATTGCTGGTAATGGTACATTTTATAGAAATCAGCATATTGCAATGAACCCAACGGCTGTCATGCTTGATAATTTTGCATCTCAGAGAAAAGCATATAAGAAAGAGATGTTCTCTGTAGAGAATACATCAAGTAATGAATATAAAGATTTAGATAGAAAGCAGAATAATGAGAAGATAAATATGAACTCATATTATGGTGCAAGCGGATTACCATCATCTGCATTTTATAGTAAGTATAGTGGACCAGCAACTACACATACAGCACAAGAAGTAATATCATCAGCAGAAATGTTATTTGAAGGATTTCTAGCAGATAATTATATCTTTTTAAATACTACTGAATGTATTGAATGGATTACTACAGTAATGAAAGATTTTGAGTATTGTGATGATTTCATTAAACAACATTCATTATCAGATGTTGCTAATAGGTTATATGATTCTATATTGGAGCCTGATGAAACTTCATATGAGGTATTATCAGATTATTTGTATTCATATAATGAAGAAGAATTATCATTTATTTATTATAAGAATAATATATTTGAATTTATTGGTGACCATGAAATAATTAAATCATTATTTTATTCAATATTTAGTAATATAAATAATTTATCTTATATAGATAAAGATAATACTGATTGGTTTATTGAGATACCAGAAGAGTATAGGAATGATTTTATTGGTAAAACTGTTAAGGATTGGAATAAGTTCGTTAATAAAGAATACTTTATGGATCCATCAAGTCCACCAGAAGTTATAAGTACTGAATTATATAAACTAACAGAATATATGATAAAATATGTCTACTGTAGATATTTATCTTTTGATAGAATATATAGACATAGAAATTTTAAAAGAAGAGTAGTAACTGTAATTGATACGGATAGTAATATCTTATCTATAGATACATTGATTAATTACATATTTTCGTTTATAGATAAAGATGGATTTGATAGACCAATAATGAATAATGAATTTATCTGTATTAATATTATGGCATTTATTATCACTCATATAATAGAAAATTTATTATTGTATTTTGGTGAGAATTCTAATATCCCTGAAGATTTTAGACCTAACTTTAATATGAAGAATGAGTTTTATTTTTCTAAGTTAATAATAGGAAGTGCTAAAAAGAGATATATAACAAAGATACTATTAAGAGAGGGTAATCTATTAAATCCACCTAAATATGATATTAAAGGATTTGATTTTAAGAAATCTACAACTTCAGAATATTGTGAAGAGAAGTTTATGGGGTTGGTTAAGAAATACTTAATAGAGAATGATGGAGATTTCGATATAAAAAGTATGCTTAGAGATATATACGTATTTAGGGACGAGATAATAGATTCTATTAAAAACGGTGAGAATATATATTTACCAACTGCATCGGTTAAAGAAATGGCATCATATGCAAATCCTTATTCAGAAGCTTCTGTTAGAGGAACTACTGCATGGAACATACTAAATCCAGATAGTCAAGTAGAAATACCATCAAGAGTTAGTATATTAAAATTAAATATATTTAAGCCTGATGATATTAATAACTTGCGTATAACAAATCCTCATGAATATTCAGTAATAATGGATTCTATATTTAATGATACAACTGGAATGTTTGTACAGACTAATAGTAAGGGTGAAACAAAAATAGTTGGAATGAATGTAATAGGAATTCCTCAAAATACAAAAATACCTAAATGGTTAGACCCGTATATAGATTATAAAACTATTGTAAATAATATTCTAAGTCCATTTGTACCAGTATTAGAATTATTTGGTATCAAGACATTAGATGAGGGTAAAACTATAGGTAGTATAAATAGGAAGACTAGTGCAATTTCAAATATAATAAAATTCTAATAGAGATATATATCATCTATTAGTAACCAAATAAATTAAAAAAAGGATGGTAATAATATGGAAGTTGAATTAAAACAACTGAGGACAGATGGTAATGTAATAGGACAATATGAGCATGTATATGCATTATTTGTATATCATGAGTGTATAGGTGGTCTTCATGTATCAAAAGATAAAATAAATAATGAGATAGTTTTATTAGATATCATCTGGACTAATTGTAGTTGTCATCTAGGTAGTGACATACGAGATTCTAGTAATAATAATTCTTTTACTGAAAATGAGAGAGTTATAATTGAGGAATTGTCTGAATTACTAGACTTAGACTTGGTAAATATCGTATTTGATTAATTTGTTTATAGATAGGATTTTTTATAATCCTATCTATAATTATTTATTAAAGGAGATTTAAAAAATGAAATCAAAAGAATTAGTTAAAGAGTTAAAAGAGATTTATAATAATCTCAATAATGAAGAAGTATTACATAAAGCTGCTAAAATGCTTGGTAGTAAAGATTTTCAAAATCTTAAATTATCTTTATTCAAAGATTTAGATAATACTATAGATGATGAGAGTATGAAGCTATTGAAATATATATTGAAGATATGCAATTATATATATAATAATACTTCATATGGTACAGGATTGGCAGATTCTGAATATGATATATTATTATCACATTATCAGAATATTACAGGAAATAATATAATTACAGAACCTATTATGAATACTGATAATACTAGTAACCATACTTATACATCATTACGAGGAACTTTAGATAAGATATATAAAATCACTGAAGATGATATTGTTAGAAATAAATCACAAAGTACTTTGGATGAGTGGATAACTAAAACACAGAATAGATATAAAGATAAAACTGGTGACGATATAAACCTATTAGATGAAGAAGTTTATATTATGCCTAAGTTTGACGGTATATCTTGTGTATTTGAATGTGATGAAAATGGTAAAGTTATTAAAGCTTTAACTAGAGGTGATACTGAAAGAAATATTGCTAATGATATTACTCCGTTATTAAAAGATGCTTTTATTAGTCATAATTGTAAAGGTTCTAAGCATGGAGTTAAGACTGAAATAATGATGATAGATGATAATCTTGAGAGATATAATAAAGACCACGATACAAATTATAAGAATACTAGATCTATAGTAGCTGCTATATTGAATAGTAAAAATTCTACTAAAGAAGATATTGAATATTTGACTATAGTACCATTAAGGTACTCTTATATTGAAAGCGGTAAAGAGTCTTTACAATATATTCCAGTAGAATTTTTAGAATATCCTCATATAGAATGTAAATTATCTGAGATAGATAAAATTCATGAGTTTGCATTATCTCATAAATCTGTATATCCTGGATTAAGATGTGATGGTTGTGTTATTATTTTATCAGATACAAATTTGCAAAAAATATTAGGTAGAGATAATGATATCAACAAATATGAAGTTGCATTTAAGTATACTGAAGAAATAGGATATTCTAAAGTAAAGGATATTGAATTTACTACTGGATTATTTGGTAGATTAAGTCCTGTTGTTGTATTTAAAGATATTAAGTTAAAAGGTAATACTATAAATAAAGCATCACTTGGTTCTTATAAGAGATTTAAAGAATTAGAATTATGTAAAGGGGATGTTGTAAAAGTAATATATGATATAGTCCCATATATTGAATATGATGATAATGATCCATCTTGTAGTAGAAGTGGTAATAAACCTATTAAAGCTCCTGATAATTGTCCAGAATGTAATGAACCATTAGAATTAGAAGATGATGATAATGGTGAATTAAATATTCTAAGATGCACTAATAAAAATTGTCCATGTAGAGTAAGAGGCAAAATATTAAATTTCTGTCAGAAGATGGATATAGGAAATATTTCATACAGTACTATATCAGATTTATATAATGAAGGATTACTAAGATCTATACAAGATTTATATAAGTTATGGGATTATACTATTGCTATGAAGACTATAGACGGATTTGATGATAAGAGAATAGATTCTATATTATCTGAAATAGAAAATCATATGGAAGTAGATTTACCTACTGTAATTGGTGCTATTGGTATAGAAGGATTTTCATTAAAGAAATTTAGAGTAATATTTGATTATATTTCATTATACGAATTAATTAAATACTCTAAAGAAAATAATATTTATGTTTTTATGAGTATTCCGGGAATCAAAGAAAAAAGTGCTCAGAAGTTAATAGATGGAGTATTAGAGAATTTAGAATTAATAGAATTTATTAAAACAAATTTTATTATTAAAAAGAGTAAAAAATCTAAGAATAATTTTACTGTCTGCTTTACTAAAGTGAGAGAAGATGATGAACCTGGATTAAAAGAATTTATAGAAAATAACGGTGGAGTAATTGATAATGATTCATTTACGAAAAAGACAGATATATTAGTTATTCCATACGAAGGAGTTATATCAAGTAAAGTGGATAAAGCGGTTAAGTATAATATTCCTATAGTCACTATAGATAAATTAAAAGAATATATTTCTAACAACTTTAAATAAAGAAAGTGATGCTTGAGCTCACGTACTCAAGCATCGACAAATTTATTTATCAAGGAGGTTTTCATGTCAATTTCGCGACAAAAAGTAGTCACATGGTAAGTGTGACAGCAAAACAGTAAGCAAGAACCACAAATGTAATCAAGGACTTTGTGTTGTAAGCTTTCAGTTACTTTGTACTATAATGTAGATATAAAATAAATTATAACTACATTAATGGTATGTTGTATATATTTACATATTATTTTAAAGTAGCCAAATAATAAATATTTTCAATAAGAAAGGAAGTCAAATGGGAAAAGTAAGTATTGATGAGAAAGTAGCTAATACAATAGAAAGTATTAAAGAGTGTATTGCACTTTCATGTAATGTAAAGGAGTTTGATGTTACATTAGTAAAGAAGATCAATCCAAAAGATGGATATATGGGTACAGTAAATGCAATATTTAAAAAGAAAGGAGATAATAGAACAACAAGACAGTTGACTGTATCGTTGGATGTAGATAAAAGAACTGGATTAAGTCATATAGTAATATTGAATGTAGATAAGTTAAATACAAATATCTTATTCAATACAACTGGAGATAATCCTATTGCAAAGATAGAAAAGTATCTTCCTAATATAGTTTCGTCAACACAGGCTATATTATCAAAGACATCAAAAGTAACTCTTACGAGGAAGTAGTATGATTAGTGATGAATTAATCAACAAGGGTAAAGAATTATTTCAACTGATAGATGATATAATGAGCAGAAGAGTTAATTATATTGGAGTTGGAAGCGATACAAAGAAATTATACAAACCATATGGTGATGCTGATGATATTGGTACATTCACTATATCCATATCATTTTTCAAGGATAAAGATGATGAATATATGAATCTATCGTATATAATGGCTGGTGATAATGATGATAATGGAATAACTAGGTTTAACATAAATGTAGACCTACCATCGGATTTTAAACCAGAAATAACTTCACTTGCTGTAACAGATACATGGTTGGGTGAAGAAAAGAATATACAAATAATAAAGTAAGAGAGGTAAAAAGTAATGGATGAGAAATATTTAAATGATTATAATGAATTTGTGGTTGAAGATGAAGAGCATATAATTCCAATTTGTTCATCGGCAATAAAAATATTATATGAGAAGTTTAAAGTTCCGTTGAATGATCCTAAGTTGATAGCAGTTATAGTAGAAAGGACATATAAGGTTATTATAAATACTCTTAAATCATATGAGAGTAAATTAAGCGAGTTCAAGATTAATATATGTGATAGATTGGAGATCGGTTATACTACCAATACATCAGATGACGATGAGAAACAAGGTAACTATATGATTTTCATGAATCACTTAAATAAATCTGTAAAGGATAACATAAGTGATGATGCCAATACTCCTACTGAAAGAATTACTCAGTGGAATATTGAGAATGTTATAACACAGCCTGGTATTATTAGAGAGATTAGTAATGCTGTTATTGAAGATCTTAAATCAATAGATGTTCATATCGGAATTAGTGAACTGGTAATGCCAATATTTATTACAGTATACGAAGCTACTGTAAATTATGTTAGAATTAAGAGACAAGAATTAGGTGAATTTGAGTTCGAGATCAATTTCATTAGTTGCTTCCATATTGGTTGTATGGAGACTGAGGATGGTTCTTCTATCTATATTAGACCAAATATTGAAGCTAAGTTATTAATGAAAGATGACCAAGCAGCAACATCTATTCATGAGTAATTGATTAGATGGATTGAAGATTTGAAATATAATCTTCAATCCATTATAAGTAATACAATATATTTTTTTGAAAGGGTGATGATATGAGGTCAAATTTATGTCATTATGTGAATAAATGGGAGAAAGAACTAAATATTCCATTATTGGAGAAATCAGCAGATAAACCATTAGTGGAATATGTAAAGGAAGCATTTAAATCTCTTGAAATATTGAAACCAATAAAAATAACTGGGTTTGATTATACAGAGAAAGAGTCTGAAATAGACATAAATAATTATGTGTTCCGTAGAGACAAAAAGAAGAAAAAGAAAGAAAGATATGGTATTAAAGCAATAGGTGATGATAGAGTAGGAAGACTAACAGTTCATATTGAATTAGCTCTCCCTGATACTAATCCATCTACAAAAGCTCATGAATATAAAATACATAATATATCTAAATCTATTCTAATACCACTACAAGATGAAAATGGTTATTATGTAATTAAAGGAAAGAAATATTATATTATATACCAAATGGTAGAAAAGTCTATTTACAATGTAGGTAATAGGATATCTCTAAAGAGTCTAATGCCTGTAGATGTAAGAAGAATACCAAAAGTAGTACAAGATATAGATGGGGTAGAATATAAATTACCATTATATACTGTAGTAGTAGTTAATAGAACTATTCCAGCTATGTTATTCTATATGAGTAAAGGAATTAAATATGCATTAGATTATTTAAATCTGGATGGTATTATTGAATTTATTGATAAGATAGAAAGTAAAGATGATAGTAAAATATATTTCCAGTTATCTAATTCTTGTTATATGCAAGTAGATAGAGAAATATTTGATAAATACACTTTTGTTAAATCTGTAGTTATGGGAATAATTCATATTAGTTCTAATAGAGTTAATCTTACTAATCTAAATGATAAAGCATATTGGATTAAGAAATTAGCTAATCCAGCTAATTATGAAAAAGGTTTAACTGTATTAAAGTATTTTGATAGATTGGTTGATGTTACAACTTCTAATATATTAAAGATACCAGAATATTATAAAGGTGGTTCATATAGTGTTGTAAAATGGGTAATGCAACATTTCAATGAATTACGATTAAAAGATAATAATGATATCAATAATAAAAGATTGAGATGTAACGAAACTATATCAGCGTTATTAACTACTAAATTTAGTGAAAGATTAAAGAGAGTTATTTCATTAGGAGAAAAAGCTAATGCAGATAATTATCTTGAGATATTTAGATTCCCTGGAGATATATTAATACAACAAATGCAGTCATCAGGTATTTTAAGATATGATGATGAAGTTAATGATATGAGCATTTGGTCTAAGTTGAAAGAAACAACTAAAGGACCTCATGCTATGGGAGAAAAGAATAGTAATGGAGTTGGTATTAAAGTAAGAGATATTCATCCATCTATGCTTGGTAATATTGATATTATTGTATGTGGTAATTCAGACCCTGGTACTTCAAGAACTCTATCACCATTTGCAAAGATACAAGGATTACATTTTGATGCATCTATAGAACCATCTGATTTTTATTATAAGATTTCTAAAGAAGTTAATGATAAATGTAAAAGGAATGGTGATATATCTGTAATGGTTGAATTTGATAATCCTACTGATTTCTATAAGTATATTAGTGAATTAGAAAAATTCAATAATGAAAATATTTCTATTAGCGGAACTTCAAGAGAAGGACATTATGATGTGGTTTTGGGAAGAACTATTGATATGGATGATTCATCTAAACCACAAACAATTAATCTTGCTAAAAAGAAATATAATGAAAATGGTGAAGTAGAAGAGGAGAATAAAGATGGCGAATAATATTTTATTGAAAGCATTGAGGGAAAATGAATCTGCTAAAGGAAAGAAGAAAGATGATTTCTTTGATGCCAATGCATCTACTATTTCATATAGCACAGGATTTCCTGTGCTTGATTATTATTTAGGATATAAAGTTAATGTATACGATGATGATGGAAAATATTTATATTCATATCCCAGCGTAGGAATTACAGCTGGTTCATATGTTTTATTTATAGGTAAACCGTCTACATCTAAAACCGCGACTGCAATAAAAATTGCATCCAATATAGTAAGAAAATTTGAAAATGGATTAGTAATTCATTTCGATTTAGAGCAAGCTTTAAATTATTCAAGAATACAAGCTCTAACCAGAATACCTATGAATGAATTAGAGTCTAAGTATGTATTAAGACAAGAAGATTGTACTCTTGAGAATATGAAATCTACTATCATGAGATTATATCAAGAGAAAGTAGAAAATCCTGATCAATATATGTATAATACAGGATTGAAGAATGAATTTGGAGAAGAGATTCAAGCTTTTGTTCCTACTGTTATTATACTAGATTCAATAGCTACCATTACAATGAGTATAGATGGTAGTGAAGCTAAGAAACTTGAAAAGCTAGAAGAGATATCAACTCAAACAGATAGAATGAGATTAACCGGAGAGATTGGTAGATTCTTTAATGAAATTTTACCTTATTTAAGAAAAGCTAATATTACACTAATAGCAATAAATCAAATCAAAACTAACCCACAAATGGGTATAGTAAAGAGCCCAGCTGAGATATTAGGGCTTGGTCAATCGGAAACGCTCCCGGGAGGAAACACTCCAAAGTTCTTAGCTCATATATTATTAAAGTTCGTTGCCGTTGGTGGAGAAAAATATAATGAAGAAGATGAGGGTTTCACCGGATTTAAAGTACGAGTAGAAATAATTAAATCAAGAGTATCTGCTGCATTAAAGAATGTAGAATTAATCTATAATTCTAATGTAGGTATAGATATGGTTAGATCTACTGTTGCGTATGCTAAAGATATGGGTCTGATAGGTGGTAATAAAAATGGTTATTATTTCTTATCTGATAAAGATGAAAAATTTACTTTAGCAAATATGCCTCAAGACTTTAAGAATAATCCTAAGTTATTTAAGATAATGAAAGATAATGTAATTCCTCTATTAGAGAAAAATCTGTCAGGTATTACTCCAGAAGAAATGGAAATAGCTGATGAGGAATTAGATTTCTATAATCTATAAGTGTAGAAACTATTAAATAGCTTCTAATATATATTATTTATTAGAAGCTATTAAAATAATTATAGAAAGGGGATAAAATAAACAGTGAATGTGAATCAGAATTTAATTGGTTCAATTTATACATTACGAGATGCTAGTTCAACATCAGATTGTGGTCACAACTATATTATCATATCAAATAATCAGAATATTAATAAGTTCGTACAGGCAATGCCAATTACATCTATGAGGAATAAAAAAGTAACTATAGAAGTTCCTATTAAGTTAAGTAATGGATTAGTGTCTTATATTATTCCGTATAGTATACAGACATTTACTAGTACTGAATTAAAAGTTGGAAAGTTTAGAGGAGTTATTTCTGACAGTAAGTATATTACAAGTAAAGAATTTATTAATTTATTGATGGATATGTATTTAGCTGAGTCTAATATAGGTGATGTTGATAAAGATAAAGTAATGAATGAATATAGAGAATATTGTAATAATTTTTGGAAATCTCATAAGAATGATACAGAATATCGGGAAGTAGATAATGATGTAAGAAGTAAAGAATTCGATTATATGTATAAGGCATTGAGATATTGGTCGGATAGTGAACTCGATATGTATATTAATAATGTAGATAGTGGTAATCCTAATTACTCTTATAATAAGTTGGGATTTAAAGATTTTAGGGAACAAATACAATTTACTTTTCAAGTAAAAAAGGAAAGGGAGGCAAGGCATAAATTAATACAGAATATGGCATAAAAATATAATTAAGGAAGGTGATGATTGACAATGGGAGATAAAATTAAAAAGTTTTCACTTATAGACTCTTTAAAGAAAGCTGATGCAGAATTAACAGGTTCACCATCGCTACTTGGTATTACTGCTCTCACATATCCAAATTATGTAAGTTCCATGAGAGCGAATATGTTCACTAGTCATATTAAGCAATGTATGACTTTATTACATCCAGATGTACCTTATTTATTTACTAATAATGAAAATACTATTGGTAAATATTCATCAGGATATAAAGAAGCTAAATATGATTATGAAGTATATAAGAAGGTATATAAGTTTGATGATATTACAGATAATCCATTTGTATATGAAATGTTTGTATATAATAAAGATAAGAATGAGTACGATGTAATACATAGAAAAACTCATGAAGATTTAACTGAAGCATTTGGATATGCATATAATAATGAATATATAGATAATCTTGAGGAAGGTGATGAAATACATAAAGGAGATGTATTATATAAATCAACTTCGTATGATGACTATATGAATTATGGATATGGTAAAAATGTTACAGTAGCATACTCATTTGATGATTTCTCATCAGAAGATGCTGCTATTGCATCTGAATCTGCATGTGAATTATTTGCATCTATAGATTCAGAGGTAATAAATATAAATTTAAATAATAATGATTATTTATTAAATTTATATGGTGATAAAAAGCATTATAAAGTAATACCTGATTTAGGAGAATTCTGTTCTGGTAGAATAGCTGTATCACGAAGGTTATTCAATAAACAGACATTATTTGATTTTAAATCAGATATGCTTAATACTATATTAGATAGTGATAATGTATATTATATTGGTAATAATAGTAGGGTAGTAGATATTACTATATATAATAATGCTGAAGAAAGAGATGAAACACCATTCTATCAGCAGATAAATAAATATATTGATTCACAGAATAAATATTATAATGAGATAATAGATATATGTGAAGAAATAAGAGACTCTGGAGCTAATTATACTAATGAATTGGATTATGTATATAAGAGAGCATTAGAGATGGTTGATACCGAAAAGAGATGGAGAGAAAAAGATTCTATATATGATAATATGAATATTAAAATTACCATTATGAGAAAAGCTCCATTATCAAAGGGTAGTAAAGTAACAGGTAGGTTTGGTAATAAATCAGTTATTGCTGTAGTTAGAAAAGATGAAGATATGCCAATAACTGAGGACGGTAGACGAGTAGATTTAATTCTTAATATGTTAGGTATTATAAATAGAACTACTGCAATGCCATTGTACGAGATGTTTATAAATTCTGCTTCTCGTAAAATAAGAGCTAAGTTATCTGAGATGAAAAGTATCAAAGAGCAAGAGAAGTTACTATTTGATTATATAGGGATTTGGAATGAAACTCAAGAAGATGAGATGCATCAATACTATAAGTCTTTAGATAAAAAAGATAAAGAGAAATATATTCAAGATGCAATATATGATGGCATATATATACATCAAACTCCACTATGGGAAACAAAGCCTATATTCTATAGATGTCTTGATTTAATGAAGAAATATCCATTCATTAAAAGAGATATACTATATATCAATAAATGGGGTAAGAAGCAAAAAGTATTGACTCCATCTATAGTTGGAGAAATGTACTGTATGAAACTAAAGCACTCAGATAAAAGAGGATTTAGTGCAAGAAGTACTGGAGCTATTGATGATAAGGGATTACCATCAAGGAGTTTTAAATCTAAAGCTCATCTTGAAAAGGCTTCATCATCATGTATTAGATTTGGAGAGTTTGAAACTCTTAATTTCTCTATAGCAGTATTGCCAGAAGACTTAGCAGTATTCCATGCATTGTATAGAACTTCTATCAAGGGAAGAAAAGATATTGTGATGTCAATGTTTGATGAAGATGGAATCAGAACTATAGATAATAAATATACATCAAGAGTAGCAGAAATATTTAATGTTACTTTAAAAGAACTTGGAATAGAAATAGATTTTATGGATGATGATTATATTGGTCCTATTAATGATAGTAATTTAGTTACTCATACATTAAGAGATAAAACTATTCTTTGTAGTGATTATAAATTCTTTATTATAGAAAGAGTAGATGAAATAATACAGAATATATATAAAGAAGAACCAATAATTACTAATGATGTATTGAAATCTAAAGTAATTGATACTCTAAAGAATACTAAGTATTTAGTTGGACCGACTGAAGAAGAATTAGAGAAATTAGATATTGATGATATTATAGATTTCGTTACCAAATAAAATATTTAACTAGAGATAAGATTGAAATATATCTTATCTCTAGTTATTTTATATATTAAATGAATTATAAAAATCATTAACTTTTTTTACTGTATTTGGATTTATATTTGCATATATTACATTATTCTCATCTCTGATAATAGTGTGTTTCCTCTTAGAATCAAATCCTACTATATTTGAAATATTTAAATCAAATGCTTCCATTATTGCTTCTACATTAGAATCTTTATTAGCTTCTTCTAATATCTCCTTAAGAGGAATTGTCATTCCATTAATAACATCAGTAGGAGATGCTACAGATTCTGTAAAGGTCTTTAATGTAACTTTAGGAGCAGATGTAGCGTGGGCAACTGCATGTGATGGGAACCAAGGTGCATCATATGTAATCAATCTCTTCATCATTACATATGGTTTACCATTCTTATTTACCATCTGAGCAATAGCTCTAGCAGAGAATTGAGGAATCCAACCAGCAAGTACTTCTTTACCAAATCCTTCACCAACAGGACCTTGGGCTGACTGTATCTTAGCTGTAAGTACATTACCTACTAATTTAGGTTCCATTATCTTAAATGCTCTCTTTTCTGGAGGTACGTCTTGTATTCTTTCTGCAGATAACTTCTCATCTGTTGTAGTAGGCATTGGATGAGCAAATTCACCAAACCATCCACCAGTTCTTAGAAGTGATTGTATCTTTTCACACTTAATACACTCCATTACATTACTAGCATCATAATATCTTTTATTTCTATTCTCTACATCAAAATCCTGAAGATTTGTATCAAATGTAATATAGAATAAATCTGCTGATTTATTTGTATTCATATTAGACACTCTAGGATTATCAGAAACGCTTTCAGATATATACATAAATCCCATAAGATTATCGTTTATCATATCTTTAAATTGCCTTTCTTTATATATTCATTTATATTAGTGTTAAAATACAGAGAAATATCAGTAGTTAAACTACTAATGATATTTTACTATTATATTTAGTAGCTTTATCAAGTAATTTAATTATAGATTCATCTGTAATATATTTCATAACATAGTCATTAGTTACTATTAGATTATTTTCTATAAATGTATTATCTTTAGCTATTGCTTGGAATATATTAGTAGCAATCTGTTTAGCATCTTCGTCTAATTTAATTAATTCATATTTAGAATTTATCTTACTTAAAGATGTCATCATGTTATTGATTTCATTATCTATTAATACATTTATAAAATTTAATAGTCCTATTGTAGCTTCTACTTTATCTAAATAATCTAATTCTTTTGATACTGGTTTTAATTCTTCTTTAATTCTTTGAAGTTCAATAAATTTACTTTCTTCATTATATTTTTTAGCAATACTATGAAATAAAGTACATATATTATTAACTACAAATAACCCTAATATTAAATACATAATACTCATAATTGAATAAAAAATGTTCATATAATAACCACCTTAATATTTTTATAGTTTATAGTTCAGTTTATTATCTATTTAACCATATAACAGAAAAATAATACCATATGTAAAGGAATAGAATTAATTATGATGAAATCTTATTTTTGTTTAATATCGAATGAATATATAAAGAAACATCCAGCTGATACTGGGTGGAGATATGCTAAAGAACATCAATCAGAATGGGTTGATGCATCATCAGTATTTCCAGAGAATATACCTAACTGCAATTACAACTTATATATGAATTATTTTGTACACCAGAATAAAGTATATGATATAGTAAAGATGTATGCAAGTATGGATGATCAAGCAACGGTTCATATATGTGTAGAAACACCTAATCCGTGTGATATTATTAGTTAAGCGTATTTTAAAAATATCTAGTTATATATTATTTTTGTATACACAGCTGAATATTAGAATTGGGATATTCAGTTGGGATACTTGTTGTACTGATATTTACAGCATATTAATCAGCTCGACGTTTAATATGGGGACTTGTATCTTCTATGACTATCAGCCAATATTAAAATCTGATAGGACATGTCTTGCATTGTATTATATAATACAATGCAAGACATTTAAAGTTTACACTGATTAGAAAAACTAATCAGTGTAAACTTCTTTTTTTATATTATTTCATTTAATGGTTGATATAGATATTTTTTTATATCACTACTACTAATTTCTTTATTATAAGTAATACTAATAAATTTACTTGTTTTATCTTCCAATGGTAAATTCTTATCAAATATAAATGAATATAATTGATTAGTCTCATTTACTTTTTCTTTTTGTATTTTTCTTTTTTCATCTATATATCCATTTACTATTTCTACCTTTATTTTGTCACTCTTTTTTAAGGTTTCTTTAATATAATTAATAGTAGACTCTGGATGTTCGATATTACTAGGAATATTAAATACTACTCTTATATTATCATAAGCTTCTCGCTTAATCATATTATTAAACCCATCTATAGATTCTTTTAATTTATCTTCATTAGTAAATACTTCATTATTATAACCTATCCTAATAGTTTTATAATCTTTAGCTAAAGTATTTTCTATATATTCATGTGAATACTTTTCTTTATCAGTATTGCACTCTACTATATAAAATCCTTTTCGTTCTTCTTCTCCATATCTCCATCTACTAAAACTTCCTATAGAGAAAAACTTATCATCAGTTTCTATATTTATATGATAATGACCAAAGTATACTTCACCGTTACATACATTATCTAATTCTTTAGTAGTAAATACTTTAGTTTTTTTTCTTTTATCATCTGATTTATTATCTATATGAACAGATAAATCAGTCATTACTTCTCTAATTACTCCGTGACCAAATACATAATCATATTTATCATAATTGGACAAATATTTACTATAATAATCATCCATATCATTTACATGCTCTTCAGGTAAATATAGAATATTTAAGTCAGGTAATAATTCCTCTTCCGACACAAACTTAATTACCTTTACATTATCATATAGCTTCATTACATTCATTATATCATACTGATTACATTCGTGAGATTCTGTTCCATATACAAATCTCAATGGTATATCTTTATCTTTACATACTTCTATTAAATCTTTTAACATCTTATAACTCATTTTAGCAGCATTATCATTTAAATAAAATTTATGGTCAAAAAAATCTCCACATACTATAACAAAATCTAATTTAGTATCTTTTTTTATTCTATTTATAAATAATTCAGTATATTCATTATATAGAGTTTCTAAATCCATAGCACCCACATGAATATCTGATATAATATACCCTCTATATTTCATAATAATAAAATTCACTTTCTATAATTATTATACTAACAGTTATAGAGAATATCACAAAAAACACTGGTATAAGCTAGGATTTAGATAAGAAAGGAGGTATTTAGATGGCTTCAAGTAGTGTAAATTATATAGGAAGATCGGGAAATGTTGGGTCACATGGTAGTGCTGGTCCAGATACAAAAAGTTTAGCATTCGATATTCCTTCAGTAGGAACTGGGTTATATTCTACGAATAATAAATTTATTCAAATTCCTCAAGGGGAACCATCTACTGTACCACTGGATAAATTGGTAAGTCAGTTAAATAAAACAGTTTTTTTGCCAGATGATAACCAGACTCACCATAATATACTCGAAACTTATTCAAATTATTATAATAGATATAAATTACCAAATCCTAATATGGCGTTACAGAAAGGATTTGGTCATGTATTTTTTGTAAGACCCTCATGTAATATATTGGATGAGGGATATAATTTATTACCTGAATTACAAGGTAATGAAGAATTTAGTCATATTGCAACTTCGTCACCATGGGTATTAAGAAACCTTGTTGCTAATAATGGACAAGACCATGATTTCATGCTATTGATGTCTAACTATGCACAATCATTCTCATTATCGGATGAAGTTCTTTCTACAAACTCTTATGGTACTTCATATACAGGATTTAAAATAAGTTATGGTAAGACTGTAAATGAATCAAGGTCTGCTGGTCAGTTTAGTATACAATTTGGAGATGACAGAAATTTCCATATGTATCAAACTTTAAAAGCGTGGGTATCATATATTAGTGGATGCTATAGAGGTAATATAGCTCCGTTATCAGATACAATTAAACAGAAAATTTTAGATTATGCCGCCGCTTGTTATTACATCGTAACTGCTGAAGATGGTGAAACTATTATTTTCTGGTCAAAATATTATGGAGTATTTCCAACTGATATACCATCAGCACAATTAACATGGTCTGCTGGTAATGCAATTAAAGACCCAACGATGGATGTTAATTTTGTATTTTCGTTTAAGAGAGATTATCATCCAAATACATTATTAGAGTTTAATTATAATGCTAGAATGGATAGCAATAGTTCTGTATATGCTCCAATATATGATGATAAATTATTAACATCAAGTAATGGTATGGTTGGTGCACCATATATAGAAACTATTAGAAATACTGATGGAAAAATACCAGTTGAATATAAATTACGATTTAGACCAGAAACTAATTATACGAATAATAGAATAAATAGAAGTGGAACTTCTATTGCCAATACTCTTAGTAGAGGACGTACTAGATTTGGTACTGGTAATCATAAAGTTATAACTCCATCAAGAAATAAATCATCTAAAGGTAAAAGAAGAAGAAAGTAGGGAAATATCTATATGGCAAATAAAAATAATATTAATAGGGATTATATAGATAATTATGCTGTAAAGGAATTTGTTACAAATGAATTAGCAGATAAGTATTTTGAAGATATAGACTTAGATTTAAGAAATGTTGGTATGTTTGGTTATACTACAGAATTAATTTCTAATATATCAGAAGATACATTCAATACAGCATCTGTATTATTTAGAGAAAGTTTTCCAAATAGAGCAGAGATAGAAGAGTCTATATATTCTCATGCAGCAATATTTCAATTAGATGATGTTTTATCTAAAGCTGCTTCTTGTAAGTTTATTCTTGTATTAGAAGAAGCTGCTATTATTAAAAATATGAAAGCTAGTACAAATCCGGGAAATAGAAATACATCTTATTTTTATATAGATAAGAATACTACGATTTATGTAGAAAATATTCCATATGTACTAGATTATGATATTATAATAAGTATTGTTAGAAGAGTAACTAGTAGTGGATATGATTATTTATTCTCTGCTAGATATTTTAAAGAAGAATTTAAAAATAGTTTATCTCATGTAAAAGACCCTTATGTTAAAGTAAGACGATCTAGTGATGGGTTTATTGCATTAGAAGTAGAAACTCATCAGTGTATTAGAGATGAAAGAAATGAACAAATTATCATTAATAGTGAAATAAACTACCCTGTTGTAGATTTATCTTTTGAAGGAAAGCTAGCGGGATTTGAAGTCTTCTATACTTCACCAATTACCAATGAAGAAGTTCAGATGAAGACTCTTATAGTATATTCACAACCATTAAAAGATCCATTTTGTTATTACCAGATAATTCAAGAAGGTGTATTAAGATTATCATTTAACTCAAAAGATACATATTTTATGCCAGAATTCAATTCTAACTTGAGAATTATTCTATATATGACAAAAGGTGCTGATGGTAATTTTGATGTATATAAAGGAAAGAATATATCATTAATACCATCTAATGAAAAATATAATTATGCTAATTCTTATTTAACTGCTGCTATGCCAGTTGGTGCATCTCAAGGTGGTAGAGACCAGCAAGGTGTTGAAGTATTAAAAGCTCTATCAGTAGAGGGATATAGAACAGCATTAGCATTAACAACTGAAAGTGATTTACAGCAGTTTTTTAATAATTATAAATATAGATTTGGTAATTCAGATATTTTATTTATTAAAAAAAGAGATGATGTATATGAACGAGTATATTCTGCATTCATGATTGTAAGAAATGATACATACATATATAAAACTAATACTCTTAATTTGAATATTAATTTATATGATATGACTAATCCTGAAAAGAATGTATTTATAATAGAACCTGGTACAGTATTTACATGTACGGATACATCTGGTAATGCTCAATATTTTAGGGATACTACTAAGAATAGTACATATAAAGCATTATATGATGTAGATGTTGCAGCTAATAATACTCCATATATAATACCAGGTACATTAGACCCATCCGTAATTCCATCATATCTAAACAGACCATGTTCATTTGCTCAATGGAAATCTCGAAAGGGAATAAAGGATACAAAATTAGTATGGGAATTAACTGAAGATGATTATAAGAATTATGATAATCCTGCACAGAAGAAATTCTTATTGATAAATCCATTTCTTATTAAATTTACTAAGAGTCCTAATCTAGTATCTACATATCTTACATATGTAAATAATGTATCTACTTTAGATTTTACTGATGTAAATAATGAGATGTATTTACAGTTTGTTAGTTACAATATATCTGTAAAGAGAAGATTTATTAAAGAAAAGAAATATGAGATTATGTGTAAAGTAACATCTACAATGACTGTAGATAAGAAAGCATATCCACTAATTAAAGTAGATAGAGAAGATGCTGATGGTAATCCAGTATATCATTTAAATGATAAATATTCTTTATCAGATAATGATATGAGAGTACTTCTTACAGTAGTAAAAGATGAGAAGATTATTTTCTATACTGAAATGGTACCTACAGAATATGATTCAAACAGTGATAGCTTTTTATTCAAATCTGAGATATTTACAGATGACCATATTACTTCAAATGGTCAATTAAGATTATTATCTGGTAAGATTTATAGAAATCCTACTAATGGAGAATATTATAAAGTACATGAAGTAGATAATAATTTTTATTATAAATATGATAAAAATGGTAATATGCTCATGGATAATGTTCCAGTGAATGATGTTACATCTTTAATAAATACTGGTACTATAGTTAAATTTGAGAATCTAGTTAATATGACAGAATACGATGATATTATGATACCTATAGATAATACTGTAGTAAAAATATATACTTTATATAAGAGAAACTATTCTGAAGTATTAGGTGGATTGGTAGAAAATGAATCTAGTATGACTGATAACCCATTTGCAACACATGGTCATTATGATAAGTACATATGGACAAATACATATGCTACAGTTACTGAGCCTATAGTATTTATGAAGTCATTAGAGAGTGTAAGGACATATCTTGATTATGAAGATTATACTGAAGCAGTATCTGATGATCATGGTCATGTTACATTCACACATGATTTAATGGATGTAGAAATGAAAACTATCTCATTTTTACGAGCATCTACTATATTAGATGAAGCTAAATCTGTTTATTTCTTTAATTCGTTTTTAGCACATTATAATTTTATACAAAATATAATTGATACTAGATTGAGAAATGAAACAGGTATTGATTTAAAGTTCTATAATACATATGGTAGAAGTAAGAACTTCCTAGTAGGAGAAGATGCAGAGCAATTAGATACAGTTAATCTAAGATTATCATTTGATATGTGGTTTGTTCCTGGTACTGATACTACGGTAGCTGTAAAAGATGTTAAAAACTTTATTAAATCTGAAGTTGAAAAGATTAATGAAAAAGGAATGAATAATCTATTCATATCAAATTTGATGAGGAGAATAGAGCAGAATTTTGGATATGTAGATCATATAAGATTTAATCATATAAATAGTTATCCAACTACTATGCAATCTGTTAGAAATAATACTACAGATATTTCTGATTTATCAGTATCTGAGAGAAGATGGTATATACCAGAATTGTTATTATGTGATGTAGAAGATATTACTATTAACGAATACACTTCAGAATAATATAGCCTAAAAACAAAAAAATAAACATTAAGAATTGAAAGGATAACGGAAAATGCCTGACAATAGAGAAATTAGACTCTTAGATTTTATGGATAACATAGAAGATGAAGAGAATAATAAAAAAATAAATGATGATTTTAAGCAATCAGATGATTATAAATTAAGAATGATAGATAAATCAAGAGATATGGCTAAGAAAGAATATCTAACTGATGTTCTTACTAATACATATAGAGATGCTATTCCTCTCAATGATGAATACAAGGTAGCTTATAAAGATGATATAGATAAATGCTTTAAGGATTTCTTAAATGAAAGATGCCCTCAGGGTGTAGAGTATTATATTAAAGAAGCTATTAAAAAGAAATCTGGATTTGCTAAGAAAGTATTAGAATCTGTAAATAATGTAGTAGATAGAAAATATGATAATATTGCTCTTCATTTAGAAGATGCTGATGAAGACGATGTTGTATTCAATAATGATAAAGATGACCAGAAGAAAGTTAATGTTGTTGGAAGAGAGTTAAATACTGATGAAGTATCTAATATTGTAAAAGATAATGTAAAACAGACAGCAGTATCTGAAATTCAGAGAGCTAAAGAAGAGAAAGAAAAACTTCAAGCAGTAGAAGATGAACTTGCTAATGATGTTAAGATGAATAATCCTCAGCAGGTAGAAGAAGCTATGCAATTAAGAGGATTGGGTGTAAGAGATTATACTCCATCATTATTTAATGGAATTATGATCAGCAATATGAATAAATTCCAAGCTAAGATGGAAGCTGGTGAAGAATTACCAACTCACACATTTGAAGCATTGAGTGATTATCCAATAAATAGCAATAATGGTAATCCTACTATACAGGAATTAGCATTTATTGAGACTGTAAAGGATTATACAAAATATGCAGTATTAAAAGCATTAAAACTTGAAAGTTTTGATAAATATAAGATAGGATCAATAGCTCAATATTACGCAGAAAAAAAATATTAAATTTGAAAGAAGTTGATGAAATGAATCATCAACTTCTTTCACGTATTTTAGATATATATATATATCATTTTTGTGTCATAATAAAGTTAATAATAAGTTGACCTATCGGCTTAACGGGGAGAAGGAGTTTTTATGTTGGAAGTAAAGAATGCATCAGAGATAGAAATCATGGATAGAGATACACAGGATAGAATGTCTCAGCTTAAAGCACAGATTAAAGAAGCTGAGAGCGAATTAGAGTTATTCAAATTGATGAAACAGACTTCAAAATGGTTTGAATCTGTGTTACCTATACTACAGGAACTGGATGATAATAGAGATAACATAGAGGTTCTGAAAAAGGTAATCTCTTCTACCATGCTAACGCATCACAACTTTACTGGTCTTATAGGGTTTGATGAAAACTGGATACTGCCTATTGAGACAAAAGTAATAAGTATTAGAATAAAGCTCGTACCGACTGCATTTCATGAATACGGTCACCATAGAAACTGGTACGATGAGATAAATGCATTAAAGGATAGGTATCCAACAACATATATCAATGATACTAAGGTTAAGAAAATTAGCCTCATTGGTAAGGCAATAGAATCTATCAATGCGTGGTGTCTTCACAGACTGTATGTCTTAGATGAGAACCCAAGATTCTTCAGGTAAAATAAAAGAGAACTGTACTAAAAATACAGTTCTCTTTTTTTTATTTATTATAGTACTGAATACTCAATATGAAGTACCAGAATATTGCTTTCTTATAATTTATTCTACTTGCTTCTCTTTTAAATTTAGCGTGAACTCCAGTTTCTTCACCCCATTTATCTAATGTAGTTTTTATAGTTCTTATATTATCATTATTACTATTAGTCTTTCTAAATAACTCAGAACTCCATACTAAAAAATTACTACTATTAATATCTTTTTTATCTTTATGCTCATCATATAGATATAAAAAAAGAACTGCTTGAATAAAAGCTTCTATATCTTTAGTATATTTATCAGTGATAATTTTACTCATATAAAATCTACAATCAGCAAATGATATTTGTGCTAAAGTCTTACATTGATTAATTCTTTTTAAATCTAATCCATTTGTTAATAAACCATTTACTATTGTATTAGTTACTACTTGTACAGAACTTGTATTATTTTCTATTGTATCATCTATTACTATTTCATCATGGGAATCTTTTGTTAATATTACTCTATTACCAGCATTGTAATTTTTCATATATTCTCCACAGATATTCTTTAACATTGATTTCTGGTCATTTCGTATTCTTTGTATGAACCTGATGAACTCTAAATCAGAAGCATCTTTCATGAACTGCTTCAAGAATCTAAAAGAGTTATTTATAGATAAGAATAAACCACCAAATACATGACCACCTTGTTTCATTATATACTTCTCTGATAGGTTATCCATAGTATACTGCATAACACCTTCATTAGCACCATACTTAAAGAATAAAGAGAATAATGATGGATAAACAGATAATGCATAAATTGCTAATGCTGTATTTAATCCCTTTTCATCATTCTTAAGATAATAGAACCTGATACAACAATAGAAAACCCAGAATATAGGATTATTTCTTAATAGTTTAAAATCTGTCTGAGTAGAAATCTGTTTAGTAACATCTACTACTAATCCTACTACATATTTTGGATCTAATTCAAATAGATTAAAGAACATCGCTTTATCTACATCACCAAATGGGATTAACTCAATAGGTCCAGATGTATGTAATTTAGATGAATTTCTATCCATATAATTTCCACATATCTGCTTAAATTTTCTATCTCCCATTGGAGTAGATAATATCTTTTCTATTTTAGGATATAGATTGGTTTTCATTATGTAGTTATTTTTATCAGTTGCTTCTAAAAAATAATCATAATCATCATATAAATCATCTTGAAGCATTTCCATAAAGGTATGAAAATATGAATTGGTCTTCATAATAAATTTACCTTTCTTAAGTTTACTTACATTAATATGCTGTTTTTAGAGGAAAAAAAGAAGACCCTTATTCAGAGCCTTCTAGGTAATGTTTATACTCAAAAGCAAGTGCTTTTGGTATAATTTTACCGCAATATTTGCAAATACAACTATAGTTATCATATTCCATAAGTGAAAGAACGGCAGACCCGTCTTTCCTATTTTTTCTATGATAGCATACAGCACCACCCGCATATGTTGCTAATACATCAGCAATATTACTGTTAAATTTCATAAAATCTCCTTTCATGAATACAAATTTATTTGTTACTAAAAAATAATATATTATCTTTTTTTTTGATATACGAATTAAAAAAGAAGACCCTTATTCAGGGTCTTCTTATTAACAGTTATTTTTCCAATTTATCGCACGCTTTGAGTATATCTTTGATAGAACAGCCATCACAAATTAAATTATGAATATTATATGTATGGATTCGTTCTATAGCACGCATCATTTTGGATACAGGTTCAATTAATGAATATTCTATATCCTCATGTACATCATACATCTCATGTATATCAAACTTTGATGTAATCATTAATAATTCATTATAAGAATCTGGCAGCATATCAGAAGCCATAGATACAATAGCTTCTGAAACTTCTGTAATTTCATATATATTATCACCATAAATCCATTCATTTCCAAAGCATGAGATGTTTATAATACTTCTGTATTCTGCATGATACTCTATGATATCGTTAAATGAATAATTTGATTCGCTAAGTTTATAAACCATATTTAATATTCTATACAGAATATTGCTAGGGTTACGATTAAGATTGTTATCTCCAACAACTGATTCAATAAGTTCTTTAGCCTCATCACTCTTGCTATCCTTTAGTAAATCATATACCTTTGTTAATGTATAGTACGCATTGTTCTTTGAAGATAATTTAGCCAAAATATTTTCTACATCAATCATTTTTTATTCCTTTCATTCAGATACATTACTACTGATTTCTTTTAAACCAGACTTTTCTATCAGACTATTGTCATGATATATTAATTCTTTCACCCATGTTGTTATTAAATCATCAAGCATTGCACCATACATCTTATATACACCTAATTTATTCATTGTATTGGGTAAATCTACATTAGACTTATTTAATCTAGCCATTCTACGATATATCCTCATTGATGGTTCATACATCATGACCTTAATTCCATATATTTTTAACGATATATTATCGTGAATTAATCTGAGTTTATCAACTATATCTTTGGTAAATATACCACCATTATCGAAAAGATATTCACGATATTTTATTATAGATTTTATTAAATCTACAGATACTGTTGTTTCATCTTCATTATCATATTTAGATACGATTAACTCTAATTCATCTACCATATCGTTTACTGACTTTTCTAAATCCTTTATTTCTATCATAAAACCATACCCGTTTACTATATTAACTTTCCTTATTAATAACTACTTTTTACAAAATCATATCTCCGCCACTACTTACATATATAGCCAACATATACAATAGTATGATACTAATATGACAATTTATATTGCATATCATACATAACTCGTTATTGAACTTTATATCATACTTTGGAAACAGTCTTTGTATACGTCCTGGGTGGAATATTGTAGGATTTGCTATATGTCCTCTATACGCAACTGGAACTTCATTTATCATAAATTCATATACTCTACGATTCAATTCATCAAGTTTTGATGTATCAATAGTATCCATTGCATCATACATTGACTCATGTTGAGCATAATATAACGTAGTTTCAAGAGAACTACATAACATCTTATAATCCCACTTAGTTTTATCTGATACAGTAAAATTATTCAATGCTATAACAGCATCTTCTAATTTATCCAGTTTATTCATTTTTATTCCTTTCCTTTCCAATAAGTACATCACCGCCCATATCGACATACTTTGCTAGTATATAACTCTCAAACATGTCTAATGCACTTAGTATGGAATTATATGAACTTTTCTTTGAATCATTTTCATCATTCTATAACATTGGATTACTCGTACTATAAATAGTATTATTTGGTTTCAATATAGCATATACAGATGGTACTTCAATACAATTGAATTCGAATATTACGTTCCATATTCTTGATAGCAACTTGCTATCAACAGTATCTATATACTTATTTAGGTGACATTTAAACATCTCTCTACAAACCCTATGTATTTTACCAATATCAGATATACTTTTTTCTGAGTTGGAAAACTCTTTAAGTGATGATACTAAACCAAGCAATATACTGGTTAAGTATTTATCAACCTGATTTAGTGTAATTGGTAATTCCACACGATATTCCTCTAAAGTATCATCACACAACTTGTTAAATTCTTCCAAACTCATATTATTCCTCCAGTATACTCTTCATGTGGTCTCTCCATATTGTGAGAGCAGCATACTTCTCATCATCACTCATATCATTAAATGATTCATAACCATAACTGTTTGCTAATTCTTTAATAAATTCATTCATACTCATACCTTCCTTCTTATCATCAGTAACATTATTCTTTTCCATAAATCTTCTCCTCTTTTCAATAAAGTACTTCATGACTGCACCAGTTCTTCTATCTGAGCATTATAATCATCAAGTATTGCTTTTGTTATTTCATTCATTTTTTATACCCTTATATCACCAGGTGATTCCTTTCTTTATATCCTTATTCATACGTGCCTTATAATAATCCATCATATTAAATATCATCAAATATATCTCTGATATGTATTTGACTATATCAGTATTGATATGTTCTAACAAATCCATTTTATTGAGTTCAGAAACTAGATTGTTAATACTATATTATGGTAACATTTTTAACGATTCATCATAGTACTTAAAAAGTCTATGCGTGATAGATAAAATTTTACTAACAATCTGAGCCTTTTCTAAATCAAGTTCCTTAACATTATTGAAGTTTTTAATCAATGACATATCATCACTATCGTCGTATGAAACTTTATCAAAATCTTCTATACTATTACTATATTTTTCAAGTACTGATACAAAAGATTCCAGATAATAAGTATCGCGGTTATAAATATCAAGTATACCCATGAGATGATGCACTTAAAGCATCTCCTAATACTTTTCTTTTTCTGAAATACCCTTCTATGAAATTTATATCAGGATAATTCCAATTATCAATAGCACATAGTATATTACTAATAGCATCAATTCCTGGGTTATCTTTATAAACCATCTCAATAATTTTATCAATATTAGATATTGCATCATGATAAACCCTGTTCCTTTCACACACAGCATCACTCAACCTATTAGTATAGAACTTTTTAGAATCATCTAATGACTCCAATACAAATTCAATACTATACAACTCATCAAGTAAATCCCTTGAACTAATCATTTTTACTCCTTTACATATATAAGTTATTTAGTTACATAAAAATATTATATAAATAAAATAATAATAAGAAAGATGAATTTTTTTATCATCTTTCTTATCATTTATATTATTACTTCTGTTGTTAATTCATTATTTATTATCTCTCTTATTATATACATAATAAAAGGAGTAAAGAAAAATACTTCTAAGCTATTATTTAAATATATTAATTCTGTGTCTAAATCTAACTGTATATCTTTAATACCTAATTTCTCACTTCTTAAGTATCTTTGTATTAAAGAACCATAATCAGAATTAACAGGACTATTTAATCTTATAGCTTCCATATAATCTCTTGAAAATATACTTTTACTATCATCTGGTATTAACATAGGAGTATCTAATACTTCTACTGTTCTCTCGTGCCATTTTCTAAATGATGATTCTCTTATAGAAGTTCCGGGTCTTGTTATATATTTAAACATAGATAGAAGTTTCATATCTCTAGTCTCTAAGAACTTATATACAGATTTAGCATATTTATATTTCCTTTTAGGATCATTATATTGGTCAGTTAATATTATAGTAGATAAATCATTCTTCTCATTAAATAATTTATGTATATTAATAAAATAAGTTTGCAAAGGATCATACAAAAGTTTACCATCTTCTATTTCACATAAAAAGACATTATGTCTTTCATTATAAAACATAGCCATGTATAACTCTTTTATTTCTTTATACATCTTATCTATTTCTTTTATTTTAAGAAAAGAAGCTTTCTCTATAATACAATTAGTTTCTGTACCAATATTCTCAAGTATACAAACATTCTCTGTTATTACTTGCTTTTCTATTTCTTCTAACTTAGTAGAATCAATATACTCTAATTTAAATTCTATCTTATAATAATTATCAGGCATTACTGTATCATACTGAATATTAGTAACCCTGAATATATAATAATCTTTAAGAGTAGGAATAATAAAGAAATCATTAGGAACTGGTTTTATTGTTTTTGGTAAAACTATTCCATCACCATCCCAATCTGTATCCATTCCCTGATCAGCTTCAGATATATTAAGATTAATTTGATCCATTCCATATAAAGGAAAATTTTCTATCTTATTAAATCTTATAGGTGATCTATTTCCTATAATAGAAGCTACATCAAGAAATCCTTCATCTACTGTAGTTTCATCTATATTAATATGATAGTAAGTTACAAATACTGGAGTAGTATCAATAAATCTAGCTGTAGGAGATTTAAACCTATTCTCAAATTGAAACGTTGTATCTTCAACCATTTTTTGCTCATTAATTAAAAAAGCCATATGGAGTTTTACCGTCCTTTCAATAGTTGATAACTTAAAACTATGTTTTTATACCGTTTATTACAGTAATTTATATACTATTTTTTTGTACTAAATAAAGAAAGGAGTAAATAGTATGTCAAAAATTACTAGTAAAGAGCAATCTAATTATGATAGAATAGCAGATAATTTAGATATATTTGTAAATGATGTTGCTACTCTATTCATATTTGAAGGAAGAAAGGAGAAAGATGTTAATGAAGCTATAAAGACTCTTAAAAAAGCTATTAAGCATTTAAGAAATGGAAAACCTGAGAAAGTTCTTGATATGGATAAATATGAAGAATTGATAGACTATTATGAAGGTTAATGTAACTTTATTTATATTAAAATCAGATAAAGAGTTATATGCATTTTCAACAGACAAAAAAATAGTTAGTGATTTTATATCAACTAGATGTATGAATAATTTTATCATTAAAGAGAAAAAACTGAATGAAGAAGAGTATGACACATTCGGTAATATTAATAATGATAAAATATTAAATAATGATTATTTGTATGATGGAAAAAATACTATAGAATTTCCAATGACAACTAATGAATCATACACGCTAGATATAACTATAGATGAACTTTATGAGAGGATAGGTGATAATAAATCAATAATAGATTTATATAAAGTATTTAGAGGCAAATATAAGAAAAGTTTAAAATACATAATTGAATATATTTCATCATTTTATTATAATAATGATGTTGAGTTTGCTTCATTAAATGTATTTATTAAACTATTTGGGTTTACAATGATAGAAAGTGAGAGATATGAACAGTAGGAAAATTTGTGAAAAATTATACTTTGACATGATTGAAGATAATAATGATTTATTAGATATTCCAAATGTATTGCAGAAATTGGATATATTAATGAATAATCATTTATGCTCAAAGTATACGATGGGATTATATTCCTCTGGCTCTTTTTCTAATTTAGATTTTATAACAAAATATCTATTAAAAAGAGATAGTAGTTTGGAGAAATATTTAATCAATGCAACAGTAGGAGGTAAAGAAAGTAAAGTATTATCAGAAGGATTATATATGCTAGATATGTCATCAGATAAAACTGATAGATATCTTGTAGTAAATATAAAGACAAATATCAAATCCAGAGAAGATTTTTCTGGTATAAATGTATATTTTGTTGGTAAAGATAATATTAAAAAGTACAATAAATTTGTAAAGAAATACAACAAAGTAGTAGATACTTATAATGAAAATATTGAAACATTTGAGGTATATGATGCTATATCAGATACATATACCTCTGAAGTATTTAAGTCATTTAATAATATGATTTTTGCTAATAAAGAAAAGATAATATCATATATTGATAATTGGGTAAAGAATTTAGATATATATAAGAAGTATGAAATAACTCCGAAGTTATCTATTCTGATATATGGACCACCTGGAACAGGTAAAACCACATTTGCAAAAGCTCTTGCTAGGTATTTAAATCAATTTATGATAACGATGATAACTCAATCATATTTTACGGCAACAAGACCACCAGAGCTATATCCAAGTAACGGTGTAGTTGTATTAGATGATATAGATACTATTGCAAATAATAGAGATGAGGATACTACTAATAGTAATAAAGAGATAATAGCTAAGTTACTAAAGTTCTTAGATAATCCTCCACTAACAAGAATAAAAGGAGAAGATGGAGAATTTCATAAAGTACAGATAATAGTTGCTACTACTAATTATTATGATAAGTTAGATAAAGCAGTAAAACGATTTGGTAGATTTGATTTACAATTTGAAATGCCAGATTTCAATAAAGATGAGGCAATAGAATTTTGTAATCTATATGACTTACAATTAGAGGATGTTACTACTAAATCTAATAATAAAAATTTTAGAATATCACCTGCTGAACTACAAGCATTGTGTATTTCTAATATTGATAAACAAATAAAAACAAAAGAAAGGGTGTAATAAATCATGAATTTTGATAAGTTTATTGCGATGGTACTGAAAACATTAAAGAAGGGTAGAGTAAAATATTCAGATGATAAGAAAGTAGATTTAACTCCATTTATTAATGAGAGTATTAATAATACTTTAATATCTGAGTTAGATGCAGTAATAAGTAAAGAAGATGTAAAAGTAGATGAAGATGATAGTAAATGTAGTATAGCAAGTATGCTAAAAGTAAAAGAAGATGCATTTGCAAATAAAACATTTGTAGTATCTGTAAATAGAAAGCAATTAGTTAATTCTTTCGATTTCTTAAAAGATACTAGAATAGGAGCATTACTAAGAAGCTCAACATTATCTTCTATTTATTATCCTATAAAGGATTTATGGAAGAAATTAATTGATTCAGATAAATCTAAGACATATGTCATGTATGTTCCGAAGATATTTGTATTTGCAAATCCATCGGAAATGGATTTATATGATGATAGCGTATTTACAAATCTCTTATTAGTAGTAACTCCAACATCAGATGATATTAGAGAAGCTAATGATAAAGAGATGACAAAGACTGATATTAAGACTCGTATAATTACCGATACATTGGAAGCTATTATAAGAACTGGAAATCATAATGTAATTATTGATCCATATTCACATAAAGTTTTAGCTGATGATAAGTATGAGTCAGGAAGTTTATGGAATGATATATCTACATCAGTAAGAGTAGATGAAAATATTCATTCTATAATATTTGATTTTACATTCTGGGATGAAGAAGATTTTAAGCTATTCATTTCAACTGCAAAAGAAGATAAATAATCTATATTGATATTAGGGATGCTAGGATTTTTCTTAGTATCCCTAGTGAATGTATATATTATTTTTTTTAAGTAGTATTGAAAGGAAGGTTTTATGTCAAAATTCAATTTAATTAAAGATGTCCCAATAATTCATAATAGGGAAGAATTATCTGAATGGTTAAGACCATTGTATATCATTGATGATATGTTAGTAGATGATGAAGTTTATAACAATGAAAGACAGATGATATTAAACTTAGTAAGAGGTTCTTTTACTATACGAGTATGTAGAGAATATCCAATAAGGTTTAAATTCAATAAGAAAGATAAAGAAGAATATCAATTAGAGCTAAGAGATTTTCTAATTAATCTAATTCTATTTGAACCATTTATTGAATTATCAGGATTAGATATATTGAATGAGTCTTTTATCTTTAATTGTAAAACTGAAATACCTAAGATAGAGAATTATATTAATAATAAAATAATTCTTACATTAAAGGATTATCAGATAAAGAATACATCTCTTAATATAAGAATATCAAATGTGATATATAATTTGAGAATGATATCTGTAGATTTTTCTCAGATATTGGGATTAAATTTCAATATATTTACATTTGCAGATATGTATACAAGTAATCCAGAAATCAAAGAAATAATGGAAACTACATTTGATGATAATCTACAGCCATATGAAATAGAAGCTCAATTAAAAGCACTACAAACAAGAGAAATGGATATTTATAAATCCATGCCTAATAATGAATTGGGTGCTATATTAAGAGCTGCAACTGGAGTTAAACCAAAGCAGTTTACTGAGTTTACTATAGCGGGTGGTTTAAAACCTACAATAGATGGATACACTATACCTGAAGTAATTCAAAATAGTATTCTTGTTGGTGGTTTGGATAGACCTAGTTATTTCTATATAGATGCAGGTGGTGCAAATAAGAGTTTGATAATGAATAAGAGAGTAATGGGAAAAGCTGGATACTTTGGTAAGTTAGTTTCATTATTAACTCGTACATTATCAATGAGTACCGAAACTTCAGATTGCGGTAATCCTCATTTAATAGAAATAGAAATAAAATCAGAAACTCATCTTAAGAGATGTGATGGTAAGTATTATAAGAGAAATAGAGATGACCTTGAATTATCTGTATTAAGTTATAAGAATGATAAAGATCTTATTGGTAAAAAGATTTATATAAGATCAGCTATCACATGTGGACTGGGTAATCATGTATGTGCAAAGTGCATTGGTATACAAGCATTAACTAATTCAGATATAGCACATGGTATGTCAACATTCTACTCTGAAGAAGTTACAAAAGTAATAGAGCAGAATATACTATCAACTAAGCATCTATTAGAGACTTTCTCAGAGATGATTAAATTCAATGATAATTTCTATAAGTTCTTTAATATGATTGGTGGAGAAATAATGCCATTGTTAGAATTAGAGGATGAAGATAAAGATATTGAAGATTATGCTATTTATATTAATCCTGAAGATATTAATAAGATGGATGAATACGAAGATGATAGTTTATTCAATAACTATATATCTAATGGTAGATTTGTTATTAGAAATATTAACAATCCTGAAGAAGAAGATATCCCTATAGAATTAGAGGATAAAGAACTCTATATATCTAAAGATATTATTAAGGATATTAATAAGAATAATGGATATGTATATTTCTCAGATTTAGATGAGGATACAAAAATATTTGAAATTAGTATCCAGAATAAGGAGTTGACAAAACCTCTGTATGACTTAATGAATCTTATTAATAAGAAGAAAGATGCTAATGCAGAAGTAACTTTAGATTCTATGTTGCAGGATTTCTTGGATTTAATGGTTACTGCTAAAATACAAGCATCTATAGTAGCAGCTGAAGTTATTATTAATAGATTAGTAAAAGATGTAAATAATATATATGATAGACCAGACTTCTCTCAGAAGATATTACCACCATATCAAATAGTAACTGTAAGAGATGCATTAAGAAAGAATAAATCTCCATTAATAGGATTATCAAGTGAGGGATTAAAGAAACAGATTTTAGATGATGAGTTATTTGAATCAAGAAATGATACATCATACTTAGATCCTTTATTTAAAGAAGAAGTTAATATGACTAATCTAAAAGGATATAGTCAATATATTAAAAAGTAAATAATTGATATTAGTACTCTATTAAATTAGGGTACTAATATTTTTTTATCTTATATGATAATTCTATATATATCATTTATTTAGTAACAATAAATAATATTTGTAAAGGAGAATTTAATATGTCAATTTGGGGTAATGCATTTAAAGGAACTGATAATGAATCATATAAATCAAAAGGGAATTATATGAAAAACTTAAAGGATGATTACGAAAGGTTATTAGCTCACAGAGAATTGTCAATTAAACGAAATAGACCTGATTATGAAATTACGGCTATTGATAATAGACTTGAAGAGTTAATCTTAAAAATGGATGTCTATGTAAGAACTGGTAAGTGTATGTAAGACAATATAAGAAAGATAAGGACTGTACATCCTTATCTTTTTTTTTTCTCTACATTAATAAATCATCAGCGTTAAGCTGTTTACTTAAAACTAAGTTCTGATGGAATTTCTGTAAGTTTGCCTGTGTAAGGTCAGTAGCACATATTGAAGCTAATAATCCTATATTTGTATTATCTACTTCATAATAGAAATTTCCACCGCATGCATTACATATACATTTATCTTTTCCATATCCTTTACAATACAAAGGACTTCTCATTTTTACTGTTTTTCCCACTAACTGCTTTTTATTTTCTTTAGTAATCTCTAATAGTTTATTACCACTTACTCCAATATATCTATTATCAAAGTTATTGATATTACTATCGGTTAATGTCACTTCTATATATTTAGTAGATCCACAATCAGAACCTTTTGGTCCTAAGTATTCAGATTGGAATGCTGCTAATAACTGCTTAGACATATAACCAGAAACTTGCGTACCGCATTTTGAATATTATAAATATTCTCTGTATTCATATAAGGTCGTTACTCTTATACCGTTTTATTATCGAAATAAAACTGCTATATGTTACCATATAGATTAGACTATATCATCACTATATACTCTATTACCGAGCAATATAATGCCACGCACTTCCACTAGACTTCTAGTGTACTCTACTCACTTCTTCATATAGATATTTCTTCTATACTATGTTTTCGATAGTCGTTGAACGTTATTTAAAAATTATAAAATTGAGAAATTTTCTTTCTTCTCTTCTTAAGACGGATATCATTTACCATTTTTCTACTAACATCAAACTTATTTCCTATCTCAGTATCTGTAAGTTTATTTTCTTCTATAAGCTTACATATTTTATGGATAGTATCATCAGTAATTTTGAATGGTACACTATTACCTAATTTTGGAAATTTATATTTAGATACTATATGCTTCCAACATTCACCAGACCTGATATGCTGAACAGTTTTATTACCAACATTCATTATTTCACAAATCTCTTTATTAGATTTCTTCTTCATAATAAGTTCACATATCTGTACAGCTTCTTTCTCTGTAATTTTAGCAAGATGAGCTTTCTCACCTCTTATTTCATCACAAAGACCTGTTTTCCATGCATGATCAGAATTCTCTTTAGTAGTAACCCATTCAAGATTAAATGAAGCATTACAATGCTTGATACCATTTTTATGATTTACAACTAAGTCATCAAATGTTAATCCTTTCTTTTTATATCTCTTTGGTATCTCGCAAAAATACATAGCAACCAATCTGTGTACCAGAAATCTAGTAGTTTTTCCGTTAATAGTAATAGCCCATCGTATATATCTATTACTATCAGTATTATCCAAATTATATACCTTACCAAGTTTATTGTTGGCTATATTACCAAAATTCGATATACTATAATCTGTTTTCTTTCCATCAATTTTAATTTTTTTCCATTTCTCTTTCTTCTTTGACAACTTATCAACATACTCTAATAATTCTGTGTTTATAATTACCATATTAATATAATTCCTTTCTTTATAACATTTATATTAATATAGATGTTGTCACTTTTTAATTTTATAATTTTTAAATCTTCGCTGCTGATTGTCGTATACTTACGATGTTCCAGCAATTCACGTGGTTTATAGGCTGCCGATAAACGTTGACAGCCTTTGGATATGCACCCGAAGTAATAACATTGCTATGTGCTTCTATGTCTTTTTTAGCTAGTCCATCACATAACGAATTTGTTATTATCTCATATTCTTTAGAGTAAGGATTTTGTACAGCTCCTCTCATTAAGAACATATTCTTCAAGTGGTTATCCACACTACCTCTAGCACCTGATGTATATAGATCCATACCTATATCTCCATCAAGTTCTTTCATAGTAGCATTTATCAATTCCTTTTCTATTTTTTCTACTACTCTTACATCACCCTTAGCAATAGCATCAGCATTTTCTTTTAATAGTTTTTCTTTTAACTTTGCTACTGAAGGTGGTATCTTTGTAGTCTTTAGAGTAAATGATGAAGTAATTGCAGTGTGGAATTGTAAACCAAACCAGTCTCTAGTATTAATATAATTCATCATTTGATGAGTATCAATAAGATCATCTTTTAATGCATCAGATACTTGACCTTCAAATTTTTTAAATCCTTTTTTAGTCATAGCATAATTTTGGAATGACATAAAAGATTCAAATCCTAATTTTTCTATCATCATCTTATTATATACTAATCTACCTACTGTGGTTTCTATAACTTCACCTTTTTTAATTAATAAAGGATAATCTTCATGAGATAATGCAACAGTGTCGCATACATTGAAAGGTGGTTTATCAACTTTATCACTATCTCTCATATTAGTATTAGTGGTTTTTGAAAACCACTTAACAAAATTATTATAAGTCATATCTTCTGGTTTCAGAGAAGTAAAATACTTCTTTTCTTCATCAGTTAATTTCTTATAATTACCAAATGGGTCTTTTGTTAATACATAGAAAGTTTGAGTTGTTTCTTTACCTGAATCTCTGATTAATTTTCCTTTATTATCTATATAATTTTTTTTACTATAAATAGCTTTTTCTATTTCCTCATTTGCTTCTTGAGTAAATAATATTTTTTCTGTAGTTTGATCTCCATCATAATCTCCATCTATACCACTAAGATATGAGTTTGAGAATTGGGTTGCATCTAAGAATAATGTAGGAATATTATGTACTGGGGTATTTATATCAATATCTGGATACCATTTATATAATACTCCATTTATATTCATAGGTATTGTCTTAGCTGTAGAACCAACTCGTATCTTAGTGAAAAATGTACCATACATTTTATTTATTGGGTATCTAGTTACTTGAAGATGTTTATTTTTAGCAATATCATCACAAGCCATATATAATAAATCGGTTCTTGTCATTGGTCTATTGATGATACCTAACTCAGAATCACTTTCATTACTCATTGCTCTTCCACTAAATATGTAGTATATTGGTTTAGTAGTATTAGTAGGTAATACTATTTTATTAAATCTTGATTCTGGGTCTTTCATAAATCCATCTATAAGTTTTTTAATATACTTATCTGAGAAGTATGATTCAGGATCAACTAATTTAATTACAGTACTAGTATCATCTCCTTTTAACATAAAATTATTCTTTTGCTGAATAATATTTCTATCAAAGAAAGATTTTACCCACTGTACTACAAAAGGATACATTAATGAACAACACTGAGCTAATGGTAATAAAGTATATTCAAAAGATATCTTTAGATCATCTACAGTATTTGCATGATATGTAGGTGAGGTAATAACAGTTCTTATACAATAATCTACATTCTTACCCATAAGATACTTACGTATCATACCATTCTTCTTTTCCAATTTATGCTTGAAATAATCATATATAGCAACCATTGTATTTTGAATAGTATAAATAATACTATGGAACTGAATAGCAAATAATGACTGTCTATCTAATAAAGAAGATAGTCTAATTAATTTACCATATAGATTATTAATATCATCAGTTTCTCCACCACCAGAAGTAGAACCAGTTTTAATATCTCTAAAGAAAGCTGGGATTACTATTACATACTGAGTAAATAGTTCATCTTTTTTAGTTTTCTTTAAAAGATTAATTCTTTCACTTCTCATACCAAATTCTTCACTGGTATCTTCATCATTCTTTGTCCAATTTATTTTTTCCCAATTATCATAAATAAACTGTAAACCTGTTTCTCCTGCATTTTCATCTTCTACTAATCTACCAGAAGAATCAATTCTGTAATACATTTCTCCATTGATAATTTTATCAATATTTCTAAACATCCTCTTTATTGCTTTATAAATATGAGGATGGAAGAAATGACTATGGAGATCTATATATGCAAAAGTATTTCTTCTTGAGCTAGTAGTAATTCCAAAAATTTCATTGGATATTAATCCATTAGGTTGAGGAATATTACCTCTTTGGAACAATACGGCAGATGTAATAGGTTTCAGATTATTTACATCAATAAATTCTTTTGTATTAAATAAATCTATTTTCATTTATGAATTTCCTTTCATATATGGTTTATTGGATTGTGTTTAGACTAAAGTTTATCATAGGGTACAATATTTTAATACGATTAAGAAAGGAAATATAAATGGCTAAAATAGTATTAAAAGAAATTCAAGATTATATAAATAATGTAGCTAAACTAGCTCAGAAAGTTGCATTAGAAAGAAAGAATAGTAATCAGAAATGGTCATTACCATCAGTATGTATTGCACAATCTGCTATTGAAACTGGATGGGGTAAATCATCTATAATGACTAAAGCTAATGCATATTTTGGAATTAAATCTGGTAGAAATTGGAAAGGTGCTGTTTATAGTACAAAAACTAGAGAATGGTACGATAATGTAAATGCTACTAATATAACAGATACTTTTAGAGCATATAATACATTAGAAGATTCTATTAGAGATTATTTTAATCTCATATGTGAATATGCAAGATATAGTAAAGCTTGTAATACAATGGATGCTAGAGAATGTATTCAGGCTATTAAAGATGGAGGATATTCTACTTATCCAACTTATGTAAATGAAGTAATGGCTATTATTAATGCATATAACTTAACTCAATATGATTCTGTGTTATTAAGTCAGGATGCTAAGCCTAGTGAAGGACCAGCTAAACCAGAATTAGAATCTGTAGTAGATGATGTAATTAATAATAAATATGGATCTGGTGAAGAAAGAAAGAAAAACTTAGAATCAAAAGGATATAATTTCAGAGAAGTACAGGATAGAGTAAATGATAGATTGCGTTTACAAAAGCCTGTAGAAAAAATAAATTATTTTCCTAAGTTTGACGGTCACACTACAAGTATTGTATCAGCATTAAAAGCAGTTGGTTGTAATGATACTTCTGTGAAATATAGAAGAGAGATTGCTGTAAAAAATAAAATAGTACCAGTTAAGTTTTTATATGTAGGTACGGCTGACCAGAATACTCGTATGCTTAGATTACTTAAATTTGGTAAGTTGATTAAACCGTAAAATTTATTACTACCTTAGTAAAAAAATACTAAGGTAGTAATATTATTAATGATGCTCTTCGGATGTTTCTAGTGCAACAGGTTGCTCATTATTCAATTTAACCAATTCGGTTATTTTTAAATCATCATATACAACTACGAAATTTGTTAGTGTAATAAACATAGTAATTTCTATTAGTCTCGGTATATACTCTAAATCAATATCTTGAATATCTACTCCAAGGTTATATGACGAATATACTAATACAGATTCATCTAATGTTGTATTCATAACAGATGATGGTATATAGAATGGAACATCATAAATAGAATTATGCCTAATATTTGCAGTTTCATTTTTTTCTTGGAATATTCCAACATTATTAATCTTTAATCTATATCTACATTTATTAGATTGGGTTATACCGTGAGGTAATGGATTTCTTAATCTAAAATCTATTCTAGGATTAAAACTTTTAACTCTTCTATATACGGTTTCATTATCTTTATTAACACCAAGAACTATAGCAGTATCTTCTACATCTAAAGGTCTCACAATCTGCGAATGTTCGATCTCTGCATTATCTTGATATATTGAATAGTCAATATATACCTTATAGTAATTTTGTAAAGTATCTATTGATTTAACTTTCTTATCTTTAATCCAATCAGTAAATTCTTTATATAACTCAGAATTTGATTTTGTATCAGGTCCTTCCAATGTATTGATATTGATAATCTGACCTATATATCCATTATTACCATCAATCTTAACAGAAGTAGACGTACCTGGTACTAATTTATTTAAAACAGCTGGTATTGTAGTTTCTTGATTGATTTTATAATACTTATCACCTATTTTTGTATAAATAGATTTCATATATCTATTTCCTTTCTTCGTTAATTAAAATATGGTTTTGAATAACTTCAAGAGAACATATAAATCTCTTGAAGTTATTCTGTATTATTAAATTTTAAACATCAATCCACAACCTGCTACTATTCTAACAGCATTGTTAAAATCATCACCTTCTAATGGACCAACTACAACTGTATCTTCATCATCATTTACAATAATCTCTAAATTGTATTCATTTAACATTTCTGTTACTCTATCCAAAGTATCCTTATGAACTATAAGCTCTATAAATCTACCATTTGGATTATCTGATACTTTGTTTTTAAGAGATTCAGTTTCTTTTTTAACTTCTTCTACAACAGGAGTTTCTATAGGAGCAGATTCTTCAGCAAATTCGTTCTCTACTGTAGTAGATTCCTCTGTTTCTGGAGATTCTACAGATTCTTCTATATTCTCAGTATTTTCTACTGTAGTATTTATATCCTGATTCTTTTTATTATCTTTCTTAGCCATTTTACAAAATTATCCTTTCTTATTTATTTTGTATTTAAAGCATCTATAGTATCTATAAATTTCTTAGCGTCAACATCATGCCCAGTAATTTCTAATATTTTAGTCATTATTCTATTTAATAATTTTATTTTAGTATTTGTATCTGTTACAATCTTACCAAAATTACCCTGTGTATAATTAGATATATATCCAACAATCTCAGCTTTTGTATGTAACTCTGGGTCTAACGCTTTTTCATATCCAGTTCTTTTCATGTCTTTTACAGCATCACGAGCTCGAGCAAAAAAATCCGATGATGCTTTTTGTGCATCCATATCAGCTTTAATAAATTTATCTATATTAGTCTTAATAAATATGATAGCTGTTGCAAATGTAATAACTGCTCCAATATTCTGAAGTTTAGTTATTGATCCATTCTTATTTGATATAAAATCATCAAATTTATTTTTGAATGCTTCCACTTTTCCTCTTAAGGTTTTGGCATCTACTTCTTTTTTCTTAGCATCTTCTAATATCTGATTATATGCTTTTTCTACTTCAGCTAAATTCTTTATATCCATAACAGATAAATTACCAGCATCTATTTCAGCAATTACCTTATTTGCTATTTCAGGATTGTCTTTTTTAATCATATCCAGTTTCTTTTCTACTGGAGCTAATTTATAAAATACATCTTTAATAGCTCTAATAATTTTACTTATTAATTCTTGTATTTTTTTAAATACGGCTAAAATAACTTCACCTATCTTATCAAATATACCAGAACTTTTCTTTTCTAATGCTTTTTCATCTTCTCCTTCAATGTATAATCCAATAGCTTCATTCATCATCTGATTTTCACTCTCAGTAATATAATCATTGATTAGAGATTTGATAGTATCATTACTTTCTTTAATGATATTAAAAATAGCATTTATATCATCATTTACCCTAATAGGCTTAATTGTATTATTAACAAATGATACACTAATCATTTATCTTCTTACCTTTCATTTTATTAGTTTAAAACTTTGTTTTTAGTGGGTATTTTCTATGTTCCAGTATTTTCGTTTTTTTTGTTATATATTATTTCTTAGTAATAATAATACATTCCATAGAAAGGAGATTTGAAAATGAAATATGGAATAGTAGATAGGATTAAATTCCTATGGAGTTGTACTAAGGGTTATAGATGTAGATTACTGATAATCTATATTCTAAGTTTAGTAGACAGTTTCTCAGACAGTGTTAGAAACATTGTCTTTGCAATGGCTGTCAGTACTTTAGTAAGTGGTAAACCGTTTACTGAAGTATTAAAAATATACGGTATCCAAAGCATAGTAATATTATCATTTGCATTTATTGCAATGATATATTACAAGTATCTCTGTAGAGTGGAGGGCTCAATAAAATCCAAACTACAACAAGAGATAATGTCTAAAATATTAAAGTCGAGTATAGACTTTAGTGAAAATAATGACAGTGGTTTGATTCAACAAAATATGGATAGTGTCATGAATATGACATTTGAGGTATTTGTAGATTTTATACCAACCGTATTTTACAATATAAGCACTGTAATTATATCAATGGTTGTATTAATTAGAGTAAGCATATTTTTAGGGTTGTTAATCTTGATAGTAATCCCTGTATTTATACTTATTCAAAAGACTTTGGGGACTACTTTCGATTCACTCATTCGTGAAAGAAATAGGACCTTTAAGAAGTTATTAAGTACTGTATCTAATACATTTGCTATGGCAACATTTATCAAAAGCCATGGTAATGCTGATACAATACTTAAGAATACCAATGAGATATTCATTACCGATGGTGATAATAAAGCAAAAGCATTTGCTGAAGTTAACTCGGTAAACGAGCTGATGAATATTATATTGGTTATGTTCCGTAGTATTATTGATATTGGTGGGGCATATCTGTTGAGTAATGGCATGATTGGTATTGGTACATTTACATTGATACATAATTATGCTAAAGATACATTCAAATCTATCAGGAATACCCTTAAAGCATTTGCTAGATTGGGCAATACTTTGAGTACATTAGATATGATAATAGATTTAATTAATACCCCATATGAAAAAAGTGGGTCTGTTGATTTAGATGATATCGATAGTATTGAATTTGAGAATGTTAGTTTCTCATATGATAAGAAAAATATTATCGATGGATTATCATGTACTCTTAGCAGAGGTAAGAAGTATGCCTTTGTAGGATATTCGGGATGTGGTAAATCAACAATATTATCACTTGTAAATGGTATCAGAAGAGCAACATCTGGTATCATCAGAATAAATAATATTGCTATGGATTACATTAATCAGTCTACTTATAGACAAATGATTGGGGTAGTACCACAAAATGGGCTAGTCTTTAATGGTACTATTAGAGATAATATTACCTACGGTTGTGAAGATGTATCAGATTGTGATATATGGGAAGCAATCGAAAAAGCGAATTTAACTGAATTCATATCATCCCTCCCCGACAAATTAAATACTACTATAGGCGAGAATGGTATGAAGTTATCTGGTGGGCAAAGACAAAGGATAACTATTGCTAGAGCATTTATAAGAAAACCACAACTTCTTATATTTGATGAGGCAACATCTGCATTAGATAATAAGTCAGAAGCTGAAGTTCAAAAAGCTATTGATAATATCAGTAACGATGTTACTGTATTAATCGTAGCTCACAGACTAACCACTGTAAAGAATGTCGATAAGATATTCTGTCTTGATAGTGGAAAGGTTGTGGAAGAAGGAACTTATAATGACTTAATGTCTAAAGAAGGATTCTTATCTCTTTGTCTAGGAAGAAAAAGAGATAAGAATTGGTATCTAGGATTGCATATTTTCTATGTTCCTAGATATCATTTTAGTTAAATTAATAGAGAAGATATTTCTATCTTCTCTATTTTTTTATCTATTTATATTAGTTCCAAGAGTTGATACTCTGTGGTCTATTAAGTACTGCTGAATTACCAACACCAGATATCATCTTACCACTCTTAATATCATAGTGAAGAGCCTCATTGAAGTCTGAAGCGTTAAATCCACTATAGAAGTTAAGAGAGTTAGCTACTATCTTATACTTATCAAGAAGTACCTTAGCCATCTTGTTAATCTGTATTGATTCATACTTAGTACAATGGAACTCTATTTGAGTCTGTACAACTTCATGCTGAGCACCCTGCTGATTAAATACGTCAGTATTCAAACCACCTGGGAAGCAGTTAGCAAATAGACAAGCATACTCTATATTCTCACCTGTTACATCAGTTGAGCAATAAATAAATTCTGCTGTTTGGTTAGCCTGCAATCTCTCAAGACTAGAACCATTGTAATGTGAAAGACCAGTCATCAAGTCTGTTGTTCCATTAATCCATGTATGCAAAACTTCTCTTACAGGAGAACCTGAGAACTCGTATACTGTAACAGTAAATGAGTTTGTACTATCCTGTGCAAAAGTTGGAATCTCGAATGACTTACCAATATAACCACCAGTAATCTGACCAAAATCTACAGATACATCGTTAAGACCAGTTATTTCAGTATTACCATATTCTACAATATGCTTAAACTTATTAAACTGCTGTGGAATACCTGTCTGTGGGTCAAGAAGGAAAGCTGGTTTTCTTACCATGAACAAACGACCATAACCAGTTTTAAGAGGGTCATAGCATCTTAGAACTTCGTTAATGACATTTGTACCACCAAGGAAAAGAGCGTAATTGGTAAGGTTATTATTTGTATGGGATTTAATACCACTCTGAATTGTATTTGCCATCTTAATCTATCTCCTTTCGTTATTCTTGTGTTGACTCAGCAGGAGCTACATACTGACGCTTATTGATATCAATCTCAATAATAGCCTTCTTTGTAAGTCCTCTAAATACTACTGCTAAATAAAGGTGAAGAATAGAATGATTAAATTCATATTCAGAAGTTGCAAAGTTGAATTCAAGTGACTGTACAATAGAACCAATCCATGAAGCATACTTAGCTTTCTCAACAGTAACAAAATCTTTTCTTACACTTTCATCAGAGAAGTTATATATCTGACTCTCTGTATCCTTTTCAACCATTCTCTTAAGTGTATAAAGAATAGTAGAATCAGACTCTTCAAGAAGATCGGTTTCTGCTTTCTGTGTAGTATTCTGTACTGCTCTATAGAATGTATTCTCTCCAATACACTCAAAGTAATTGAGTCTATTATTAGACAATCTCTCTTTAAGGTCATTATCATATTCCTCAACTATAGGCTGAAGACTATCTTTAATATGACCAGTTAGAGTACAATTACCTCTAACAAATGGAATATGCATTCCATTCTCTGTAATATGATCAACATACTCACCTGATGTGAAATATGAGATAGTTACATTACATCTCTTATTAGTAGAATATTCTCTAACCTCATAATTCTGTACATCTACAGAAACCATATGATTATCAAATACTCCATAATTCTTTATAAGACCCTTTACTATAGAATTAGAGAATGAAGTAATTATTCCTGTATCAAGATATACTCTACAATCATTTCTAGTCTTAGCAAGATCTACGATTACATTCTTTACAGTATATGGATAATTAGCATCAAAGAATGCAGATACTGGTATTCTTTTAGGAGAAAGAATTCTTCTATCATGAGTACCATTATATGCTTTCAAAAGAGCATCTTCATACTCCTGCTCAAGTGTCCAAGTTGTCTGATGTCCACTATCATCCTGTACAGTTCTAGGAGTATCAAAATATCCATTATTACCATTCTTGAGAACAAGACCCTTTATAGAATCAAACATAACGAGTCCATCGCTATTTGTGTAATCTTTTGAATCATAACCAGGTGCTGTAGTATTAACATCAGCTGTAAGCTTCTTAGGATAATAAATACATGGGAGTATTTCACCAACTGACTCAACTGGTCTACCATAAATAGGGTCAAACATATCAACATCAGGTATATTATCCACATCAGTTGCACTAATAAGTTCATTAAGCTTCATGAGTTTAGCATAATTCTCTTTATGTTCTGTTGCAACTGGAGTAGTGCCATTAAGCTGATCTGTTGGAATATTATAAGTAGTAAGATCTGCCTGATATTGAGCTTTCAAATCAGTATTCTGCTGTTTAATAAACTTAACATAAGCATCATATACAGCCTGAACAGTTTCATCATTACACTTAATAAGTATAGGTGTCTTATCAATATCTGCTTCCTCTACTACATCATCAATCAATGTAGATCCTTCAGAAGTATATTTCATAGAAGAAACTAATCCACCTACATAATTAGCATCTTTCTTCAATCCATTCTCAGATGTAATAACCTCAAAGTTATACATCTTGATACCATACTCTTTTTCATAAGTAAGAGCCTGAGAAATTCTCATAGAGTAGAAGTTACCACAATCACCTCTTCCTGAATACATTACAGTCATCAATGGAAGCTGATTATAATTTTCTGCATCTTTATCAGTAAACTCAGTACCCTTAGCTGCTGTAGCAAGAGCTTTGCTATCACTTATATTTTCTTTACTCTTAGCAACAATCTTAATTCTAAATTTTCTATCACTTGCCTTAGGAGCATCTGCTGCAGTATCTGCTTTATAAAGAATTGAAACTATCGCATTTGAATAAGCTGCATTTTCAGGCATGACTCTCATCATCCATACAGCTGAGTTATTATGGTCAAGTACATTATATGCCTGCATCAATGGCTGACCATATTTCTTAAAATTTGAATCACCAAATGTTTTAATGGCATCAGCTTTATTTGTTTTTCTAATCCATCTATTATCAACACCCTTAGGAGCTCTAACGGCATATGCTTCAATGACGGATGCGTCAACAGCAGGAGCCTGCTCATCGTTAGCTACCTGTGTATAGTCATTAACATAGCTTTCTATATGTGGAAATGAAAAACGAGGAACAATCTGTATTGTTTGTGCCATGTTTAATTTCTGCTACTGGTTGAATAATCAACATTACCCTTCATAAGAGTCTTTAAACTTGCGTAGCCTCAAGCGATTTCTTCATAATATTTACAATTATAAATATTAATAGCTGCATTTTCATCTCTGTCCATAGTCATACCACATTTCTTACATACAAAAGTTCTATCCTCTAATTTAAGCTTATTCTTTTTACCACATTTACTGCATATCTGAGTAGATGGATAATAGGTATTAACTAATCTTATTTTAATATCATATTCCTTACATTTATTAATTAAATGAATTCTGAACTTATAGAAGCAACTTTCTGCTGTATATCTATGTAAACTATGAGATGTATCTTTATCTCTTATCATTCTACTAATATCTAAATCTTCAATATTAATCTTCTTTGGCTTGACTATCGCCGTTAAATAATTAACTAATTGCTTAATAAAGTTATCCTTTATATTAGTTAATTTAACTCTAATTTTATTAATCTTATTAAAGACTTTTCTTATTTTAGAAGAGTTGTAGCTTTTTCCTTTCATTTTATTCTTTTCTATTTCGCTAGGTTCTTTATGATATTTATCTAAATAAAGATTTAACAACTTGCCATAATTATATTCTGCTTTCTTAGATACAACCTTTTGTAATTTATCCAGTCTTCCATTAAGCTTATTATAAGAAATTAATTCTTTAAAATGCTTAAAATGAAAATAATTATATCCATCATATAGTATAGCATACTCTTTAATACCAAGGTCAATACCTAGCTTAATATTATTTTTGATAATATCTTTATTATCATTATATTCATCATTATAAATAAACATAACATAATATTTATCATAATGACGTATAATTCTACCAGAAGTAATACTACCTTTATCTGGTAAATCTTTACTATTAGTTATTCTTACTTTCTTTAAAATAGGTAATTTTATTATATTTTTACCAATATAATGTATATTATCTTTAATAAAGAAGTAAGACTCTTTATTTATTCTTTTCCTAGATTTAAACCTAGGAAAACCTTTATTATTCTTAAAGAAAGCTTTATAAGCTTTCTCTTTACTCATGATAGCATCTTTAATAGATTTACTACTAATATCGTCTAGCCATGAATATTTATCATCTTCTTTCTTTAATTTATTAATTATTTTACTAAATTTATATCCATCAGTAAACTTCCTACCTTCATCACGATTCTTAAGATTATACGCTAAGAACTTATTCTTTACAAAGTTACAAGCACCTAGAGTATCATTAATAATCTTAAGTTGTGTTTTATTAGGATATATTCTTAGTTTAATAGATTTAATCACATACAATACCTACCTTTCTATAAATTTATAGAAAGGTGTATCAGATGATTATAATTAAGTAATTAAATGATAACCATTTTATTTCTCCTTACAATTTAAATATTAGAGTTTATTTTTAATAAAACTCTATAGATTTATTTTAATGTTCGCTAGTCATATCCAAGGAAACCTATTGCTTTAAGATAGTTTCTACCACTGATGGAGTTTCCTCTCCTTTAGATTTAGTTCTATTCAATGATGTCGTAATCATAGAATCCATATCCTCAAATGTAATAGCATTAAATGTAGATGTATACTGACATATCTGTCGTACATTATTCATCTTATAATCATAATCAGATAAATCTTCTGTAGTAACTACTTGACAGAATTTCTTACTAGGATTTCTTTTATCTCTACACATAGTAGCTAGTATCATTTCTTCTACTACATTCATTACATTAAATCCTACATTATTTAAATCAAGATTTTTTTGCCATGTCTGCATCATTTTACTATAAGGGATACAAGCAGGTAATTTTCCTTTTATAATTAGATCCATGAATGCTTCGCAGTTACTACTGTCTTGTATAACTGAACTTGCCATTATCTTGGCACCTTTTTGATAGTTTAATACTTTACATTTAACTTCATTAACATCACCTTTTTTATTAGCAATATTAACAATTCTATTTTCTGATGAATTGGAAAATAATTCTATCCATGTAGGGACATTAAAAGCTTTCATTTCTTTTAATTTATCCTTTTCAAATATTCCTACATTAAATATACCTAGAGTTCTTATTGTATCGCCTTTATCTTCAGCAAATTTACCAGTTTCATCAAAATATGATTCTGGTAAATAAAACTCAGCATAATCTGCTTCTAGGTAAATATATTTTCCATCTGATCTAAAATATGAAGCCATATTTAAAATCCTTTCGTTTATTTATTCTAGTTTACTTTAATGTGCTAAAGGGAAGAATTTACCATAGTAGAAATAATTCTACTATGGTAAATATACTCAAAAAACTTGACTTAGGAGTAATCCATGAAAAAAAAAAGAAAACCTTTTAATCTCTTAAAAGATTTACTATTATGTTATAATGAATTAATTATTAAACGGCTTGTATAACTTGGTATAAAAATCATTAAATCGTTTAGCTAATTTATTAAATATCTCTATATACTCATTCCTTTTCTTCTTCAGTAATTTCTTCCTTAATCTCTTCTTCATCATCAGTCCTCAGTATATATGGTCTACTCATACCACGTCCAGTAGTATTATCATCAACCTCATTATTCTCTTCTATTACATCCTTATTTTCTTCTACTACTCCATCTGATTTATTATTCTCAGATTCTTCTTTTTCTTTCTCTTCTTTATCATAATCAGCTAATTGATTATCTACAAGAGTATTGAACTTTTCTTCATATATTGATTTTAATTCTTTAGAAGATAAATTCTCATCAAAATCATTAATATCTAAGGAATGAAGTTTATCAATATAGAACTTCTTCAATGCATCTTCTTTAGATGATTCATAATGAATTCTTTCTGGATGCTTTTCATATGTAGTATTATTCTCTACAAAATAATCTCTGTACTCCATAAAGTAATCATCAATACCCATGATAATTCCCTTAAAGTTTAATTCCTGCTCTGTTGATTCAAATTTATGATAAATAAGACTTGCTAATCCACTATTAATAGCATTAACAAACATAATATCTTTCTTATTATATGGGTCTGAATAAGCAATCATTCTTGCATAGATAAATAAGAAAAGATTATTAAATGGATGGTACTTCTCATCTAAGAAAGTTTCTTCTATATTAAGGAAGTATGTATATAAATCCTGCTTAAAACCAAACATCTTCATCTTAGCATAGAATTTATCCATTATGTAACTTCCTCTTCTATTATTAAAGAAAGCTACTTTAATATTCTCTACTTCATCTTTTCCTAGAGCTTTAAATCTATCATATAAGAAATCATAGTTTAATGAGCTTTCAATAGTTCTAATCATATCTTCCATCTTTGCTTTTTTTGTAGGATCCTTTTCTAGCTCTAATGACTGCTTCATATTTTCTAAGTTCTTCTTTTTAATCTCTCTTGCTTTATCAGAAGTTACATAATTCATATATTCTGAGAATATAGTATTACTTTCTTCTTTTAGCTTATCTGCTTCTGTCTTTGCTGATAATAGAACTAATGAAGAATTCTTAATTTCTTTAATTTCATCTCTCAGATCCTTTTCATCAAGATTTTTAATTTCTTCAGTAACTTCATCTGATGTCGAGTATTTAATCAAGAATTCTCTTATTACATCTAAATCCATTACTTCTAATTCTTTTTTATCATATTTCAATATATCATCAAGAATACTTGTATTAAGTCTATAATTATTTCTAACAAGACCTTCACTCATATCTTTAAGATATTTAAGTTGCTCATCCATAGATTTAATCATATCCATAATGCTTTTAAATTCATTAGGATTAAATCCACCACCTTTACTAGGTGTTTCTTCTACTGGAGTTTCTACAACTTCGTTATTTGTTACTTCATTTACACTCTCATTAATATTTTCCATTATTGGATATTCCTTTCTTGATAAATAATTTTTAGTATTTAATTAATTAGTTTCATTGAGTATTATTTAATAATGATTACTGTTAAATAAATTGATTTAAAAATATGAAAGGAATTTATTTAAATGGGAAATAGAATAAATAGAATCAATGGTAAGTATTATGACTTAGGTACTGGTAATACTTCATTTTTACAAGTTGCTAAGGATTTAAAAAGATTAGGTATAAAAAATTTCTATTTTATACTAGAGATTTGTGATTATAGCCTAATTAATATAAATCCTCATGCTGTTGACAAAGATGGACACACTACACTTAGTAGAGACCAAATAAGTAGAGTACTTACTGAATGTGCTAGAAATCCTTGGTATTATCTTAGAGAAATATGTAGAATACCTACTCAAGGTGGTTCTACTGTTCCTTATAAAGCTAATAGAGGAAATATAGCACAAGCTTATTGTATATTGCATGGTATTGATTCATGGTTATGCCTACCGAGGCGAGTGATGTTGCCTCCTTCTATAGCGATATAGATGTAAAACCTCTTTAATTGCTGGAAACTCTTAACTCTATTGAGAAAGACAATCAGCAGCCAAGACTTATTATAAAAATAAGTAAGGTTCAACGACTATCGAACGACTAATAATTAGAATCTAGTAGAGTACACGAGAGTGGAAACGGGAGGCTCTCTATTATATAGAGATGAAGATATAGTCTGAACTATATAGAGATATATAGATTAACAAAATGAACAAGGCAAAACAGAATCTGCTGTAGCTTTATTAACTTGGGCTTTTAAATTTGGTACTACCAACTCACAATTTATTTTTGTAAATAAAGATGGTGATCAGGCTAAAGCAAATTTAAAAAGACTTAGTGAACAAGTTAGAGTATTACCTGAATATATGAGAGGCAATAGTGTAGTAGATGAAAATGGAATTACTCAAAAAGGAAAAGATAATGCAACTATGATGACTAATCCTATTAATGGTAATTCTATTATAACAAAAGCAAAAGCGACATCATATGAAGGTGGATTATCTTTAGCACGTGGTATGACAGCGCCCCTAGAATTAGGTCAAATAGTTCTAGTAAAACCTCTTTAATTGCTGGGAACTCCGAAGTGGACAATCAGCAGCCAAGACTCTATTTACATAGAGTAAGGTTCAACGACTATCGAAAGTATAATATAGGAGAAATACTTATATGAATAAATGAGTAGAGTACACTTTATAGTGGAAACGGGAGGCTATTGTTAATTGGTAATAGATTAATAATAGAAGATATAGTCTGAGCTATATAGAGATATATAGATTAACATTAACTGATTTTGACGAGCCAGAGTTTACTAACCATATAGGTACTATTATATCAAACTCGGTATCAACATATGAGACTGCTGCATCAAATGCTAAAAAGAACCACGGTATGTATGCTAGAATATTTACATGCACCCCTAAAATTTATCACTGGGGGTATAAAACCTCTTTAATTGCTGGGAACTCCGAAGTGGACAATCAGCAGCCAAGACTCTATTTATAGAGTAAGGTTCAACGACTATCGAAAATATAGTATAGAAGAAATATCTGTACGAATAAATGAGTAGAGTACACGAGAGTGGAAACGGGAGGCTATTATTAATTGGTAAAAGGTTAATGATAGAAGATATAGTCTGAACTATATAGAGATATATAGATTAACAAAATTAGGTGATTTAGACACCCAACCTGGTATGGAAGCACAATTAATATTGGATAAAACTGCTACATGGACTGAAAGAGTTTATGATATGACAGAAGATGAAGTTGAAAAATACTTTGAAGCATTAGGAGTTGATTGTAATAAAATTTTCTATATAGAGTATTCATATACTCAATTAGGAAAAACAGAAGCTTGGTTACAAGCAATGTCTGCAAAAATTGGTAATCCTCTTGTTGTTAGAAGAGAGATACTATTACAAAGACTTCATGGTTCTTCTGCATCACCATTCCCTCAAGAAGATATTGAATATATCGTAAGCTCGGAAAAGAAACCAATAGATGAATTATGGTTATTGGATTATTATAAATTTGATATTTATACTAAATTAAATCCAAGAGTTCCATATCTAGTTGGAGTAGACTGCTCTACTGGTACTGGTGGAGATAATAATGCTATTACTATTATTGATCCATATAAAGTAGAACCAGTAGCTGAATTTGAATCTTCATATATAGGAGAAACTATGTATGAAAGATTACTAAAAGAAATATGTAAAGTATTGCCTAGATGCGTTCTCATAATAGAGAGAAACTCAATAGGTGATGGAATAATAGACCATTTATATCATTCAGAGATATTACCAAGATTGTATTTTGATAAGTCATTAGATCTTGTAAAAGATAAATTAACATCTAATGAAACTATTGAATCAATGCTTAAGAAAAATACTACTATGAAATCATATTATGGTGTATATACAAGTAATCAGTCAAGAGATGATATGATGGCTATATTAGCAAGACATGTTAATGAGTATAAAGAGAAATTTGTTACTCATAATGTAATTAGAGATTTAAGTAGGTTAGTAAGGAAGTCCTCGGGAAAAGTTGAAAGTGGTCCAGGTTCAATAATTTATTTAACATTTTCAATTTTTCAATCGACTTTATAATATTATGCTATTTATAGGAGTAATATATTATGAGTATATTAATAAAATATTTTAAAAATGATGGAACTGATTTTGGATTTTGTGTTACATTAACAAATGGTATATGCGGGAAGCAAATTTTCATAGATGATATTGAAACAAATTATATTATAACAGAAAATGGTACTGTATATAATATAGAAACTGAATATAAATTAAAGAAATTTATTATCAGTATCAATAATTATTATGGCGTAAATATTGGATTAGGTAGACGGGGATATTATAAAACATGTACAGTTCATAGATTATTGGGTATGGGATATATACCAAACCCAAATAGAAAGAAAGTAATAAATCATATAGATGGCAATAAATTGAATAATTCATTAGATAATCTTGAATGGTGCACATATTCCGAAAATAATAAACACGCATATATTTATGGTTTAAAAAAGCCGACAAAACCAAGGTGTGGAGAGATGTCAAACTTATGCCTACATTCAGAGAAAGAAGTTCGGAAAGTATGTAAACTATTTGAAAAGGGATATGATCCAGAAGGGATTTATAGGGAGTTTGGGATATCAAAAGCTTTCACATCGAAAATCTATTATAGAAAATCATGGAAACATATATCGAAAGATTATAATTTTGATAAAGCTGTTTTATATAATAAATTTTTTGATAGAGATACTACTGAATCAATATTTTACTTGTATAGAGCATATATGCGTACAAAAGATATCATGAAATATCTAAATATACAAAAGAATGAAATAAATAGAAGTCATCTTAGATTAATAATACGTCGAATAAAAAAGTATGATAAAAAAGTAAAGAAACATTATGAGGACCTGGATAAACCTCTTTAATTGCTGGAAACTCTTAACTCTATTGAGAAAGACAATCAGCAGCCAAGACTTATAGAAATATAAGTAAGGTTCAACGACTATCGAAAGCATAATATAGAAGAAATATCTATATGAAGAAGTGAGTAGAGTACACTTTATAGTGGAAACGGGAGGCTATTATTAATTGGTAATAGATTAATAATAGAAGATATAGTCTAGCTACACAGAAATGTGATAGATAAAATGTTCATGATGATTCTATTATGTCATATCTTATTGCCCTATATGTATTTTATCACGGTAATAATTTACAGACATTTGGAATTAGTAGAGCCGCTAAAGATGAGGATTTAGATAATTCAGGTATCCATGTACCTGAACCAGAAAATTATAATCTAGTAGATGATATTCTTGTAGAAGAATTAAGAGAGAGAAAAGAAAAAGAAAAAGCATCTGAGGATATATTAAACTGGGATGATATGATGGCTGATGCTATTAAGAAAGCTCAACAGGATACTTATAAATTACACCAGAATAAATTAATAGATAATTCTATTCTTCAAAATAGTGATTATGTAGATGATGATAACTCTTTTGATATACCATTAGACTTCTTTAATGAAATAAATGGTATGTAAAATAATATTTATATTACTACACAATAGTAACTAAAAATATTATTAAAAGAGGTGAAACATGTTTAGTGATAATGATGATTTATATGATAGAGATTTATTCATGATGAGTGAAACTTATAGGGATATGACACCCGACTGGGTATTCCCTGAGTTGAATTATTTAAAAGAAGAAGATAATGAATATTGGAATAGAGAAGAAGAAGAGACTCCAGTAATCAGTAAATCAAATAATAAAAGTGGTTATAATTACTATGACTCAGAAGAATATAAAGAGTTTAAAAAAAGACTTGATGATTCGTGGGTTAAAGAAGTTAAACAGTGTATAAAGTTTTATAGGAAGCATAAAATTTTGGATTTCATTAGAGAATCTATGTTTTGGGCTCCTAGAAATTTTAAAAATGCTCCAGACTATATAAAGAAAAGAGCTGAAGAAGAAATAAGAAAAGGTATTTAACAAACATTAATGTAATCCTTATATTATATTATTGATATTCAACGCATAAATGTATTATATGTAGACTATGAGAAATTTAATCTCATAGTCTACATATGTATTATTTTTTTAAATCTTTATTTAAATCTAATACAGAGAAATCTGTACTGTCATACAATAATGATCTATCTATATATTTATTTAATTGCTCTTTATATTCATCACTCATTGCTACTTTATACTTATTTACAAATCCTGCTATATCTCCCCAAGCTTGATGATAGTTAATAAATATTTCACCATTATGAATAGCTTCATGTACTGTAGTAGAAACCATAACAACTCCTATTCTATTTTGTTGATGTTCCATTAATACTACATTAGCTACTCTAAAAGTAGATATCTTCCATTTCTTAATTATAAAATATTCTAGTACTATAGCACAAATATCAAATAATGTAAATATAGGACCGTGATGCATTTCTATAGTAGCATCTTCATCTGTTACATTCTTTAATACCTGACACTTATCTAGTTTTACTTTCTTTTTTAAATAATTAATATATTTTTTATATCTATCATCATTTCTTACCATCTTTTCTATACCCTTTACAAAAGATACATAGTTATCATAATTAGATAAATAATCAATATCCTTATACATAGGAATTTGATAATAAGAATTTGTAGAATCTATAATAGGGGTGATATTAGTTTTATCATAAATAATATCTGGTAAACTCTTAGGCATTATAAATTTTACCACCTTTCTAAATAAACCTATTAATATTCTTGTCTTCGCACAATAAAATAAGATTTTACAATAAAATGAAAGGATTTATAAAGGATTATGCAAAACTACAATAGTACGAATAATGTCAATCCATTGACTAATTTGTATAAATCTTTCATGATTTTATTGCATAATATTACTATAAAATATACTGGTATTGCAGAAGATAATGAAACATTAGAATCTAAAATGAATGCTGATGGTTATCTTGATGCTTTACATAAAAGAGATACTTTTGAAACTTATATTGATTATACTGAATATGAGATGAGAGAAGTTGGTATCTTTTTAGATAGTATAATAACACCAGTATTACATGGTAATATTGATAAAATACCAAAAGAATTTAGGACTCCACTATTAGAGTTAAGAAGAAATTCTATTATAAAGAATTATGAAGAAAAAAATAATTATTATAGAATGCTAAATGGATATCCTGATTTAGAAGATAAGAATTTCTTATATCCCCCAGAAGATGTAATATTAAATTATAATCTTAGAGCAGATATTCCTATACATAGAATTCAAGATTATTATAATTCTATTAGTCCTGGTCAAGGAGATTATTATATTTCTATTATAGAGGGATATGGATATATAGATGATCTTTATAAAAATAATCCTACTAAGAAATATTTAAAGTATATAGGATCAAATAGAATATCTATAGATATAGCAAGAAATGGTAAGAATTTCCAAATAATACAGATGAAAGATACATCAGTAAAAGATGTATTAACTGATGAGTTTATTAGGATATATGAGCAATGTAGAGAATACTTTATTAATGTAATTTATGTATATCAGTATAGAAGTTTTTTTAGTAAGTATGATAATGTAATAGCAATGATGATAATGGTTATGACATTACAACAGATAAATGCTCAGCAGTTATCTTCATATATTAATAGAAACTTCTTTGATATTTATGCTGTTAAAATGCTTTATGAAGCATATAATGTACCATATAATCTTAATATAGATGAAGATACTCAAAATAACTTATTAAGAAATTTAAATATGTTAATACAGAATAAAGCTACTGATAAAGTTATTTATAATATATCTAATCTATTAGGATTTTCTAATATCAAAGTATATAAGTATTTCTTAGCAAAAGAAAGATTATTCGATATATACGGTGTACCTATAGTAAAATGGACTACTAGATTTAATACTGATACTGGAGAAATTGAAAAGATACCTGATTATAAAGCAATGTATAAATTATATTTCCAGAAGTTTGAAGTAATGGATGATAATTTCTTATTAACTTTTGATAAGCAGGCTAATCATGTTGAATATAATGATGTAGTTAAAAATGATCCATTCTGGATAGAAGATCAAAATCTTGAAAGAAGAATATGGGAGAACACATATAACTTTGTAGAGAGTAAATATTTAGGTATGGGTGTATCGTATAAGATGACAGATATTATGTATGAGAATATTATAATGCTTAAATTATTACTACAAAAAAGACATGATTTAACTAATGTTACTATTAAATTACCAAAGATAACAGGAGAAACTCCTATTCCTATATTTGATATTATAGTAGCTTTGTTATGTCTTACTGCATGTAAGCATAAATTATATGGAGAAATAATATCAGTTCCTACTCAGGTTATTTCAGTATTAGATTATGTAAGAAATCATGAGCAATACGATTATAATTTAGATACTTTAAAATTTAATTTTAAGTATTTTTTTAATCCTAAGGCTAGAGATAAAAATGCAGATGAAACTAATCTAAGAGATCAATTAATTAATTTTATGAAATCTCCTAAAGATGGTAAATTAGCAGATACATTCCAATTTAATTTTGATTATCTTAATCCATCTAATCCTGATACTACAGATAGAATAAAAAAGATTAAAAAGATATTAAGCTCAGATGATTATGATAAATTTATTAATTATATTAATATTATAGAGCAGGATACTGCTACTTCTACTGATAAAGTAAAAGCAATTAATGATATATATCATAATATAAAAGAATTAAAAACTCTTCTTAATTTCTATTTAACTAAGATAATAGATAAAAGAAGAGATTATGAGTTAATGAAAACTCTGTATGATGCATTATTTTATTCTACAGAAGTTAGTGATGTATTTAGCATTACTGGAGAAAAAACAGGAATAAAGAGAACTGCATATACATACTTTGAGTTTTTATTCCACTTAAACCCTTATTTGTATTCATCATTATTCTCTGTAGATTTTAATAGAGAATATGATAAATATTTAAGAGCTAATAATCTTTCTTATGCTTCTTATTCAAGAACTCAATTTATGGAAGATGTTGAAAGAGGTGATATCTTTATAGATTATAGTAATTTTAAAGATATGACTCTTGATTATGGAGAAGCTGATTCAAAAGAAAAAATATATTTTTATGTAAATCATATAATAGGAAGATTACAAACTATATTAAAGGATATACAGTATTTATTCTTAATGAATGATGATGAGAATCCTTTATCAGAGTTATTATTAAAACTAGTTAGGTTCTTTAAATCATATACAGTTGATGTTATTAATATGGATACTTTAATAATAGCAGATACTAAACCTGAAAATGCAATGAAGTATTTTGATGAAATATTCTATATGAAGAAATTAATTCAAGTACCTGAAAAGATGCATACTAGTTTTGATGATGTAGTTAATCTGTTAATAGGTAGATTTTTAGCAAGTGATGATAAAAATGAGAATGTAATTAAATTTAAAGATAAATTTATATCAGAAGTTCTTATACGATTAACTTCAAATAAACTTAATTCAATTAGATTAAAAGAGAAATTTGATTTAAGAAATAAAGAAGATGAAGTTAATGATAAAACTAAATTATATGATAATACAAAGAATGTTAGTATTACTATGACTAGTAAAGATAATATTCCAATGAAACTAACTGATAAGATAGTTAGAAAATGGTTTGAATAGATAGGAGAGAAAGATGAAGAAACTTACTGAGAAGTTAAAGTTTAGTGATAATATAACTAATAATGGTATATGGGCTACTACTGAAGTAATAGGTGGTTATGGTGAGATACATAATAATCCTAATGGAAAATCAACATTAGATGAAGAGATATTTAGAACTAAGAATATTGTACCAATAGGTGGAGTATCATATGTAATGGAGCAGATGTTTGGTGTTAAAGATAGTCAGATAGATGTTCCTACAGTATATACTACAGATAGTATTGGTATTATAAATTCAGGAACACCATCAGAAACTTATGATGTACCAGGTGGTACTAAAACACCAATGTACAGATATGGTCATTATGTGCAGTTATTTGGTGTTGGTATAACAGGAACAGCAGAGAATGATATTACTATATATAAACCTGATTATAGAGAGAATGGTATTAAACTGAGTAAAGTTAATGCAGATGGATTAACTGTAACAGGAACAATGCTACCATTTAGATATACTCAAGCAGTACTAAATTCTCAAGAGAGATTACAGTACTTTGGTAAAAAAACAGATAGTGATGGAGTAACTGGTTATTACTTAAAGAGATTTGAAAATGATCCAGTTATTAAGCATATATGGAAAACTGGTGAGGATATAATAGATGAAGAGAATGAAGTATTGGTTCCAACAGATAGTGTATGGAGTAATACAGCAGGATTGAATACTGTAGAAACTTTCACAGAGTTCTTCTTAAAGATAAATAAGAAAGATGTAAAAGAATGGTTTATCAATATAGAGCAGGAAGATAGAACAAGAATTAACACATTGGCTTTGTTTACCGGTCAGTATGTTAAAGGAAGTAATCCAGCTGATTATGGAGATTATAGAGATGTAAGATTATTCTCTAAGTTGTGTATCAACCCAGAGTACTTAAATCTTAATAAAGATTTGAATATCATATACAGAGTATATGGTGCATAAATAAAAAAAAATAAACACCCGAAGGTGCTGGGAGATGATTAAACTAATCATCTCCCAGGATTCATTTCCTCCCATTCATTAAGTCTGGACTCATCTGAGTCGATGAGACATGGGTGAGTCCAATGGCACCCATCCCATCCACTGAGATGTGCCTGGTGACAAATTTCTCTTTCAATTTTTAATGGAGGTTTAACCCACCACTGGTCGATACCAGGACGACCATCATTGTGGGTAACACATTCTTCTTGATGCATTGGGTAGCTTTTCTTTCCTGCTAAAAACATAGTTGCAATCTTCTTTATTGTTCTTCTTTTCATATCTGTCTCCTTTCAAAAGACTAACGTTTTTATTATTACACAAAAATGATATATATATATATGGATATCGAAAATACGGATAGAAGACTAATGAGATTAATATTAATCTCATTAGTCTTCTATATCTATTCATATTTCTTAGCTTTATATATATATAAGTTGCTCTGGCATAAAAAAAATAATATAAATAACCATATATATAGAAGAGGGTGATATATTTTAATCACCCTCTTTGATGATCTATATTATATAATATAGATCATCCAACCATTCTGGTATTTGAGTACCCTCTGACGATACCCAACCATCATAACAACTAAAATCGTTCGTACCAAATATAGTGGTACGAAAATAACAAATACCATTAAATGAAACTATTGTAGTCCTAGATATATCTGTTGAGAACTCATAGACGGTGCCATGTACACCGTCTACAGAAAACCCCTGTAACCAGTCATACCCGTCAGTTGCATCTGACTTGTAATTATCATCTAATTCTATTTTTGCCATAAAAATCTCCATTCTCCCCGTTAAGCCGATAGGTCAACTAATATTATTTTATTATTTACTAAGAAATAATATATATATATATAATATTAAAATACGAATAAAAAAGATAGGGTTATTTACCCTATCTTAAATTCTTTTCAGTTAATAATATATGATATATCTACATATTATACTACTAACTTATCCATAACTCTAACTCCGAGTTGCAACTACTATATACACCGTCAGATAAAAATTCATCTTCATTCTCTAACAAGACAACGTTGTTGGTATCTACATCAATAATCAAAATTCCACGGTTCTTAGAAATTATCATATAATTCCACCCATCAATATTTGAAAATTCTACCAATAATATACCTCCTTAAAAACTAACTATTTTTTATTATAAACTCAAGTTATTAGTCCTCTTAAGATATCTATTCTTAACACTATAATCTGCAAATGCATATATCAGATTTAGCTTAATGGATAATCTCTTAAAAATACTTCTAAAGAACCCATCATCATATGATATATTTATTTCATTTATCTTATTAGTAAAAGCTTCCAGGTTTTCACTATTTAAACTACTATCATTCTTTAGGTTCTTCTTAATAGTCTTCAATACATCTTTATCTATAGATGATATTATAGTATCTGCTATTCTAGTAGCCCTATCTACTTCAGCAGGACTTATCACACCCCATGTATTCTTATCAATACACATATTGGCATATTTCTTCATGATAGTCCATCTTTTATGCTCATAACCGTCTACCATTCCATACATCACTACTTTTAAATCGGTACATACTAAACCGTCAACTAATAGCTTCAATTCACTAATTTTAACATTCTCTAATAGATTAGTTTCTTTAACTATTGCTGGTTTGCTGTTCATTATTTATCCTTTCTTACAAGTTACTTGTTACTTTTCTCAATATCAGCTTCTATCTTCACTCTCATATTAATATACTTTAAATAGAATAATAATGCTAATATATTTGACACTAATGCATTCTTTGATGATTCGTCTTCTACTGTATTAGTAATAATACTAGTAAAATAATTTTCACCATCTTGTACATCATTCATATAATCCTTATATTCACCTAAAAATAAAGATAAGATATCTTCAATGAAATCTGTTAGGTCATCTGCAAGAATATCAGTCATATCAGCAAAATTCCAATACAGCAGTATATCTACATTAGCTACTAATTCTTCTATCATATATTTATTTTCAGAGAATTTCTTCAATGATGACATTAAGGTTTTAATATCAGTAATTATCATATCATTTATATCACCTATTGTTATTGAATTAATAGTATCTTCTATCTCTTTAATCTTTTCAATATCTAAATTTTCCATTATATTACTCACCTTTCTTACTTACATGCACTTCTTAAATCTAAAATATAAATATAATTTATATATTGGTAACACAACATCAAACTCTTTATCTGTTACATACTTAAGAGCATATTCATCACACATAAATCCTTCTATTAATATAGCATCATGTTGGATATACTCATCAAACTTTTCATAAAATCCTTTTCTCGATCTTGTAAAGAATTTTAATATATCAGTAAATACCTCTGATACTGTATCAACATATCCAACAAATGAATCATCACAAGCTAATGTAAATATATACCATAAAGTATCAATAACTTTATCTATATTAGATTTATCAGTTTCATATGCTGTTAATGCATCATATAAATCATTTAAAACATATTGTGTTTTACCATATGTACTATCAATTTTCTTTTTTATTTTTTTATACATTACATTTTACCCCACTACGGTATTCCTTTCTAATTCATAATATGCCATATCAATATTAGCATATAAATCCCTTAGAATATTAATATTAAACCATATACTACGCAGTAATGCTGTTATAAATGTATTTTCTTTTGGAATATCCATAAGCTTTAATATTTTACGATAATACTCAGTTTCATACTTATTATAACCATGATCACGTTTATCTAAACAATACATCGGATCTTTAATAAAGATTCCATGAGTATATGTTAAGAAATTATTTATTTTCCTACTGGTATCATCATCAATATATTCAAAATTCCATACGAGCATTTTAGTAAATGCTTCTGTTAGTGGATTAAATACCCTTTCAAAACTAGCTCTACCAGTAAACTCGGTATTCTTTAACTTATTCAAATAAAATATAACTGATGATAAATCTTTATATATGATATCAGTATCAGATTTAAAATCAATACTATATAATATTTTTGATAGTTCTTCAATATCCTCATCAACCACCTCATAAAAATTATTTGTTTTTAACTTCATTACATATTTCCTTTCTTATAAATATAAATTTATTGGTTACAAAAAAATAATATGTAAATATTAATCCCATTTCAAATTTAAAGATTCTATAGTTATATGACCTTGTATCATTTTAAAATATTGAAGGGTTGTTATAACCATTCTTAAAAAATCTGAGTATATTTTTATATCTGTCTCAGAAGCATCACTTATATTTAAAGTAACCACTGATTTATAAAATGCTAATTCTACCTCAGATCCGAATATAGAAGATGTCATAAAATTAATAATTTCTATTCTACAAAATGACTCAAGAATATTACGAAGAGATATTCTCGCAATCTCAAAATATTTACCATAGTCATCATATGACCATTGAAATAATTTAGATACGGATTCAATAATTATTTTTATTTCATCATTATCTTCACCATTAACTGAATCATTAACTAATTTATTTACATGATATAAAATTGAGGATATATCATTATAAATAGTGATATCGGAACTGTTAAATAGTACAGTATCCACATAATCCTTTGCTTTATTAAATTTTTCTACGTTTACTTTTACTACGCTCATTTTGTCTCCTTTCATATAAAAAAATATGTAAATATAAGTATACTGGAACATAAAAAAAGATGCACTGATATATTTCAATCAGTGCACCTTTAAACCTAGATGATGATGAATTACTTAGTATAATTCATCATCATTCGATAATCCACCGCCAGACCTGAGGAAATCGTATTCCTCATCCTTGGTCCACTTCGGATTCAGCTTCTCACCAGTCAAAACCTCGTTACAGATAGGAAACTCTTCATCAAGCCTCTTGTCGTCTTGCTCCCTCTGGAGGAACTTCTTGTAGTCCCTCCACCAAAGTATCCAGAGAACGAAACCTGCAATAGTTCCGAGAATGAAGGTCACTTTGTAAACTGTAGAAATAATTGTTGATATAGCTGCAAATCTGTTCTTATTCATAAAGAACTCCTTTCTGGGGTATCTCCAAACCCCTAAAAATATGGTTACTTATAATGATAAACTATACATAGTTTATTCATTACACAGAAATAGTATATATATATATAAGATTAAAATACGGATAAGAATTATAGGGATGAGAATTATATCTCATCCCTATATATTAATCTATTATTCTAGCCCACAATCCTGGTGTACTTGGTTTATCTCTCTGTACTTTAATATCTGATAAAGTTTTTAGTTTCTCAGTTAAAGTAATTGGAGTAGGACTATCTGGATCTATAATGACCTCATCACTACTAGTAATCAAATATATATCTTTTCTTCTACCAGCACCATCAGCAGGTGTCTGTAGTTTCATTGTAACTTTCTCAGCCATATTCTATTACCTTCCTTGTGTGTTTAAACTCTGTTTTATTTCATCTTCAGCATTTTTAATTTCAGCTATTAATTCAGTTTTTAATTGAGTTAATAATTGATTAACTTCATCTTTAGTATAATATTCCATAATTAAATAATACCCCCACACATTCTTCTTATTTTCTCTACAGGTACAATTTCATTTGATTGCTCAAATAATACAAAAGGTGCACCAGCAATATCAGTAGGTGTCTTAATAACCCCTGGTGCATTTAGTATGTTCCTGTATCGAGTTATCGGTAACATTATTTTTTCCGTTAAATTAGTATCCTTTACATGAAGTAATGTATCAGCTACTGTCTTTGGTAGTTTTCTAGGCATTTAAATATTACCTCCTTCTTCTATACTTATCTTTCATATCTTGTATCATTCCTCTAATCATTATTCTGATTTTATCTAGTAGTGTATTAATTTCATCTTTATTATACCTAGAAGATAATCTATCAGCTAATGCATCTGTAGCAATGAAGTCAATTAATTGAGATGGAGTTATATAACCAAATTCAGGTATTGTATTTGGAATATTAACATTTGATACTCTCGAGTCATCACCACTCAATAAATAATTTGTAGAATTATCATCATTTTTATATGATAAATTCTGTACTCCTAATAATTCCAATCCCATAATTATTACGACCTTTCTTCAGCATAAATATCAGTTGTATCCAGATTATGTGTAGTAATATATAGGAAGTCTATATTAGTATCTTTAGCAATATAATCTTCTAATAGCTTTAAATCAGTTTCTGTATGCATATCAATTTCAAATCCACCTTTAAAGCAATTCCTACAATGTTCTGCCCATACACCATTAGTCTTCCATGAACTATTACTTGGTCTGGTTGTAGATAGTAAGAATTGTCCACCACCATTTGTAATAAGAGTATTCATCTTATCCATATATCTATTGCAATATGGAACATCAACCATTGCAACTATAAACTCATTTCCCAATAATTCTATATCAGTACTCTTATCAACAAATGATGCTATATTTACATATCTTACAATTATTTTACTATCTGGATAAAAGAATTTTCTAAATTCATCTTCAATTCCATTAATATCATTTCTATGGTGTATTATAAAATGAATTTTATCATATGATATATTACTTATACTAACCTTAACGGAATCAGCAGATTCTAACATAGCTTGTGTAATACTACTAGGGAATTTAATACAATTCTCTTCATTTATTCTACAATAATCTATTGCAGGATATACTGCTTCAACTCCAGCTGTAGTAATAGTTATATTATAAGTAATACTAGCATTAGTATCTTTCCATTTCTCTATATTATTAAATTTATGAGACTCTGTTGAAAACTCTGAATTTGCACCAGAATAATTCATCAGTAGATTATCATATGTATTAGTAATATATTCAATAATAGCTTTATCTGAATCTCTTGATGTTAATCTTAGAAAGAAGCCATTACTCTTTTTAGATACTTTAAACTCTATTCTATAATGAGATATTGGATCATTAGACCTAATAACCATATCTTCATCAAATATATTTATATCATGTTCATCATTAATACTCATTACATCATAATCAGTATTAACATAATATGCAGTTTTATCATTCTCTGTAGGATATCTAAAAGTAGGATTATTATTTAACAATAATCTCATTTCCATCATCATATCATGAAGATATTTTTTATTCTGGAAAAAACTTACTACTCTACCATCAGATTTTCTTCTAGTAAAAATCTCACCAGTAGCTTTATCCATTATAGATTCACCATTAACTGCAAAATCTCTATTTTCTATACTAAGAAATGAAGTAGCAAATCTCATATCTGGCTTAGCTACAAATATAGGTTTTAATCTACTTCGTGTATCTTGAATTCCTGGCATAATAATTTATCCTTTCATTTAATTAAACTAAATTTGTATCATTTGGAATATTTAGATGATAATCCTTATCTACAATATCTTCTGTGTGTCCTATCATCCAAGTTAATATCTGTCCATCTTGTTGATTTCTTTGTTGAACTCCTGTAGAAGAATCTACCCATTCATCAGGATCTAAATATAATACCTTAGGGTAATCTTTTCTTCTTTCTCTTTCTGTATCATTACTCTGTTCAATTACTGGAGATATTTTAAATCTATTATATACCTCTACAAAGTTATCTGTCATTAATTTAGAGCTTATCTGCTTTCTATCTGGATTATAATAATGCTTTGGTACTAACTCGTCATAATAGAATAAAAAGTATATTGCATATATCAAATCTACATTATCGTCTTTATTAAATCTTTCTTCATCGAAAGTATTTGGATAAATATTTAATCTAGGGTCTTTTTGTTCATATACTCTATCGTGTATATATTTCTTTCCTTGTTCTCTATTTATATAGCCACTTAACTCAAATAAGTCAACTAATCCAGGTGTATATTGCAATCCTGATACTGGACAACCAAAATATTCATAATCTCGTTCACGCTCATATATCTCTAAATCATATTTAGATTTAATATTAACTAGTGTAATACAATAATCAGAAGTATTAAATACATTATTAATACTCAATTTTCTACCATTTAAATATACATCATAATATCGTATATCAAATGGCTTATCAAATATATCTCTATCTATGAATGATAATTTTATATTCTCAGATTCATCTTCACGAATAATATTAGATATACTATGAATTAATCTATATTTATATGGAGTAATATCAATATATACAATATCTCCTACTTCCACCCATTGCTGAATTAATATCTTTGGATAACCATATCCAATAATTAAACGATATTTATTACGAGATACTAACCTACCATTTCTAAATATACGAATATATTCAGTATTTAATTGGAAATCTTTAGAAGCTATCTCTATAAATCCATAACCAGATACATCTGCTACAAATCTAACCATCATAGGTAGTTTTAATATATTTATAGATAGATTTTTATTTATTACTCCAGCATCATTAGGAGAAATAGTAAAAGATTTTAATCTAGTAAATCTATATCTTATTTCACTACCATTTATATATGGGTCTCCGTTAGGTTCATATGTTGGCTCATACTTATACTCACCTCTATCAAATTTACATACTACATTTAGTGTATCAACATCATATCTAACTTCACCATCTGGCGTATCTTCAGCTAATATTAAATCTTGAGCTGTTGGAAAAATAACTTCATCAGTTTTTGGTAGATCTATATTGATAGTATCAGTATTATTATTAAAATGAATATTCTTTGTATAAGTATATCTAGGGAATAATTCTATTTCTATAAAACTATCAGCTGTTACCATTGAAACTGGTATATAGAAATACTCCAAGAAGTTCTTTCTCTCTTGATATACATCACCAACTAGTAACCCATCAACAAATACTCTGGCATCAAGACTAATAGGATATTCTCTTGAATTATTAAATGCAAATACATATCTATCTTCCTCAAATCTAAATAGATTTCCTGATCCTAATTCAGTAGATGTATCTCTACGAATTCTAGTTGATAAATCTAATGTATTCGTAAATAAATAGAAATTTGAGCCTAGTTTCTTTTGTTCTAATACATAATCTCTTAAAATATTTGCATTATGCTTAATCCATAATTTAAGAGTACTATCTTTAAATTCAAATGGTTGATATTCTAATTTACCACCCATTTGTTCCATCTTATCATAATAAACCAAATCCCCAAATTGTGTACCTATTGGGGTATTATTTACAGACTGAATACTACTATGAGTTATACCAATCAAATCTTGCTCTTCTCCAGATGATGACGATGTCACTGTACTATTTGGAAGATCATGATGTAACCATAATGTCATTATCTCTTCATTAGATTTATCTGGATAATATATCTTCAATAAATCTCTACATTCTCTAAATAATGATGTATATTGTAGATTTGGTATATCATAATAGAAATAATATACTTTATATTCTATACCATTCTTAACTCCATTATATACTTCAATATTATCAAGTGCATCATCTGTATTTTGAAGCCAATACATATTCTCAGCCATGAGTTGACAATTCTCAGTATTCTTCTCTAAATAGAATTCATCTCTATCTGAAGTTTTTCTGAATATCATCATATTCTCTACTGATATAGGAGATTTATATAATTTACCATTTTTATCTTCAATAACTAACATCTTATTTCTATTATTTTCAAATCTACTGATATCAGAACCATCATAGAATGTATGCTTATATAGTCCCTTAAAATATATCATAGATACATAAATATCATAAGAATGACTTCTTAATTTATTAGCTATATTATTTGGTAATTGACAAGTGAATGTACCATCTCCATTATCTTTAACTTCTATAAAAGATGTACCTAATTCATACTCTTTATTTTTATTATTAAGGAAATGGAGTGATATAAATATAATACCACCAGTTGTATCTGGAAATTTCAGATTCTTTGTTCTTCTAGCAATTTCTGTATTTACTACATTTTTCTGTATCTCAGTCAATTCATCAATACTAGAAGCTTTATATTTCTTTAAATAATATTTATTAGTATCATATATGATATTATTTCTAGTATCTTCTTCAATCTTAGTTTTACCAAGAGTAATAGTTTTTCTTACATCATCATATAATAAAGTAGATTTATTATATAGAAATCTTTGATAAAATGAGTTATCTACTGTTATTACCTGAACTCTATGGTTCTGATAAATAACATGATCATTTATAGGATTTCTTGGATTCTTTAATACAAAACTTCTCTTAAATGGTAATCTAAACCTTGTATAATCTTCAGATACTGAAATAAAATAATCATATATCAAACTATTATCAATCAATAGTATAGGTATTTGAGAGAATATCTGTGGATTATAAATTATATCCATAAAAGTAAATTCTTTTTGATAAAATCTACTTCTTCTATATTCTTCTCTATTTACATTACCTATTATATCATAATCTATTTCAAATACTGCTTTTAATGATTTATTTAAATAAAATCTACCAGACTCATTATGCTTACGACTATCTATATCATTAGTATAATAGAAGAACTCATTATAATTTATTTCTGATACCTGTCGTTTATATAGGTAATTATATGAATTATAATAAGTTTTCCATAAAGCATCTTCCATACTTTTATAGTCAAAAGTATTATTCATTAGAGCTGGTCTTAACATTTCATGAAGGTCAGCAGGCATTGATTTGCCTCCTTTCTTTCTATTTAACATAAGGAATTTCCTTATGTTGTGTATTTAACTGAGTGTTTTTTTGAGGGGTTAGTAATAAACTGCCCTGAAAACAAGGTTTTAAACTAATAAAAAAGAAAGGTGTAAATAAAAGATGATAGACCTTTATGAGACACCTCGTAAATACGCTTTATTTAATGAGGTAGCATTATCTGATGCTGTACTATATAATACATTCAATGCAAGTGGTAAATTAACAAAGTTGATGATTAGTGCAGTAAAAGATGGTACAAGAATAGAAAAGAGTCATATAGAAAATCAGATTAATGATATTAATAGAACTAAGATTTCTCCAAATGTAGATGCTGTATTAGATTCTTTTTATAATAACCAAATAATACTAATGATGGGTCCAAAGGATTTAAGAATGCCTCAGGTATTACCATATTTTATTATGAGAACATCATCAGGTGTAAGAGCATATATATTCTTAAATAGTTTTGGTACATTAACAACATCTGAAAATAATTCAAATGATAAATATTTGAATATGAGTATGAAAGATTTATATGTATTAATGGAAGGTGCTTATATAGCATTGGAATATAATAAGAATCCTATCAAAATAAGAAAATCATTAGGATTGATGAGATTAGCTTCTAAAATATATACAAGTATGATATTAAGAATATTGAATAAGGAATATGCTATATCTATAGATCCAGTATTATATACTAAAGCAGCATTTGTAATTTGTTATTATTTCTTAACTAGAGTATGGGAAAGTACTAATGATGATGTTAATTTCACATATGCTTCTAATGTAATAGAGACTAGAGAATTTGTAGATAAGAGAGAACTATTACTGATTAAAGATGATATGGATAATAATGACTGTAAAGATATAGCTAAAACTATAGCTTATTTATCTACAGTTAATCCAAGATTAAAAGGAATGAACTTTAGATATTTTACTCAGTGTTATATGAATACATTTGGTACAGCATCATTATTTGGAATTGAAACTTTACCATATTTCCTATTTACAGTAACATCATCGTTGATTGGTAGTTTTATTGTAAATCAGCCAATAATAACTGATGTAACAAAAACTATTAAGGGTATGAATAATTTTTATCCTGAACTAGTTAAAGCATTAATGTAATAAAGAAAGGAAATATATAAAATGGCAGATAAAGTTTGTTCATCTGGTTGGATACTTTCTCATGATGCGGTCCATGGTAATTATGTACCATTTTTTGTTAAAGTAAGAGATAAAGATATTGTATGGGATCCTGATAATATGCCTAGAGACTTAGATGCATTAACAGCTTCATCAGAAGTAACTGTACAATATAATTATCCATCATATGAGTGGATATATAAAAAAGATGGATGGAGAATAAATCTAAAAAGTGATTATACATATGAAGCAACAAAAAATATACCTATAAAAACTAATTCAACATTATTAAATGTAAATGAATTACAGGTAAAAGTAACACTTCCTATAAGAACTAAAAATAACGATACTGTATTTGTAGATTTATTAAAGAAATGCACTAATAGGACTATTATTGGTTCTACAACAAATCTAGTTATTCCTAATACAGATAATTTAGATTTTATAAATATTAACTTATTTAGTAGCGGTGGATTTAATAGTGGATTTGCAACATCAACAGAATATGATGATCAGTTCTTACAGATTAAAGTTCGAGGTGAAGTTAAGCTATAAATTTAATGAAGATGATAGATATAATTCTATCATCTTCATTAATATATTTATCCCCATATAATAGGATATTTTTTACCATATACATCAGTAGCAATATTAGTAGATCTATTAACTCCTATTGATGTATGAGCAGGTAACGGATAATCAAATATCTCATCACCATTTTCATCTTTAGCAATAAATTGATAATTTTCGACATCATCATTTTCTATATATACATAGGTAGTTACATTTCTATTTTCATATTTAAGATACAATTCTGTTTCATCATCTCTTTTTGCATTTTCATCATTATCAAGAATATCGCTAATATTATTAAACATCTCATCTTCCGAATACTCTGATACTTCAGGTGCACCATTTCCACCATCATATAATACGGCTCTATTATTAAGAAGATTTTTAAGATAATTAGCTCCAAAGCTAGATAGATCATCTCCATCTATTCCACCATTCAATTCTTTCTTTTGCTTCATAGATAATTCTGCTACCTGCTTCTTTATATTAACCTGCTTATCAACTAATTGCATTGATAATGCTCTAGCATTAGTAATATTAGATATTAAATCAGTAATCTGCTTACTAGAACCTCTAGCAGTAGATTTAGTTGATTTAATATTATCATATTCTTTCTGCAATGCTTCTGTAAATCTGGTTTGCTCTACAAGAAGATTTTTATATAAGAATGATTCTGGTTCAAATTCTTTTTTATAATCAATCTCGTCCTTTTTACCATCTTTCTTTTTCTTCTTTTTCTTTTTACCAGATATAAGCTCTTCTAATCCAAACATATTAGAACTACGACTTTTATTTGGTTTTACATCTTGATATGACATCATTTCGTTAAACCAATCATCAGATAAATCATAATCAGATTTACTCTTTTCTTTTATCTTCATAGTAGAAGATGGAAGAAAAGAATCATCATCTGCATATGCTTCAGACTCAACATCTATTGATTCTAGTTTATCTAGTAATTCTTGTCTTTTAGATCTTTTAGAAGTAGATTTTTCAATATCATAATAATCGTTCATTAAAAAATTTCCCTTCCTTGATTTTCATATAGATTACTGTGATGTTTTTTTGCTAGATTACTATAATAAACCTCACATACATCATAATAGAAATAAGTGGGGTACTATAAATATGGGCTTAACTAAAGATAACGGAATGTTGATTGATATTCAATATGTAGATAATAAAGGAGAAGATGACTGTATTTATACAATATGGAAAGATTTAGATACAGGAGAAAAAAATTTATCAATAGAAAAAAAACCTACTAGAATAATTTATTTTGAAAAACCTGATTGTAGAAATCATAAGTATAATAAGACTTATGAAAGACTAGAAAATCTTATTCCAGTAGAAGTTAAAGAGAAGAATTTAATATACGAAATAGCAAATCATATAGGTGATGATGGTAAAAGATTTATTAAAGAATGCTTTGATAATAGAGATTATAAGCGTTTGAATGACTTACAGTTATATCCTTATGTATTTGGTTCAGATTTAGATATAAGAGGATATAAAAGATTACAATGGAAAAATAATTACGATAATAAAAGACCTAAGCATCTGTCATTAGGTTTCTTAGATATAGAGGTCGATATTATGGAAGGTGGTCCAGACCCAACATATAATCCAATTGATCTAGTTACATTGATAGATGTAGATAAAAAAGATGTATATACATTTGCTCTTACTGGGGTTGATTATAAAGAACCTAAAAAAATAAAACCTAAGACAGAGTATGAAATACAAGAAGAAGAAAAGAAAAAAAATTATTATAAGCATAGAATGAATGAGCAAGAATATTGGTCATCTCATGTAGATGAGTTAATTAAAAAAGCTCATGAAAAATTTGATGAGAGTTATATGGGATTTACATATCATATAAATTTCTATCAAAATGAATTAATGATGTTAGTTCATTTATGGCAGTTAATAAATACTTTAAAATTAGACATGATAGGAATATGGAATATGGATTTCGATATTCCATTTATTTATAATAGATTGATTACTCTTGGAGTAGATCCAAAAGATATAATGTGTCATAAAGATTTCCCAATTAAGCAATGTTATTATAAAAAAGATATGAGACATTTTGCAATTAAAGAAAAGAGTAGTTGGTTTAATTTATCATCATATACAATATTTGTAGATCAGATGGTTATATATGCAGCATTAAGAAAAGGTCAATCTGAGTTAAGGTCTAATAAACTTACATATATTGCAGAAAAAGAAATAGGTGATAAGAAGTTAGACTATAGTGAAGTTGGTACAATTAAAACTCTATCATATACAGATTATTTATTATATATTCTTTATAATATAAAGGACGTTTTACTTCAAGTTGGTATTGAGAATAGAACTTCTGATATGGATACTTATTATCTTACGAGTTATGTAAATATAACACCATATGAAGATGTATTTAAGCAAAGTGTAAAATTGAGATTTGTACAATATACATCATATATGAGCCAAGGATTAATAATTGGTAATAATATGAATAATTTTAATTTCAGTTGGTCATCTAGTGATAATGAAGATGATTCTACATTTGAGGGTGCATTAGTTGGTAATCCAAAGTTAATAGATAACTTTGGTATGGAATTATTTGGTAAGAAAACAAATTTCTTATTTCAGTATTCTATAGATTTTGATATGAGTAGATTTTACCCATCGTGCATAATAGCAATGAATATTGACCCATCTACATTAATATTTAAATTATTAATAGATTCATCACAATTCAATGTACGAGGTGGTGAATTAAAATATAGAGGTATAACTGATACTCATATTGTAAAAGGTAATAGTGATACATTCTCTGGAGATATTGGTAAAGAGATTATAGATAATTATCAAACTGGTAATGTATTAACATTTGGAAATAAATGGTTAAATTTACCATCAGTAGAATCTATGTGTAAAAAGATAAGAAAGGAATTATCATAATGGCTAAGAGGGTTGTTGATTTAGATACATTAATTACAAAATTAGGTGGAGTATTAAATAGAGATGTATATATTATAAACTATACATATTGTATAGGTGGTGATGATACTAATGATGAAAAAGTAAGTGATATCATATTGGAATTAGATTCTGATTTTGTAAATCTTTTAAAAGAATTATACCCAGATACAAAATGTATATATTTTAAAAAGATTAAAGAATCTAAAAAAGATTTAGAGAATAATTTGGATTTAAATACTAATAATAGTATAGTAGAAGAATTAGAGAAAAAAATTAATACTATAATAAATATGGTTGGAGATAGTAATCCATGGAATAAATTTATTATTAATAATAATGATTATGATTCTTTCTTTAATAAGAAAGAAGTTATAAAAGGTTTTATTGATAATAATGAAATACCAGATACTGATATCAGTTTGCAATTATTTCCAAAATTAACAGAAAAGAATATAGATGATTTTTATTATAAATATTATAAAGATAAATATAAAGATATAGAGTTTATTCATATAGTAAGTAAACTATACTCAGATATATTTATGATTTATAATTATTTTAAATATATAAAGATATGATTACAATATAATAAAATAATAAGAAAGGAAAATCCTAGGAAATTATTATTTACTATATTATCTGTAAATGAATGCAGTTGATTTAAATATCATAAATACAGAGTAGGAGCATATGTCTCTACTCTGTATTTATTACTTATTTATCATCAGTCTTATTAAGAAGATTATTCATATTATCCATCTGCTTATCAATCATTTCATATATTTTCTTGACAAGTGCATCCTGATCCATATATTTAGATAGGAACGGGAACTGATTATAAATATCTTTTATAACCTGTGATCTCTTCAAGTCACCAGACTTCTTATAATCTTTCCACTGTATCTCTGCCTGACACATAAGCTTCATCAACTCTTCGTTAATTACCTTAAGAGCTGACTGTACTCTCTGTTCCTGAGATAGTGCAGAATAATTAAGAGTAGTTCTAATTACTGTAGCAATAATAGCAATTACTACTATTATATTAGTCCACTGACTCTGAATAAGATGTATAAAATTATTAAATCCAGTCATTAAAATACCTTCTTTCATAATAATGTAAATTTATTATTATGTATTATAAAAAAAAGAAGAAGGACTTACCATCCTTCTTCTTTTATACATCACGGTAGGGTGAAAGATTACCACTCTTTCACCCTTTTCCCTTCATTTGGAGAAACTGGCATATAAATACCAAACTCCTCCTTAATAAAATTAGATATAGCCATTAAATTATCATCGGACTTATATCTAAACTCGTGTATCCATAAGTTTTCAATGATATTATAGTCCATACGCCATTTTATGTCAATATCTTCAATATCTGTACATAAATGACTCAGTCTATATCTGTGAGGAATCCAATATTCCTCATAACCATCCTGATATAGCATGGCACCGTATGAGTGTTCGAACAGAAATACTTTTTCCCCAACTATAAACCAGGTACGTTCATGTACCTCTAACCAACTCTTAGTAGTTTCGCTTGCTAATATTTTAATCTCTGCCATAAATTACTCCATTCTCCCCGTTAAGCCTGATAGGTCAACTATTATTAATTTATTATTACTATAAAATAATATATATATATAAATCAAAAGTGCGAATTTATGATATAGAAGATATTTATTATTATATCTTCTATATCATATATTTTATTCTGCATCTGCTCTTATATCTGCATTATTTGTATCTTCCGTAAAATATTCTGACTCTATTGAATCATCTATTCCGTTATTGTTATTATCTAAAATAGAAGCTTCAAACTTATCTCTTTCTAACTGGGCTTTTACTTCTTCTTTAGTCTCATTGAATGATTTATAACAATAAACAGCAAATGCTATACTTTCTCCTATTACTGCTCCTATTAAAGAACTTAATGCTCCTAAGTCTCCTAAGAAGAACATAGTCCACATTGAGTATAATTCAATAATAAAGCAATTTCCTAATATTAAATACATTAAGAATTTAGTAGTAGTAAATTTCTTTTTTCTTGATGAAATTTCTTTAATAGGTCTATACATATTTTCTACAGTAAGAAGTTCTAATTCTCTTCTTCTATTTTCCATTTTAAGAAGTTCTTGTTTCTTCTTCTCTATATATTTTTTATCAGACTTTTTATCTTTAGAAATTTCATTATCATTCCAGTCAAGATTAGAATATTCTACTTTATCATAAATTGGTTCAGCCATTAAAAAAATTATTCCTTTCTTTTCATTACTGATTTAATAGGTTGTTAAAATCTACTAAGAGAAAAAAAGAAGGATGTACAGTCCTTCTTTTTTATTTTTTACTTCTCAGGAAGCTCTATATCAAGAGCCTCCTTCACCTCCTTTCTAAAGGCTTCCCAATCGAAACCTTCAGCTGGGCTGATTTCCCATTCAATGTAGCCAGTGTCATACTGGTTACAAGACATCAAATACTCGGAAGAGTTATTGTCTCGAACATAGTATGACCAGTAGAAATATGTATTATCTTCATCACCCCCAATTGTATTCTGCTTAGATATGGTAAGCAGAATACCATTGAATTCCACCTCCCATATCTTAGCAAAACCTATCCAATCGTTACCTAAATCCTTAACATTGATAATATTTAACATAGTTACTCCTTCTCCCCGTTAAAGCCGATAGGTCAGCTAGAAATTTTTATTATGACACAAAAATAATATATTGGTATTTTTTTTAATATACGGATAAAGTTGTATTTTCTTATTCCTTCTCAGGAATGTCTATATTAAAACATTTCCAAACCTCATATCTAAAGAGGTCCATATCAAAATCTTTTGGAGGATTATAAGCACCCCATATTACCTCATTACCATATTCTCGATACTCCAAAATCGCATCACGGGCTTTTACAAGAATCTTTCTGGTTCTGTAATAATTCTCTCCAGTCTCATAAGAGTCAATGAATCTTTCAATAAGTGTTAATCGCATACCATTAAAAACTATTTCATACTGTAAAGTCACATCACCATCATGTTCATAGTGGGTATTATATAACATTTTTAGCATAGTATCTCGCTTTCTCCCCGTTAAGCCTGATAGGACATCTATAAACTTTGTTAATATTTCAAAGAAATAATATATTAATAACTGTATATTTATGAGTTACCATAATTATGATAATAAAAAAAAAGAAGAGAACTTAATCCTCTTCCTTTTCAAAATCTGTAAATACGCCATTCTGGAATAGATTATCCCAGAATGCTTTACATTCCTCAAATGTGATGTCCGTCTGAGGTTTTATATCCATGAAAGCATAATGCTTTTCATTATTATTACTAACTCGTTCATTAACCTCTTTAATTTCACGTATTTCTCTAAATCTCATTATTATTTCCTCCTAAGATTAAAACTATTTTATTATTACACAAAAATGATATATATATATATAAGGTAAATACGGATAGAATAATAAGAGTATAGAACCTATGTCTATACTCTTATTAATAATATCTTAACTATTTTATCTTTTACACATCTGTTAATTACAGATGAAGCCACTTCTCAAGATTGCTCAACTTAACCTGTGCCTGTATACCCTGTACAGCAGCGTTTGTATATCTTGATGTTCCCATCAAATATGTATAGCTACCACCAGGAAGGTTAGGTGATCTGTAAGCACTATTCTGACTTGTTAGAATATGAGTTGTATACTTGTAGTGTTTAAATGTGAACTGCTCCTCTGATAGTGGATAAGGAATAATTCTAATTCCATTAAATGTCTTCTCTACCTTATCATAAGTAGCATTAACCTTCTTTGTTGATACAACCTGTACCTTAATATCTCCACTTGTTGTAATTCCATAACCATAATCAAGCTTAACACCATTTGTAACAGAACCTGGTCTTGTTACCCAGTTTACTGCTGAATCAAGAAGTGAAATAAATCTTGGGTTACCATAGATAACAAATGTAAAGTCATCCATCTTTACCTTATCTGCAATATCCTGAAGAATACGATCAATCTTAAACTTGAACATCTTCTCGATGTACTCATTCGGTAGAGCTGTTGTAATACCCATACCATTGCAATCAAATGTATCCTTAGTAATAAAGCTGTTCCACTGAAGTGGATCAAGCTCTACTCCATCATACTTCTTAAACTGCTCATCAAGCCAGTTAAGAACTGTAGAGTCTTCCATCTGTGTAAGAATATCAGCAATGTTGTTATATGTCTTCTTATAGAGGTCAATATCCATAAGAGCCTTAACATCTTCCAATTCCTCAAGTGAATATGGAACATCTACTCTCATACCGTCTTCAATCTTCCATTCTCTCTCTTCACGAGCATAATCGAATGTAACAGCTCTTTCATTTCTCTCGTTTGATACAGTACCGCTAATTACAACACCTGTAATTACACCAGCTGCACTATTGATAGTTGTTGTCTTATTAACAAAATCAACCATACCTGAAATAACATCCTTAACAGGGTGCTTAACATGAGAAGAATCCTCTACTTCTGTATTAATAACACCACCAAGCCATGTTGAATCTGAAAGATTAACTCTCATTGGCTGAGGAAGTGTAATATCATATGTCTGACCAGATACAGTAGCCTGTACCTTCTCAATATAGAGATTCAAACTCAAATCATCATTATCTGTTGCATTTGGAGTAAATGCAGGATCAAGAAGCTTAAGCTCATACTGTGGAAGAGTCTTAATTGTTCCAGTTGGGTTAATTGGAAGACCCTTACCAGCTGAATAAATCTCTTTAAACTCCTCAGTAAAGAAACACTGTGGATATTTCCATCTCTTCTTTGACTTAGGATCTACAACATATGTCTGCTCGATATGCTTCTTAATAAGAGGAGACTTAGTAACCTCTGTCTGGATAATATCCTTTGAAGCAAGCTTCAACTGCTGCTTAATAAGTACAGGAAAATCTACTGCTTTGATAGGAAGAAGTGTTCCTGTTCTTGTTGCCTCTGTTACAAGGTCATTAGCACAGTTATCAAACATCTCTGAAACCTGATCATAGAGACATCCATGTGTACCGTACTCATGATCCATATCATTAGACATAACAGCTGTTTCTGTAGCAAGCTGATCAAGAAGTGCTCCCTTATATGCATTAAGCATTGCTTTATTATTTATAAACTTATTAATATCAACCTTAACATCAATATTATTTGCCATAAGTTCATTATATGCTTCAGTGAAAATATCATCAAAGCTATTCATGTGTACATGATTATTAAATCCTCCGACTGTCTCTGTTGCAACAAAATCAGAGGCTGAATTTGATAAAAATGATAGCATCAATTTTCTCCTTCGTATCTATTCTTTTTAATAATTTATTTTTATATTCTATAAATTTATATAGGTGTTTTTATATGTTATTTATAAATACAGCTAAAATCCATAGAATACAATCTTGTATTTTATTATTTCAATGTTGCCTTATGATTCGGCTTCTTCTTCATATCCATTAACTTTTTCTTATGTACTTTTATTCTCTGTAATAAAGTAAATACAGCTTGAGTCATTACTACTGCATTTTGGTAGAATAATAGAGCTTTTACATAAGTATCTAATTCAAATTTCATTATCATGTACTCATAACATAAATCTTTTATTTCTCTTAATTTAGTACAAGCAGCTTTTAAAATTTTATTAGTATTTAAATCATCACCTATATTATTCTCTAATTTATTGATATAATTAGTTAATGCATTTAGTAAAATCTCAAAGTTTAAAAATAAGGCATACTTTCTAGTGGATGCATATTCTAGTCCTGGTCCTTTTTCACCATCCTCATTATCAGTATTAGGATCATCAGCAGTATCGGGAGGACTATCGACAGAATCACCTCCATCTCCACCGTCTTCTCCACCTGCACTTGGATCATTGAAGTCAGTATCATCACCAGTATCAGGGGCATCATCACTCCCACCATCAGTATTAGTATCGGGATAAGATGTGTTACCACCTTCGTTTCCACCACCAGTAGTATCTCCACTATCCGTTGTAGTTTCATCTCCAGTATTTTCTTCACCATCTGTATCGTCCATATCTCCGAAATCTGTATCATCTGTGTCAATATCAGTATCACTATCTTCACCCATATCATCATCGTCATCATCGAGATGCATATCACTGAAATAGGTATCATCAGAATCTAAATCATCGTCATTAGCTGTTATGTTAGAATCATCAGATTCATAATCATCATCACCTTTAGCAGCTTTACTAAAATCTATTCTTCTACCTCTACCCGGTGATATATTTAATACTTTAGTATTTTTATGAACATGGGTTGGATTGGCTTCAGTGGCTAAAAAAAATCTACCATATTTATTTATATTATTTTTATATGTAGCAATTATCATAGTATATCCTTTCTATGATTTATACATACTTGGAATTTGTTTTAACTCTTACTAATTCAGTATTAAGTTTCTCTCTAATACGAATTAATCTATATTTCTCTTGCTTATCACCATCGGATGAAGCATCATTTATTTTTTCTTCACACACTTTAATCTCAGTTTCTATTTCTCTAATTAGCTCATTTCTAATTTTAATATTCTCATCTTTACGGAAATGATTAACTATCATTAGTACTGGAACTAAAGCTAAATTAACTTGAGCAGCAACACCATATTTAATTGCTGTAGTTAAGTTATGAAAAGATTTCTTTCTAAACCCAGGGTCTGTCATAAAAGCTTTTCTTTTCTCAACATCAGCTTTATCTATATCATCAGCTACTTTTTTTATTTCTTTAGCTACATTCATTGGTATGGCTGCAACAGCTTTACCAGCATTTACTATCTCTTGTCCTTTATGAGATATTTTACCAAATAATGCCATTTGTTTTGCTTCAGCATCCATTGCACCAAATTGTACTTTACTAGCAATATTTTTTGCTTTAGGAGCTTTAGTAGTACTGGTAATATATTCTCTACTATCTTTATTATTTACTTCATAATCAGTATTTTCTTCTTCAGTAATTAAACTAAGATACTGGTATGCATCTGATAATGAACAGTCTTCTTTGAATAGAGTAAACCCATCTATATCTAAATCAATATTATTACTGTATGAATATTCAATAGCAATATGGTCTTTAGTTTTTTCAAATGCTATATTTTTATAATCTTCAAATCCATCTCTAGTAGTTCTATTATCATCTTCATTCAAATTACCAAATTCCATATTAAGTAATTGATCATCAATAGCAGATTCTATTGATACATGATGAGGTATAGATTTAACTCTCTTTATATTCATATTAGAAATAACTTCATTTAAATTTGTATTCATTAATTCTCTAATAAGAGATTTAAATATCCTACTAGGAATATCTGCTATTTTTTCAAACCAGAATTTATCTTTACTTAATTTATTGCATAATATAATAGATTCTACATAGGTAGACCATCTATCATTATCGAATTCTTCTCTAATATCACAAATCTCTAATAAATGATTTGCTATAGTATCTAACATCTCTGGAGTAATATATTCAGCAACATAAGGAAGATAAGTTAATAGTACAACAGGATTATTATCATTTTCCATCATTGTATTTTCAATAATACCATAATTAGAATCCTTATCAAATTCTTTAAGCATTACCTTTTCAATATCACCAATATTATCTCTAATATAATAAGCATAATTGATAGTTGAATATGACTTACTAATAGTTTTAAATAATAATCCTTTTAATAGATTAATACTATCTAACTGGTCTTTATTATCCATTTGACTTGAATACTTCTCAATATATCCGCATACTCTATCGTATATTTCTTCCATTCTACTAAACCATATACAAGAATTACTATCTAACATACTAATGAATACCTGAGTACCATAATATGGTTCTGAGAATATAATTTCTGCATTATCTAAAATATCAGAAATAGACTCATTAGTATATACTTCTTTATATTTTAAAGCATTCTCTTCTGTATAATTTTCTTTTAGAGTATTATATGCATTAATGATTCTCTTACTAGGAGTACCATTAACAATTCTATCTATATCAATTGACATATTTTATTATACCCTTTCGTTATTAAAATATTTAGGTATATAAACTACGTTATATACCCAGCTTATTATGATGTTTCTAGGCTATTCCTAGTATAAAAAAATTATTTTTAATTTTAATGAACTATTAATTAGGGATGCGAATATAATATTGATACACTCTCTCGCTTTCAGTCTTTATCATTTAGAGTTTCAAATATTCGTATTCCCTATAGTAATTTTATCGTACTATACAAGTAACAATGTGAATGGAATCACACACCCTCTTTTCTTTATTTTTTGTTTAAAGTAATAAATTGGAATGGTATATTATATATACCATTCCAAACCTTTTTATTACTTAAATACTTTAAATCCTACTATTTCATTACCACTTCCAGTTTTAACTAACTTTCTACCTTTAGATACTCTTGTATCAATATCTAATGATTTAACATCAATAACCTCTGGGTCAGATTTCTTTCTATATATAATAACTTTATTATTCTTATTAACTCCCACTACACCTATTAGAGATTCTTTTCCTGATAATGCTATAAGATTAACAGTTTCTCCTTTTCTTTCCATAGTAGGGAAATATTTCATCTCAGTTAATTTAATTCTACCAGATGTAGTTACATATAATAAATACTTATCAGTTTTATTTACTAATGAAGCATTCATAATGTAATCATCTTTTTGTAAAGTTATCATATTTAATCCTTGAGCAGATAATCCATAATTTCTAATTTCATCTAATGGTAATTTAATTCCATTTCCATTAGCTGTAGAAATAATAATATCTGAATTATTATCTAATGTAAATATTACAGAACCAACTTCATCACCATCAGTTAATTTAATAGCTTGCTTATTATCAGTAATATTCTTAAATTCAGATAATTGTACTCTCTTAGCTAATCCATTCTTAGTAATAAAGATAATACCTACATTCTCATCTTTAATCTTGAATATATCAGATGATGGTAATTCCATAACAGCTTTAACCAAACCATTTACTGTAAAGAATCTACTTAGCTCTACTCCAATATCTTCATAAGACATATCTGGTAAACTTGATATACCTATCTTAGATACATATCCATTACTATCTACTATTAATAAACTTTCTGCATTATTAATCTTAAAGACAAATAGCGATCCATCATTACCTTTACCGATATTGCCTATAGAGATATTATCTTTAACAGATACTTTCTTTATATAACCAGATTGAGTTATTCCTACTATATAATCTATATCAGGAATATTTTCTAACTCATCATCTTCTTTTACTATTTTAGACTTTCTAGGACTACCCCATTTCTTCTTACCTTCTTTAAGTTGATTAATGATAAATTCTTCTAGCTTATCATCATCTTGAAGAATTTCATTAATATAATCTAATTCTTCTTGTATTTTAACTTTATCTTCTTTATAGCTATTATAACTATCTTCATTAAAGTTATATACTCTCATATCAGCAATAACAGCAGCTTGTACTGAAGTTATTTTGAATTTATTCATTAATCTTTCTACAGTTTCTTTTCTACTCTTAGAAGTTCTTGCTATATTAATAGTAGTATCAATATTATCTTTATTAAAGACCATTAATAGTACTTCATTCATTTTCTGCTTAGATATAGTAATCTGTAGATTATTTAAGAACATAGACCGAAGAATATCTATTCTATAATCTATCCATTGAAGTAATAAATCTTTTACTCCATATTCATATTCTTGATAATCATCAATTACTGTAATTCCAACAGGAAAGGTAACTTTTAATCCAGTACCTTTTTTATATAATTTCTTTAATATTAAATCGGGTTTAGCTCCAGATTTTAATTTAATCTTTATATCTACTTCACCCTCTTTAGTACTATCTTGAATTTCTTGTATATCTTTAATAGTACCTTTATTGATTAACTCTATAATTTTACTAATTACAGCTTGAGAACTACCGTTATATGGTAATGATGTAATTCTAATAATATTATTATAGTAATCAATTTCTGAAGTAGCTCTGAATATAACTTTAGCTTGACCAGTTTCATTAATATCTTTGAAATTTCCTATATCAACTATGTCACAGCCAGTTGGAGAATCTGGTACTAACATAATTTTTGATTTAGGATTCTTTATTAATGCTATAGTAGCATCTAATACTTCATTAACATTAAATGGTGGTATATTAGATGCTAATCCATAACCAATACCACTAAATTGAGGATTAAATAATATATGAGGATATTTTGCTGGTAAAAATTCTGGTTCATAATTTTCTCCATCATATCCTAGTTTCATAGGTACACAATATTTATCAAAATCATCAAAGAAGCAATCAATAGTATATTCACTCATCTTAGCTTCTCTATAACGACCATCTGCGAACTTATCTCCTCTTAGATTTCCATAAGAACCTTGAGGTATTAATAGCATTACATTATTTGACCAATATTGACCTTCTTTACCAATAACTTCATCAATTGCAACTGGTCCATGTGGATGATAATTTATCGTAGTAGCTGATAATCTATCAACCTTTATAGATTTTAATTTACTCAGAGTTTCTCTCTTAGTATTCATAGGTTTATGCTCTAATTCCCACCAAGAATATAATAATCTTCTTTTACCAGGTTTTAAACCATCTGCCAATGAAGCAATAGTTCTATAAAGATTCTTATTAGCTCCAAATAATTTAGAATACTCTAAATCAGCATCTGCTATATTTACTTCAGTAATTTTTTCATTACCGAAAATTTCACCATATTCATTAACTAATAATAAATCTAGTTTCTTGTCCATCTGAATATCTTTAGATTTTCTTTTACTTTTCTTTGCCATATTATAAACCCCCTTCTCTAATTATCTAAATCTTCTCTATTTATTTTATAAGACTTCATCATTTCTTTTCTACCATCTGCATCTTCTTTAGAATTTCCATGAGTCAAATTAAATATAGCTAATTCTCTTTCCACATCATCTACTGTATATCTAATAGATATCCTATTATTAATATCCAATGTAGTTTTAAATAATTCATCACCATTTAATTCTCCAAGTCCTTTAAAACGAGTTTTAATCTTAGGAGTTAATTTAGTACATAAATCTAAAAATTCTTCTATAGACATTTTTACTGGTTCTTTATCTTTCTCTTTAACTTCTAATACGTGACCATATTTTTGTATAATAGGAATTAAATAAGAAGTCTTTCTAAAGAACCTTTTAGTTATTTTTACTAATGCATACTTACCATCTACAACACCACTAATCCTTGCATTATCTTCTAATACAATTTCCTTAAATTTCTTTTGAATAATATTCATAAACTTAGTAATGAATTTCTGATTACTAAATACTGTATCAATATCATCATAATCATTCTCTGATCTAACTATACCAAATTCTACTAATACAGAAATTATTTCTTCAATAAGAAATTTATTAATATTACCACTTTCTTTAGATGCTCTTATTAAATTTTCACTATAGTCAAAAGTATCTTTTAAGAAATCGAATAGTTTGTCTTTAGATAAATATTCATCGTCATTTTGTAATTTAATCTTAAAATTCTTTACTATCTTCTTATGATAAATTTCAGCTAACTCAGATTTATTTATTACAAATGAATTATCTTTATCATATAATGAATACAACGGAGCATACACTTTATACAACCTGCCTGCTTCTATTATAGGTCTCACCCACCTATAAAAGAATGCTAGCATACCAGCAGATATATTATAACCATCAATATCTGAATCTGTGAATATATTTATTCTATCAAAATATAATTTATCAATATCAAACTTTGGTCCAATACCACATTTCAATACCGTAACTAAATCTCTCCATTCTTTATTTTCCATTATATCGGTTAAGCTACATTTCATAGCGTTTAATGTAACTCCTCTAAATAAGAAAAATCCTTGAGTATCCGGATCAGAACCATTTCTAGCTGAACCAGAAGCCGAATTGCCTTCGACGAGAAATCTGCATTGTTAATCTATATATCTCTATATAGTTCAGACTATATCTTCATCTCTATATAGATAGAGAGCCTCCCGTTTCGGTTTATTGATATTATCTCACCTACATCTCACCCTATTATTGGGTCTACTCGGTTCTAACTTAATAAGTTAGCCTTTCCCTAGTCGTTGAACCTTACTCGTATGAGTCTTGGCTGCTGATTGTCCACTTCGGAGTTCCCAGCAGTTAAAGAGGTTTTTGACATCACATCGCTGTGATGGGAGCCATTTCCAGTCTAGCTCCTTCCATTTTTTACCAGTATTATTCGGTCTAATATAGTTACTCATTTCATGCTCTTTAAAAGTATTTAATTTCTCTATATTAGTAGCAGATTTAGCTTTAATCATATCTTGTCTTGCTTTAGTATTTATTTTAATAATTTTAATAATATCATTAAGTAATCCGCTATTCATTTTAAAATATTCTTCTAAAGCATTAGTTATTAATTCTTTCATATATGGAACTAATGTAGGACACTGTATCTTTTGTTTAGCATTTCCTACAAATCCTACTTGAGCATTAGTAGATAAACTTAATACACAATATAAGTTAGTTCTACAATCATCCCAAGTCACCTTCAATTTATTCTTTTGGGTATCACTCATAGATTCATTTACTTTACTCTGTATCCATCTACAATAAGCTTCATCAAATGCATCTAAATGAGAACCATTATCAATAGTATTGGTATAATTACAATATGTATTAAAGGTAGCTGGTTCATTATAAGCTTCATTAATACAATAAGAAAATGCAATATCCATATGGATATTCTTTTCTATGTCTTCCATATCAACACTTGTTGTTCCATCATCATTTTCTGTTAATACCTTAGTTGCTTCTATTAACTTATTATCTCCATTAATATAACAAACATCAATTAAATCTTTCTTCTTTAATCCCGATGGTATTATCTTATTAATTAATTCAGAGAATGATTTAGGTTTAAACTTAATACTCTTTACTACATCTAATCCATCATATACTGTAATAGTTGCTTTGATATTATTCTTCTTTAGATTATTTGAATTTAAATAGAATAATGAATCAACCCAATTAATTACTTCATCTATAGGTAATTTCGCATCACTACCCATATATTTCTTAGATACTCTGAATTCTACTGTAGTACCTCTTAATCCTTTTTTATTCTTCTCTATTTTATCTTCTACTACTACACCCTCATTAAATTCTAATGTATGTATAGTACTCTCTTTATCTCTATAAGCTATTACTTTAAAATAATCTGATAAGGCATTAACTACTGTCATACCTACACCAAATTCTCCACTACTATCTACTCCAGCACTTCTAGCAAATTTACTACCACTTTGGAGAGTAGTCATAAATATCTTCATAGAGTATTTACTCTCGTTAAAACTTCTTCCATTATCAGATACTTTAAGAATATCTGTATTTATATCATAAGATATATCAATAGTATTACCTGGTGATTCAGGATCAATACATTCATCAAAGTTATTTTGAATAATCTCTCTGGCTAAATGAAATGCACCTTGTTCGCCATATTCATTAATATACATATTAGTCTTTACTTGTATCTTTTGAATATCGTTTTCAAGGTGCATTAATTCTGTATCATTGTACATAATATATTCCTTTCTTATTTGTACTTATTCTTCTGTTAAAATAAAAATACTAATATATACGAATACCCATTCGTGGTTATTATAATATTATTAAACAAAAAAATATAGGGTATACGATTTCTCGTATACCCAAATGATAGAAAGACAATAAACTTATTTACATGGAACCCCAGCTGCCAAACGCATCAGAGGAAGTTCCTCCGCCGTTTTTGTTCTTATTCTTCTTACCTTTCTTACCAGTTATATTAGACTGCTTCTCAGCGATCTTTCTAATTTTCTTATACTGCTTCTTATATAGAGCTAATAGCACTCCAGTCTTAGAGAACATGCCAAGCATCTCTTCTCCGCTATTAGTTGCAATAGATAAGAATTTAGCCTGATTATTGAGTTCAGTCATATTACCAATAACTTCTTTGAGGTGGTCGTTATCATAGAACTGAAGAGGTATTTTTGCTCCACAACCTCTGCAGATAGCATAGTCGCCGATTACATCAATATTTGGAACCTGCTTACCTTTCTTATTCAACTTCCAATGTGGACAGCTTGCTTTAGCTGTCTTTGTTTCTTTTTTATCCTTACCTTTAATCTTGCCTTTCTTATTAAGCATTGTAGTTATCTTTGTTACTAATTTGCTCTTCTCGCTCATTTTATTTCTTCTCCTTATTAAATGAAACTTTGTTATTTAGTTACCCTAAAATAATATATAGTTAATTTCTATATATGGTTTTATTTACCCTTGATACATTTAATCTTATATGTCTCAGGATGATACACGAATACATATTCTATACCATACTTCTTACAAAAGTCTGCTGGTACCTTTAAATCACATACTGTAATCGCTTTTATATTCTTTTTGGTTATCTCTTCTAAGATAACACTATTTAACTCTCTATCAATATGATAAAGAGCATTTTCATCCGATAATAATACTACAACAGAGTTATCAATATCATATGTACTATTATCTAATATTGTACCAGCTCTTTCATCATCATTTCCAACATTAATAAATATTCCCAATGTAGGAATATATCTCTTATTGAAAGTGATACCAAAATGCTTAGTCTTAACTTTATCACCAGCTCGTAATGAGTTGTATATATTGATTTCTTCACTTAACTCTTCGTTAGTGAAATCTCTAAATACTACTTTAGGTTGATTATTTTCATCAATACCTATCATAATATTATGGTAAGTATCATTATGAATTCCTCTTAGAGTCATCTTGATTAATGCACTATAAAGTGATGTATACTGTATAGCACATCCCTGATACCTATTAAATGACCTAAAGGTTTGACAAATATTAACAGCTGTCTGATTAGGAAGACTATAAGAAATCAATTCATAATCATCAGGGTTAAAACTAATATAAGCGATATTATAATTTACTTTATTATCACCTTCTCGCTCATTTAATTTTATAGCTGTTAATTTCATATTCTTATTACTATTGGAGAACTTTATATCTTCACATAACTCATAACCCTGTATAGATACATCAATATCTCCATAGTTATTTTTTATTTCCTTAACAGGGGAGCAGATTTTATCTACTCCACCTCCTAACTTTATTTTCTGTCTCAGAGCTCTACAAGAGATGAAATCAGAATTATATTTATCGGTATACACGGACCATACATGTGGTTCAACTGGGTTACCGATTACGATATCATATAACATAATTCACCCCTTATAAATATTTCTTAATAGACTCATCGTGACTAAGCATAGCATTAATCACTTTAGTTATTTTAGGATAATCATCAGGTACCAATGTAGATAGATTATATCTTCTATTTCCATCTTTACCCTGAGCATCGTCTCTCTTCCTACCATTGACATATACATTTATAATGGACTTAATCTCATCTGATTTTAGTCCTTCCATAACCTTAAAGCACCATGAAGATATATCTACATAAAGGGTCTTCTGAGCTTCAGTAAACTTACTGAATCTCTCTTTCCTCTCTAATAGTGCAAATGTAATGAACATCGGGTAGTATTCTTCATCTGCAATCAATTCCATTATAGTATCAAATGGAATTGCTACTCCTTTAGTGTGCTCATATAAGCAATCGAAGAATGACTTAATTCTAAAGAATTGAGAAATTCTTAATGCTTCATCGCAAGGAATTATTGATAATACATCTAATGATGTAGCAGCATCAATTCCTGCTTTGGCAAACTTCTTCAATCTCTTCTTAAGAATCAATTGAAGTAATTCTTGAATATCTTCCATGTTATATACTTCAGCATTTTTATCTTCTGCCAATCTCTGATCATTTAACTTCTTAGCTTCACAAAGAATTTCATTTATAATAATAGGAAGAAGTTTAATATTCTTAATCTTATTATTCTTTACCTCTTTCTTTAGAGCTTTAATGAAATCATAATCAGTAAGCTTCTGATAAATCAAAGTCTTTACTTCCTGTACATTCTGCTGTTGTATGTGACCATACTTAACAACAAATTCTATTACATCAGGAAGTAAATCTATCAGAGACATATAGTAGCTCTGTTTTACTTCTTTCTTACTGTCATAGAAATTTGCATTTTCTTTCTTATATTTCTTATAAGTCATTTTTGCAAATTCCTTCACACTGTCATTGATCTTAATATTCTTTGACTTTGTTTCGTTTCCCATCCGGAACCTCCTAAATAAAATTAATTTTGTTTTGTATAATAAATCAACAACTTAGATTTTTTATACTAGCATCATTTACAAAGATGTAGATAAGCTGATAAATTATTATCAGCTTATCTTTATAATCTTACATAAACTTACCAAATATATCTTTCAAATCTACAGTAGTTGATTCATTACTCTTTTCTTTATCTGATATCTTTGATGATAATGTATCAAGACTAACTGACGATAATGCATCATCTGACTCTAAAGTCTTCTGTCTTTCTTCAATCTCCTCAATTCTATCAGATATGATATTTATCCTATCGTTAATAGGACTTAACCCTGATAATATAAGATATACATTATTTGGCATCTTCCTATCATCATTCACATAAATATGATTGAACGCGTGGATAGGGTCACCCATAAAATCTCTTACCTTAGGAATATTATTATCAAATTCTTCTGTAAGAGTCTGAGATAAGTTTGTAATGATACCCGATGCCATTATTTTCTTATCCCTCTGAGCTTCTACATGACAGTTCTTCTTAATATTATCAATAAGCATATCTTCGATAGTCATATTATCAGTATCCTTCTCCTTGAAGTCCTCTACTCTTGATACAACTATTCTTCCAGCAAAAGATATCAATCGCTTAGCATCTCTATCATCTATACTATCCAACTTAGTAGTATAGTTATAATTACATCTAAGTACATTAATATCTTCAACTATCTCGTTATTTACTTTATCTAATAACTTGTATGATGGTAGACCAGCACACTTATCGTTATCATACAGCATATAGGTTTGATTCTCCATCACTTTATACAGCTCATTTAGATACTCTAAAGTATTAACATGAGCAGATAATGCTTCACTATTAACTGGCAATACTCCAACCATTATTACTTTAGTATCTACGAATCTAGCCTCTATAATATTGGCTAGTAACGGAGCTGTACCTGATCCAGTTCCACCACCTGTGGAACTTACGATGAATACAACATCCAATGGAGATATTAAGTCGATTATCTCATGGTCTTTTAATAGATTCGTTATAGAATCCTTAAGATAGGTTTTTGCAAGCTGTCTATCTTTACCAGCTCCTGATGATAAACCATCTTTATCGGTTATCAACTTCTTTGGTATATTATTCGGTACAGTCTCCAGATCCTTTTCTGAAGAGTTGATAGCTAATACAGGAATACCTAACTTCTCCTTAGCCAAGCTAGCTACCTGATTACCTGTGTTACCAATACCAATAATTCCTACTTCCAACATCTTTAAATCCTCCTTAATTTTGTTTTGTATGTTGATTATATAGTTTCTTGTCGTACAAATAAATCTATTCTCATTTGTACATAGAAATGATATATAACTTTTTAAATAAAGCTAAATATCACATATACTAATAATAAGTACACGTGATATTTACTTTTTTATTATTCTATATCAGGTTCCTTTAATGAATAAAATACATTATCATCTTTCTCTAATACAATAACTTTTCTTCTACCACCTTCACCAACAGGGAAACTAATACCTTGAATAGTATTATCAGGTAATTCAAATAATAAATATAAATCATTATTGTATTTTACTATAGTAAATATTCCCATATCTTTAATATTTACTTTAGCAATCTTATAATCATCATTTTTAATAAGTTGAGCTAATGACTGTTCATCTATCTTATAAGAAATACTATCTTGATATCCTATATAATTCTTAATACTATCAATATTTAATTTAACTAATTCATTTCTTAAATCATATATGAATTGAGGTCTATCATCAAATATATTATCACCGATAATATTAACATCATCTATTGAGTTATAAATTTCTTTATTATTAGTAATAGAATCTGGTTCTATATCAGTTACCTTTGATGTATACTTGATATCATCGTTAATATCGAATTGTAATAATCCAGATTCATTATATTTATTAATAATACCCATCATAACACTTTCATCATGTCCAAACATTACAGATACTGAATATACCAAGAATTGCAATATTTCTATATTATCAGTATTTAATGATTTATAAAATAGCCCAGTGGAAATAGCAGATGGTGTTATTGGCAATGGGGTTAAGAATAAATCATAGATATCTGTTAGTGTATTAAATATTACCATATTAATAGATTCATTATCTATTATTTTCTGTAATATAGTATAAACACGAATTTTATCTTTCAATATATAAAAATAGAATAACTTGAATAATTCGGTATAATACTGCCTAGGAGTAAATCTATACATCAATTTGGGAATAATATGGTATATCAGTTTAAAACTATTAATAATATCTACTATATCCTCTAAAGTTTCTGATGGTTTATTTATAATATCAATTAATTTAGTATTATATGTAATAGCTTTTGATATTATAATATCTGATTTCTCTTTAAGAGGTTTATACTCATCAGATAAATTTAGTTTATCTTTAATCATTATAAGCCTAGTCTTAGTAGGTAATGATAAAGAATTAGTATTATTCATAATGAAGTTAATATCATATTCATTTAACTTAAAAAAATTATAATCCATATAAATCTTCTTTCTTTAATATAAGCTACTTACAAAATTAGATAAATTACAATGGGCTGAATAAGTTTTATCAATCTCATGATTCCAGAATTGCACATCACCAGATTTTAAATCAATACAAAATACATTACCAAATGGATCTAATCCAAATGGTAATAAATTCTTAGGAATAAATCTTTTTAAATATCTGAATACATTATCATCATCATCTTTATTAAATGATAATACTGATCCAAATACTCTTTCTTGATTACCAATCATTATACGATGTTTTTCTGGAGTAGCTGCATTGTTATCTATAATAAATCTTTTAAATCCATTAGGTATTCTTATATCATATTCTTCTTCTATATCATTAAATACATTTTTATCTTTTAGATTAATTTTATACTTACCAATCATTCTTTTCATCATCCTTATATTTATATATGTATACATATGTAGGCTCTTTGTATATAGAATTATCTACCATCGCATCAACAATATCACCAATTGGTCTAAATACAGTTGATAATAATAGTAATATACCATTTACTATTGATTTTAATAAATTCAATAATGTAAATGGCTCATTTTCTTTATTATCTTTATAACCTTTATATTCATCAAGATCCATCTCGTGAATATATGCCTCTAGTTGTTCCATAGATGATTTAATTCCATCTAATAATCCTTTACCCTGAACTTCACTTACAGTCTTAACTATGCCCTTTGTCATTCTGGGAATATTTATAACCAATGCCATAATAGCAAGAGTTTTTACATAATCTACAACAAATTTAAACCCGTAACTATTTTTAATATTTTTAAATTTGGTTTTTAATGTATTAACCAATCCTTTAAGACCCTTATTTATCTCAGGAACTTTCTCCCAAACTTCATACTTTTTAGGTTTCATTCCTATTAATTTTAATATTTTATCTTTAATTGCTTTAAAGAATTTTTTAAACCACTCTAATATTTTCTTTATTATACTAACTTTCTTCTTTTCTACTTTCTCTTCTTCTTCCATATAATAATGCATATCACTAGTATTTTCTGTATAACACGCATATACATAATCATTTTTAAGAGAAGATTGAAGTAATGATGTTGATTTATACTCAGTAATTAACTTATTATATTCATTTTCCATAAATACTTCAAATTTATTATCATTCATACATATCACCTTCAGTATATATTTTATTCAAATCATCTATTGTCAAGGTATCTGTATTTTCAACTAGATGAATATAAGTACCTTTATTATTTATTTTATTATCTTTAGCCATTGATAGATATTTTAAGAAATCTTCATTCTTCTTATTTACTATCTTGATATAATTAGTTTCATTATTCATCATTATATCATCTTTGGCTTGTTCTTTTACTTTATCTACATCTTGAATTTTATGATGCATATTTGGATTATCTCCACCATCTTTTATCTCTATCTCCAAATTAAGAGAAGGAATATAAAAATCGGGAATATAAAAATGCTTGTTCCCATTATAAGTATACCAATATGTATGAGGAGATGGAGCCATTAAATCATCTGCATCAAAATTCATTACTCTATCTAAAAACTCTAAGAATGATTTCTCATAACTTCCAGTATAAGTAAATTCATGTACATGATCTCTCCATAAATACTTGCCACTAATTTTTCTATTAGCAAGCATCTTCTTCTGCTGTTCTGGATCATCAAGTAATGTAGTTTTACCATACTTACCAATCATTCTTTTTTTAAAGATTTCCCTGTATCTTTCTTTACATTTAGGATTATCACAAAATCTATTATATTTATGAGTTATTTTATTCCATGATGTATTATTCTTACATATAATACAATTACCATGATCTTTACCAGTTCTTAAATAATAAGCAAACTGATCTGGAGTCATATTTTTTGGAATTGATTCAAAATGCTTCTTCTCTAAATGAGAAGCATAATCATCAGGATCATAACAAAAATAATCACAGAATTTGCAATAAATTCTTCTTTTAGAACTCATTGATATTAATCCTTTCTAAGTATTAAAATAAAGTTACCTACATTCTTAGTATGTATCTTTATATCAAAAAAAAACGATATAATAATTAAACAATTGAAAGGATTATTTATGGATTATATATTTGAGTCTTTAATTAATAGATATGACGAGTTAGTAATACAAGAATATTGCTATGGAGAATCATATTATACAGAAGAAGCTAAAATGGGATTATTACAGAAAATTGGAAAGTTTATTTCCGATTTATGTATTAAAATAATGAATAAAATAAAAGAAATAATTAATAAGATTGCTGGAAAAGAAATATATGTTAAAGCTCCAAAAGATATGGATAAGAAAGTAAAAGAAGTTGATGGTTGGTTAGGTTCATTTAAGAAATTAGTAGCTGCTATTAAAAATGGTGTTGTTGGTGCTATAAAGCAGTTATTAGGGTTAATGAAGAACCATCCTATAGTAACTGGAGCAATTCTTACAACTGGTGGTTATATAATGGTTAGATCTGGTCAATACGATAAATGGTGTAAGAAATTTGGATCTATAACTCAGAGAATCAAAGATGGAATAACTGTTATTATGGGTAAAAAGGAATTTGTTGAAAAAGGTGAGTATGAAGCTGCTGTAGAAGCATCAACTAATGCAAAAGCTGCATTAGAGAATAGTCAAAAATTACTAGATGAGTGTAAAATTGAGAATGCTAAAAAGGATGAACTTATAAAATTCAAAAATGACGAATTAAAAGATGCATATAGCACATTAGACGATGCTAGTAACAGATATTCACACCTAGCTAAAGCTGCTAGAGATAGTAGGGTAAACAATAGAAAACTTAAAGAAACTATTAAAGATCAAAATTACGCACTAGACGTATCTAAAAAATCAATAATGTATATGCAGGATAAATATGATGAAGATATGGATAGAGTTAATAAAGATTTTGAAAATAATCTAAGAATTAAATATTCTACAATATTTAATCAAGGATTAGCTATAAGACGCGACGATGAACCAGGATTTAGAGAATTTAGTAAACTTGATGAAACTAGAGATCTTATAGATGAGTTTAAAGAAAAAATTCAAAAAAGTAATAGTGTATCAAGTGCTAATAATGCATTAAGATATATTGACAGGGAATTTAAAAAATGGAAATCAAATAAAAAATAAATATAATTAAGTTTATTTATTATACAAATAATGGTATAGGTTAGATATCTAACCTATACCATTATACTACTTTTATTATTTAATAATAAAATGAATAATCATCATCATCAAAATAATCATAAACAGACTCTTCTAGTGGAAGATTATTCTTTTTAAAATATTTTTCCATTCTCTTCTTCTCTCTTGAGATACTTCCATCTAACATCTTATTACTAATTTTATCCTTTGCTGCACTAACAGCTTTTCCTACTTTAGAATTAGCAAGTATTTTTGCAATATTACTAATTACAGTACTAATAGCTTGTGCAATCATCTGAAGACTGTTTAATGATTTCTGAGCATCGTCAATTGTATTTTCATCGTTTACATTTCTCAATTCGGATTCAGCACCATCTACAGTATCTTCAATCTCTTTACCCATATCATCAGTACGTTTGAGTAATTTAGCTAGATCTTTTCGCTTCATAATGATTACAGCTCCAGCAGCAAATGTTATTTCTGGAAGAACTGCTTTGAGTAAGTCTGCAAGACCTCCTCCAAAATTACCACTTTTAATTTTAACTAAAGCCATCTTAATTGATTTAACATGCTTTTCGAGAGCATCTACTACTTTAGGTGCATTTGCAGGAACTTCAAACTCGTCATCATCATCACCTTTGTGAAATATTCCAGATATTTTTTCTTTGATAGCTGTGAAAAGTTTAGCAAACCACTCAAATATTTTTTTAATAATACCTTTCTTTTTTCCTACAGACTCTTCACTAGCTTCCTGATACATATATGTCATATCATCTGTATCATAACCCTCAAGGTATACTTTAGTTTCTATATCTTTATATATCTGATTAGATTTAAGAGAAGTCATTTCATACATAGTAGCAAGCTTATTCATCTGATTTTCCATACTAGTATCAAATACAGCAAGCTTTCTCTCAATTCCTCTTAAATGTGAATTATACATATCCATTATATATAATATCCTTTCATTTCTATTTTATTTAATAACCTGTTAAATTATCCTATTATTAATTAATAAAAATCTGAATAATCTGATTCATAATAATCGTCATACTCATCATCCCAGAATCCAAATACAGATTCTCCGATAGGCTTTCTAACGGTACGTAACCATGATGTTTTACTATTATTTGGAGCATTTTTAAGTTTATTATTGAAATCGTCTATCTGTTTTTGTGTTATCTTTCCAGTGCTAAGTAGATATTTCCAGAATAGATCAGGATTTTTAATTCGTCCATTACTCTTTAATCCATTAATTTCAAGATCTTCAGGTGTCATACTTTGCCAAGGGTATTTACCTTTTTTTGGAGTATTACCACCTTCGCCTTTACCAGTATCTCCAGAACCACCTTCGTTGTTACCAGTGTTATTATTACCACCTTCGCCTTTACCAGTATCTCCAGAACCACCTTCGCCTTTACCAGTATCTCCAGAACCACCTTCGTTGTTACCAGTATCTCCAGAACCACCTTCGTTGTTACCAGTGTTATTAGTATTACCCTCTCCAGTAGTATCACCATTTAGCCATTTTCCAGCAGCTTTTATAGCCGCTCCAATAGGGTCTATAATATGCTCTTTCAAAAAGCTTAAGCCCGACTTAATCAAATCCATAGTCGTTCCTTTACTTTTAGACTTAAGCCACCCTTCTATTTTATCATTAGCTTTGCCTGCTAGATCGTTTATGTTATGTAATACATCATATTTAGCTTTAAGTTTAGATTTACGAATAACTACTAGTGCAACACCAGCACCAGCTGCCATAAACTCTAATTTAGCAGCAGCTAATAATGCTTTTACTCCTTCAAGTATTCTACCGCTAATGATTAAATCTATAGCAGCCTTTATATTTTGGTAATGCTGTACTATTTTATCAAGCATACCTAATTGGTCTTTAGGAACTTTAACCTCAACGTCATCTCCGCTACCAAATATTTCATTAAATTTTTCCTTAATCTTTGCTATAATTTTTTTGATAAAATTGATTATTCTAGTTAATATACCAACTTCTTTTTTATCTGCAGCTTCTTCAGCTTCGAGATATAGATATTGTAAATCATCTATTGTACCATCTTCAACATATACTTTAGTTTCTATATCTCTCAAGATCTGTTCATTCTCTAACTGAATCATATTTGCAGTAGTTATCAGCTTATTAAACTGATTTTCCATTAAAAGATCTTCATCATCCCATCTCTCAACAGGAAATCTTCTTCTATAATAACTCATAGTCTTTATAATATTCCTTTCATACGAAATATATTTTAATTTATCATTTTGTTTCCAAACCTAAGCATTTACTTTTAATTGAATTCACATTAATGTAAACTTATTAAATGAAAGGATTTTCAAACTATTATGGCAACATTACCAGTAAATCCAACATTTAATGTTAATGATTTTAATGAACCTAAAGTTCTATCACCTACAGAATCTTTTATCACAGATGTAATGATGATATTATTTGGAAAACCTGGATTTTATCCATCTATTCCTACATTAGGAATGGACATTTCTCATTACCTATATTCATTTGATGATGAAATAGATACTGAAGGTATTAAATCAGAATTAGCATTACAATGCTCAGAATTTTCTTATTCTATTAACCGTGGTGATATGGATATTATTACCACTAAATATAATGGAAATCTGATGTTGTTATTCCTAATGCCTATTGTAAAAGATAGTAAAGATTTTCAATTAGTATTAGGAGTTACTACAAATGATAAAGGTGAAATAATCTACAACTTTGTAGAGAATGAAACTCAAATTATTTAAATTAAATATTTATAAGAAGGGAAATAAGCAAATGACAGATAATGAGCTTAATAATTCTAATACAATTTCAAGAAATGAAGATTTGGATTTAACATCAATGCTTAATGCAGTTAAAGAAGAATCTAATGTAGTAAAATCGGAGAATACTCCAGCTGAAGTTAAGAAATCTCCATTAGAGATGCTTAAAGAAGATGAAGCAAAAACTCCAAAAGGACTAGTAGTTGATAATGGTGAGTTAAAAGCAGATAATGGTCCACAGAAGAATATTGTATATAATGATGAGAGAATGTCTGATATTAAAAATGAGATTAATAATTATGATACTACTCTCAATAAGAGAAGTAAAGTAACTCTTATTAAAAAGCCAATGACTCAGTTAGAATATGTACAACTAATGGATGAAATTGAATCTGTTAAAATAAATCCAGATGGTTCTGTATCATTTGATCTTATGGATAAATATGGTAATAAACAGGAACCTGTATTTATTAGACCTAGAAAAGATGATGAACCTATATTTGATTTCTCTATTCTTACTCCAGAAGAAAGAAAGGAGTTAAAGGATAAAGGTACAGATATAAAAGAGGAAGAAATAAAAGTTGATGAAGATAAAGCATCTGAATCAGAGGAAGAAAATAAAGAAGATGAAATATCTCCAGAGAAGAAAAGAATAGTAGAGATTCTTATTGATAAAACTGGATTAGGTGGAGATTTCTTCTTAACAGAGGAAGAGAAGAATAAAGTATCCGAAGCAGAGACTATAAGAATTAATGAAGTTAGAATTCTTGATCTAGCTACTATTAAAGCAAAAAGATCTAGTGTATCATTCCAAGACCATATTAAAGAATTTAATATTAATGGTAGTAGGACTACAATATGTTTCCCTGCATCAGGATTTAAAGCACAGATGAAGGGATTATCATATGGTGAATATGCAGATATTGCTCTATCAATGGAAAATGTTAAATTTGATCAGTATTATAAGAGATTAAGTATTATTTATAATCATATGACAAATATCTCAAGAGGAGATTTTAAGGATTTTGAAGATTTCTTAAAGCATTTCTCTTATACAGATATTTCATTAGCACTTTATGGTCTTTATATTTCTACAGAGAAAGAAACACAGGAAATCCCACTTAGATGTGGCAATAAAGAATGTGGTAAAACTTTCAACTGGGAATATAATACAAGAAATATCTTAAGACTTGAAAGATGTGCTGATAAATTCTTAAAGAAGATGGAAGAAGTTGCTACAGCTAAACCATCTGATTATGATAAGATTGCAGAAAATGCAGCTGTTAATAATTCTAAGTATGTAGAATTACCTGATAGTAAAGTTGTATGTGAGATGGGTGTAGCAAGTGCATATGATTTCTTGTATAACTTTATTCCTCTAATGAATGAAGAGACATTTAAAGATGCATTTGGAAATGATGCTAGTCAGGTATATATGGATAATGTACTTCTTCTTACATCAGTTAGAAGTGTAGATGTTCCTGATGGTGAAGGTGGATATATTCATTGTACTGGATATAAAGATATTCTTGACGCTATTTATTATATAGGACCAAATGATATAAAGTATCTTGCAGCTCAAACAGCTAAGATTCAGAGTTTATGGGAAGTTACTTATTCTCTTGGAGATACTAAATGTCCTCATTGTGGAGCTGTAACTAAGAATCTTGATGTATCAATGGATGACTTAGTTTTTCAGACATACAATCGCTTGATGAGTACGGAGATAGAGCTGAGCAAAATTCAAGAGTTATAGATGAAACTCTAGCTCTTTTCAAAGGTGAATTATCATATGAAGATATTATGTATAATATACCTAAAAAGAGATTATTTGAATTAAGAGATGTCCGTATAAAGCGATTGTCTGATGAGCAGAAAGCTATCGAACGTCAACAAAAAGATGCTCAGAGTCAGATAGTTCGAGATTCAATATTAAAAAAATAATGTCGGCTTTTAAATCATTATTTACTTTTATATATGAAAGGAAAATAATGTTACCAATGGATAAAAAAATAGATAAATACTTTACTGAATTATCTGGAGGGGATTATGCTAAATTAGAGGTATTATTTATAGCTGATTACGACGAAGTTAGACAGTTATATTTTCTACTTAAAGATTATAATGATAAGATAGATTGTATAGGTTATATTCATTCAGATGATGATGTAAGAGTACGTATATATACAGAATATACTGATGAGATTAGTAGTATATTATCTCAGCAATATGGAGATAAAATAACTATAGATGAAAATGAGATAATTGTTAAAATAAAATAATAAGAAAATAAGAAGTAGGATTTTTCTATTCTACTTCTTATTTTTATTTTAACACCTAAAATAATCAAAATAAGTATATATTATCTTATAGTAAATATTTATAGAAAGGAATTTATTTACACATGGAAACTATAAAACATCGTAGGAGAAAACTCCGACCATGGGTTAAAAATCTATTAGGTATAAATAAATTTATACTAATAATAGCTTTTATAACTATACTGTCGGGTAATTCTACAAAAATTGAAATTGATAGTGAAGCGATGGAATATTCATTAGTAAGAAAAATGGAAGACCCAGATACTTTATTATCAGAAACTAATCAACTTACTATGTTCCAAAACATAATTCCCGAAAGGGTAGAAGTAAGTGAAACTAGCGAAGAACCGCAGGAGGAAGAAACTAAAGAAGAAGAGGAAAGTGTTAAAGAACATACAGTAGAATATGAGTTATCTAATGTAGGGTATGTTAATGTATCTGGATTGAGAGTAAGAGAGAATCCTGATATAAATAGTAATGTGATAGAATATTTATCATGGGGAGATAAAATTGAATATAGCGAATATAATGATGAGTGGTTGGTTATTAAAGTAAATGATAACTATTCATATGTAAGTAAAAAGTACATATCAGACACATTACCTAATTACAAATCAAAGAGAGTAGTTGGAGATACAAGAAAATCCTATATGGATTTTAAAATGATAACATCAAAGGATACTCCACAATACAAACTACAACACAAATATGCATATACGGATGATACTGGTATAAGAATGGTTGATGGTAGATATTGTGTTGCCCTTGGTAGTTATTATACACATAAGATTGGTCAATATGTTGATTTAGTCTTAGAAAATGGTACAATCATACCATGTATAATAGGTGACCAAAAAGATGACAGAGATACTAATGCATCTCACACAATTGCACATGATGGTAGTGCAACAGAATTTATAGTAGAAACGAAAGCCTTATCAGGTAAAACCAGAAGAATGGGTGATATCGGATACGCTCAATCTGACTGGTTATCTAATGTAGTAGAAGTTAGAATATATGATACAATATTACCTTTATAACTAGATTTATATATAATCTTTATGTAGTTACACAACCTAAATATCTCTGACCTATCGGAAACGGGGACCTTTAATAAATTACTTTGATATCAACAAGGCATTAATGTCTTGATTAGATATAAATATTTTTTATTTAAGAAAGGTGGTACTAGAATGGTAAGTAACACAATGAGCAACAATGTAAACACAAAAGCTGGGATTAGACCAGACGAGAACGAGCTACCATTCTCAATTTCTACTCACCAAGTAGAGGAGTATTTACAGAAGAAAGTAAATGCCGTGGTGAATAGAATTGGTGAAGAGGATGTTCAAATTCAAGTTTATTCAACTGAAGCTGGAAAAGCATTTATACCGTTTATGGTAATTCTTCCAACATCAGTTATGAAGAATGGCAAGAATAAGTCTCAAGATAAATCTATCCCAAGGATTTTCTTAGGAGGTGGTGAAACACAAGAAGACACAAGTGCTAATATGAAAGAAGAGTTCTATAAAGTATTCTCTCCTTACATATATAGCAAAACAGACGAGGCGGCATTCTTTTCAGAAGATTGGAGAAGGGCAAGAAAGGTAAACAGAGATACTTCTCCTATACTGAAGAGATATAGAACTCCTCGAGTAAGTAAATTTAACAACGGTAAAGAAACTGTTGTTATGCTTATGATTGATCCGATGAGAGTATTCCATGATATGCTCACAATACCGGATGACAATAGGCAGTTTAAACCTGAGGTAACTGGATGGAGAAAAGTCCAGGATGGTGAGTTCATCTATCAGATGAGAAGAGTACTTAATAAGAATAATAAGAAGAAATATAAGTACACAGCAATGGATGAGCTTAACAGGAAGATGAGAATCAGAAAGTAAATTAAAATTGTACCATAGCTAGATAATATTCTAGCTATGATACAATTTCGTAAAATCAATGTGAAGATAAATATCTTCTTAATATAAACATTGATTTCCGAAAGGAAGAAAGGAATTTAAAATGAAGAAAAATTTAAATTTATCAGAAGTAAAGAAGTTTTATAATAATGAGAATTGTTATGAAATTGACAACGGATTTATTGTAAATGATTTTGGGAAATATAGCCCAAATTTATCATTTATAATATCAAAAGAATTTGATTTAGATGATGGTGGTAATGTCAAAGATCAATTTAGATACTTTGATGATAAAGACGTCATCAATAATATGAACATAGATTTCAAGGGCAGTAGTAGATTTATGTTTGGAGATTATTGGGTTTCTAAGAAAGGAACCAAATGCTTCAAACCAAAAGACCCAGTGAGGGCATCTCATATATTTATTGAAGTCAACTGGGGTGGATGTTTTAATCCAACTAGAGGTATACACCCATCAGATGCTTCTAAACTTAAACCAGTATACTATCATAAAGGTAGTTCAAACGGTGGTGGTGTTGGTACAGATTACTGGATTTTTCCTGTTGGATATATCCATACTATGACACTGGAAAATGACGAGGTTATAGATGGAATGGAAACTAATAAGGAGATATATAAAACATCATATTTCTCAGATATAATTAGAGCAGAAAATGAGAAAACTGATGAAATATATAGAGAAGCTGTTAAAAATAAAGATATTATTATTCCTAAATTGATAATATTGGAAGATAAATTAAAAGAATTAAAAGCTTCAGTACCTGAGAACTTAGATGTGTATGTGTATACATACTTTGAATTTAGGGAAGTAGATTTTGGATTCGGTGGTATTCCACGTAATATTGGAGAACCTAATAGTCATAGATACACTGAAGAATCAGTTAAACAGGTTGAAGAGTATTACAATAAAACAGTTGATAAATTAACTGATGCAAAAGTTAAATATGAATTCATTCAATCGCAGAAAGCTATATTCTTACCGCAGTATAAAAGACTCGAGGATAGGTTTAATGCACTCGGATACAGTATGAAATATTATGATGATAGGATTGAATTGGTGACACCATCTAATAGTTATGCCAAATACGAGTATAGTGAAAATGATTATATTATAATGAATACTCGACTTATTAAAGACGAAGATAAACTTGCTGAAACTATCTCACGACGTATGAATAATGAGAGAATACTTAATGCATTAAGTAGTACATCGTTACCTGAAGATTTTTATTATATTTTTGAAAACTTAGAAGATACTACAGAGGATATCATAAACACGGCTAAGTCTATAGTTAAAGCTAAAGACTTAGAGAAAGATGATATGGATATGCATGAATTAACATCATGTGGTATTTGTCGTAGGTGTGATGCAATCTATAGATTATTGGATAGAGCTGGAAAATATATAGGATTACCGTTAATCCAGTCATCACAGTCAGCGTCTATGAAACTAGCTCAGTATATAGCTGGTATAGAAAATTAATAAGTAACTATTTATTTGAGTGGTATAGTAATATTACTATACCACTCTCTATTTATGAAAGGAAGGTGTCACTATGAAATTAACAAAGAAGATGATCAATAGCATTGGAATCCTAATTATTGTCGCAGTAACAGCATTTGTTACAGATACTGTAACTAATGTAGATGCGTCAGTACAAAAGGAAGTATTGACTGCAAAAGGTGACCTGTATAAGAGCGAGAAAGATAGAGTATTTAACACTATCAAAATCGCAAATGATCAAGGTTACTATCAAATGGACGACTATGGTATTGCATGGAATGGTCATCTTAAAAAAGATGAGACTTATTCTGTAGATGTATATGAAACAGATGAAGACCAAGAATACAGATTCTACAAGTTCCATTTCACAGCATCGTGGAACTATGTGTATTATGAAGATATTGTTGAATGGTATCCATCATTAAAAGGTAAGTATGTCAACTTAGTAATAAGCAAGCCCGGTTCTCGTAATGTAGAGGCATATGGACTTGTTAATGATAAAAAGATTCCAAAAGAATCTATAGTTGAACCCAAGCCAGATGAAAATACTAAAGAAGCATCTGGTGGAAATTACATACCAGTAAATGACGGTATCATTACAGTTAGTTATGACGGGAAAACTTTCAAGCTTCATAATAACGGGTCTGTAGAAGTTGTTAAGTAAATATAATAGGATATGCATATTATCATGCATATCCTTATTTTTTTATTTTTAACCTTTATGGAAACTTTGATATAAACTTATTAAGGAAGGCATGGTTTTATGGATAGTAAAAAATTTAACGATTATGATCCTTTTAGTATTTGCTTTAATGCATTACTAATGAAGTATCAATATTATGATGATTCATTAACATCATCTAATTTTTTACAGCCTAATGATAGTATTAATCTATTCATTAATCTTGAAAGTGTTTTTAAGCACTTATCTATGTTACAGGATTTAGAAAAGAAAATAGTAGTACAGAATGATTTTGAGGAAATCATTATTTCTAATATAATAAATCTAGCAGGATTTTATAAGAGGTTTTTTGTTAATAATGGATTAAATACAAAAATATATTTATTCCATACAGATTTTAATTCAAATGATTTTATACAAAAGAAGTACAATGAAGATTATAGATCTTATTACTTAACTAAGTTTAATACAAATCCAAAATTTGTATTATTAACTGAAAAATTAAAGAATGAAATATTACCAGATGTAAGAACTATATGTGAGTTTATACCTGATGTATATTATTTATCAAGTATGAATATAGAAGGGTCATTAATTCCTTACATCATAAGTAATACAAATAATAGAAAAAATTTAATAATAACTGGAGAGTTATATGATACTCAATATACATTTATAGAAAATTTTAATAATCATTATATTCAGCGAAAATTTACAGAACAGATAATAGCTAGTAATATAGATGATTATTTATCTTATATCTCTAAAGAAGATAAAGATGAAATAAAGAGTTTAGATTATTTATATAATTCACATTCATTATATTGTACTCTACTCTCAATAATGGGAGATAAGAGTAGGAGTATAGACGGAGTATGTGGATACGCATTTAAAACTCTATCAAAACTAATTTATAATGGGATTAATAGTAATATAATAAGAACAGATACTACTACTCCTACTATGTTATCAAATATCTTTGATGATGAAGATGATAAAAAAGATTTTATTACTAGTTTTAAATGTACTGATATTATATCTGCATATAAAGAATTAACAAATGCTAATATAACTTCTATTACTAATCAAATATGTGATAGAATAGATATAAATAGTATAATGAGTCTAAATGGTAATAGATTTTATAATCATCAAATTAACCTAGAAGGATTGTTTTAAGGGGATATTATTATGGCTATTTTTAGTCGAGTTGATAAATATCAAAAATATAAATATATTGTAAAAAATTTAAAAATATTATTACCAGATGGAAAAGGAGAAATAGAACTTCATCCATCTAAACTAATTCAAATAGACTTGGAAGAAAATTATGAAGAATATTTCTTTCCTCTATTTAAAATAACTATGAGTTTAGATACTGATACATACTATAAATTATTATCTAATAAAAATAAAGCTCAGTTTTATTTAAGAATAAATAAAGCATTTAGTAATGAAAATGATAGTCCAGATTTGAGTATTGAAAAATCATATATTAATGATACATATGATATTATATTCGATGAGAATACTGGAGATATGCAATTAGCATTAAAGAATGAAGATAACAAGGATGATTATACTAAAGCAAGAAAAAGTACTAAAGATAGTTTATCTGCTGTTAGTGATAATATGTGTGTATTTTATTTATTTAAATCATATGTAGCTGGTACAAAAGAAAATGTAAATAAGGTATTTAGTAATATTAATGTAACTGATGCAATAGCATATTTGATGACTGTTGCTAAAGTGGATAATGTATTAATGGGTCAACCTGATAATAATAAGGTATATAAAGAATTTTTATTACCACCACAATCAGTATTGAAATCATTAACCTTTATTGATAGTTATTATGGAATATATAAAGAAGGTAGTATTATATATTTTGGATTAGATTATACATATATTATTCCATATAACGGTAAATGTGTAGCATATTATCAAAATGAGAATACTGATACTAGTATTATTATTCCTAAGAGTTTTGATTCTGATTATGGTAGTAAAGTAGGATCATTTTCTAAATTATCAGAACCTACAAAAAATTATATTATAGCTGATTATAAAACTATTAATATCAATAATCAATCTATTAGTAATAACTACATTAATGCAAATAGTGCATATGCAATAGATTCATATGATGAAGATGATGATGAAGAAGTAGAATCTAAAGCAGAATCAAAAACAGATGATAACTTCACTAGAATAATGAGAAATGATACAGAAAATCAATATATGGCTAGTACATATACTGCTCAGACAAACGCAGCATCCGATGTTATTACTTTAAGAGTATTAGATTTTGATATAAGTGCAATAGCACCAAATAAGAGTATTAAATTAATATTTGAAGATACTGAATATACTAGTGATTATAATGGACAATATATTTTAGCAGGAATGAACAGTTCATTTAGATCAAGTGGTGACCAATTAGCTATATCTAGTACAATAGTACTAAAAAGAGTTATTAAATCACAGTGAATAGGATTTCTATTCACTGTGATTCTTTTTTTATTGAGTTGGTTGATTATTATTTTGGTTATTACCATTATCACCAGTATTATTATTTTGAGGTGGATTATTATTGTTAGTATTCTGCTGAGGTTGGTTATTCTGATTATTGTTATTTTGATTATTATTCTGGTTATTGTCATTCTGACTTGTTGTTTTTGGTAATAATGAGAATAATACTTTAAAATAATCAGTATATCTATCTCTAGCAGCATTACACAATGCTCCACAATATGTACCAATAGCATTAACTATCCATTTAGGTTTATCACCTAATGAATTATCTGAATCTGCACTAGTAATTTTTTGCACTTGTTGATCTGCAGATTCTTTTAATTGATTCATTGTTGATGTTAAGCTATTTAAGAAATCATGAGGATATTTTTCACAATATGGAATCATATCTCCGTCTATCTTAGATTTCAAATCACCATTAGCAACTTCTACTACTTCTAATTTAGCACTTCCACCAACTTTGTAATATTTAGTAATAGCATCACTCAATGTACCACCATCTTGAATATTAACACCACCATTAATAAATGTGAATAGTTTACCATATAAATCTTGTTCACTGTTAAGAGATGCTAATGTCTGATTAGTTATACTATTCAGATTAGTAGTAAGCTTCTTAGGGTCTTCTGTAAATGCTTGTACTGCAATATTATGATATGGAAGAATATTAACAGTTACATTGGCGTAACTTCTATTAAGAAGTTCATTCTTATGGTCTTTAATCCATTTATCATTCTTTTGAGCCATCTTCATTGCAATATTTCTAAATGCATTAATAATCTTTTCAATAATCTTTTTAATAAGTCCAATAATACCAGTAGATGGTTTACTCTGATTATTATTATCATTTACCTGTACTTTGGTATTATTATTATTTTGACCATTCTGATTTTGATTATTATTCTGATTATTTTGTGATGGATTACTATTATTGGCATTTGCTTTAGCATTATTAGCATTAGATGTAGATGGTTGAGTAGAACCACTACTATTACCAGATGTTGAAGTAGATGGTGTGCTTCCGCCTGTCGATGTACCACCATTTCCACTGTTACCAGCATTAGTACCTTCACCATCCTCTATTACTAATTGGTAACCAGTATCTTGTAAGTGCTTTCTAATAACATATTCATTTTCAAGACAAATAAAATTATATCTAAAATCATCTTCAATACTCTTTACAGTCTCATTATATACAATATCCATAAAATTAAATGACTCTGCTGTTAATTGTGAGTCAGTAACTTCTGGTTTTACATAGTTAGGCTGTAGAGTTTCTGTAGATTTTTCTAATGAATCATTTAAATTATTTAATCTTGTAATCAATGCACCACATACATTCTCAATAAAATCTCTATAAGTACTAATAAAATCAGATAAGAATATCTTATACTGATTAATAGTATCTATATCTTTATACTCTGAATTTATATTATTACCAAATCTTTCTAATAGTAATTCTATCTTTCTATAAGTTTCGTGTACTAAATTAGTTAATGCTTCTATATTCTTTTTAAAACTAATTAGTTCCCATAGCTTTCTATCAATATTATCTACATCAAGAATTGGTAGTTCTTTTTCAACTCCATTAGCTAACATCTCTAATTCATTCTTATATTGCTGCTTTAATGGTAGATTAAGTCCTGTCTCTTTAAGAACATCATCAAACATCATTAGATATTGATCGCCCTCTTTACCCAATCTATCAAGACCTCTTGAAATAATACCAATAGCATTTGCTACATCCACATATGCACTATTGTCATAATTCTTCTCTCTATCTTTCATAGGTTCGCTATAGTTATCATTATAGCTTAACTGATACTCCATATTATTATGAAGAGTATAATATCCATATATCTGATTGGTTAGATCTATAAATGCACTACATTTACCATTTAACATATTCTCTGCTAATGAATGAGTATCAGTAGGGAAAATAACATTTCCATTGAATCCTTCACTAATAAGTACATTAGTATTCAATAAATCAGTATATAATGATTGTACTGAAATAACTCTTGTAACTAATTCCTGTATTTTAAGTAATACACAGAATGTAACAAATCCTGTTAATTTATCTATGTTCCTAACAGTTTTTACACAAATCATATGAACTGATTTAGCATTAGGATATGGATTTTCTTTATTCTCTGTCATTACTTTAATAATTCTATCAATAAACTCACTTATGATAGAAATTACTTTAGAATACTCGTTAGCTAATCTATTACATTCTGCTTGTTTAGATTTAAAGCTATTTACAAATGGCATTATTGTTCCATCAAAATAATCATTAGTAACTTTTACTTTAGTATACTCTAATTCATTTTTTAATGCAGATAAATCTTTTCCATATCTTACATTACCAACAACTGATTGCTTTTCTACTCTATATACTGCTGTTTCTCCCAATAATTCAAATAGTGCTTTATCAGTAGCTTTATTCTTAATAGTATCATTTAATAATTTCTCTATTAATCTACAATAATGAATTAGATATTTGAAATTAAGAGATTTAATATGCTCTTCTTCTATTTTATTAATATATAGATTAAATTTATCAAAGTTATAATTACTTATCTTATTAATTATATCTTTATCTAAACTTGGAGAGATTGCATTAAGCTCTTTAGTAATCATATCTATATATCTCTGATGAACATTAAATTTGAAATCTGTTATATCAGTAACAGCTAATCCCAAACTTGCATCCGAGTTTGTCTTATATACAGTTAGATCATTATCAAGTCTTTCTTGTAATTCCTCCACAATATATTCATTTACTGTATTCATTCTTAAATACCTCGTGTAATTTAGTCTATTAAGACTGTGTTTTTAAGGGGTAGTAATAAATAAGAAGTGATAATATAGTACATATCACTTCTTATTTATATTTATAAAAATAATCGGAATTGTCCTTTATTAATATTTGATACTTCTGATTTATCTTTATTACTTATTAATGTATTTAAAGATGATTGAATATAGAATAGAATACTTTGTAGATAATAATTAACTGATGTTTCCATAAATTCTATACTATGAGATTTAACATTAGAATTTTCATAGTTAAAAGAATCTATAAGTGATTTTACATTCAGTTTATATTTCTTAATCGTATTTGCTATATCACATAAATAATCTATGTTATTCTTTAATATACATACACAAGTAACTTTATCATCACCAGTCTGTATAAATAATCCATCTATAAATGATTTATCTTTCTCTTTAGCATTATTTAATTCACTATTAAACTTATCAGCTGTTTCTGTATCAGTATCATCTATAGATAAAACTTCTCTAATAAATTTTATCATTCCATTAAAATATTCATTATAGGTTTCTTCAGATAATCTTATATCTTTAATTTCATATCCTATATTAAACTCTAATGTATCTGGTAACTCATACAACTCATGAATAGTTTTCTTTCCAGTATTCATGAATAAATTGATTACATCCAATCTTTTTTGCTCAGTATCACTGAAACCATTTTTATCATAACTTCTATCTACCATTTTCTTTAATTCCTTATGCTACTAGTAATTATTACTAATCAACCTTATCTCTTCTTAAGAGTCTTTAAACTTGCGTAGCCTCAAGCGATTTCTTCATAATATTTAGATTTACAATTATAAATATTAATAGCACTATTATCATCTCTATCCATTACCATTCTACATTCATCACATACATAAGTTCTATCAACTAATCTAATATGGTTATTCTTATGACCACAATTACTACATAATTTAGTACTTGGATAATAAGTATCAACTAGTCTTAGTTTAATACCATATTCTAAGCATTTATTAATTAAATGAGCTTTAAACTTATAAAAGTTAGATTCTGAGATTAATCTATGTAATTTATGAGATGTACCATTATCTTCTATCATATTACTAATATCCAAATCTTCAATATTAATCTTAGATGGCTTGATTCTCGCCGTTAATATATTAACTAATTGCTTTATGAAATTATCTCTTATATTAGTTAATTTAACTTTAATCTTATTAATTTTGATAAAGATTCTTCTTATATTAGAAGAGTTATAAGCTTTTCCTTTCATTTCATTCTTTTTTATTTCACTAGGTTCTTTATGATATTCATTTAAGTATTTATTAAGTAATTTACCATAGTTATAGTCTGCTTTCTTAGATATAACTTTTTGTAACTCCTTAATTCTATCATAATATTTCTTATAAGTATCTAAATCTTTAAAATGTTTATAGTGATGACATTCGTAACCATCATATATTATAGCATAATCTTTAATACCTAAATCAATACCCAATTTAATATCATTTTTAATTATATCCTTATTATCATTATCTTCATCATAAATAAACATAACATAATATTTATTATAATGACGAATAATTCTACCTGATATAATACTATCTTCATCTGGTAGAAGGTTGCCACTAGTTATTCTTATTCTTTTTAAAATAGGTAATTTGACAATATTCTTATTAATATAATGAATATTATTTCTAATAAAATAATAAGATTCTTTATTCATTCTTTTCCTAGATTTAAACTTAGGGAATCCTTTATTATTCTTAAAGAAAGATTTAAATGCTTTTTCTTTAGATAATATAGCTTCTTTAATAGCTTTACTACTAATACCTTTTAACCATGAATATTTACTATTTTCTTTCTTTAATTTAGTCACATAATTAATAAAATCAAATCCTGTAATAAATCCCTTATTATTTTTATATTCATTAATATTATACTCTAAGTATTTATTCTTTACAGAGTTACAAGCACTTAGAGTATTATTAATAATCTTAAGTTGAGTTCTATTAGGATATATTCGTAACTTAATTGATTTAATCATGATTTAATACCTTCTTAATTTTTGATTTAAATTTTCTCAATCCAGATATTCTACAAGAAAATATATCTATAATACTAATTAAATCATTTATTAAATCTTCTTCTGGAGATGTTATAATATCATTAATATTAATAATATCTACATTACAGTAGTTTTTAAGTAAAGAACATATCCAATCATACCCAAATCTAACAAATCTATCTTTATATGATATATAAACTTTACTAATTTTTCCAGAAAATGCATCTTCTATTAATTTATTAAAAGATTTTCTGTTATAATCCAAACCACTTCCTATATCTGAATATATATTTGATATAGGAATAGCATTATTTTTTGTATAATTAATAATAAATTTAATTTGATTCTTTAAATCATCTTGTTGATTCTTATTGGATACTCTAGCATATATAACATTAATCCTATCTTCTGATTTTGTTATCCCCATATACTCATTATATTGTGATTGAGTATAATACCTCCGATTACTGGGGCTTCGATAAGATGTTAATATACCTTCCCTATCCCATCGTTGTAATGTCTTAACAGTCTTTCCAACTAATTTTGAAAATTCTGTTATATTATATATTTTTTCCATTACACACTTGTTGGTATAATTAAATATTTATAAACACTTATTTGATAATATCTATATTACCCCTTAATTATAGTAATTCAAAATCAGAGTTAGATACTTCATCCTTAATACTATCTATAGTTAATGATTTATTATCATTCTTCGTTTCTTTGATAGTAGTATTAACAGCTTTATCTGATTTAACTCTAATAGTATCTGATAACTTTCTTAATGTCTTGACTAACTTCTCTTGCTTAGCAACTATTTCTTTCTTCTTCTGTATAGTAAGAGCTGAGTTTGCTTCTACACATGTCTTATTCATCTCCATAAATTGAGCTTGAATATCCAATTGCTCTGATATATTTCCTCTAAGATAATATACTTGGTATACTACTGATCTAGTTACTGGTATAATAGCAATTGCTGCTGTAATAACGGCTGCTATTCCAATTGCTGCGGTAGTACCAATAAAATTATCTTTAGATGTACACATAGCATCTAACATCTTTCTGTAATTAACACCTTGAGTATCGCATACAGTATTAAATTTCTTTAATTGCTCAAAATAAAATTCATCCGCTCTTAATTTATTATTCTTAATAGTAATAACCATAGTTTCTTGATCTGGTCTCTTTACATATTCTACAAATGAATAAATTAATGAAGTTGTAGCTTCTACACAGAAGTATACATAACTATTATATTCCATAGCTATATATTCATTTTTAAACTGAAATCCTTTTTGATATGCTATAGACATACTTGAAATATTATCAATAGCCTTTAATATGATATTAACATATTCAAGAACTTCTTTATTCTTATTTTCTACTGCTAGAGCTTTAATAGTATTGAGTGTTCCTTCCATTGCAGAATAACCCTCATAATCTTTAATAACTCCTTTTGATAATGGTATACTACCAAAATTTATATGCTTCTTATCAATTACTGACTGAAATAACTTTTCTTCAAGTTTCCTTGTTACTGGAGAATTAACATCTTCCAATACCATTCTAAGATATTTAGTTTCTCCATAAGACATTTGTTCATTTTCAGAAAGTATTTTCATTGATTCATAATACGGATTATAAGCCATAATAAAAAATTCCTTTCATTATAAAAAAAATTATCTTGAAATCATTCTTCCTATTTCTTTTCCAAGTTTATTAGAATTCATAGCATTATCTCTTTCAAGAGTTTCTATTGCATATGTCTGATATGTCTGGTCTCCATCATAAAATACTGATACTGTACCAGAACCTTCATCCATTATAACAAATGCCATTAAGAAAAGATTATTCATTAACATTCTTACGATAGCATCTCTTCTGATATCAATTCCATACTTATTCATTAATACATCAGCTTCGTATGATGATATAACTACTGTAGCATTTGGAATTATAGCGTGAGGAACTGTGAAATTAGTCATACCAAGTTTCTTATTCTTTAACTTCTGTAATGTACCAAAGAAAGGTGATTTACCTTTTACTTTAGTAGTATCATATTTAATTTCATCTAAGTTAAGAATAATATCTTTAAATAGAGAAATTTCACCAGTGGTCCATCTTAAAAATTTAAAGAGTAGAGATTTATTCTCAACTCCTCTTTTTAAATTATCTACCATATCATCTGTTTGTACTACATGCATTATAGTCTTAACACCAACCACAAAATCCATATATTGTACAAATTCTTTTTTATCATTAACTGCTACAAGTCTTACCTGTACTCCAAGAGGAACCATATCATTAGTTTTCTTAATATCTCTATCAAGTAATAGAGGAGGTTTAACTCCACCTGATATTCTGGATAAATCTGATTGTCTCTTAATATTATTATTACTATTAGATCCGCTTTGAGCAGTTATAAATCTATCAATAATATCAACATTATCAGCTGTATTATCCTCATAAAATGCTTCCAATGGTCTCATATCATAGTCTGATAAATGCTCTTGCAATAATTCTCTATGACTCTCCAATATTGATCTATTAGTTATATTACCAACATTAAATACTACTCCATAAGAATTATCTTTACTCATATAAAGTTTATAAGTACCATCTTGTACTTTTTCCATATATGATTCAACATTTTGAGGATCTACTAAAAGATCTTTTAAAGAACCTTCTAATTTAAGATTCTGATGCATCTTTCTAAGATAATCTAATGGGGTGGGATCTATAGTAATATCAACCATTGAATTCATTGATAACCAAGTCTGAGTAAAACTAGCATAAACTTTATCCAAAGTTCTTGACATAGTATTTGCCATATCTAACGGAACTGAATCAGCAATCAAACAAGGAAACTGAAAAGTAGAATCTTTAGCTCCTCTTGTTATTGATTTAGTATTCAATTTAACAGAATTTATCTGTGTTGCTAACTCTGGTCCTTTACGCATTACATTTAAAATGTCGTCAATAAAACCCATATTGTTTATTTCCTTTCATTTACTGTAAATTTATCTATTTGTTTCGGGGTGCGGAATTTCATAGAGAAAAAAAAGAATAGGGAAATTCACTTTCCCTATTCTAATTTTAAATCAGTCTTTTCTTCTTGAAATAGTTCTATCATTAATGAAAGTACTCGATATTTTATCATTGATATTATTAGATTCTACTTCATTAGCCGAATCTTCTATAATATATTTATTAACGAAGTCTCTTGCATTAATATTATTAATAGTTGTATGAAAGCTATTTAATACATCGAGTAATTCGATTATTATTTCTTTTCCAAGAGATTCATCTATTTTAATATAAGTATCATATATTCCCAATAATTCTTTTGATGGAGAATAATATTTACCAGTTCTATACTTACAATCAAAATGTATATGATCTTTAAACACAGATAAGTGATATGTTTTATTAGTATTATCTATATCAACTTTCTGTATAACCGATGTAACATCTACAACATATCCCATATTATAAAGATCAAATATTATACTATCTATTTCTATTATATGAGTATCATCATACTCTATTATTTTATAATCCATATTATCCACCCTTATTGATTTTCTACCTCTGGTTCGCTCCACTCATATTCCTTACCATTTTTATCTATATATTCATAATCCCATATATCATATAAGTCAAGAAAATCTCTCAAGAGCTTACCATTTATTTTAGTATTAAATGTGTCTATTGTATATATTATTTCATCAAATATATCCCACATTACATCAGGTTTAAATGTAATACCATACTTATCTATTACTAATAATGTATTACTACACTCAGAATCAGGACCTGATGCAATTTCTGTAACTTCAATATATGTATCTGTGATAATCCATGTATACCTACATAAAGCAATCCAACACACCCTATGTATACTTGATGTTATATCTATAGGTTCTCCTTTAGGATATCCCATACGCATAACATCGCTATCAATTGAAATTTCTTTATTATTAAATACTACCTTATTAAACCCATATTCTCTTACATAATTTACTTCATTATTCATTTTTTTACTCCTTTATAATACAATTTTTAATAACCTAAGAATTAAATAAAAATTATAAGTAATATCTAAATTATCTTTCTCATAATATCTATCAAATTCAGCATCTTCTCCAATTACTTTAAATATTGACTTATTATCGAAAGTTCTATAATAACCAATATCTAACTCTTTCCATTTATATTGGTCTATAAAGTTTTTAATCAATTTTATACTAGATATATTATCTCCAGATTCAATAGATTTTATATATCTTGATATAAAATTAATAAGATAATCTTTATGCTTCTCATAATTTTCATCACTTAAACCTTTAATATCTATCTTATTATTATTATAATAGAATTCAATATTTCTACCTAAATAGATATATGAGGTATAACTATTCTTAGGTCTAAAGTTAATATACTCTCCAAATTTCTGGAACTTACAAAGTTTACTAGTAAATATTGCATCCTTCTTAATAGATATAATATCATTATTATCCAGCTTATTAGCTTCAAAAAATAATCTTCTAGCTTCTACAAATGCCATTTTTAATCCATTAACAAGATCTTTATTATTTCTTTGCAATTTTCCTATAGATACTTTTCTTGTATCTTTATCTTGATTAGATAATTTATCTATAGTAGATTTATCTAATAACTTATACTCTTTAATTAATGAAAATCCCGCATCTTTCATATCATACTCAAATATATCAGTATTAAAAAGATACGGATTATTCTCATTAATATATAAATCTCTATCATACATAAATTAATCACCTAGAAGAAATAATTCAATAGAATCTAACATTTCTTCTTTTACCATTCCTACTTCATATAAACCTTCTTTCTTAAGTATCTTTATTAATTCTTTCTTCTTCATTTTCTTATATTTTCTAAGCTTATCATTTTTACCTTCTTTTATATTATGATTATCCTTTGCTTCTTTTAAATAGTCATTACATATAGATAATACCTCTTTTCTATTATATTTTATTAGAGGTATTAATCCTAACGAATAATATTTATAATCATAACATGGATAACCAAAATGAATATATACAAATTCTGATAAATATTCTAAGAAATGCATATTTTTTTCTTCTTTATAAGTATCTAAGAAGACTATATTAAATTTCTCTTCTATAGAACCTTTAATAAGAGTAGCAAAGAATGCTTCATTACTCTCTAACTGACTAAGATACTTTTCTTTAAATATCTCATTAGTCATTGAAGAACATACTTCTGCATTTGGATAAAGAATATTTCTAGCTTGAATAATATTTTTATATTCACCAGATGAATATATTCTGGAACTTACCAAGACATACTGGCATTTCAGTATGTCTTGGTATTTTTCATGTCGAAGAAATAAATTCTGAAATACTTTTGAATTAGTATAATACAACATGATTCATCACTTCTTCTTTGGTTTTCTTATTACTGGAATACTACCAAGATCATCAAAATCTAAATCATCTCCAGTTGATTCTTTTACAGTTATAATTTCTTCTGGTTTATCTTCTGTATCTACATATACTGTATTATCTGTAGGAGGTATTGCAGATGATTCCATATTTTTCTTAATATCTTCTACATCAATAGCTATAGGTTCAGGTTCAGTAGATGTTTCTGACACTGGGGATATATCCTGAATAGTTTCTTTTGGTTCTTCTACTAGTTTATTGATATCTTCGTCAGTAACATCTATATCATTATCATCATCAAATAAATAATCATCATCAGTATCGTCATCATACTTTGATGTATTATCTACTGGCTCGTCATCATATCCTTCCAGAACATCTTTGACTACATTGTATATATCAAATAATGATATGATATAATTGCATCCCAATATCTTATCTGTTATTTTATCATTATCTATTATAGTATTTACATCTGATGCCAATATATTAAAATATCCATCTACATTGTTATATTTACTATCATAGAAATTAGCAATATTAGAATCTGTTCTACATCTATCATTTGCTTCTATGATAAGATTCTGATATTCAGATTGAGATGAAACATACTGTGCTCTTAAATTAGCTACTGAATCAGTATCTATTATATAAAGCTTATATATTTCATCACTCTCATCATATATGATCTTAAATCTACTATTATCATAGCTCGTAACCGAGCGTTTATTTAATTCATTAACGATAATTCTAATATCATCAACCATTGCATATGGCATCATATTAAAAGTAATGAAATCTATAAATGCATTTGATATAGACTTAAAAGTACCTACTTCAAAATCTTTAGGTAATCTATTTGAATCTATTGGTAATCCAATTCTTTCAATACCGTCTGTTATAAATAGATACTTTAATGAATCATCAATATCAAATTTGATTTCCCTAGATGGAGCATATGAAATAAATGCATCCTCTGATATATCATTAGTCACTAGTGTTACAGGTGTACCATTCTTCTTTAGTAACGGCATGTCGATTTCATCATAATCGTTATCATCATCTAAATCATCAAAATTATTAAATTTTCCAGTGTTGCGTCTATTACCAATCATAGTGAATAATTGACCCTCAAAATCACTATTATTATTGATAAAAAGATCATTTTTCTTTCCAGCAATAAAATCATCAAAATCTCTTAATGCTTGCTGTTGATCATCATATGATAAGTCCCACATATCTCTATTCTTATTTTTCTTCTTGCCCATTTTAAAAACTCCTTTAAACTATAATTTTCCTTGTAGTAATAATTCCTGACTAGGCGGATTGTCCCAGTCTTGATGATTATCTTCAAGTTCTTCGTGAACTTTATTTTTATACTTACCTATTATATCAGAATCCTTTTTAGCTTTCTTTTTATTTTTACTATTTTCAAATTCTGGTACTAACTCTACTTCAGATACTGGTTCTTTTAGAACATAACCAAGTTCAGTTATATCACCAATTTCTGCTTCTTGTTGTTTCTTACTTATTTTTCTTCGTAGTTCTCCAAATGTATATTTTCTACCACAGTTTGGGCAAACTAAATTGACAAAGTTACTATCATATCTGAGAATAGACATATCATCACATTCACAGTTGAATACATTATATTTTACATTATAAATATATGCAAAGTCTAATATACAAATAGTGCCATCTACTCTAGTTCCCCAATTGGTATAATTCTTACTTGTTACTCCAACATCACCAATCAAGAATTGATTAGATATCAAATTAAGTATATCTTTCATCTCATCTTGATATTGATGGAATTCCTGTAATGTAAATATATTTACATACTCGGTTACTGCTATTAGACCATTTGGACTACATTCATATACTTTAACTACATATGGTTGTAGGTTTTTAGTATATAGGAATTCTCTTTTATTATCAATCATTCCATCTTTATCTAATGCTATTTTAACAGCGTAACCATCTATCAAAACAGCCATTCTGTTAGTACCAGAACCTAATGTAGTATATGGTACATTATAATCATTTAATAACTCTTTAATATACAGATTCTTTGTATTATTATTGATATCTGTAAGCATAGTTACTTTCATGATATCTAAACACAAATCTTCATTAAAGTTTTCTAATATTAACGATCTTTTTGTTCCATTCATGATTACCCCTTTTACATATCCCAAGTACTATTTAATACTTTACTATCATCTTTAGTTTCTTTATCTATTTCTTTCATCGCTTTTTTACCTTTCTTCTTAAGCTTTTTAGCTTTCTTTTTATTCTTCTTTACTTCTTCTTCATCATAATCGTCTCCCAATTGTCTCCTTTTCTTTGCTTCTTGTAACTTGATTAATTTCTTCTTAATCTCTTTTTCTTTCCTTATTTGCTCTTTTCTTATTCTCTCAAGTTTCTTAGCTCTCTCTTTATTACCAAAGAGATTTCTAATATCCCAATTGTGATTTTCAAGAGCTTTCTTTAATTCAATAGCATCAATCTCTTCTTGAGTCTTTAACTTACCATTATACTGCTTCTTTATCTGAGTTCTTTCCCATTCATCCAATTTAGCAAGATATTTATAATACTCAGTATCATTTGTCATATCTCCCTTAAATACTGGCATCTTTGATAAGAATACTTCTTTACTTCCATCATACTCATCAAGATTATCAAAGTCTTCCATAAGCATATTTGATATATAACCAGACATTCCAATTTTAGAACCTCTTTTACTCTTCTTTTCAATTTCTTTGAAGAGATTACCTAAATCTGGTAATGCTTTGATAGATTTCTTCATTTCCTTTTTACTTATAGGAACTATCATTTTATCTGGAATATCATCACCATCTGTATAGAATCCAGCAGGAACACAGAAATATTCATCATCTCCATCTCTCTCTTTAGCTATTGCATTATCAATAGCCTCCTGTTCTTCTTTAGTGAATAATTCTTCAAAAGCATCGTCCAACTCTTCTTTTGTATATACCTCATGATCATCTTTCTTTAAGAAATCTTCCGCTGGTGCATCTGATAAAATATAATCTAATAGATATTCTGTATCTACTGATCTTCTACCAGCTCCTTTGAATTCAGGTAATACTAAACCCTTTATCCATATCTTACCCTTAAAGAATAATTTCTTAAATTTATCTGGGCTATAAACAAAATTGTCTTGTGCTACTAAATCTAAGCATTTTAATGCTTCTCTCATAGCTTTGATATAATCAGGGAACTTCCTGAATTTATGCTTATATTTAGAGAAAGATTTAAATGCTTCGTAGTATTTAAACTTCTTCTTTCTTTCTTCTTCAGATAGATGATATTCATCACCAAACTCATGAACTACTACTTGAGAAAATTCTTGTTTAATCATTTCCTCTCTTTCTTTCTTGAGCTTTGGTAATTTTGCTCTCACTATATCAATATCTATAGAGGGTTCTTTCTTAACCTGTTCTCCGGTATCCTCATCAATTTGATATAGAGTATCATCGTTATCATCAACCATTATATTAATCATTTAATAAACCTCCTTACTGAAAAATAATATATCAAAATATCTACATATTAGTAATTGATGATTAATTAAGCCGATAAATTAAATTCTACATGTAGTGTACTTATTATTGAGTACACTACATCTATTTTACTTCAATTCCAACGGCTTCCTTAGCTAATCTATCAGCTTCTTCATTACCTTCTATACCAGAATGACCTTTTACTTTGATAAAATTAATCTCTATCTCTTTTTTTCTTTCTTGTATAAAGTTATAATAATCTATAGTACCTTTCTTATTTCTTTTCCATTCACCAGTTGCCCATTTTTCAATACCAAGATAATCATAATAGATATCTATAGATTTATAATCTCTATCAACTGCATGATAAATAGCTAGTCGTGCTCCTAGTATTTCACCAGCTACATTTCTCATACTAGCTAATTCTGGATCATCATCTTTAGCTTGTATAATTATTTTAGTTTCGTCATTCCCTTCTTTATGTATTAAAAATCCTCCACATCCATATACTCCAGTTTTTGTATTAAAAGACCCATCCACATAAGCGTAAGTTTTACTATCCATTTTATTTCCTTTCTATGTAAAAATAAATAAGATAGATATAAAATATCTATCTTATTAAACTATGCAACCATAATCTCATCTTTAGATGTTGGTTGCTTTTCCAATTCATCAAATTCATCTACTGATATATATGTAAATTCTTTAACCAAAGCATCAAAACTATCATTAGTCAAATTCGATGTCTTTTCTAATTTTCTTTCTATCTTATCATATATATCTTCAGATACATATGGCTCATATTCTCTTAAGAATTCTGAATAATTACCATAGCACATATTTAATGGTACAAATACTTTAGTAGAATTATGAACCATCTCATGTGCTGTTTTAGATAATGGTACTAATCCAACCATATTCTGATAATGTATGTCCATTACCTCATCAGCTATATCTAAAGCATTAATCTCTAAACCTTCTTCTTGATATTTAGCTAATACTACAGAGACGATATCATACAATGTAAGGGGTTCATGATGTATTTCAATCTTAATTTTTCTTTTAGTACTACCAGCTGTTATTTTTTGGAAAAATATACAACTATCTAATCCTATATTCTCTTTTAAGAATTGAATATAATCTCTATATTCTAATGAAGCTCTCACTAGTCTTTCTACAGTTTTAATAAATTTTATTTTATCTTTCTCTGTAACTAAATTAACCTGATATTCCATTGATTCTGGTTTAGTAATTTTTAAGTTTCTAATAAATTCACTTTTCTGCTTAGCCAATTATTAAACACCTTCTTTCTTATTAGAAATTACTTAAATGTGCTACCAAACATTAACATCAATATGTAATAATTATCATATTCTGGTATAGGGTAATCATCAAGATTTTCAAATTCTTCAGTTACTGAGTAATACATAAACAATGTATCATACGATAGTACCTTTAGAGCATCTAATATTTTACCTTTAAACATAGATAGTGATTTTATATAATACCAATTCATTCCATCAATACTATCTCCAATTAAATCCATCTCATCCATTACACTATTATATTCGTATGTAGTTAATAACATATCTAATTTATATTCGGTATATGCACCCTTATTATTTACTTTAGATGTATATATACTAAAAGTATCCAGATAATAATCCCTATTAGACTTTATTAAAGTATTAAACTCTTCTTTATCCATTTCTCCTTTTACTTCTTTAAATAATGCCATATTTCTCATATCTCTAAAAGTATCAGCATATTCTTTAATACCAGTTATTGCATATAATTTTGGTAATTCATCATATGGCTCTGATGGTAATTTATAAAATTTCCAAACTTTCATAATATTTAAAATTCCTTCCTATATAATCTACTAAATACTTTAACGAATATAGATAATTCATCAAATGCAAATTCATCTAAATTATAATCATCGTAATTATCTATATATGAAATACCTCCAGTATATTCTTCTATAATATTTCTATATTTTTTATTAAAATATTTTCTAGCTATATCTACTAGATTAATAGCATAATCATAATTATCATTATTTAATAAAAATGGATCTATAGAAATACATTCATTATATTCAAATTCTGTACAATAAACATCTTGCATCTTTACTGTACAAAATCCATCTACTACAGTTTTAGTTTTTAATCTATGAATATCATAATGACCTATATCAGAATAATCGTGTACTAATAATACATAATCCTCATATGATAAATCTAATTTATCTATTGTAAATAAAGACATATTTCTAGTTTCTTTAAAAATATCTTTAAGTTCTTTAGACTTAGTATATCCATAAAGCATTTCTTTAACACCTTTATTTATTCTAATATAATTATCCCTAGGATTTGGTATATGACATTCATATTCGTTTTCTGGGGTAAGCTTTAAATAAAACAAATATACTTTCATTATTATTCACCTACAAACATAAATCTGAATAAATAAAATAATACATCTAGTGTATCTTTAGTCACTTTAGATGTATCATTAATATTCTTCATTATCTCGTTTATACTCTTTCTATTTTTATTATTTAAATATTTAAAATACCTCTTTTCCAAATCAATAAAGTGGTCTATAATGAACTCACTAGATGATTTAGAAACTTCATATTCATTCTTAGTTGTTATTACTCCAATTCCTTTTTCTTCTCCTTTAAACTTGCATGAATAAGTAAACCAATCTAATTGATGATTTGAATATTCTTTCTTAATATCCTTTAGATCTTTTTTACTAATCTTTTTACTTTTAACTGTAAAGATAGACTTATTTCTTGTATTAAGAAATTCTTCTAATAGTTCTTTATCAGTTGTCCACGCATATAATCCGTGCATAATATTATTTTTATACACATACTTCTCAGAATTATCAATAAGATATATATATTGGAATTTAAATATATCTATTGGTATTTCTATATTGATTAAATGAATCTCCATATAAATTATTTTCCTTTCATAAATAAGTTTTGTATACTTTAAAATAGTATATAAAATAAAGCGAATACCTAAAAACACTTAGGTAACCTAGAAATAATGAAAGGAATATATAAAAAATGGCAGTAACAAAAACCCATGTTGAACTAGGATTAGTTAAAAAGAATGGTGATGTTGATGTTCTTTATTTAAAGAATCAAGGTAAAGATGTAGAGATATCAAGAGACCAAAATGCTAAGATACCATCAACAGTTCAGAATGTCCAAGATCTCGCAAATAACTTAAAAGATCTTGCATTTGGTGATGGAGAGAATCTTGTATATATTGGAGAAGCTAATGATCTCAATGGTAGTCTACCACCTTTAAGTGAAATTAATAATACAGATCAGTTGAGTTTAACCTCAACATGGTCTAGTCAAAAAATATCTGATAAATGTGTAACATTTATTCCATCTTATGAGACTATAGATTATGATAGATTATATACATCTCCAAAAATAATGGTATTAAATACTGAAGGAGATGGTACTGTTACATCACCTATACCAAATAGCCCTGCACAGTGTCAGTACTTGATAAAGTACTATCCAATAGTTACAATTGCAACTAGTATAGAAGGTGCTCCAGGAGCCCCAAATACACCAAGAATTGCATATCAGGAATGGACTATAATTAGTACCAATACAGGTAAACCTGAACCGTATACGATGTATATAAGATACTATGTTGGTAATCAGTGGCAAGAATTTAAAAAAGTTCAATTTCCAGTAGCATAAAAAAAAGAGATAGGTATTATCTACCTATCTCTTAATTTATTTCTTACATTAGCTTATTCTTAATCTTTTTAAGCTTTTTCCTCTCTTTTTTAATTTTCTTTATTTTCTTTTCTAATTTCTTATTCTTTTCTTTTTTACTCTTCTTTATTTTAGATTTCTTCTTAGGAGAAATATAATCTCCTCTAAGTGCATCTATGAAACTTCTTGGCTTACCATCGGCATAAGTACCAAATAGAAGTTCTTGATCTCCTAGCCCTTCGATTACATTTCCTGCTAACTTAGATAAATTGTTAAATAATGCTCCTGATAATGATGATTTCTTTTTCATATAATACCACCTTTCAATATATAATTATTTGGTTACAGATAAATGATATATAAATCACAATTATTTTAATATATAGAATAAGAAAGGATTTGTATAGCTTATGAATTTATCTAGTATAGTAACAAGAATTAAGTTAAAACTAGGATTAGTAAATTTAGCAATGCCTTTTGACGACATAGATAATATCATTACTACTATAATACAAGATATAACTCTTCCAGTATTTTCATTGTATTTTCCAGATAAAGATACATTACATATGAATCTTAAAGATTTAGAATTATTGGAAAGAACTGCGATATACGAAAAGGTGTTATTACCTGATTTTAAAACTAGGAAATTGATATATGTATTTGATGTTAAATATAATTATGATAATTTATCTGGTGTAGGATATTATGGTGGTGGAGTTCCTCTATTAGAAGGAAGTATGTTTAGACAGATGATATTGGCAAATGCTGGTGCTAATCTAATGAATGCTATGATACCAAAGATGTCGTTTAAATTTGAACCTCCTAGAGTATTATATGTATATAATGCATGGAGTAGTAGTACACTACAATTTGATTTAGGATTTGAACATGATAAGAGTTTAGCATCTATACCAGAAACTGCAAGAGAAGAATTCCTCAAACTAGCAATGTTAGATGTTAAAGAAAATATATATCCTACATTAAAGCAATATACAGAAATAAATACTGCACTAGGAAATATAAATCTTAAATTAGATGATTGGTCTGATGCTGATAATAGCAGAAGAGATTTATTAGATAAATGGGATGATGTATATCATCTTGAATTTACTCCTATGTATTATTTATAACTAGGAACATAGAAATTTTGAAGAATATAGGGATTAAACTATATTCTTCAAAATGTATTTCTAATATATATATATATATATTATTTCTTTGTAATAATAAACAAATAATAGTTGACCTATCGGCTTAACGGGGAGAAATGGAGATTTTTATGTTAGAAATACTAAAAGTTATCGAAGGAACAGACGACGGGGAAATCTGGAATAAAGAAACACAATTTGTTCTTGACGGTATTGCTGGTAAAGATTGGTACGGATGGGATTGGTATGAACCGTTGGAGTACTGTTATGAAGTACTCCAATGGGGAGATGTTTATATTGATAGAAATATCAATGCAAATGAGATTTCAATAAAAGGGGTTGAGCTATTAAGTCAATCCCAAATTGAAGAATTGTCAACAAAATTTGGTTGGTGGCTTAAAGAAACTATTGAGAGTGGGAACTATACAAAGTTCTAATTCTCGATAACATGATATAGAGGTTAGAAATAAAACCTAACCTCTATATCTTCTTTTTTTTATTCAGTAATAACTTCAATACCTAAATCTTTACAGTACTGATATTCTATTTGAGCTAATATATTCTTATTATGGTCTTTGCCAAAATAAGCAACATCGCATCCACTTAACTTATCTAATATAAAACCGTATTTATTAGGTTCTGCATCTATATCTATGCATTCCTCAGATATGTAAATATCCAATTCTTCATCTTGATATTTTTCTTTTAATTCTTCTATTATATTATCTACATTATCTATTTTAGAAATAAATATCTTTTTCAAAATTATGACCTCTTATATAATAAAATTTAAAATGCTGTTTTGTATTTATACCTATATAATATTTTTGTGTAATAATAAATTTTGTATTCATGAAAGGAGATTTAAAATGAAAGCAATTGATAAGTTTAATATGTTATGTATAGACACAGCAATTAAACTATTAAAAGAAAAAGGTGTTGATGTAGACTTAGATGATATTGTAACTATGAGATGTAGTTATAACGGAACTATTGGCTCTGCTCTAATATTCACTGGTAACAAGAATGGGTTTTATTATGAGTTTAATTATAATAAAGAAACTCAAGAATTGGCTTATGAAGAATGGTCTAAAAAGGAAGAATTAAACCCATCGGATATTAATTATTTAATATATAGATCATTGTTAAATAATGCAAATACGGATATTGTATAAGTAAGAAAGGAGATATATTATGTTAGTATTAAAAGGTATTGATATTGATAATAGAGTAGATGATTATTCAGCTTTAATTTATCATTATATGTATAAAAATAATGATTTAAAAGTAGAGGTTATAGCATACGGTAAACCCAATGAAAAGATTAAAATATCATACAAAGGGTATTTCATAAATATCGTAAAGAGTAATCCAAAATTATCATATTCAACATTCCCAGTATGGTCTATTGATGTGTTAGAATTGGCACGAGAATTAAATGATATTATTAGATTTAATATTTTATTTGTATAAGGAGAAAAAAAATGAGTAAATTTGCGAGTAATAATAGAAATATAACAGGCTGCATTAATGATAGAATGTGGCAGGAAAAAGTTGATGGAATCATGTGTTGGGTATGTCAAATACCAAATGACGGCGAATCAATGAAGTACGTCGATGTTATTATCAAATCGTATAGGGGAACAAAAAACTTTATAAAAGTAATCAGATAAAAATATTAGAGAATAAGAAATTAATCTTATTCTCTTTTTTTAATATGTTATTAATCCTAGATCGTCTTCAAGTATCATTATTTCATTTAGATACTTCTTAAATCTATCTGGATCATAGATTCTAATCCATTGTTTTGGTTGAAATTCTATAATTGATTTGTAATTATTCAATATCAATAATATATACCAGAATTCTGTAGTACCATATATATCTTCTGATAATCCTTTAGGATTCCATCTATAAATTCTCTGTTGATCTAGTGTTAATTCTTGATCAATCATTATTTCATCTAAGAAATCTCTATATTTACTTATTATAGACATAAATGGTATTCTTATAGTTCTATCACTTTGCTTATCATATAAATAAGCATCGTGATGTAATGCCCTATATGATATTTCTAAACCTTTACCATATTCTATTTGTTCTGGTACAGTAGAAGGAATATAAGCCATAATAATAATCCTTTCTTATACAACTTCTTTGTTTATATCACTTACTGTAGTAGGAGAATAACTTAATTTAGTAATTTTACCATTAAGAAATTTTCCTCTTAATTTTGATTTAGCATTTATAGTATATTTAAATGATTTAACTGCTATACTCTGTACTTCATTATCAATACTATCTTTAAGGTAACTAGTTAATGAAGAAGTTATTGTATTCATTAACCCATTAGTTCCATCTGTAGTATATTTAGCAGTCATATAATTTTGCTCTTGTAATGTATTACTAGTAGTAGATGGTTTATTATTAGCATTTTTAAATACACCAGACCCGTTAGTTTGACAAGGAGAGGTTGACTTACTATCTCCTTTTATATTAGGCATAAATGATGGTATATAAACAGCTAACTCAGTATTTTGATCTACTACAGTTTGATCAAAATTAATTATATTTACTTCATCAGATAAATTATAATTGGATCCAATAACTGACATCATAATCATTATTACCTTTCATATTACTAGATTATTTTTTTGTTTTTTAGAAGATTCGTATTTTCTTTATATATATATTATTTTTCTGTAATAATAAATCATATATTTAAGATGTCCTATCAGACTTAACGGGGAGAAGGAGACTTTATGTTAGAAATATTTAATACTTTAGAGAATGTGGACGAGAGATCAATATTCAATAAAGAGACTAAAGTTAAGTTCACCGAAGTAACGTTCGATTACAACGGTATTAGCGGAGATGCATTTATAGAATATCATCGCACTGATCGTAATACTGAAATACCATATATATTCCGTATTGATTGGAATGGTAGAAAATATTTATACAATAGAGATATGAATATTCAAAAATCCAATTTCACAGAAAAGGATAGAGATTTTATCAATAGATGGATTAATACAATTCCTGTAGAACTTTTAACGATTGAAGAAATTGGAGAAGAGGATAGAATTAATAAAGAAGAATTGTATAAATATATATTCGTCAGTAAAAGAATTAAGAGCAATAATGAAGACGGGTCAAGAGTTGAAAATATTGATTTTGATTTCAGAGGTACTAACGGTCATCTTGATGAATTTATAGACGATGCTGGTGATTTTAGAATATACAAATATACAGTATCATTTGACAGTCAATTTGCTGAATGGGGTCGAGAACCTAATGGTGAAATTGTTATAAACTCATCATTCACAACTAAAAATTATAGGAAGTATAAAGATTTCTTAGAAGCTTTTATAGAAGCTTTTGGATATTCAGTTCCTATAGTTCAAGTGAAGGAAAATGAATTCTTAATAAACGTGGATGAAATAAATCTATAAACTATTAGAGATAGTGATTAATCACTATCTCTCTTTTTTTAATATAAATATCAAAAAAAAAACGAATTGTTAATAATATTATGAAAGGAATATAAAAATGAGTAAAGTTATTGATATGGTTAATTCTATTAAAGGGGTAAGGTATATCGGTGGTTGTAGTGAAGGCGATATTCAGCGAGCCGAAAAACTACTTAGATTAAAATTTCCCAATGAATATAGAGAGTATATGCTTGAATTCGGTTCTATAACATTCAAGGGTGTTGAGTTGACTGGACTGAATATAACAGGACATTTGAATGTTGTTGACGCAACTCTTCAAGAAAGAAAGTTCAATCCAGATTTTCCAAAGAATATATTTATTATAGAAAATTTGGGTATAGATAGTATATTTATAGTAGGAGATGAAAAAGGCAGTATTTATAAACTCCAGTATGATAAAATGATTAAAATATCATCATCATTTACCGAATATCTACAGAGATGTAAATACAGATAAATATTCTATAAATTATTAGAGATAGTGATTAATCACTATCTCTTTTTTTTATTAATTTTCATAAACACTATGTATTTAATAATTCAATAGTTGTCCTATTGACTATACAGGGAGAAGGAGTTTTTTATGTTAGATACTATCAAATTATATAATGAAGTTTGTAGATTAGATGGTTTATCCGTATTATGTACGGATGAGAAATTGTTACATATTACATTAGCAGTTCAACGATTATATGAAGCACTATATAATATTAATGATACAGCAATTAGTGATGCTGGAAAAATATTAAATAAGACTATTGTGAAGTATCCTGTTATAGAAGAACCTAAAGGTTGGGGTTGTTGTATGAAGTCTTCTATTAAAAAAGTAATTAAGTTGATAGAATCTATGAAAGGTATTAGGTTGATAGAATATCAACTAGATATATACGATAGTTCTATAGGAAGTTGGATTGATGTATTGATAGAATATATCCAGCAGATAATCGATTGTGGTTTATTATATCATTTCCAAGCATCATAAATATAAATTATTAAGAGATAGTAATTATTTACTATCTCTTTTTTTATTAATTTTCATAAACACTATGTATTTAATAATTATAATGAATTGAGGATTATCATGGGAATAGAGTTAAATACAGAGCAAGTCTATGCTATATATGAATTAGAGCATTGGTGGCATTCTAAAGATAATCAGTTATTCCAAATAACTGGTGGTCCTGGAACTGGTAAAACTACTCTAGTTAGATATTTTATAGATAGACTTGGTTTAAGTTTAGAAAATGTATTATTTGTTGCATATATGGGTAAAGCTGCTTCTATTTTACAAAGAAATGGATTACCTGCAAAAACTATACATTCAGCAATATATGATTATGTAGAAAAATTTGATAGAGATGAGAATGGTCATATAATAATTAAAGAAAATGGTAAACCTAAATTAAAGCATTTTTTTGAATTGAAAGACCATATAAGTAAAAAAATAAAATTAATAGTACTAGATGAAGCGTCTATGGTTGATGAACCTATAGGAAAAGATTTAATGTCGTTTAATATTCCTATTATTACATTAGGTGATTTGGATCAATTACCCCCAGTATTTGGTAAACCATTCTTTTTACAGAATCCCAATGTAAGATTAAAGCAGATTATGAGACAAGCTGAGGGAAATCCTATTATTTGGTTATGTCAGCAAATATTAGCTGGTAAAGAATTAAAATATGGAGTATATGGAAATTCTGCTATTATTAAAAAATCAGAGATAACTGATTATCATTTTAAGAATAGTGATATTGTAATTACTGGTACTAATAGATTACGATATAATATAAATAATTATTGTAGAGAATATATTAAAGGAATAAGAAAACTAGAATATCCACATATAGGAGAAAAGGTTATTTGTAGAAAGAATAACTGGAACCAGTGTTTAAAAGGTGGAATATATCTAACAAATGGAACAAGTGGATTTGTTGATTATATTTATAGAGATTCTTATAATAAGAAAACTATGAAGATGGATTTTAGACCTGATTTTACTAAAAGTATATTCAGTAACATAGAATTTGATTATAAGCATATGTATGCTATTCCAGGTCAAGAGAATGAAGAGAATAACTTTGGATTTTACTATGATAAGATGGAATATGCATACGCTATTACATGTCATGCTTCTCAAGGAAGTCAATATGGCAAAGTATTATACATGCATGAAGATTTTATGAGAGATTCGGATGATAGAAAAAAGTTAATATATACAGCATTATCAAGAGCAATTGAAAGTGTAATAGTCGTTATATAATATCTTTATGTAACCAATAAATTTATTTATATAGGAGAAAAATATGGCAAATAACAGGAATACATATCAACAAGTACAAACAGTTTCAGTATCAAGAGATAAGCTGATAGAAATAGCTAGTGATATTGACTATAATAAGAAAGATCTAAAAGTCTTCTTAGCATTATTAACTCAACTAGATGGGTATAATATACCATCTAAATGTAGCAAAGACCATCAAGACCCGATGAATTTTAAAAAGATTGATAAGGAAAGTTTAGCAGACTTATTAAGTTTAAGTAAGAAAGAAATTAGTAAATCTATCACTAAGTTATATAATGATGGCTATATTGAGAAAGGTGACAATGCTACTATAAAAGGTGGCTATAGATTTACTTTCTAAACGTAATTCCATTTTATCTAAATATATATTATTTATGAGTAGTAATCTAAACCTCGTAAGGGGACGGATTTCTACTCATAATAAATTTTATTATTGGAAGTATCAAACTCCGTCAGGGGACTGGATACCCAGTAATAAAAATAAAATAAAGGAGGTCTATTTTGAGTAGAAATAGAAAAAGGCTCGATTACATCCCGATGTATCACGAGCCAAAGATACAGGTGGTTGAGATTTCTTCACCACAGAAGAAGAAATCTCAACCAAAGAAAAATAATAAGCATAACTTCAAAGATTTTCTTGAATCAGTAGCTATGGTTATTGGGTTTATAGGGGCATTCTGGGCTATAGGTTCTATAGTTTGGGACAAACTTGGTCCCTATATACCCGAAGAAAAAATAGTATTGCACGCATTACCAGGATTTGTATTACTTGGTATATGCGTGCTAATGCATCTCATCCTTGATAGAAGGGGGTGAGAAAATGAGTAAGTTAAGGAGTTATTATAGCATCTTTGCTGTTAGCTGTGGAAATAGTAAAGATGATGACCCTAATGATTGGTACGACTGCGACGGTTATGGTTCGTACTAATCATTTAGAGAGTGGTTGTTTAAACAACCACTCTCTAGTCATTAATAACTCCTTAAACTATAATATTATATATTATTTTTTTGTATTCATATAGTAAAATTACGAAAGGATTCATATGAAGACATCATTATCTTCATTATTATTCTCTGTAGGAACTTCTCTAAAAGTAAATATGAAATTAACTACTAATGTATCTAATGAACCAAATTCAACATATGATATTATTTCTAAAAATGTATGGTTAGAAAATGAGTATATTAGATTAGTATTAAATCCATATTTAGAGTTAGATTTCCGTAATAAATATGATTACAAAACAGAGGGTAATAAAAAATCAACATCATTAAAATGTATAGCAATATCAAGGAGGGATGTATTTGCATTAATATTTAAATTAAAGAATTTAGTAAAAAATCTATATAGTGATAATGGATTATTTTATATAGATGACAAAGAAGAATTAAAATTGAATATAGAGAAATCAGAATCATTTAAAGTAATTCATAATACCGTATATGGAGATAGCATGGAATTTAAGCCATTCTTAATTAAATTAACTGATAATACTGTATATGAAGGAGTTATAATAATTCTAAGAAATGATATTAGTTTATATAGTTATCTAACTACAGAAGAATTAAGGTATTTTATATTTGAGTTAGAAAGAGTTAATTTTACTCTATTGGCAACTGAATTGTTTAATACATATATTAGTATAACTGAGAAAACTAATAATCAAGAAGTAAAAAGTAAAAAAGTGATTCAACAGAATTCAAATAGTTCTGTTGAATCATTTAATAGCAACTTAGGGTATACTAGCACTATACCCAAAATATAAATATTTATAAAGGAGACTTATCATGAAAAAAGGAACTAGTATTAAATTTCCACAGTATGTAAGTGGAAATGCAAGAGCTGTATCTGTTGTGGGTTATATAACAGATACTAATTTTAATTACGAAGATGGTAAAGGATATTTAGATGATGATGGTTATGTTTGGATCTTCTGTAAGAATGGGAAACCAAAGAATAGTGACGAATATCCATATTTCTGGATTGAAGATGAAAATATAATGTATTCAATACCAGATGATGAAATAAGAGATAAATTCAATATAGATAATATGATTGATATATCTCTTGTAAATATAATAGAGAAGACAAAACCTAATGAAGTGCTATATGATGAGCAAGAAATACAAGATATGAATAGTGCTGCAAGTTTCTATGTACCTATAATAAATGACAGTGATGATTTCTTAAAGAAAATCGTTAAGAATACTATTATTACTAAAGGAATAGATATAAATAGATTAAAAGGTAAAACAGATCAAAAATATGTATTACCTAATATGAAAGCAGCATTAGAGAATAAAACTAAAATGTCTGTAATATATTTCTGCTGTTGGATGGAACTATTAGGATGTGACTTCCAAATAGATATTATTGATAATGGTTTAGATTCTACTAATAAACTTAAGACTGATTTAATTTATACATCTAATACGGATAAAGTATATAAGAGTATAAATGGTGATTTAGTAGAATGTATCAATAAAAATACTGAAGGTGGTGATGATAATGAGATGGATTAAGAATCTTTTAGTAAAGATATGGAAGTTCTTAGTATGGGCATTAACAGTACAAGATGATGAAGAGAATGAAGATATATTTGACCCAGACTATTTCTTAGATATTGATACAGATGAACTTGCTACTAAGATGCTTCCTACATTTGTTGATATATCGAAATATCTTAATGGTATATCGTCTAGTGAAATCACATATGGTATTAAATATTTTAATATAGAGAAAATTGAAGATAATAATTATTCAACTATGAATAGATTAAATGAGAAACAAAAAAGTTTATGTCTTACTAAAGTATCTACATTAACAGATAAGCATAGTGGTAAAAGAGAATTTATTACTACTTATAATATTTTTAATAAAGATAAAAATAATAATCTAATCAAGATTACTATTACGACATACTTTAATTCATTCTCATTTAATAATAAAGATAGAGTTGTTTTATTAGAAGCTAGTACAATGCTAGTAAATGGATTTATTAAAATTCAAGAATTAAATAATTTAACTAGGTATAGTAATATAGTTCTACCGTTTAAAATCTCAGATGAATTGAGTAGAAAGGAGATAATAGTTTCAGTGAATACATATGGTGAAATGAATGATTTTCAACAACCTACATTATTACAGTATATCAACAGAGATGGTAGTAATATTATAAGTCAGGTTGATATGGATTGTAAATATAGTTGTAACTACATAGAAGAAGCAAGTTTAGTATTTGATATAATAAGGAAAGATGCATAAGATGAAATTAAATATTGATAATTATAGTATGATTGATAATAAGAAGACCAAGGTTAAAGGAAAATTTGTGCCAAGAGATATCTCTTGGCTCGATTTTAACCAAAGAGTCCTTAGTTGTAGTTTAAAAAGCAATATACCATTCAATGAGAGAATGAATTTCTTAGGTATAACGGAAAGTAACTTAGATGAATTTATTGGAGTGAGATTTTCTAATGCTTACAATAATAAGAATGAAGAACCGTATAAAGAATTACTTAAAGGTATAAAGAAATTCTTTAATCATCAAAATTCTACATTCAAAATATTATTAAAAGAATTAAAGAGTAAATATAATATAGTATTATCTACTCCTGATAAATTATCTAAGAAAGAAAAAGATAAGTTAAAAGAAGTATATGATGAAATGATATTCCCATTAATAACACCTATTGATATTAGTGATGGAAATTATAATATAACATCAGGTACTGTATGTATATCTGCTATAGTAAAAAGAAACGGTAATGATAGACTGGTAATTATACCATTACTAAATAATATAGGCAGATTATATCAAATTGGTGATAATATCCTTTTAGTTGAGGATATTATCACATTCTTTATGAAAGATACTCTATTTATTAATCAAGAAGTAATATCTACTAGTGTATTTAAAATTATTAAAGATGCATCTGTTATTTTATCACATGATGAAAGTAAATTCATTGTAGATAGAATGATAGATACTCTTAATAAAAGAAATACATCTAAATCTCTATTCTTAGAATTAAGAGATAATACAGATGAAGAAATGGAGAAATTATTATCTACTATATTTAAAATACCAAATAATCATATCTATAATAAAAAGATAGTAATTGATTATAAGGTATTTAGTAAAGAAAAAATATTGGGAGTTAAAGAATCATATAAATCATTTGATCCATTTCAATATGAGAACTATGAGAATTATTATAATATATTTGATGCTATTAATAATGAAGATATTTTATTACATCATCCTTATGATAGTTATGATACAGTAGTTAAGTTTATTCAACACTCTGCTATTGATCCAAATGTTGAAGTAATAAGACAAACTCTTTATAGAGTATCTAGCATTAATTCTCCTATAGTAAATGCTTTATGTGATGCTGCTAGGAATGGTAAATCAGTAGTAGTACTGGTAGAAATAAAAGCTAGATTTGATGAAGATAATAACATAAAAGTTATTGAGAAACTTCAGAGAAATGGAGTTAAAGTTGTACTTGGTGAAGAGTATCTTAAAACCCATTGTAAAATGTGTATAGTAGTTAGAAGAGAAGATGATAAGCTTAAAATATATTCTCATGTTGCTACTGGTAACTATAACGAGAAAACTGGTAGATTATATACAGATTTATCATACTTCACATCTAAACAAAAAATTGGTAGAGATTTATTAATGATATTTTCTATTCTTAGTGGTAATAATAAACCTGATGAAGGATTAAATAAAGTTTTCTATGCTCCTGTAAACCTAAGAAAGCAATTAGAAAAATGTATTGATAGAGAAATATCTAACGCTAAAAAAGGTAACAAAGGAGAAATATTTATCAAAGTAAATTCTTTATCAGATATAAGAATGGTTAATAAATTATATGAAGCTGCTGATAATGGTGTTAAAATTAAAATAATATGTCGAGGAGCTTGTAGTATTATTCCTAGAAAAAATATAGAAGTTAAATCTATAGTAGGAAGATTTCTTGAGCATAGTAGAATTTATTATTTTAAGAATAATAAACATCCCGAGTATTATATAAGTAGTGCTGATTTATTAACTAGAAATTTAGATAGAAGAGTAGAAACTCTAATATCATTAACTGATTCAAATGTAATAGATGATTTGAAATGGATTATTGATGTATTGAATGAAGATCAAATCAATAGTTATAAAATGAATGATAAAGGTAAATGGATTAGAGTTAAAGGAGATTTTGATTCTCATCAATGGTTAATAGACTATTCAGATGAAAAGAAAAGGAAGAAAAAATGGAAATGACTATAATATTTCAATAATATAACATCTTTATAGAAGTAATAAGTAATATAAATTTTATGAACAGAGAATCCATATCGACGGGAAATAAAAGTAGTTGCAATAAAGCCTATTGTGATACTTAGACATTGATAAATCTCCAAAGAAAATTTTTATTATTACAAATTCCAAAAAAAGTAACGACATACTTATTACTTCATGTAACAATTAGACTGCAGGTTTTACTCCACCTGCAGTCATTATTTTTTTTTTCTATTTATTCTTGTTTATCTTATTTACCCCCTAAAAACACTGGTATAATGGGTTATTCCTATACATTATACTTATGAAAGGTTGGTAAAATCTATGGCTAAAAATGGATCTAAAGCCAATTTTCTAAAAATGTCAAATAAGAGTATTAATACTAGATGGTTGCAAAATGCAATGAAAAGTATTGGTATTAGTACAAAAAATGTAATTAAAGATATAACCCCAAATATATTTGATACAGTTACTTCAGGTGCTGAAATAGGTAGAGATTTCGTAACCTCTACCAGACAAAATTTATCATCTATAAATAAAGTATCAGATACTATAAGGGGTAATAGATATGTTCAATATGCTGAAAAAGCATATAAGAACGCATTAACAGATATTAAATCTGGTAATTTTAATAATGAAGACCGAGCAGATGAAGCCCTTATGGCTTCTATGGGATTCGGTGATATGGATGGTGATGGTACCAGCTTTGGAGATGATGGTGGAGATGGCGGTAATACTTATAATGTATATCAGAACACAGGTACATCTGAAGCTGTAGTAAAACTTAGTGACCAAGTACAAAGAGGTCAGGTTGCTCAAGTTAAAATGCAGAAAGCTAGTATGGATGCATTTATTGCAGTTCAATCAACTACAATGCATCAATTAGCAAAAAATCATGCAGAGATATTAAATCACCTAAGTAATATTTCATCAGAATTATCTTCTATAAATTCTTTTAATAATGAGAATATGACTAAGTTCATAGAAAGCTCATTAGCTTACTATGAGAAGATGGGAAGATTAACTGAAGAAGAAAAACCTACTAATCAGAAACTAACAGTAGCTGATATAATGGGTAATAAAAATGGTGGTATTAATCTAAAATCATATAAAGATTATGTGAAGCAGAATATGAAAAAAGCATTCAGTAAAACTACTGCTGGTATGGTAGCTGGACTGCTTGATAATGATATGATGTTAGACCAGCTAGTTTCTAACCCATTAGGTATGGGGACTGAAATGCTTGTTAGTTATATAATGCCAAAAATGTTTGTAACTACATTACAGACATTAGAAACTACATTTTCTCATGCAATGCCTAGATTACTTTCTAAAATAGGTGATTTAGCAGATACACAAGGAAATGATTTTATATCTGGAATTAAAAGATTTGTCGGTGAATCTTTTGGTGCTAGAAATGATAAAATAAAATCATTTAAAAAAGCTGATATAGATAAAAAAGCAACTCCATTTGATGGTGAAACTAAACACGCTATAACAGAAATAATTACTAAAGAACTTAGAGAGCAAACTGCATTACTTAAAGTTATTGCAAGTAAAGGAAATAAAAATGCTCTTAAGCAAATGAGAGACCAAGAAGAATTCTTTGATGAGAATACTGGTAGATATATGAATAGAGATAAGATGAATATGAATCTTGCTCAAGAACTTCAGTTATCTATTAACAGTGCATTTGCTGAGTCTAAGTTTGGTGAAAATATCAGTAAGATAGTTACTGATTTAAAAATGCCTGAAAATGTAAATGATAAAAAGGCAATGGATAAATATAAGAAAACTCGTGATGAATATGAAAGAACTATTCAAGAGTTATTCTTAAAGATTGAAAGAGAAAATAGAACTGTTAGTTTTCCAGTATTGATAGAGATAATGAATTCTCTTGGAGCACATTCTTCTGTAAAAGAAAATCTTATAGATTATGCTATGAAGATGTATGCTACAGATTCTAAGAGTATTAGTGATATTGATAATGCTAGATTCAGAGCTCAAGCAGAAAGAAAAGATGCTGTAGAGAGAATGACTGATGCTAGAACAGTTAATCACTTAGACCATTCACTATTTAACGGAATGGAAATTGATGATGCAATGGATAAAATCCTTGGTTATGGTAAATATGCTCAAACTAAAGGAAAAAATAAGAGATTAAAATCTGCAAAAAAAGCTTGGTCTAATGCAGACTTTGATGCTCATGAGCAAGCTGTAATGGAACAAGGATATTCAAATCTACCATACGCTCGTACTGGATATAATGGTACTATAGGAGAAAGATTACAACAATTCGGTTCAGATATTAGAGAAGGATTTAGGAGAGGTAAGCAGACAACTGGTGATAATGTAGATAAACTAGTTGGTACTATTAAAGGTACATCAAAAGCTGCTATAAATGCAACTAAATCTTTATTTACTGGTGACATAAAAGGATTATTTGGAGATGCTGCTTCTTATATAGAAAAGACATTTTCAGATATTACTACTAGAGCTAAGCTATTTTTCTTTGGTGAAAAAGATGAAGAAACTAATAAACGAAAAGGTGGAATATTATCCGATCTGTATAATGATGTAAGAGGATTTTTTAATAATACCATTGATCAGGTTAAGACTAATTTTAAATCTATTGGTAGTTCTATCAAAGATGGAATTATGCTTAAAATATTTGGTAAAGTAAAAGATCCTGAAACTGGAAAATATGTAAAAGATGATAACGCCGAGGGACCTTCTTTATTTGATAAAGCTAAAGACTTATTTACCAGTGGTATAACTGGTTGGACAAAAGCTTTTTTTGGTGATGAAAATACTAAAGAGCATATAGAAGAAGGAAAGAATAAAGCTAAAGAAGTTATTGGTTTCTTAAAGAATAATGCTGATGCTGGAGCAACTGGTGCTGCAATTGGTGCTGGTGTTGGAATATCAATGGGTGGATTTTTGGGTTCAGTTATTGGCGGTCCTTTTGTTGGTGCTGGTATCGGTGCTATTGGTGGATTCTTATCAAGAAGTGAGAAATTCCAGAAATGGATGTTTGGTGAAGTTGATGAAGAGGGAAATGAAATTTCTAAAGGTATCATATCACAACAAACACAAAAATTCTTTAAAGATAATAAAGATCATCTAATTGGTTCTACTGCTGTTGGAGCTGGAGTTGGAATGCTCACTGGTGGTGGTTTATTAGGTACTTTAGTTGGTGGTCCTGTTGGCGGAGCTATTATGGGATTAGCTGGAGGAATTCTAACAAAATCTCAAATGTTCCAAGATTTCTGGTTAGGAAATCCTGAGAAAGGACAAAAAGGATTAAAGAATGCTATTGCAGATGCATGGTCTTCTCATTTCGGAGGAAGTGATAAAAACACCCTAGAAATAGGTGAACAAGGCATGCAAGCTATTGGTATGAGTGCAACTGGTGCTGCCGCAGGTGGTGCTGTTGGTCTACTTATGGGTGGTCCTGTTGTAGGTGCTATAGCTGGTCTTAGTTTAGGAATTGCATCTCAAGGTAAAAACTTAAAAGAATTTTTCTTTGGTAAAGAAGATGGTTTAGATTTAGGTGATGGAGAGAAAGTTAAAAAACAAGGTATATTTGGTATTATTGGTAATACTATAAATGCAAATATATTAGGTCCATTAAAAACTGAATTTAAATTTATGATATCCGATGCTCTTAATGTATTAGAGCATAAAATACTTGCACCTGTTGGATTTGCTGCTGAATTTGTAGCAGATAAATTAGGTGGATGGGCAGCTAGTCTTGCTCAAAAAACTGGTAAATTCTTCTTAGGATTAGGAATGTCTATTAAGAATACTCTTGCTGATTTATTTTCACCAGTTACTGAAGGAATAGGTAATATTCTGTCAAAAGGTGTTCATACAGTTTATAGTGCATTAGCAACAGCAGCAAAAGCTCCTGGTGCTATTATAACTGCTACAATAAAAACTTTCAATCTTGCTGAGAAATTTAATAATTTCTTACCAGTAAAAGTTGTAAAAGGATTTATTAAAGATGTAGGAACTCTTATTAAAACTGGAATTAAATCTGGTATACAAATGCTCTTCAAAGGAATATTTAATATTCTTAAAATGCCATTTAAATTATTAGCTGGAGTTGGTAAAGCTACTAAGTGGGCAGCTAAGAAAATAACTGGTATTAAAGTTGGTGATAAAACTATTGGAGAGAGAATTAAGGGTAGACTTAATGGTACTACATGGGCTGAGAACTTCCGTCAAGCTATGGCTGAAAGAGGAGGTTTATATGGTACATTAAGTGAAAGAATGAAACTTAATAATGCTGATTATAATAAGAGAAAAGAAGAAATTAAAGCCCAATACGAATCTGATAAAGAACTTAATGCTAATGCTAAAGTTATTAGAAAAGCAACCAAAGGTCAATTTGGTGAAGACTCTGAACAAGCTAGAAAATGGTTGAGAATGAATGACCCTAGAGCATATGCTAAACTTAAAGGAGAGTCTGCTGATGTTAGAGCTTCTATGACTGTAGAAGAATTATCAAAAGCAAATCCTAATAAGCTAACAGATGAGGGTAAACAAACATACTTCTTGAAAAATATTTCTGATGCTGTTCAAACTATTATTGCTAATATTAAGGGAGAATCTAAAGCAGTCAATAATACAGCTCAAGCTCAAAATGTTATGGGTGCATTAAATGGAATGAAAACTGATGATCTTCGTAAAGAAGCTGAAGCTAGAGGAATTTCATTTGATGAAAATACAACAGATGATGAGTTAAGAACTCGTATAGCTAACTCTGTAGAAGGAAGTAATGGTAGAGAAACTTCTGCCCCTACAGTAGGTTCTCAATTAGGTAATGATGTTGTTAGAAGTGTTAATAAAGTTACTAGAGGAGTTAAGAAAACCTTTGGTGGATTAGAGACTGTTAAGCATGTGAAGCATATGTTTAAATATTTTACAGCTAGTAAAATAGATAAACTTATTATGAGTGCCACTGGTGGTAAATATGATAAAGATACCGCTGCTGCTAGAAAATATATAAAGCAACACGATACTCGAGCATATCTTAAACTTATTGACTTAACTGGTTCTGAAGAACCTACAGAAGAAGATGATGAGGTTGAGGATGTACAAGATGCTGCAATGGAGTCTGGTGAGAATGTAGAACAGCACTCTATTGGTGGATTAATTAAAACTGGATTATCTCTTGTTGGAGAAAAAGGTGCAGAGTTAATTAATGTAGGAAAGAACGGTGTTGAAGTTCTTTCTAATAAAGCCACTAAAGCGGCAACTAAAGCTGTTAAATCTGGTAGAAGAAGATTTAGTTCATTCTTTAGTAAATCTAGTGAACAACCAGTAGATTATGATGAAGCTGCTAGTGATGAAAATCGAGAGAATCGAATGGAAAATGCAAATGCTGCTGTTGGTGCCGCTAAAACATCAGCTGAACAACAAGCTGCTGTAGCAGAAGCTGCTAAAATAGTAGTAGAAGCAAGAAATGATATAGCATCAGATAATCAGAAGAAAGCATTAGATGAAGCTAGAACTGCTAATGAAATAAGAAAAGAAAAAGAAGAGCAGAAAGAGAAAGAAGAAGAAAAGAAATATCGTGAAGATATGATTAAAGCTACTAATAGTAATGGTGAATCAGTAAATAAATTTAAAAAAGGATGGGATGCAATATTCTCTAAAAAAGGTTTAATTACTGCTGGAGCTTTAATAATTGGTAGTTGGTTAATGAAAAACTTCCCTAGTCTAATGAACGGCTTAATTAGTGGTATAGCTGGTATTGCTAGTACAATAGGAACATTTGTAGGTGGTACAGTAGGTGATGCTGTGCATGATTATAATTGGACTCAAGAAAATGCCACAAGAACTAATGGTAATAATTCTGACCAAGAGATGCAACGAGAAATAAACGAAATCAAAAAAGGTAATGTCTTTACTGATGATATGGGAGATGCTACTCATAATACTGAAAGTAGATTAAAACTCGGTGCTAATATAGTCAAAGGTGCAATTAAAAATCCTATTATCAAGAAAATTGCTAAAGGCGGTGCAAATGTAGTTAAAAAGCTTGGTGGAGGTATTGGAGGTGCAGTTAAAAATGCATTATTCTCTAAGTCTACCACAACTCAAGTAATGAAAACTGGAGAAGCCCTTGAAAATGCAAGATACTTATATGAGCGTGGTGCAACTGGTATCGAAGGACTGTATGACGATATCACTGTTGGTAAAGATGGTATTGTTACTAAAGCAATGAATAAAGTCAGTGGTGTAGGTGATGATATTGGTAAACTCATAGCACAAAAAGCAGAAAAAGGTGACGGTCTATTATCTAAAGTATGTAAATATATTCAGAAGTTCTTCGACTTAATAACTGAAAAGTTTGCAAAGAAAACTGGTCAAGAAGCCAGTGAAAAAGTATTTAAATACGGACCTACAGCTATTATAGGTGCTCTTAAAAGTCATTGGGATGAATTAGCAGAAAAGATGGCAGCTGAGATATCTGCTGTTACTGGAGCTCATGTAACTGGTGCTGCTGTTACTGCTGGTTTAACTGAAGTTGCATTTGCATCATTAAATGCTTTAAACGGTCTTTCTGGTACTGCTAAACTTTTCCAAGTTGCTCCAGATAAAGTAGATGGTAATATGAAACTTATTGCTTCCGTATTCGGTCTTATTACTGGTACAACTCTTGGTAGTATAGTTGATGTTATACTTTCATTAGTTGGTGGAGCAATGGGTGTAGATCTACTACATTCTATGGCTGTTGGATTGTATAAAGTATTAGTTGGTGCTGATTCAGAGAAAGCTAAAGCATTAGATAGTGCTCAATCAGAGTGGCAAAGTGCTTATCTTGAGCAGAGAGATGGTAAATTACAGCAACAGTATGAAACTCAAAAGAAAGCTGGTATTATTGGACCAGATGTTACATATGACCAATTTGTAGAAGGTGTTAAGAATGGTACTTATAAAGCATCATATAAATCTTTCCAAGATTGGAATACTGAAAAGAATGGTTCAATAATGGATAAAGCAGCTACTGTAGTTGGTAGAACTGTTAAAGGAGCTGCATACAGATTTGGTAAATTCTGGAATGGCGAAACTAGTTATACTGATGATAAAGGAAATACATATAAAAAGAACCAAGACGGTACATATCAAGTTACTGGAGCAGATGGTTCTGATTTAGGATATGTAAGTGCTGAATCAGTAGATGTATCACAAATGACAGAAAATAAAAAATCTGGATTTGGAGCTAAGATAGCAGGAGTTGCTAAAGGAATAGGAAGTGGTGTTAAATCTTTTATAGGCGGTCAGATAAAATTAGGAAAACAAATTAGATCTGGTATAGGTGGTGCAGTAAAAGGTGCTGCTAAAGCCTATATGAAGTTTTCAGGTCTTGACAAAATATTCAGTAGAGAAAAAGATGTATTCTACGATGCAGATGGTTCTTTCTATGATGTAGATGGACAGCATTATACTGCGAATGGTACTAAGTTAGATACGATTGAGAAAACTCAGTTACAATACAAAGTTAATAGTGGTCAGCTTATCAAAGGTACTTATACTATGGAAAAATCTAAATTTGAAGAGTCTATAGATAAAGCAAAAGAAGGTTTAGGTAAAGCATGGGATACAGTATCAGATGTATTAGGTGGAGCATGGAAAAAACTTAAAGAAGGTGCTAGTAAACTTCCTGGATTCTTTAGTAAAAATAAAGGTGCTGTTATTGGTTCAGTGTTGGGTCCTGTAGGAACTTTAATAGGACATGGAATAGATAAATTATTCAGTAAAGATAGAAAATGTTTCTATGATGTAGATGGTTCATACTATACACCAGATGGAAAGCATTATACTGCAAGTGGTGATGAAATACCAGATGATTCCGTCGATAGTACTAAATTACAATTAATGGTTGCATCAGGACAATTAAAACCAGGTACTTATAAAGTTGATAAATCTACTGGAGAAAAAATACTCGATAAAGGTCGAGAAATGATAAGTGGTGCTTGGAATAAAGTTACTAATGTATTAAGTGGTGCTTGGAAAGGACTTACCGATGGAGCAGAAGCATTAGCAAATTCTCCATTAGGTAAATTAGCTGGAGAAGGATTTAATCAATTAAAAAATATTGCTGGCACTATGTTTAAATCATTAACTAATGTATGCTGGATTGATAGTGATGGTTCATACTATACACAAACTGGTGAAAGCTATAATCATTATACCGCAAGTGGTGATCTTATTGGAGAAGGAATTGATTCAGAAACTGTAAATGGTATGATTTCTTCTGGTCTTCTTGTAAAAGGAGAAGTACCAAAAGAACAGAGATTAGGTACACAATTTACCACTACTATTGGATTATTGAAAGATAAGATTAGTAAAGTTGCTGGATTATTTAATGATGTAGCTAGTAAAGTTGGCGAAACTGTTAGTGGATTCTTTAATAAAGTAAAATCAGCTGGTGGTAATATATTAGGTATGATTGGTGGTTTATTTGGTGCTAAAACTAAGAAAACTGCATGGTATTATAATGATGGATCTTATTATGTTAAAATAGGTGATAGTTATACTTATTATAACCCATTGGGTGATGTTATTCGAGAAAATGTGCCTAAAAGCGATATCGAACAAATGATTGCATCTGGTTTACTTACAGAAGGTGAAGCAAATGTAAAAGACACAACTATATCAAACGGACTTAAAAACTTAGGTCAAAAAGCTAAAGATACTTTTAGTAAGGGAATGGATGCTGCTAAAAATGCATGGAGTAACTTTACTAAATGGCTTAGTGGTGGAAATAGTGGTGGTTCTGGTACTGGTGGATTTGGAAAAGGAACTAAAAGGTCTATCAAGTATGGTGGATTTGGTGATGTTGTAAATGGTGCATCATATTTCTCACAGAATGACCCAAGATGGGCTGGTAAAGCTTATAATATGGGTGCTGATGATGCTACTATGGCTAATGCAGGTTGTGGACCTACTGCTATGGCAATGGCTGTTAATACAGCTAAAGCAAGACAAGAAGTAACACCATTACAGATGGCTAATATGGCTAAAGTTACTGGCAATAGAGATGAGACTGGTACAAATAGCAAGTTTATTGGTCAAGCAGCAACAATGAGTGGACTCTCCACTTCTCAAATTAATAACCCTAGCGGATTTGATATTTCCAGAGGAGTTGCTACAGGCAATCCAGTAGTTTTATTAGGTAAAGGTGGAAGTACCTATACTAATGCAGGACACTATGTAGTTGCAGTAGGACAAGATAAGAGTGGAAATATCTTAATAAACGACCCTAGAGGTAAGAATTATTCAAAAGCAGTTTCTCCTGAGAAACTAAATGGAAATACTATTTCTGCATGGTCTGTAGGTAATATGGATCCATATTTAAAACAAATGGGTCAAGCTAAATATGATCTCATAAAAGGTGGTAGAGGTGGTATAACTTCATCGAAGATTATTGCAATTGCTAAAAATGAGCTTGGTTATATGGAAAAAGATAATGCTCAAAATCTTGATGTTAAAACTGGTGGTGGTTCAAAGAATTTCACAAAATACGCAAGAGATGTTGGACACGCAAACGGACAACCTTGGTGTGCTACATTTGTTACTTGGGTATTCTTACAAGCAGCAGGAGGTGATAAAGCCCTTGCATCAAATACAACATACGGTGCAACAACTGCAAGTTGTGGTGCTAATGTTAGTAAATTTAAAGCTGCTGGTAGGTGGTTACAGCCAGGACAAACACCTAAACCAGGTGATGTTATATTCTACAAGTGTTCACATACTGGTGTTGTTGTTGGTGTTAATGGTTCTACGGTATATACTATAGAAGGAAACACATCAGGTGGTAATGCTATTGAAAGAAACGGTGGACAGGTAGCACTTAAAACTAGACAGGTTGGAGACCAAGGTATTCTTGGTTGGGGTTCAACTGATGTAACAGTTGATGCTAATATGACAGATGCAAGTTCTGTATCATCAGATGTATCAGGAATAACATCTTCTACAACATCCGGTGGAGCAACTACAACATCAACTAGCGGTAGTATGCAAAATGAGAGTAAGATGAGTAAGATATCATCACTTTTATCTGGTCTAGCTACAGAAGCTGGAAATAGATTACTAGGTGGTGATACATCTAATACAGATTTCTCATCAGTAATTAATCCTATAATAAATCCTACGGCAGGCAATGAAGTTAGTGGAGAAGCTGCTATGAATGTTGGCGGTTCACAAGCTACCGGATTCCCTACAGCAGTATCAAGTGGACAAAAAATCCCTCCAACGCCTGCTGATGTATTGCATAAGACTGATATTAAGAAACTTCCTATGCTTGATCAATATAGTATTGAAAAAATAATTTCTACTAGATTAGCTGGAAAAGATTCTGTAGTAAAAGTATCAGATGCAGCTGCTATTAAAGCTGCTCAGGATAAATATGGAATAAGTGCATTAGCATTATTAGGTATAGCAACACAAGAATCTGGTTTAGGTACATCTAATATAGCTAAAAGAAAATATAACTTATGGGGTTGGGGTGCTACTAATGTTAATCCATCAGGTAATGCAAAACAATGGTCATCTGTTGCTGAAGCATTTGATGGTTATACATATGCACTAAACGAAAAATACTATAAGAAGAGAAACGAACATTCGTTATTAGATATATCAGGTCTTGGTGGTGGTGCTAAGATTGGATACGCATTTACAGATGCTGCTGGTAAGAATATAGATAGACAATGGGGACCAAATATAAGTAAAGCAATGAGTAAATATCTTGATTATGGTCTTACAGCTTCTGCAAGTACTGGTGGTGCTGGTAGAGGAATAAAGAAAACTGGTGGATTTGGAAGTGCAAATATATCTAATAGAAATAGAAGAAGAATAACTAAAGCAACTACTAATGCTAGAAATTCTATGACTGGTGGATTTGGGGCTAGTGTATCAACAAGTGATTTATTATCATCTACATCTAACTCTAATAATATAAGCAATTATATTAAAACAACACCAGATAATAGTACAGAAGAGATTCTTATCAACGCATTAGAGATTTTATCTGCAATTGCAGTTAATACAGGAACAACTTCATCGAAGCTTGATTTGCTTAATAACTTAAAAGGAAATTCATCTGTTTCATCAGGAGGAACTAATAATATAGTTGTAACTGGTGGAAATAATGATAATACTGCAAAGAATTTTAATGCAAATACTGCGGTGACGAATAATGTAACAAAAAATGAATCAACTGCAAGAGCTATAGCAAAAGGTGGATATTAATCACCTTAAAAACAAGAGGATAAGCCTAGATTAATTTCTAGGCTTATCCATTATTTAAAAGGTGGGATAAATTTTATGGCTAAAGCAAAAAAGAAAAAAACTAATAAGAAAAAAGAAGTCCCAAAGAGAGCCAGTTCTAGTAAAAGAACTAATACGAAATCAAGTAAAACTACAGCGAGAGTAAGAAGATCATCTTCTGGAGCTACTAGTGCTACTAAAAATATATCAAACCTCTCTATGAGATTATTCGGAATACCATATCAATTTAGTGATATAGTAGATCCTCGATTAAAAAGTATTTCTCCAACTATTGGAAGAAATTATACCGAACATATTTTAATGGAAGCTCCTGTATGTACAATAATCCCAGGAAATCCTGCATTTTTACCAGCAGCATCTAAAGAGAACAAAATGAGTACAGCTCAAGCATTATTAGCTGGAAATGATGTTGTAGGAATTAATAACTTACTTGGAGATTTAAAAGAAGGAGAAATGAAATTATATGATTTCCAACCAGATTATAATGAATATATGAACTATGTAAATGCAATGTGTCGATGTGGTGCTACATTCTTACAATTAGGTGATGATACTGATGGAATTACTGGTAATAGTAAACCTAAATCAAGTTCATTTGAAATGTTTGATTGGAGACAATATAGATGGAATGAAAGAGCAACTCAATCATTTAGTAGTAGATGGAAATCTAATAATGTAAGATTTTCATTTCATCAGACTGATGATGAAAATAATAAATCTGGAGAAACTTTAACATCACTAGCTAAAAGTTATAATTATATCCAATTCTATATAGATTCTGATGTATCACCAGATGAAAGTCTTCAGAATAGTACTGGAGCATCTACATTTAAAGGAATGCTAGATCAAGGTTCTGGTATGATGAAAGATATAGCATTTATGGCTAATTCTGGAGGTATAGATTATAAGACAATTGAAAGTTTTGGTGAAGGTCTTACATCAGCAGTTCAATCTGGTGTTGGTGCTATTCTTGGAAGTAATGGTATATCATCATCATTAAGTAGAATAATAAATCTCGGTTCTGAAACTCTTAAAGGAAATAATTTAATTATTCCTGATATATACCAAAGTAGTGAATATTCAAAGAGTTATTCATTTACTGTACATTTAAAATCACCATATGGTACTAGATTTGGTTATTATTATAATATTTTTGTCCCTATGATGCATTTATTAGCTCTAGTAATGCCAAGACAACAATCTGCAAATTCATTTAATTCACCATTCTTAGTAAAGGCATATGTTAATAATACATTTACATGTAATTTAGGAATTGCTAGTAGTATTAGTATTCAAAAAGTATCTGATTCATTTAGTACTTCTGGATTACCATCTGAAGTAGATGTTACCCTAAATATAACTGACTTATATTCAGATCTTATGATGTCTCCAAGTAATAAACCAAAAATGTTTATAGAAAATACATCATTAGTAGAATATTTAGCAGGTTCATGTGGACTAGATTTAACTTCTCCTAATATAGATCTAAAATGGGGTAAGACATTACATGCATATGCAGCAGCAGTAAAAGATATACCAACAAATATAATAGGTCCGTTTGAACAAAAAGTAAAAGATATTATTTCTTCTACTATAGGAATGGGTGTATAAACTAAATGAATATAGAGAAAGAATATAATAAATTATATGGGGATATTCCTAAATATAATAATGAGAGAATAGAATATTTATTAAAAGATGCTAATCTTAAAAGAAATAAATTAAAAGTATATGATGAGATAAAAAGAATAAATAGTATTAAATGGAAAAAGAAATCATTTACTCTTTATATTATCCCTAAAGCAACTCCAAGACCAAGGAGTGGAAAGAATGGTATCTTTTATGTAAAAGGAGCTTCAGATAATAAAAAATTCTTTAAAGATTTTATTAAAGATAAAGAATTGGAAATAATAAATACTCCTTGTAAAATAGAATGTATATCATATTTACCTATATCTAAATCAATGAATAGTGTAAATAAGATATTAGCTGAATTAGGATTTATTAGACCTATAAGTAAACCTGATTGGGATAATTTAGCAAAAGCATATTGTGATATGATACAAGGATATTTATTAACAGATGATGCTTTAATAATAGAAGGAATATCTAAAAAATATTATTCAATAAAACCTAGAGTAGAAATAACAATAAAGTGGATGGAATCATTTGATTGTAAATATAATGAAGATAAAATAATAAATAAGATACATAAGTAGAATTATATCTACTTATGTATCTATAATACCGTATTTTTGATATATATATATATATCATTTTTGTAATAATAACAAAAAATAATATACTGACCTATCGGTAACGGGGAGAAGGAGTCTTTATGACTATATTTAATGAGTTTAATTGTGGTGTATATTTTGCTTCTGATGCTGTATATACAGCTGAAGAAATTGTAGCTTCTAGTGGAAATAACTTTTCCAGAGAAGTTATAAAGAAGAGCATTTTAGATATCTATCACGAAATATCTAAAAGGAGAAATACAATTACTGCCTATATTAGGAATCACAACGACTGGCTTTTTCACAAAAAGCCAGAGTGGATGAAACAAACTTGGGTCGAGATCAATAATCTCGAGTTCCTGAAAGACAATTTAGTAGCTAGGTTATAAACCTAGCTACTTTTTTTTATCCTTCATAGCCATCAGCCCATGAAACTAATAATCCTCTATTCTTTAAAGGTAATGGTTGCTTCATAGCTTGTATTCTATAATCAGTTAATATTTTTTTAATCTTCATTAACTGGTCTACTGTATGAGGTATACTATATTCTTTTGCAGTTTTAGGATCTGATAATAATGCTATATAATAATCAACTAAATCCAATTTATGATGTATATAAGCAACTATCATCATTCTATCATTCTCGTCTTGTATAGTATTTATCTTACTTCCTATATAATCTATTTCTACAGGATCTATTCTCTTTAATTCTTTCTTAAATAAAAAGAATTCTGTGTAATATCCATCTTGTATAGTTTTCTCTCCACACTCAATAAAGTAATTAACTTTCTTTTCATTAAATACTGAATTATTTTCATCTAATCCATATATTCTATCTATATAATTTTCAACAAAGTCTTTTAAGTATTTACTAGATACATCTTCTTTAAATCCAAATAATCTATTCTTACTTAATTCAATATTTCTTTGTCTTAAATCATCTACTGTTGCTATAGCTAATTTAACATCATTAACTATCTTATCATTCAATGATTGTCTACCACCAGATCTACTTACTATCATTACTTTCTTTAAAGCATTCATTAAATCCTGTCTATAACCCATTTTAGCAGCAAATGAATCTGCTTCTATTTCATCTTTTATATTAGGACCATCTTTAGTATAATCTGCTATACAAGCATCTAATATAGGAATAGATAAAATACTTCTAAATATCTTATCCTTAAGCATCATCTTATTACTAAATTTAGCTTTAAGTAATTCATATTTTATTATCAAACTTATTCTATTAGGAATGGATGTTGATGCTACTATATGACCTATTTCATGTAATAACATAGCTGTTAATTCTTTTGGAGTAAATGATATAGGTTTATCTAATAATATTCTCTCATCAATTTCTATGTTCCAGAGTTTATTTAACTGCCATAATTTCTGTACTGATTGAATATCATCATTTTCACTAATAGCAGATATAATTTTATCTACTGTAGATACATCAGGAAATACTGACATAATAAAATAAAGATTTCTATCATTCTTTTCTACTGAAGTAATTGATATATTAAAAATAAAATCAGGTAATCCTGCTTCTAAAGATCTTTTTATTATATCTAATCCTTTTGGATTATTCTTATTCTCTTTAAGAACTTGAAAAGAAGCTTCTATATCATTAATCATATTTCGATTAAGTTTATTAATCATAATTGATATTAATCCTTTCATTATAAAGTAAACTATTAATGCATTGTGTTTTATAGTCATATATACAATAATTCAATTATAATATTTTTTTTTATTAAGGAAAGGAATAAAAAATGACTATTAATGAATTTGAGAAAGTATCGTATGATCAGTTTAAAAAGGATATGTTTAAATATTATCCAAAATTAAAAGATATTCAAGATATTGATATTACACTTAGAGCAATGTATGATGATATTAAATTACCTAAGAGAGCAACTACTGGGTCAGCTGGGTATGATTTCTTTTTACCATTTGGAATTAGTATAGATGTTGGAGGAATGTTAATAATACCAACAGGAATTAGATCTAGGATAAAAGATAATAAACATCTCCAATTACATCCTAGAAGTGGGCAAGGATTTAAGTATCACTTAATCTTTGCAAATACTGTAGGTATAGTTGATTCAGATTATTATAATAGTGATAATGAAGGTCACATTATGATTGAATTAATTTATGATGGATTTAGAAATGATAGTTTAGGTTATATAAATATTCCAGATAATAATGGTAATAAGAAACTATATGAATTCAATAAATTAGATATACCTAGATATATAGATTTTGATAAAGGAACTGGAATTTGTCAGGGAATATTTGTAGATTATGATTTAACAGAAAATGATGATGTTGATAAAATTAGAAATGGTGGATTTGGAAGTACAGATAACCGTTAAGTGATATTATATATATATCATCTTCTTGTAGTAATAATAAATTTATAACTTTAGCGGGGTTAATGGATTTTCGATCATAGCTTACGATAAAAGCGATCCCGAGAAATCATATAAGATTATTAGATATGCTGACGGTGTATTAAAGATACATACTCTGGTATCTTTAATGGCTCAAAGTAGAGAGTTTAAAAATCTATATGATTATATTAGAAAGGCTGGTATCGTTGTTGGTAAATTACCACTAGATCATTTAATTAAACTTGCTGTTGCAAGTAAATTAGTTTAATGATCTGAGTGGTAAAATAATTAGAAGAGTTCTACTATCAGAACTCTTCTTATTTTTTTATTTCTTATCATCACCTTTATCATCATTTGATGTATCATTCTCACCATTATCTGTATTAGTAGGTTCTTTATTATCTCCACCATTATCCTTTGGTGTATCAGACCCATTATTATTCTCTTCATTTTTCATTGCTTGATTCTCTTTACGCAATCCTGTAAGGTCTGCTATGAGTCTAAGAAGATCTACAACTCTATCACCTGCCCATTTTTTTAATTTCTGGAAGAATGTTAAGTCTTCATTATTATCGTTAGGCTCATTTTTAGCATCATCATCCATGACTCTCTTACATAAATCTGATGCAGCTTGTTTGATTCCATTCCATACATTTTTAGCATCACTTATTTTAGCATTAGCTGCTCTTCTCGCTAATTTTACCACTTTATGCTTAATATATGTCTTTAAAAATATACCACCTGCAAATATAACCAATTTACCTACACCAGATCTAGTAAAATTAGATATCAGTCCTTTTAATTTTCCTAATAAACCTTTACCGTCTTTAGCTATATCATCTATTTTAGTATCGTATTCAACTAGTTCATTCTGGTTCTTTCTTCCACTACCAGTTAAGAATGTAGTAATCTTATCAAGCATTTTTCCAAATACCGTCTCAAACCAATGAGCTATTTTACTAAGAATACCTCTTTTTACTTCAGCACGTTTCTTAACAGCTTCTGTGTAAAGATCTTCTAAATCATCATATGAACCATTCTCTTTGAATACTGTAACTTCAGCATCTATAACAGATTGATTATATCCAAGTTTCATCATGGCGATAGCAGTATCTATTTTGGAACTCTCGTTTTCCATCCAGACTGCTTCTCTATCCCAACTCAACATATCATTCATTATAAATATATTCCTTTCATATATTCTATATTAAACGCTTGTTTTTATAAGGATTAATAATCCTTTTTACTTAATTATAAATTAATTATATGAAAGGATTATTATAAATGATTAAATTAGAAAAAGTTTCAGTAATGAATTTTGAAAATGCCATTAGAGGAGCAAGAAATCCTATGAATTCATGGGATAGAATGGATAGTCATTATGATGAAAATAATAATTTTATTCTAGGAGAAAATGATTTATCATTAGCAACACGATTGAGAAATGCTGGTACAGCGGATCATAGAAAATTCTTAAGACAGATTTTTGTATCTGTAGATATAACTGCTCCATTATATTGGTGGAAAGAGTATGATACATATAAAGTTTCTACTGTAGCAAATTCAACTTCTACAATGCATAAAATTCATTCTAAACCATTTGAGTTAGACGATTTCTCACACGAACATTTAACAGATTATGGATTAGAAACTTTAAAGAAATTAATAAAAGTATTAGAGGATTTTAGATTATGGTATAATGATGATATGGGTAATCCAAAAAAAGAATGGTATAATATAATCCAGTTGCTACCAACTAGTTATAATCAAATGAGAACTTGTAGTTTAAACTATGAAACACTCATAAATATTTATAAATCAAGAAAAAATCATAAATTAGATGAATGGAGAGATTTTTGTAAATGGATTGAAACTCTTCCATATTCTAAGGAATTGATAATTTCATAATAGTAATATATTATTTACATGAATCGAAATAAAGTAATTGATTCATGTAAATAATATTTTTTATAATGTAAAGGAGATTAAAAATGAGAGTAAATGGTTTAATTATTAGTAATAATTATGATATCGACACAGATAGGAATCTTAAGGATGTAGTAATATTCAACAGTTGTTATCACGATACTGATAACAAAGATATGATTGAATTATCTTCAAAGGTTATTCAGTTATTTAAAATGATTCGTGGGTATGATGTTTATGTAGATAACGAAGATATTACTGAATTATTAGAGAGTATCGAAAATATGTATGAAGAAATTGAAATCCCTAGTTCATTTAATGTATATATGAGATTTTGGTTTAAGCATATAATGAAATCAATCAAAGAAACATGGTTTGATATATATTTTGATGCAGTCGAGATAACATATACAGATGGGATGCAATATAAACACCCTATATCATATCAAATACATACACTGAAGGCATTTTATGAGGTTATTCATAGAATACATACAGAACGACAAAACGACGATGATAATTGATTATGTTAAAATTCAAAAAATGTATGTGGTGAATATTCAATGTGAGTTTATTACAAATATAATTAAAGACCTTATTTCTAATTAGAAATAAGGTCTTATTTTTTAACGCACTTTTGATATATATATATATATATTATTTCTTAGTAAATAATAAATTAAATTTAGTTGACCTATCGGCTTAACGGGGAGAAGGAGATTTTTTATGGCAAAGTTGGTTATTGGTAATAATGGAGTAGCTTATAGACTTCGCGAGGGTTTCACTCATGGTGGTATGGTATTCCACGCCGATGATGTATTCTCGGCAGCATTTCTTAAAATTTTAAACCCTGAAATAGAAATCAGTAGAGGATTTAAAATTCCTGAGAACTTTGACGGAATAGTATTCGATATGGGCGGCGGTGAGTTCGACCATCATTTCGAGGGAGCTCCTGTTCGAGAGGACGGAACTCCATATAGTAGTTTCGGATTACTATGGGAGAGATTTGGAAGGAGTCTCTTCAAGACAGAATTATCCTTCCAGAAAATTAGGGATAATATAGTTATCCCTATAGACAAAACTGACTGTACTGGGATTATGAACCCATTATCTTATATGATTAGTGGGTTTAATAAAGATTGGGATGACAATCAATCTCCAGACCAGTTGTTCTTCGATGCTGTTGATATAGCAAAGAATATGCTCGAAAGAAGTATTAAGAAGTGTCAATCTACGGAGAACGCACACGACGGTGTTCAGGAAGCTTTCAAGGCATCTAAGGATGGCATTATTGTATTAGATAAGTTTATGCCTTGGGGTGAACTTATCCAAGAAGAATCTCCAAGGTTTGTAGTACACCCAGGTGCTCAGGGTGGTTGGAATGCTCAGGTAGTTCCAATTGACAATACTACAAAACAAGCTCGTGTGGATTTCCCAATAGAGTGGCGAGGACATAAAAATTTCACAGATGAAAAAGGTCGTGAGATATTATTCTGCCATCTAACAGGTTTTCTTATTAATGTAAAAGATAAGGAAACAGCTATTGAGATTTGCAAGGATGCTCTTAAAACTGCTAAATAAATCTTTAATTGGGATAGAGCTATATTGGACTCTATCCCCTAGCTTATGCTAGTTATTTTTTTTATAAAAAAGATGATAGATAGAGAAATAAATTCTCTATCTATCATTAGGATAATAAACATGTTTAATTTAATGATACACACCTTGTTCAATAAGATGTAATGTGCCTGGGGAGATTTGACCCCCCGACAACTTGATTAAAAGTCAAGTGCTCTACCTACTGAGCTACAGGCACAAAGGTGGAATAGAATGTATGGGGGGGGGGTAGTTATAATTAATACGTATCTCAAATATATAACAATAAAAACGCCTTCCATACATGTAATGATTATCCCATATTATGTCATCACAACCGTAGCGTTAATATTCAAGACATCCTATTCCCTAATAATATGTTGGTATAATATAAAATTATACTTCGTAAATTGTATATTCATATTCTTCACAAGCAAGATGTTCCATTCTACATCCTCTTGCATTCTTCCAATCTCCAATAAATAAAACTATATCAGCTTCTGACATCATTTCAAAAGCTCTTCCTAAAAAATATAATGGAGGGGTATTATATGGTAAATCATTTTCAAAAGATGATATAAATTCAACTTCTTCTTTACCTTTATATATTTCTAAAAATTTCTTTTTTCCTTCTTCTCTTATTCTTAATACCTCATCATTAGGTATATTTCTCATCGGTTGACTAATAAATACTTTCATCTATATACCGTCCTTTCTTATTCAAACATATCTTCTATATCGCTATAATCTATAGCCTTATTTAATGATTTAACATATTCATCAACATACATCTCTTTACTATTACCATTATAAGTTACTTCGTAATATTTCTCATCTTCTACATCAGATATAATCAATGCTTTTGCATTTTGTAGAGTTTTACAATACCATACTATATAAAAATTAGCATTACTTATATCTATATTATTTTCTTCATATATTTTCTTTACTTCTATAATTGCATTATTTAAAAACTTATTCATTTTTTCTACGTTCCTTTCATTTTAGATTAGTTTCACTATTTACAGTATCTGAATTAAATAGGATTACTGTAAATTACTTATAATCTTTAATAGATTATTTATGGGGAGGGGTATTTATTTTCGTTAATTAAATTTATTTATATTAAGTTATATTATCTAAGCAGATAATTATTTTTAGAAATCATTATAAATATAGATTAATGAAATATTTCTATTAATATAGTTTCAGCGATACGTTCTCGGTTAAGCATTGGTTTACAAATAGGTTACAATTAAAATAACGTGGTGCTGTCTTCTATCAACTCCATATAATCATTCTAAAAAATACTGAAATATATACTTAGCCTAGGTTAAAATTAAAATATATAAATCATTATTTTACATCTATAAATAATAATAACTATTGTTGCAATCAATATAATTACGTAACTATTTCCAACGTTGATAGTTATCTAATATAGAGATTCACTGATATTCGCAAACTTCCAAATTCAAGATACGCTAACTTGTAAAGCCATAGTCGCCGACGGGTTCGTCTGGGCTCTATACTAGATAAAAATAAAAAATAGTATACAATGGATTAAATCATTTGCAAGGTGATTTAATTATGTATTTATTTATTTTATTATTTGTATTAAAATAACTTGGTTAGCTAGACCTTGTTAGATTAATATAATTTTATATATAAATCGTAATTATCACTAAAAATAATTACTAACTAGATTATCATTATTATAATCTAGTTAGTAATTAAATTATTTATTATTTAATTCCGTCAGATTTCATCTGAATACCATTTACTGTATAATATCCACTTGATGTATCTATATCATAAACATCACGCTCATCATTCAATAGTGATCTAACCATCTTCTTTACAGTAAGTGCTTTATCACATCTATTACTCCATCTATCCTGATCCTGAACTAATTTCTTATCATACAGACTAGAATGAGAGAATTTCTGCATCTCATAACATACAGCAAAGCTTATTGTATCTTTTCCAGATGGAGAACCGTTCTTAGTGGTTCCATACTCGATAGTTGCTGGAATATCAATAGACATTAGAAGATAAAAAAGTTCCTGAGCAACTTGACTAGGGACTGTTAGCTCAACGTCATATTTATTCTCAGAAATATTTTTAAGAACTCCAATAGCGTCAATTACTCCAGAAACAAATGATACAATTGCGTATCTTCCGTTTGATGTAATCATCTGAGGAACTTTTCTTTCACTCTTATTCAATGCACCGAATAAAGAAGCAAGCTGATTCTTTATAGGGCTATTATATGTGAACTTATTTTCTGTAGTAAGAATTGTTGATTTAGGAGTCTTACCTTTTGAAACATGGTATCTTGCACTTGATGGCTGTTTCTCAACATTACCACTATTACCAATACCATTACAATAATCCATACGACTCTGAATAAATGCATTAAGAGCTGTATCATTCTTATACAATGTAACAGACAGATTATTTCTATATTCTCCACTAACAAATAGTACACCCAACAACCAAGCAAAATCAAATGCAATATTACTATCAGTATATTTGTATCCTGGTACTGAACCAATCATGTTGTTCATAGTATCGCCAGGTTCTACTGTATTTGCATCAACATCACCTTTATTATTAGTATTTACTTTATGATCTGTAGAAATAGTAACATATCTTCCTTCATTAAATACCATATCATAGAATTCATTTCTAAATTCTTTTCTTATTGAATATACGTCAGTATAATCACCAGACATATGATCGAGTATCTTTACATTTCCATTACAAATCAATCTATTTGTTTCTGGATTATCATAGTTACCATAGATTGCATCGCTATACTGACTTATTCTTGTGAATGCATCTTTAATTGGTTCTGTATAAGGTACATTATTCAGTGTATATGATATTACTGATGTTCCGTTTATCATAATTATAATTCCCTTCCTATTATCCTATATTTACTATAGGTTAGTTAGATAAATGTCTATAAAATTCTTTATTCATGATAATCTTTATATTAATTATTTCTCTATAATACTACACTTTGATTTACTACATTATTATATTTTTCATTTTTATATACTATAGCAATTCCATTATCTTGATCAAATTTATAATTACACATAATAGCTATTACACGAATATTATTATTTCTTGGTACATAGATATATTTAGGCATTACATATTTAAATATATTATCTCCATCTTTATAATTAAATTCATCAGGATTTTTCTTATAGCAATATTTTACAAGCTCTTTTAAAGAGTCATCTATTTTCTTTAATCCTTTAAATTTCTTTACAGCTTCCAACTGATTTGAAGTTTCTTTTTCATCATCTCGTAAATCAAACTCTATAGGTAAATTAAATTCTCTTCCATATATAATAATATTTATTTTCATTATATTATTAATTCCTTTCTTTATAATAAACTTAATATATCATTACTACTCATGGTATATACTTATTTTATTTTTAAAAATATTTTTGATATTTTTACTATTGATATTTATCAGTACTTAGAATATCATTTTATAGTACATTTTATAAATATCTAATTTTGTAGTAATTAAAAATATACCTGATTATAGTATTATAATCAGGTATATCAATTAATTTTATTATTTTGATATTCTTTTAGTTATTATTATAATTTATTTAGAAGTTTTATATAAGTTATAAATAGAAAAAATTTAATATATAGAGATTATTATTTTCTCTATATATTCGATTATTTTAGTAATTAGACCTCGATAAACCCCCTCCTTAATGGGTTTCTCCTCTTCTCCCCTTAGGTTTCCTTCCTTTTCTCTCTTCCTTTTTCTTCTTCCCCCAATACCCCCATCTTCTTTTTTCTTCTCTCTTTTTCTTCTTTCCTCATCCTCTCTTCTCCTCTTCCTTTAATTCTCCCCCCATACCCCCCAAGTTGCTTATTCGCTAACTTAGTTCTATTTTCTTCTTGTCTGCGTTTAGTTCCTAGATATAAGGCACTTCGTGCTACTATTCCAATTATCCAATTGTAAAGTCGCCGTCTCGCTCATATGGTTTACCTGGTTTCTCGTTTTCTGAGCCCCCGCCTATCCTCACTTCGCTGCTCCTCCCGGGATCCTACCGGATACCCCGTCCATCGCCGCTCGCTCGTCTAGTCTCCCCCAACCGTAGTTGAGATTACTAATCTGTTTAAGAAAAATAAAAAATAAAATTAAGTATATTTATACTCTAATCACAAATCCTTAAATAAATCAATGGAGGATAATAAAGTTATGGATTGTAAAAATAACTATACAAGTATCATAGAATTTAAAAAATCTTTTGATAGTGATAAAGGTATCAAAGTTTGTACTAGTTGTACTTACTTTGAATCTGATAATGGTATTTATACATGTAAATTATTCAATAATATAGAAAGAAGATACTCATATGAGAATAAATAAAATTGAAATACTTAATTTAGATATACTGTATAAAACTATTACTACATTACAGAATAATGATGATTATAAGAATCTTTTATTTACTAATGAATTTAATCAAGTATTAAATCAATTAGTAATTAATTTAGATCTATCAGATATTAACAAATTTGAATATATCTATCTTAAAAGATTCTCTAGTGATATTAGTAAATTTAATAATAATAAAATTGATAAAGATTATGTATCTACTAATTACTGGGATATATATAATGAATCAATTAAACCTCTATTATATTTACTAAATGATATAGAGAATGATAATTATGATATAGATAAATTAAATATATTACCATTAGGATTATATTCTTCTGATGTAAAAATATCTCTATATGGATCAGCATTAGCAAATATAATCACTTATACTCCTCATATATTTTTTATTAAAGCTACTAAAGGAAAATGTATTGATGAGAATAAGAAGTTTATAGAAGATTATAATATTTATACAGAAGATTTAAATTCATTTATAATAAGTGAGTTTATAGAGAAATTTTATAGATATATAATAGATTCTATAAATACTATTGATTTACCATCTTCTTTCTTTATAGATGAAAATTTCTATAATAGAAATAGTAATAATTTAATTACTCTATCTTCTTTATATAATAGAGAAATTACATTCGACTTCTTAAATGATAATTCTACTGATATAAATAATAAATTAAAAGAGTATACGAGCAGTACTAGGGATACTAACTTAAAAGATACTAGAATAAATTTTATTGTTAATTCTTCCTTGAATTCCTTTGTAGATTTAATTAATTTATTACCAGTAGATAGAATAATTAGTTATGAACCAATATCTATTTCTATTAATAATTGTAGAAATTATGAAGATATACCATTCTGTCCATTAGAAATATCAGATAAGTATCAAGTTAGATATACTGAAAGAATTAATTCTATAATAGGATCTGTTGTTAGATATTATAGTAAAGATAGAGATGTAATTAAAAAAGTATCATTAGTAAATGGATATAGTAAATATAAATATATGGTAAGTTTAAAATTATCTGATATAGAAGAATATTTAAATATAGATTGTAAATATGAACTAAAAGAAATAATAGATATAATAAAAAAATATAGTAATATATTTATAGGATTTTTAAAATAGAAATAATTAGATCTACTAGATAAAAAATTAAATTTATCTAGTAGATCTAAATTTGTCTATTTATTGGTATTTCTCAGTGTTTA